CTTACTCTACTCCCTTCAACCACCACCACGTTAATCGCGAACTCGCCTCTATGTGGAAATCACTCTCTATAGAAGAACAGCTGCTTTGGAACTCCCACGCTACGCTACTTTCACTACTCTGATTCTTTTACCTTTTTGCGATTTTGATTCTTTCAACTACTCTGTGACGCGATCGATTTTAGCGGCTTCGACCTCTTTCGCTCTTCTAAAAATTTGGTTATTAAGGATCGCAGTGTTACGCTTGTTATTACATACGGAGGCACTCCAGGAGAGATATTTGAGTTTGATACTTTGTCAAATTCAAATAACTTATTGTATTGTAATCGTGTTACTGTGTCACTCATTATATATATAATTTATATATATAATTAGTTTTTAATCAATTTATTGGTTAAATAGTTTTTTTCTATTTTATATTTTTATTTTATAATTTATATTTTTTATTGTTTATTTTTATCTTGGAGGACCACCGCGTTTTGGTCTAACTGTTACAAATTCATTGCTTTTCGTATTATCCCTGTTTTTATGCCGTGTCTCACACATTAGATCATTTTGACAAATCCCTTTAATGTTTACTGCTTGATATTCGTGTTCTCCGGTTGACATCTTCTGAACTTCAAATTCTACATATTCTCCTTGAACTAAATATTTGTAGATTTCACCATTCACATTCAATGAAGAATGATGGGCAAAAATATCCTTTTCCTTTTCTTTACTATCTTTTGAGTTAATAAAAGTTATAAACCCGTAACCAGACTTGTTATTAAACCATTTTACTTTTCCAGTAAATTGGTTTGCACTATCACCAGCAGATGACATAATATATTATATATTAATAATATATAAACCTTTAAATTATTTTATTATTATATAATAAAAATAAAATAATGTTATGCATTAAATGTAAAAAACATAAATTTCCAATCTTTAATTGTAATAATATTAATTATTGTATGAATCACACAAAATTGTTATTTAATAATTTTGTTATTAAAATCCAAAAAACTTATAGAGGATATAGGCGGCGAAAATATGTAAAAACAATATATGCTAGGCTTCCTCGTGACCTACAACACCATATATTAAACTTTAATGTTAAAAACACGAAGAACTATGATGATATTAACTTACTCATTCTTAAAAAGACACATAAAATAAAGGATTTAACTACTATTGAAGACAATGAAATCACATTGGCAGAATTAACAAATATAATAACAATGCTCAATAAATATTATCATGTAATGGATGTAAGATGGCTTAACTATTACAAATATTATTTTGATAATATTAAGGCCATATTGGTGTCATTAATATATAAAAAAGCATTTTTGTTAAACATAAATATTTATAATTCTCTCAACTTTTATGAAAATTTATTAAATTCTAACTTTAATAAGGTCTCGTTATTATTAATAACTAAGATTAATAATTTTAATTATTTAATAAATGAACACAGTAAGGTTATAATATAGTCATAATTAGGTTGCTGATTATATTTTAGACGTCGTATATAATTAAACATCTTACTAAATACTTCATAGTCAATAATATTGGCATAGTTAGTTTTCAATAAGGCATTAATTAGTGTGCCATCTTTTTTTTGACTAATTTCTAAATTATTATAGTCATTATAGCTAGTATTTGACAATAACATATAAAGCAATACATAAATAGTTGATTCAATATCGTCACGACGTGATGGTTCTATACAGTTAATTATATTTAAACTTGAAAAATTTACGCTTCCCACTAGTCCATTTATTTTGGACTCACTGTTATGAACACGTCCAATTTTATAGATTTTAGAAATTCCAAAATCTATAAGAAATACTTTATTATTGTCTATACATACATTTGACGGTTTTATGTCTCTATGAATAATATGTTTAGCATGGACATCTCTTAATATATATATTAGCTCTTTTATATAATTTAATATGCTAACTATATAGCTAGGACTGATTGTAAAGGTTTCTTCTTTAACACTAATTAGAGTGTTACTATAATAATCTAGAACCAAGCAATAGTTAGTATTAAATTCAAATAGGTCATATACTTTTGATATATTATTAACTCCGTTTAACTGTTTATAAAGTGTTGCCTCATATTTTATTGCTTCTTTAGATCCTATTTTTATGGCATAATTAACATTATTATATTGGGCTTTCATTATTGTGCCAAATTCTCCGCTGGCTATGTTTTCTAAGACTACATATTTATTATTTAATAGCATTACTAGTTAATAAATTACAATAAATAGTGTTTATTATATTTCTTGTATATCTTTTGTGTCTTTAAGTTCTTTTGTGTCTTTAAGTTCTTTTGTGTCTTTAAGTTCTTTTGTGTCTTTAAGTTCTTTTGCGTCTTTAAGTTCTTTTGTGTCTGTAAATTCTTTTGTGTCTTTAAGTTCTTTTGCGTCTTTAAGTTGTGTTGTGTCTTTAAGTTCACTTGCTTCATTGTTATCTGTAAGTTCACTTTCTTTTACTATTGAGCTATTTGCAAAATGCTTTGTTATATTTAATTTTAAATTATCTTGCTGAAGTAATTGCATGAATAATTCTGGTATTATTGCGACAGTTCCAGCATAAGTTCTATAAGTATTAAAAAATACTAGTGTATTTGATTCTAATATTTTAATGCTATAAAACCAATATGGTGGTACTAGTAATACTTGATTTGGAACTAGTTGTATTCTTAAGAACTTAACTTTAGTATAATCATTATAATATTTTTGTTCTACATCATAAATATTGATTTGTGAATAAAATTCAAGCGTCTCGTAATTTTTTTTAACATGTAAATGTTTATAGTCTTTTGGTGGACATAATGTTACTTCTATTTTTCCATGCGATACATACAAAATATTTCTAGAGTTAATACTATATTTTAATTGCGTTACACTATTTATAGAACCCATTAGTATATCATATTTTTTTGAAAGCATATTATATGGTCTAAAAAATAAATCATTGATTTCCAAATGCTTATCAATTGTTGTTTCTTCTAAGAATTCATAATTATTATAACTTAGTATGTTATAACTATCTTTTGATTCTATTAATTTATAAAATTCTTCTAGTTTGATTTTTATAAACAACTCATTTACTTTATTATATAGGCTAAGTTCAAAAGTTGGATAATTGGATTTTAAATAGTCTAGCGTAATGTTATTAAGAGTTATATTATTTATAACCAATGGTTGTCTCATAGCTGTTAAGTCTTCTAATTTGTCTTTTGATGGGTTCTCTATTTCATATATTTCTAAATAATTACTTGTCTTAATATGATGATAAATATGAATATATGCAAATAATACTATACATAATATTAATAAATTTATAATAATTAACATTAGTATTTTAATACATATTATTTATTTATTATTTATTTTATTTTAACACAAAATAAATAATATAAAATTATAATCTTATGAAACTACTTCAATTGGAGCCTCATCTACAATAGGTTCTTCAACTTGTTCAATAATGGGTTCTACATCTGACTTAACATCTGTTTCAACAATTTCACACTCTAATTCTTCAATCGGGTCATCAATATTTATAGTATCAAAATTTCTTATTTCTAATAGTTCAGCTATTTGATTTTCATCCATAATTAATTCATCATTATTTAAATCAATATTTAATTCTCCAATATTTTCACTATTGAAATTAAACGATCCAATGTTTGGTTGGCAATCTTCTGCCTCACAATCTTCTGCCTCACAATCTTCTGCCTCACAACAAAATGACATATTATTAGGATTAATACAACGGGTATTCATCGACATTAATGAACTAAGTAGCGCATGTGTTGAATTTCTACGATCTTGTCCTGCTCCTAATCCTTCTATTTTTGAAGTTAAATCATTAATATGTTCTTTATGAGCTGTTAATGTATCTTTAATGTTATTTAATACATTAGACATTTCTAAAATCATTGATTGGTTGCTAATTAGTGTTGTTTTTACCATATTTAACTCCGACTCAAGTTTAGTGAAGTTATTTGTGATAGATTGTTGATTTTCATAATCTACACTTAGATCATTTAGTTTGCTTTCTAATTGACTAGTATTGCTATTTAATAATGTTATTTTTGTTTCCATATTGGTAGTCAATAAATCTATAACTTTAGTAGTATCATCTTTAAGAAGACTAAATAATTGACTTTGCGAACTCTTAAAGTCTTCAAGAATTGAAGACTGAATAGTTATTTTATCTTCAATTAATGATTGTAGCGCCTGTGTATTTGTATTTGCTAAGTCACCACTGCTTGTAATACTTCCAGTTTCTAATCTAGATTTTAAAGCATTTAGTTCATTATTAAATACTTCAAAATTTACAGTAAATAATTTATCAATCTTTTCATCTATTTGTTCAAATAATTCTTCATAATCTTCTTCTTTTGTAATTAATCCTTCTAATTGCTTTATTTTTAGCTCATGTTGTTGTAAAATTACCAATGGTGTAAGTGGTTGATTTTGTATAGGTGCTTCTTGTTGTTCCACTTTAACATTTCGCGCTGTAATTTGAGGCACGACCGATGATTCCCCTCCAGCACGTCTCCTTCGCGCTGATGCTAATGCTGAACTAGACATTATATATTATAATAGTAACTTTTTTTTAAGCAATAATTATAATATAATAATAAATAATAAATAATAACAAATGTAATAATAACAAAATAACAAAATAAATAATAATAAATAATAATAAATAATAATAAATAACAAAATAATAAACAAGTATATGTAATTAAGCTACCATTTTATATTCAAGGGGACTATGATATTTATAATTAGACACTTTAAAATCGTCTATGTTATAGTCCTCAATATTTTCACGCTTGTTTAAAATTTGTAGGCTAGGAAACTCATATGGTTGTCTTTGTAACTGTATTTTAATATTACTAATATGTTCTTCATAAATATGACAATTGCCTTTATAATATATAAATTCGTAAGGCTCTAGGTCACAATGAATAGCTAACAAGTGTGTTAAAAAACTATATGACGCAATATTGAAACATGTTCCACATGCTTCATCGTTGGAACGCTGATACATAGAGCAGCTCAATTTATTATTATTTGTTACATTAAATTGCATCATAATATGACATGGTGGTAAAGCCATACTATTTAATTGACAAGGGTTCCATGCACTAATAATCATTCGGCGCGAATTTCTAAGTAAAGGGTCTTTTAAGGTGTTAATAACTTCTTGTAATTGATCTATGCCTTTATTGCTATAATCTGTGTCACACGACACATAATCAGCATTAAAATGTCGCCATTGAAAACCATATATTGGACCTAAATCATCTTCATTATTATTTTGAAGACCACGAGAATCTAAAAACTCACGACTACCATTAGCATCCCATATATGAACGTTTTGTTCTTTTAGTAACTTATTATTTGTTGACCCTTTAATAAACCATAATAATTCGCGTAAGCAAGTTTTCCACGCAACTTTTTTTGTTGTGATTAGCGGAATACTATTATTTTCGAGTGAAAAACGCATAGCACTACCATAAATAGACAAGGTTTTGCCGTTTCGGCCAACAAATTCACTATTAGTAGATAAAATATCATCTAGCAAATTTAAATATTGATTTTCTTCATGATAGCTGGAATTTCTATGTTTTAATGATTCGCATGCTCTTGACAACATATTATAGTATAATTTAAAGTTATTAAATACTATTTAATATTATTTGTTATAGTTTTTATATTTATTATATTAGTTTAGATTAGTTTAGAATAGTTTAGTATTATTTAATTATAGTTAATTTTTATAAATGTATAATTTTTATAAATGTATAATTTTTATAAATGTATAATTTTTATAAATAGATAATTTTTATAATATTATTTTAATTTCTATATATAATAGAAATTAAAATGTTAGGAGGACATTCAGAAATGGAATTAGAAGGCGGAACTACTAAAATGGGTCCTTCCTCATTTTTTAACTATGTATTTAACTTTGATAGTGATAATAAAGCAGTTATATTGAATATGTTTCAATATATTATTATTGCTTTAATCCCTGTTGTATTAATATTAAAATTTGTTAAGGAATATATTCCTGAAGATGATGAAAAGAAAGATAATTTAGAAATATTATTGGAAATAATATTACAATTAGGTGTATTATTTGTAGCCATTTACTTTATTGATAAAATAACAAGATATTTTCCAACTTATAGTAAAGTTCCGTATTCAAAATTTAACGAAGTTAGTTTTATAATACCTACTTTACTATTAATGTTTACTATGCAAACAAAATTAGGTGCTAAAATTAATATTATATATAATCGGGTGCTTCAATTATGGGGTGGTTCTAAATCTGGTTTTACAGGTGGTAATGCTAATGGAACGGCCGTTGTTAATGTTAATGGGCAAAATATTAGAATTAGACAACCTATTGTAGCAAACAATATGCATCAAATGAGCCGTTCTGACACATTAGACAACACGCTTATTGCTCCACCAAGTAATCAGATGCCAAACAATAATGTTTCTATGATTGACTCTTTACCAAATATGATGAATGCTAACGGTCAACCTAATTATCAATCACAAGCAATGCAAACAGCATTTATGGATACTATGGAACCTATGGCCGCTAATGGAGCGTTAGGTGGAATATTTGGGTCTTCTTTTTAAATAATTTTTTATGTTTTTTGATAAACATAAAAAATTTACTGTTACTTGTTTTTATTTTTTGAAGACTGTTTGAAGGAAAATGCTTTTGATTCTGGTCTTGATGTTGATGTTGATGTTGATGATAGTGATGGCCGTAATGATGATAGTGATGGTGGTGGTTCTGGTTTTACTGCTGGTAAAAATTTAGACATAAAATTGCCTTGTATGGTTTTTTCTGATGGTGGTAGTTTTTTTTTGTCTTCTATTGTTTCTGTTGTTTTTGCTGTTTCTGTTGTTTTTGCTGTATCTGCTGTTTCTGCTGGTTCTGCTTTTAGTCCTTGTGGTATTACCTTTAGTAATTGCTGTTCATATTGTGTCATCAACTTATCAGTATTACGATATTCTTCTGGTATCATGTTTTCTGGTATAATACTCTTAAACCTATCAAGCATATTTTTGATAGCCGGCTTAATTGTAGCTTCACTCATATTTCCTCCTGATAAATGTAGTAATACTTCCATTACTGTTACAAGAACTTCTACTATTTTAGAAGCTGTCCCGGCTAAATTGCCGTGTCCATATATTAATACCCCTATTAAAATCCATATTACTATACATAAAACTACATTAAAAATTAAATAAAAGATTTTAACAACATACTCTGCAGTAAATTTATTATCATTACTTTTTTTTGCTCCACTTAATTCACTAGTACATACTACTGAGGGGTCATCTTTTTCCCAGTTGTGAATTGCTAGTATATTACTAGAAATGAAATATTCAATCCCTAAAAATAATGAATATAATATGTAATATGATAAGGTCATAACAAAGAATCTTCTAGAGAGTGATATTATATCTATAATGCCTTCACTTATTTTTGAGTTTGAGTTACTAGCTAAGGAAAATATACCATAAAGTATCTGAGTAATTAACATAAAAACAAAAGAAACCCCGAGCAAACAAAACATAACTAAATCTATTATTCTTCCCCACCAATTATACTCTATGCTCTGCTCTATAGGGCATTGTATGGCATAATATGTTCTAAGTAAAGACGAAATTATAAGAAACATAAAATTAATAATAAATACAGTTAATACTATAAATATTGTCTCAACTAACAGAACCGGACCAGATACACAATTTATAAAACTATTAACTTTGTTAAATAATGGTCTAAGCTCTCCAACTTTTAGTGATGGCGTATCTGACTCATCAGTAATTGGATTTGCAACTACAAAAATCGAAATAACTATCATACAAGAAGTTATTAAGTGAAAAATACTATAAGCTTTTCGTGCTCCTTCTATGCCTGGAATTGTTTTTTTAAAAACAACATGCCATAATATATATCCTGTTACAACAAGCATAGATATTAGAGCGAGAACTGTATATATCATAGGAGTAAATTCTACGAATTTTGCCATAGTACTCTTTATCATGGCACCAACTCTAGTGAAGCTTGTAATCATGGGTTTTGTTTTCTCTAGCTTTCCTATTACTCTAGCTTCCACTTCCGAACCGTTTATATTGAAGCTAGCAAACTTAGTTTTTACCATTTCAACTATGTTAGCCATTTAAACCAATATTAACATAACTAATTATTTTAAATTATTAGTCGCAATTTATATTTTCTAATTCTTTTAAATTTTCTTTTAAATTATTACAAGCACAAATTTTCTTAATTATTTTATCATCAATGGTTTTTAGATTAACAGAGCAAGTTTTCAATAAATAAGCAAAATAATCTTGTTTTGCGTCGTTTTCTTTAAAATCTGGATTTTGAGCTATCCAATCTTGTATCAATTTAAAGTGTGCTTTGTTTAAATTATGTAAAGCACCCTTAATTTTAGTTTTTGAGCTGTCTTTTTCCCACGAATCATTATCTTTAATATATAATGTTTCTCGTTTTGTATCAGTGCAATGTAATGGTCTTTCAAATAGCGACATTTTATTAATACTTTGAATTATAGCATTACTAAGTCCTATTTCTAAACCCTTGTTTTTTGTTAAATCTAGGTCGTCTAATGTTAGTTTTATTTGCTTAATAAAGTCATTCATATTTATGGCATTTTTACATTGTTCATTTAAAAATACATTAATGTTGAAATTTTGCTTAATATGTGCTGTATTATTTGTAACATTACAAATTTTAGGGACTATTTCCACAAGTTGGCGTTGTTGTTCTCCTAATTGTTTTTGCTGCTCTAACAATTGTTGTTGTTGCATAAGTAGCAAATTTTTGATATCATTATTTTCACTAATTAATCGCATAATCATGGTTTGGTCTATGTTATTATTAACTATAACACTAGTAGCTGGTTCTTCTTCCTTTGGCTCAACTTCTTTAACTACACATCGTTTTTTATGATTATATAAACTTTGATTATGTTTATACATTTTTCCGCATTCGCAAGCAAATAGTTTATTTGTGCGCTCTGGGTTATTATTTATAAGTATTTCGTTGTTTTTGTGTTTTAGCGTCTTCAAATGTCGATTAAAATCGCATTTTTTACACGTATTAAAGTCACAAATAATACATTCAAAAAAATTAGCGCTTTTTGCGCTTTTTTCATAAGTCATTTATAAGTATAATATACTTATAAAAAAACTTCTAAATCATTATTATTGATACAATTTTGCGCTTTTATAAGTATTGAAAAATCATCAATTTAAAATAATTTAAAAACATAATGTAATCGCATCATATATGCTAACAATTTTATGTGAGCGAAAAAAGTGCGCCAAAAAGCGTAAAATTTATAAGTATTTTTATAAGTATGCAATACTTATAAAAAAAGCGCATTTTTACTCAAAAAAAGTTATGGTAAGGCTTTTTTTCACCCTTATAAAATATTTTAAGAGCATAATGCTGTAAATCGGTTTTTTGCTCACATTTTTGCCATAAAGGGGTACTAAAAGTAAAACTGGACATTTATAAATGTCCAAAATGAAAAAAATTAGGTCTTTATAAAAAAATTTATTTGTCAGCATAAAAAAACAGCTATTTTCATATTTTTATTTGTTAGCATTTATGGGTTAAGTATATTTTATTGATTTTTTAGAGATTTTTAGAAGAATTACCAAATTCTTTAGTTTTGCAAAAATGCGAAAAATGCGAAAATGCAAAAAGCCAGTTTTATAAATTAATAAATATTAATATATATTAATAAACATTAATAGTTAGTTATGAGTAAGCTAAGTGAAACACTCTTTTTATATTCTTTAAATGCTAGTTTTGTCTTATATATAATAGTATTGTTTGGTGTAGGTGGTTATGCTCCACAATATTTAGAAAGTTTAAAGTCTTTTTTACGAATTTACATAGGGTTATTACTGTTTATTAATTATAATCCATATACTTATAAGCAAAAACAGTTTGGAGAATTTGATAGGCAATTGGTATTTTCATCGGGTATATTTTTGCTATTATCAAGCACAATAATAAGTTCTATTGAAAGTTATATTCAATATAAAGCAAAACACTTTATTAGCTCTGGATTTTCTCAAATTAGGTCATTATTATAACTATTTTATGTTATTATATAAAGCATGAATCTCTCAAAACAAGACTATAAACAATTGCTTAATTATTATAGCATACAAACTAAAAACAACGCATCATTAAGCTCTCTTAAAAAAGCAGCCGAAAAAATAATAGCACAAAAATTATGTAGCTGTGTTAAAAAAGTCCCAAATAAGAACCAACCCGAAAGTAGAGCAATTGGAATATGTAATTATAGCATAATACAGCGTAAAAACTTAAAAATAAACGGCTTCACTTGTAAGAAAAAGATGACTCTTAAAACAAGTAGCACAAATAAACATAAGCTAATGAAAAAGGTTAGCCAGTTAGCGTTAAAAACTAAGACAAAAAGAGTAATAAAATAATAAAATAATAAAATAAATTAGTCTTTTCATAATACATATTTAGGAATGTCTTCGTTTAATACATATGTCATTAAACATATATAACAATAAGGACTTGTGACTTCATAATTCAGTCTTTTATGTATTATAGTTTTTTTATTAATGGCGGGTTGATGACTATGTCTATAAAGTGTATTGTGTCGCATATATACATTATAAAAAATATCTTTTGTAACCCTGTAACAATTAGCATTTACACATTTATTTAATGGATTATAATTATGTATTTTATTTGTGAGCATAAGCCTTGCTAATTGTGACTGTTTAAATAGTGTATTAAAGCGCTTTGATAAGCTTATATAACTATATAAATCGTTTTTATTAAGAATATAAAATATATGTATTAGCATATCATCTGGTAAACTAATCATTAACCTAAATAAATTACAGCTATTTGTTTTTATATACTAATTGTTTAGCTAATTAGTATATAAAACTATAATAGTAATAACATTATTATTATTTATGTTGAATCAATCTACCATTTATTATCCAGATAGTAATAGCAGAGAACATACAGACGAAACTTATGATGGATCACTCTTTTTCAGAAAAAACTATGGTGAGCCACACCCATTATTAGACTATTCAAAACATGTAGAGCTAACAATAGTTAAACTATTAATGACACATCCACATGCTAATATTGTTACTTATTATAAAATAGGTGCTAACCATGTTGATATGGAACAAGTAGATTCAGAAAAATTACTTATTATGACACGCACAGAGTTAAATAAAATAATAGAAGTAATGACTAAGGTGAAAGATTTTTTACAAGCACTCGGAATTATGTATATAGACTGGAAATTTGATAATATGGGACAAGCTCTTGATGGAAGTTATAAATTATTTGATTTTGATGCCTCTGGACTAATTGATTTGCTAAGCATGGAGTGGACACTTAAACCAAATACAATATATTGGAGCTATAAAGAGGCAATAAAACACGGTTGCAAAACACCAAAAGAAATTGATGATTGGTCGTTTAACTATAATATTATAATAGAAGGAGAAAAACTGCTAGTAACAAAAAATGCATAAAAAGTATGCGTAATATTATATAATATTTTTTATAATAATAAGATAACAAATATTATATGTATTCATTAATAGCATTATTAGCAGGCACAGCAGCAAAATTATATGATGATTTAGAAGACAATAATTTTTTACAAAAGTTTCGTAATAATACATTAATGGAATTTTTAAAAGGCATTCATTATATTTTATTTATGTCATTAAGCATAGAAGAACCACTACTTTTTATTATTCAATATGTGTTGAATATACTAAATAGTTTCGTAAGTAAAGAAAGTTTTAGCAAACCTTATGAACATTCGCTATTATATTCTTTTTTGTTAGTATTTTTAATAATAGATTATAAAAAAATAACAGCTTTATATTTGTATGATAAATTAATAATTATAGCACTTATTTTAATGGCTGTAAGTGAACCATTAATAGGTACTGCTGTTAAAGATGAGTATTCATTTACTAAGCTCATTTCTAGAGTTATGGGGATGGTTTTTCTAATAATACAATGTTATTTTATTAGATCAAACGGTCTAAAATATCTTACGATTGAGTGTATAGGATATTTATTTATTTCAGTTTTAGTTCAATTATATTCATTATATTTATTAAGAATGGAAAAAGAAGAAAAAGAAGAAGAAAAAGAAAAAGAAATAGAAGAAGTAAAAGAAGAAGTAAAAGAAGAAGTAAAAAAAGAAAAAGAAGAAATAAAAGAAGAAATAAAAGAAGAAAAAGAAGAAATAAAAGAAGAAGTAAAAGAAGAAATAAAAGAAGAAGTAAAAGAAGTAAAAAAAGAAGAAGTAAAAGAAGTAAAAAAAGAAGTAAAAGAAGAAATAAAAGAAGAAATAAAAGAAGAAGTAAAAGAAATAGAAGAAGTAAAAGAAGTAAAAGAAGACGAAAAAAAAACACAAGAAGACATAAGACAAAACAAGTGAAACACAAAACTAGTTAAACTTACCGTTTAATGCATTTACTTGCCACTGGCTCAACGGTTCTTTTGTTCCTGTTTGGTAATGCGTCCATGTTGAAGGCGTAGGCGCTGCGTTGAATGATACATTCACTTGCATGCCACCGTCGTTGGTATAATTTCCATAGTGCTGTGACACATTTGGATTTGACCCACATAGAACGTGCTTTACAAAGCATGTAGGACAATAATGAGACTTGACAGAGTAATGTTTATCATTTACAACCATGGTTGTTGAGTTCATTGGCTGTTGGACTTGATGAATATAGTTCCTGAAACCATAATGCCATACATAGTCAAGAACCCAAACACTATCGTCGTAGCACTTTGTATTAAAACAATAACTTTTCTTAATATTGTAGGTAAAACTATGGTCAACCGGTCGTTCAGTAAACACTCCATACTTCACGGAAACCATTTGCCCCGCAATGTAAAACTGGCTCACCGATTTACTAAACAACACACACGTCTCTTTGAAGCTTACAAGATAGTCTTTGTTTCCAAGGCGGTCAACAATGAGGGCAATGAGCTCGCTTGGCAAGTCGCAAATATTGAACTTGCAAATGCTTGGAGCGCAAGCTTCGCACATCATCATTTTTTTTTGCTTGTGCTTTTTATCCAGGCTATAAATAAATGACAAAAAAAAGTAATCAATTTTTAAAAAGTATAACATCATCTATAAAAATGTTGTTATAGCATTTAATGCCATCATAAAGGGCACTCTCTATAAGACGGCTCATAATAACTATTTAAAAGGCACACCTGTCTCTCAACTAAGGGTCCATATATATTTCTTGCGCAATCATACCATGTTGAGGGTTGTGTTGTGTTAAAGGTTACAACTACTTGTTGTATTCCATAACAATAATTTCCGTAATGTTGCGCAACATTTTTGTTGTTTCCTACTAAAACATGTCTTTTAAAGCATTCACAACAATACGGAGAGCGAAACCAGAATTTTTTCTTATTAATTACCATTAAATTTGTGTTTTGTGCATCTTGTTTCCTGTGTACATAACCAAGTCCATTATGAGCCTCCCAGATGTATATACACGCATTTAGAGTTTCCTCTTTACAACGCTCATTTACACATCTTGCCATATACTTACGATTAGGATTATAGCTCTGTAATTCATATGGATTAAATCTACTAAACAACACAGCAAACAGCTCCTTTGCAACAGCAAATTTAGAAATCAACTTAGACAACGACTTACAAGTAATGTTTAGACCAATTGTGTATTCATAATTACCGAGTTGTTTAATAATGAATAGTATAATGTCGCTTGGTAAGTCGCAAATGTTGCTTACATTCATCATTTTTAAAGATTTGACTGTTTTGCTTTTTTTGGTATTATAAATAAATATCAAAAAAAGTAATCGATTTTTTTTCAACTATAATTTTAAGAAAAAAAAACACAACACAACACAAGTTAAACAAAGACTAATCAAACTTACCATTGAGAGCATTTACTTGCCACTTGGTCAATGGTTCCTTAGTTCCTGTTTGGTAATGTATCCATGTTGAAGGTGTCGGTTCCGCGTTAAAGGTCACATTAACTTGCTTGTCGCCGTCACTACAATGATCACCGTAGTGTCGTGACGCATTTGGATTTGATCCAACTAAAACATACTTCACAAAGCACTCAGCACAATAATGATGCTTGACCGGATACTCTTTTCCATTGACAAACATGGTCGTTGACTGCATGGGCTTTTGAATACGATGATAGTACTGCCGGTAACCATAATTCCATACATATTCGCACACTGCTTCAGTATCGTAGTAGCAGTTTGCGTTCGCACAGTCACCCATCACATGCTGGAATTCAAAACGCTTGTCAACATAGCGTTCAGTAAACACTCCATACTTTACAGAAACCATTTGTCCAGCAATGTAAAATTGGCTCACAGATTTACTAAACAACACACACGTCTCTTTGAAGCTTACAAGATAGTCTTTGTTTCCAAGACGGTCAACAATGAGTGCTATGAGCTCGCTTGGCAAGTTGCAAATGCTTGGAGCACAAGCTTCGCACATAATCGTTTGTTGTTGTTTGTCGCTTGGTGCTTGTCGCTTTTCGCTTGTTTGTCTAGACTATAAATAAATACCAAAAAAAAGAAATCAATTTTTATAATGTATAACAACATCTATAAATTTCTCTCTTCATACTAATTTTTTTTTATAACATTTTTAATGGTCTTGCCATTTTTTATTAATTTGTTATATTTGTGTTTTAACTTTTTAAGAGTTGCTTTTTTACCCATTCCAAAATGTGGGAACCAACTTTTTGCTGTTTTCTGTAAATTATGAATAATAGATTTATTGGAATGTTTCTTTTTTGTAAGAATTCTAGTTTGTATAATTTCAAAATCTATATATACTAATTCTACTGCAAATTTAACTAACTTTGAGTGCTCTATTAAAGTAGCTATACTAAGTTTATTGTCTACTATAAAATTGACATCATCTGGTAAAATCCAATTTCTATTTGAACCCCATGAATTTTTTACAATCAAAAATTCATTTTCAATACCAGTTATTAAAATAGTATGTTGATATATATCAAGTAATACATACAACCCACGCCCAAGAACTTGTATAATTGTTTTTAACCACATTGGTTTTCCGAAAAAGAAATTGCTCTGTTTACTTGGCAAAAAGATTGCGTGACTAGCTGATTCTGTGTTAAATGTTGGATGATTATATGGGAATCCACTTTTAGGGTTAAGATGAACAAAAGAATTAAGATCCATTGACATAAACAAATTAATTTTTAAAGTATTTTTCCTTAATGCTATTCTAAGGAGTTTAAATATATGTGCTAATTTGGTAATAAGTGTTGAAAAGTTAACTTTATTTTCTTGAACTTGCTGATATGTTGGTTTTATTAATCCACCACCTTTAGCCCCAGCAACCATGTCCCTATATGCTTTGCTAGAGGCGTAGTCATTGTAGTCCCTATATAATTCCTCTTCAGGTGACGACGGTGATGAAGGTGGTGTTGGTGGCTGAATATCTTGATAATCATTATATTTTAATAAAACTTTTATTTTTTCTTCTGATATACTCCTTCGTATTAATTTAAAAAAATTAAATATTGGTCCAGCCAATCCTCTTTGTGGTTTATATAGTAGATGACAATATTTATTTTTTATGCTATTAAAAATAAAATGAAATAACAATGCAGATAAATTCTCAGACTCCCAATTTATCACTTTCTTCAATGGTTTATGCATACTAAATGATTGTTCTTTTCGTTTATAAACATCTTGCGCTTCAGCAATACAATGAAAAATTGTATGCTCAGTACTGCAATTAATAGTATCATAATACTCATCTAATAATTCACCTTCATAAAACCAAATTGGATCATTAAATTTACTATTCAAATCTTGTAGTCCACTAAAATGTATTTTTATTAACCTTGATATTAATCTTGACATTGCATGTGCCCAACATGTTCCCTCATCGCCCTGAGTAGTTGAATAAGGTGAAACTTTTCTTACATAACTCATACTATATATTAAGTTTTTATATTATTTTTACAAAAAATATAAAAAAAAACAACAAAACATCAAAAAGCAAGATCTTTTCTTTGTTCATTCAAGAAGCATCATTCAATTACTGAGCATGTATTCCTGTTCTTCGGTTAGCACATGATCTTCACCAGTAACACAATTGTACCATGTAGAAGGCCAAGGTTCATTGTGAAAGTAGACCTCTACCTCTTGAACTCCATCACAATAGTTTCCATAGTGCTGCGACGCATTCTTGTTTTCACCCACCAAAACATGTTTCTTGAAGCACTCGCAACAATAATGAGACCTAATCCAATGTGGCTTTCCATTTACCCGTGCAGTTGTAATGTTCAACGCTGGTTGCCTGTCAGTATGCTCATACGCCAACGAGTGAGCCTCCCATATATATAGCACTGCTGCTTCCGTGTCCCTAACACAGTCAGGATTAATACAATATGAACGCTTGGTCGGAACAAACTTCTCAAAAAACTCCAGCAATCTCTCTTGTGCGACCGAAAATGAAACGTGGTCGCTATACATAGTTGCTTTTGCTGTTTGATTTGATTGCTTTTGCTGTTTTGCTCTTTGCTTTGACCGAGGCTATAAATAAATGCTGAAAAAAGAAATCAATTTTTAAAAAGTATAACAACAATTGCTTAGTTATTTTTTTATAATAAAGAGAACTTCTTATATTCACATAATTGAAAATATATATTTATAATCAGAAACGAGTGTATTATTTGGTGACTTATCTAACTCTTTTAATAGTAAATCACTATTTCCTCCAAATAACCCCGCTTTTTTTGCCATAATTATTATTTCTTTATTTATTGTTTCAATATCTCTAGTAAATGATTGTAATACTTGCTCTTGAATGATGGATAATAAACACTGTTCTGATGTCTGTTTGTGGGGTTCTACTGTTGTAAGTCGTCCATTATTATAATAAGATTGAACTTTTTTACATAGTGTAAGTTTCTTTTCAAGAAGAACTTGAAGTTGTTCGGTATATGCTGCTTGTAATGCTAATGCTCTTTCTTTAGCATTATAATTGGCAAGCAACAATTCTTCTTCATCATCTTTCTTTTCTTCTTCCTTTTTATAATTTTCTTCGTTTGTTTGCGTTTGAACTTCAACTCTATCGATGACTTCCTTAATGACTTCTTCTTCCTTAATAACTTGAATAAGTTGTTTTACACTTAGCACAATACTTAAAGCTGTGCTATAAATAATAAGGAAACACATAATAACAGAATTAATGCTAATAGTTTCATAATAGTTAGTAGCACTAACTGGGCTTTCAAAGACACAAGTATAGACTTCCATAATTCACTATTATAATTAGTTTGTTAAGAGAGAAAAAAACAATCAATTTTTTTTCACACCTTACACAAATATATACTTACATCTAGCATAAGTTATATTTACCTCATCTATATAGTCATAGTTGTGCTTAACATTTCTCAAATCTCCAACTAAAACAAACTTTTTCAAGCATTCACTACAATAATGTGTATTAATACAATATTTTTTTTCATTAATTAAGGCTATTGTTTTTTGTAAGGCAAATTGCCTAATATGTTCATAACAAAAATCACCATTACGATAATGTTTATAAAATACTTCCTTACTATCTTCACAACAATTAATATTTACACAATATATTTGCTGTGAAAATTGACCTAGTCTACTAGACAACATAAGTTTGGCAATTGAAAACTTAGAAATGCTATTATAGTTAGCTAAACACGTTCTCTTAAGTAACGCAAGATAACTATAATGTTTTACATGACTTATAATAACACGAATAACATCATCATTTAAGTCGCAAAAAGTTATAGTCATTATTTTTGCTTAGACTTAGTCTTAGTCTTAGTCTTAGATTTACGTTTAGTTTAAGCAATTAGTTTTTATACTATATAATTTTATATACTATAAAAATAAAACTAAGCAAATCAATTTTTTAGTAAGTAGTCAATAAGACAACCAGTCAACCACTTTTTTCCAAGTATTCAACAGCTTTTAGAATCATTTTTTCCTCATCATTAATTTTCTGAAATAGTATATTTTCATTAAAATATAATGTAATATAGCTAGCATTAAAACCCTTTAACACTAATACTATACCTTTAGCACCAATTTTTATATCACATAAAACGGAACCGTTTGTTATTTTTATTGGATCCAAGCGTTTCAAATTAATCCATCGTATGTTTCGCCCATATTTTAAATCGCTTATATTGTCTATATACATATAGCCATTTAATTTTTTATGAAAACTTTTCAAGTCATCTCTCTTCAGTCCAAGTTCTTGTAATATTTCATTTTTTTTATTTTTAATATCTTGAATATTTGTATTAATAATATTTAAATTATCATCATTTTCAAGAGCTTGCTGTAGCAATTGAATATTCATAGCCTTCTTAAATAAAACATATATTTTATGTTTTAATATGTTTTTATATATTTTAATATATTTTAATATATTTTAATAACTATTTTTCAATTTAAACACATTTAAATTGCGCATTACGCGTTTTATTTTTAGGACATTTAGCATTACAACGTTTTGTAATATGATTATAATCTTTATTTTTTGATTCGCATAATCTGCGTTTAATAATTGAAGAGCCCGAGCTTTGTTTCTTTTGAGTGCCGCGTAAATTCATTTTAACGCATCTAAAGCTTTTGTTTCTAATAAATCCAGGCTTACATTCGGCAACACATCTGTTTGTAGCAGAGTTTAATACTGGTTTAGCAGGGGGGCAAACTTTCGCAAGGTCGACTTTAATTTCTTTTTTCTTAATTTTTTCAATAACTTCTTTAACTTCAACAGACGGTTCTTCACTTGTCTTTGAATAATAGTTATATTTTTTTAGTAAACTTGTGTAGTTTTCTTTAAGTTCCACAATATTAATATTTCGTTTTTTAAAATCATTATGATAATAATAATACAATAATATTCCAAATTCCTTAAAAAAGTCGGGGTTAATGGTTCCAGGTTTTTTATAGATTTTAGTAAAAAATAACTTATCTGGCTTTTTAAAACGCAAATAATCAGCCAATTTAGATAATGCCAATGATAAACAATATATGTCAAATGATTTTGACACATAACTAGTAAATTCACTATGTGTCTTAAAATGGTCTTTTATAGCCATACATTTAGGTCTATTAGAATTAAACGCCGCTTTATTAGAACAACTATTTTCAGAAGCATAATAACTATGACTTACACCTAATGTTTCAGTATTATTATTACATTTTTTAATAAAATTTTTGAAGTTTGTCATTTGTCCAAAATCTATATATTTTGCTTTTCCATTATTAACATTATATACCATATTTTGCATTTTTATATCTCTATGAATTATTTTATTAGCTTGAAAAAATAGCAATCCATCAAATAACCCTAGCAACGAGGTTAAAAATACTTTTTTAGCATTTAATGTTTCTAATGGATATACTTCTTTAATGTAGTCAAGTATATTAATGCCTCCATCTTCTAATAGCAACATTAACAAGTCATTTTTGTTGTTAGCAAATGTGGCTTTAACAAGTTTTGTTTTACAATTTTTAACACTATTATTAAATCGATTATCCATTAAAGGCTTACATAAATGAGGACCAACAATAGCATATTTTTCTAAGCCAACTATATTATTTATTGAACTATATTCGCTTTCTTCATTGATTGCGTCAGATTTATACATTATTTTAGATATTTTATTGTTATAGTCTTTTTTAGTTAATACACCAACGCCAGCGTCATCACACAAAAGCGGGGGTTTTAATACGCACCCAAATGTGCCTTCGCCTACAACTTTAGATGTCATTATATATAACTAAATATTAATATTTTTCATAATTATAAAATTAGTAATATTTAGTTATATTTAGTTATATATAATATTAAATGAAAATAACATTCAAAAACAACAATATATATTATTATCATTATAAAATAATTCGTGGAGAACTATGTTGGGTTTTACTTCCTAGCGTATTAGTGTTAATATTTTATTATAATTCTTATATTAAATATGTAAGTTTAATTTTCTTATTAATTGGAATAGTTGGATTAATTGATAGTTATTATAAAATCATACAGGAAAAGTTAGTGTTTATTTTTATTATTAATATATTTATACATTTAGTTGGTTTTTATCCATTATTAAATGTTACAAAATACTTTGAATACAATAATATTATATATTATTTTGGTTTATTAGCATTAGCAATAACATATTTATTACCATATTGGCCTTATCATGTATCTCGAAAGTTAATAGCTAGTTTAATTATATTATTATATTCAAGCTATACATTATATCATATATATAACAATTATTTAAACAAATAGTTTAAATAAAAAGTTTAAAAGTTTAAAGTTAATTTGTTTTGCTATGTTATAGTAAATGTTTTTTAATTCTACTCATTTAGAGGAAATGAAAATGGGTTATTTTGAACATATGTTTGTTTCATTACATTATGCTTTTATATTATTATTATCTTGTTTTAAAGCATTTATACATGCTTTTATACCTGATATATATGTAACATCGACAAGTGAATGTATTGTTGAAATAAACAAAGAACTAACAAAACATAAAAAACAGGATTATAATGGCTTTTATTATCAATAACATAAATAACATAAGTAACATAAATATAAAATTGAATTATTCAAACGCAATATAAACATATACATAAACAAACAAACACAAACTTACACTATAATATGCTTAAAGAAGAAACACTAACTGCTATGGATAATGCTATTAAAGCTATTGTTATGGATGAAGCCAATATTATAAAATATTTAGATCTATATAATTTTGACATTAAGTCTTATGAAACTATGGACGAATATATTTTAGACAATTATAATTACGAGTTGTTTGGAAAACAACTTCATTGGACTCAACTTGAAAGTGTGGGTTCTAGAACCATTCAATATTTTATACCATACATTACAATTATATCACATAACTATAATATATATTATGAAGTAATAAATTGGATTCAAAATCAAGACTATTATAAATTAATGAGTTTATATGCGCTAAGTGTATCATATGATATTATTAGTACACATATTGCTTCTATAAAAATGATATGGTTTAATAACGATAAAACATCTGATATTGTTTTAACAAGCTGAATAATAATATACTTTATACTTTATAATATAGTATATAGTATATGGTAAAACGCAAATCATTTAGAAGAAAAAGAATAATTACAAGACGCGCCCGAGGAAGAAGCTATAGCAAATCAAAACATCCTAGTGGAAGTGACAATAGACAGTCATTAGTAAATTATTGTAATGCCGATGATTGGACTAGTTATGAAAATTTAGTAGCTAAAATGATAAAACATAAAAATATTCGTAATGATTTTTTTAGACATTTGGATTCTCAAATTCATACTTTTAGTCAAAACACATTAGATTGTTTAGAAACATGTTTAACACGATTACAAGAAGAGGCAATACCAGAATCTAATAGCCATCTTTATTATATTGTTCAATCAAGACGCTAAATCAAGACGCTAAATTATATAAAAAAATTGAATTAGTTATACATACTATTATTTTATGTTATAGAAAAATATGGCTAGTTCAGCTCTTATGTTATTGTCTCTATTAACGCACAATAATAACAATATTATGAAACATATGTTTGATGTAAATTATTTAAAAACATTAGAAAAGAGAAAAATGATGCATTTAAATAAAAGTTATTACGAACACCAGCGTAATAAAATGAATGAAAATAAGGCGCAATTATTATTTAACGCACACGAAAGAACACATAAAAAGTATTATTTAAATAATTATAATTTTGCTAAGCGTTAAAACTGTTAAAACCATAAAAACTTATTAGTCGTTAAAACTTAGCCCTATTTTTTTTATTAAATATTATTAAACATAAATAATATTTAACAATAATTTTATAGTTCTTATTATATATAATGATTGATCCTAATAATTTTTATAATATAACATTTAATAATTATGATAAAAACAATTCAATAAATAATGAATTATTTGCCAGAAACTTTCCATCAAGCAATTTAACAATGAACTTTCCATTTAGACCAGTAAATACTAAATATACATTAATGCCTACAATTAATAATGTACTAAAATCAGTGGAACAAGTCGCAAATTATAATGTGTTTGATGTAAGTGCTATCTTTTTTCCAGGCACACGAAAGCCACATTTTTGCGGATTTGCTTCAAATGTAGATAAAGAGTCAACATTACGCAACCAATTTTTTGCCTTACAAAAGGCAGACCAGTCGCGTTATATTCCAGACAGCACAAGTGATTTATATGAAACTAAAATAGAAGAGTTGCCACAAAATGTTAATTTAGAAGCTAGTTTATTGTTTCAAGAAACTAGATTTAATGATTTTAATCCTAGTTTATCAAATTCAATTGGACATGAATTATTTTATAACTCAACACGAGTTCAATTAAAAGATTTAAAATAAAAATTATAATATACAACTATGTTTTCTAATTTAAGAGAGAATATAGAAACAAAAGAAACAAAAGAAACAAGCGAACTTAAAGAAGAAAAAAAAGCTAAGAAAAAAAAACTAAAATCAAAAGCGCAAAATAGTGTAACATTAGATTTAGAAATTAGTCAATCGCCTAGTAGCGTGCCTAGTAGCGTGCCTAGTATAGAGAAACCTCTTCAAACTAAAGAAAAAGAAAATGTAAGAGAGAGTGAGTCTGTAAACAATATAGATTTATTATATTTAACAAATCAGCATCGGTTCTTTAAGCCAAATAAAATAGATAATTTACTAAATAACAATTATTTACTAAAATCAATATATAATAATTTAGATGAAAATATAAATAGCTTTAAAGAACAAATATTAGCTACAAACAATAGTAACTTAAAGGAACTATTAGAAAATAATGGCTATAAAGAAGGTCAAGAAAAACACAAACTATATTATTTGCTATATGTATTAAATTTAATACAACATTTCAAAGAAACAAAAATTCAAAATTTAATATGCGAAGACCTTAAAGACTATTCAAATAATTATAAAACAACAAAACAAGAAGAAGATACATTAAATAGCAATGACTTTAATATAGTAAATGAAACATTAAAATTAATGTCTTCTACTAGTTCAAATTCAAAAAAATTAACTAATATAGATTTAATGGTTACTAAAAAGTCAAATGCTAGTCTATATAAGAAAATTCTCCCACAAAAATGGGAATAAATTAATTAATAACTTTATAATATACTTTTTATATACTTATTATATAGTATTATGACTTTTAAAAATAATTTATATAACAAATTGTCATTTAGTAAAGGGAGAAAAAATAGGCAGTCACGCCGTAACTTAAGCAAACGCATCAAAAGTCTAAGAAAACATAAAGAACAAAAATTTAAAAGATTAAAATGCGCTCCACAAACTAATAATAGTGATCCAGAACTTAAAGATTATACTTGCTATTCCCGCACTAATTTACAAACATTCAAAGAGCTATGGAATAACAATAGCGATGAAAAGATTAATACAAATAACAGTAAAGAAATATGGCAATTTTTCAAAAACAAGCTAAGCAAAGAGTGTTATGATGAACTGTGTTGGCTTAAAAAAAGCAAGTTGTCTTCTATTAACAACAGCGAATTATTAATAAAAGAAATATTTAAACCGTTTTCACCAAAAACTTGGATAACAAATCCATCTACGTGGCTTTCTAGTGTTGATATAACAAAAATAATGAACCAATATGAAAAATCACATGCCAATTTTAAGTTTATTGGCCCTAGTCCAATAGACTTTGATACTAAAGAAGTATTTTCAACATGTGTGTGGGAACAATTATGTAATTTTAATTTAAAAGAATATATTCAAAAAAAGATAACCAAAATAGGAATCATTTTTAATACTGATACACACGATAAGCCCGGAAAACATTGGATTGCGCTATTTATTGATTTAGATAAAAAGTTTATATTTTATTTTGATAGTAATGGAACAAAAATGCCAAAGCAAATAAAAGTATTAATTAATAGAGTAGAACAACAAGCACAACATGAAAATATAATATTAAAAGTAGATGATAATGAAGGATTTACTCATCAATATAATGATGGCCAATGTGGTATGTATGCGCTCTATTTTATAATAGAATTGTTAAAAGAAAATAAAACATACAATTATTTTAAAACAAAACGAATTAAAGACGCTACAATGAAAAAATATAGGACAATCTATTTTAATCAGGCAAACGAAGAACTATATAACATAAAAGACTAGCTTCTCTCTTTCTAGTGCCTAGAATATTTATCATTGGTTTTAATTAGTTCATCTTCTTCGTGTTCAGCCATTAAATGCGGACTGTTTGTCTTTTTTACATTTTTATTAACACTTTCTATCTTAGTTAATATATATTCACCACAAGGACCACAATTGTCTTCATTTGCTAAATCTATTTTCTTATTAATTTTAATAGCACATCGCTCTTGACTCCATCGCCCAAGCGGACCCACTTCATTTAAAAATAACATATTGAAGAGTGTTCTACTATATAGAAAATTCTTTGCTTTTGTGAAAGGCATTATGCTTATTATTATACTAACTATGAAGCTAGTATAATAATAAATCAATTTTTTTCATAATAATTTAAGCATTTATGTTTAAATATATGTATAATATTCTAACCAATTAGACCAGTAATATTTATAACATATATTATTTGATTTACACGCACTTGAAATTAATCTTTTTCCACTTTCTATACTTTTAATCTCTTTATTTAAAACTAAATATTCTGCAGCACTTTCACAAGATTTGTGTTCCTTAATAATAATTTTTTTTTCATCTAATTGAATAATCATATTTTTTCTACATTCGGCTTTATTTAAATGACTATCATCCAAAGTACTATTAAAAGCATTTTCTATATCCTTTTTGTTTTCATAAATATCAAATACAATTTTTTTACTATCAGATTGTAATAAACTTTTTAACGTAGTAATAATATGACCTATTTTAACATTATTATATTCACAATGCGAAGGAATATATAATTTTTCATTTTTTAATAATATTATACCATGTTTATTTTCAATCCTATTTTTAATATCATTTCTAATATTTTCAAGAATAGGTAGAATTTGAGAACGAATACTTTTAGATTGAAGTGATTTTAATTCTTCCACAAATTTTGATTTTGTACAATAAAAATTTTCATCTTTTTCATATTTTATTTGTTTATAATACCAATTCCGTAAACTATCAGATAAAGTTTTATCGGATTGTTCATTAGTCCATATATTTTTTATATCATTATAATTATTCATCCATTCTATTTCTACTGGATTAAAGATTATAGTATCCAAAGTTAAATATTTAGTATCTGTTTTTATTATTCTATATTGTGCTCTTAGTGCATCTCCTTTATTTTTTGGTAATTTATCATTAAATTCATGTAATCTAGTCCAAGGTATTTGCTGGTTTGGTTCTATTTTTTGAAAAGACAATACCGTTTTCATTAACTCTCTTTTTAATTCTTCTGTCCATATAATTCTTGGTGTATTTAAAGCATTATCTACACTTTTAATTTTATAATTAACTGTATATTTGAAATTTTCAGGTTGCTTTTTTCTTTCACATTTAACTGGAATAATAGGTGTAATTTGATTTAATGAAATACGAATTCGATAATAAGTACCTTTATGTTCTTTATTTAAAGAATTAGTACAATGTTTAATGCTTGTTTTCATTAATGTTGAAAATCCCAAACTTTTAGCAAGAATAACAATATGTTCTGCTAAATTTTTATTTTTCTGAGTTATTTCATACGCTTGCCTAGCAATGCTTCCGTCAGTATCTATAAGTCCTGCTAATAATTCTAATCTATTTTCTTGTGAATTTTTCAAATAAATTTCTGGTATATGTTTATTATTAATTAAATTTAATTTTTTAAATTCATCTAATATAGTATTTTTTATTTTACAATCGGTTGTTGATGTAATATGATATGAAGTAACATACTCTGTCTCATAGTCTTTTATGTCGGTTTTTCTTTCTTTTTCACCTGATTTTCTAATATATAAATTATTTTTCTTGGCATAATTACACCATTCCTCTATAATACATTTATCTATATTTGTAAGTCCTAATGTTGCACTATGTCCATCTCCTAACCATATACCCAGAATATATGGTGGAATAGGAAGTTCAATAAAATCATAATCAACTTTTTTTTCAACTATTCTAAAATATTTTTCTATATAGGGTGTAATATTATTTGAGGCAATTTCTATTATTTCATTGAATTTATAACATAAATTTTTTGCTTCTTCATACATACTTTTTTCCTCTTCTAAACTCGGATTTAGCTTATCTATTATATGTTCCTCAAAATTATTATAATAAGTAAAAGATACTTTTATACCTGCTTTTAATTTTTTCTCTCTGCGAACAGGGATAGTTCTAGATTTTAAAGGTAATATACTAATCATTATTATACTATAAACAAAGCTAGTATAATAATAAATCAATTTTTAAATAAAAATGGTCTGTATAAATAAAATTGAATTAGTTTATGGGTAATCACCTTTATAGCAAGAGCAAAGCAGTAATGGAGCCAACGAACAAAATCCCCAAGCGTAAAATTATTAATTTTAGATGCGTCATGGGTTGGTTGTGTTGTCCTATGGGAAGCACTATTTATCTTCTTAGAGATATACGAAACACTATGATTCGTAATGAAGCTGAGAAAAAATATGATATACAAAGAAATGAACTATTGAATATGATTAACTTGGAGGACGAAAAGGAACAGAATCCTAATCCTTTCGCAATCTCTAATTAGGTAATAAGTTTCGTCAATTTTTTACATTAAAATGGTCTGCATAATTAAAATTGAAATAGCTTTTTAAATTAGTTTGAATAGTATAGCAAAGCATAATTAAAGTATGAAATATATCAATGCATTTTTATATATTACAAATTATTGAGTTAAATTTTTTTTATATTATTTTAATATAAAGTTAATACCTTATAGTATATAATAACTATGCCCCCTAAATATATTAACGCTACATATTATAATTTAGTTAATAATACTATATTAAACCCTATTAATATTGATAAATATTTAATAAATATTAATAATACTGATGATAAGTTACCTAATATAATATATCTAGAAAATCATGAATACAGTAGATATTATGAATACGATAATGGCGTCATATTCGGTGGTTGCGGAAGCGGCAATACTATTCATATTTATAGCTTATATAATGACAAAAAAGATGCATATACGCAATTATTTTCTAATCATTTAAGAGTATCAAGTAAATTTATAATGTTTTATTTACAAAAGTTAAGAGAACACGATATTATAACATGGCAGGACTACTTATTATTAACTAGATTAATGAAAAATAATACTCATAAAATAAGGGATTTATTAAATAATCTTATAAGTAACGCTTATTTTATGAATAATCCGTAAAATCAATTTTTAAATAATACAATACTATGTATAATTAAAATTGAATATAGTATAAATAGTACTATAATAATACTATTAACTTATATAATCAATTATGACTACAACAATAGCTACAACAACCAAAAAAGTGCTTACTGAAGATTTAGGTAAAATATTTGAGATGGCTATTTGTTTATATTATGATACACCATATGATGGAAATTACAAATATAGTTTAGAGCAAGCCCATTCTCTCAAAAATAGACTTAACAATCTTAAAAATGTGTTTCCGTATGCTATTAAACATTGTGCTAGTCGTGGAAATAAATATGATTTTGAATGTATAGACAATCCATTAATCCATTTAAGTGCTAAAACAACCAAAAAAGATGGTAAAGTTTGTCCGCAAGTACTAGGACAACCCTCTCGCAAAAAGTTTTGTGAATTTTTCACACTAGATCAAATTACTAGTTTAGAGCAAATAAAAAGTTATATTATAAATAATATTGCTAATTTATTGCAAGTCTATAGTGCACATACTTTTGACTGTCCTATACTCTATTATAATAAACATAAAAATTTATTGGCATTTATAGTATTAAAACAGCATATAAATTGGTCAAATTATGCTATTAAATTCAGTCATAATATAAAAAATAAATTATGGAATGAAAGTTCATCTATTAGCATAGATGGAATAACTATTGGTGAATTTCAAGTTCATAATAAACGTGATTGTATTAAATTTCGCTGGTGTTTTGAAAAATTGCTTACACTGTTTGAAGAGCATTTTATTATTAACAATTTGTAAGTAAATTATATTATAATGATTATAATTATAAAAGTGATTCTATTTTATCATAATATGCTTTACTAATTTCGCATCCTTTAAAGTTGCGTTTAGTATTTTTTGATGCTAGTGCTGTAGTTCCTGACCCCAAAAATGTATCTAAAACTGTATCGCCTTCTTTAGAATGTTTTTTTATGAGTTCTTCAAATAGTGCCAAACTTTTTTGTGTAGGATGAAACCTATTTTTTCCGCCTTGTAATGGATAATAATATATTCCGTTGTCATAATTACTATTAAATGTAGGACAGCCATCTTTAACACCTAATAGGGCAATCTCTCTACAATTTGTTAAATAATTTACTTTACTATTTCTTGGTTGTGGATTAGTTTTAATCCATTCAATAAATCTAATTTGTTTAAAATTATATTTTTCTAGTAAATCTTTTAGGTTTGTAATTTTCCATAAGTCAAAGAAAATTATTAATGTGCCTCCTTTTTTTAATACTTTATAATAATGCTCAATAAACTTTTCTAAAATAGTCAAAGTAAAATCACTATCCCAATCTCCATAGTCAGTTTTTACACAATATTTTTTTCCATATAGCGAGCCATATTTTATATAATTGTTTTTTTGTGAATCATCTTCTATAGCGTTTTGCTCTTTATAGTTAGTCCATTGTTCTTCTGTCTTAACTTCATTAATATTATTTTCTTCATTATATTTAACATTATTATAATGCTTATCTAGACCACTTGTTTTAGATATAATATATGGTGGGTCTGTTAATATTAAATCAATAGAATTGGGAGCTAATGTTTTTAAGTATTCTAGTCCGCACATATTTTTTATAGTTATGCTAGCATTATTTATAGTTGTAGTGCTAACAGAGGCTTCACTAACCGATGTTACTTTATTTTTATTAGACAAACTTTCAAGTAATTTCACTAAATCATCTTTGCTTTTAGATTTACATTTTGTAATTCCAAGTTCTTCACATTTTATTAGAAGCTCTGATTTAGTTAATTTTGAGAAGTCCATTTTATTATTATACTATAAACAAAGCTAGTATAATAATAAATCAATTTTTAAATAAAAAGAATAACTCTAATTTAATGTCTACGCGAGCGTCTTGCTGTTCTTTTTCGGTGCAAACGTCTTTTTTTTGAACCATTTCTTCTTTTTTTAGCTTTAGTCTTTAGTCCTAAAGCCTTTGCCCTTTACTTGTTCTCCATACGCATTTATTGTCTTGCGTAATGTGCCTTTACTTTTTTCACTCTTTTCGCTCGCATATGTGTCACTATCAGAACTATAGTCTGAACTTGAACGCGAACGCTTCTCTTCCTCTTCTGCCTCGGCCGCTTCTTTGCGCCTCCTACATCCACGTCTCTTCATCCCAAAACATGGCATTTATATAGTATACTAATATTTAAATAAATAATTCTAAATAATAATTCTAAATATTTAAATAAAAAACTCTAACTGAATTCAATATTAACTATTCCTCATCGCCACAGTTTTTGCCCTAAGCAGCACTTCAAATGGGTTAGGGTTTAGCTCACTGCGCCACCTAACGGCCTCTTCATCTTCTTTTGCCTTTCTCGCCGCCGTAGCCTCTTCCCTCTTTGCTGCCGCTTTTGTTACCACCTTCACCGCTTCTTCCATCGTCAACAACGCCGCCCTCGCCGCCCTCGCCTCCTCCTTCGCCTCCGCCGCTTCTACCCTCCTCTTTTGCGCTATATCATCCCATGCCTTTACCATCTCCTCCTTGGTTCCCCCTTCATCTTGCAACAATTTTACCGCCCATGCCGTCCACATCGCCTCCTCCTCCTCATTTGTCCCAAGATTACGCCACCTTTTTGCCTGCCTCTCCGCATTCTTCAATTCGAACCCTACGTGTGCCGCATAGTCGGCTGCTTGATTCGCCTTAAATACCCGTAGTGCTCTCAGTTCTCTGGCTTCTTCAGCCAGCTTATCTTTGGAAGCTGCTTCTGCCTTCATCGTTACACTACGACTTGGGCGATGTGTTATACTACGTTTTGAGCGATGTGTTATACTACGAGTTGAATACGGTCCCCCTCCTCCCTTTTTTATTGAATAATATTTAATTCTTGCCTTCCCTAAATAGTTGTGTTTTCTATTTCTTCTTTTAGTTTTACTTCTTTTAGTTTTTCGCATTTATATAGTATACTAATATTTAAATAAATAATTCTAAATATTAAAAACAATAAACAAAAAACAAAAACAAAATTTACGCGGCTAACATATCGGGTGCCATTCGTTCATTATCCCATCCTGTTTTGTTTCTAAGAAGTTCCTTGTAATCTTCGTCTATTCCATTATTAAATCGTTTTAACGCAGCTTTATTCCATTTAATAGCAGTTTCTGTATATTTTTTATCTTTTATTACATTGGCAAGGTATGGATGCCTTACTACTGTAGAATCTGGACTATGCGTTTGACTACGTGTGCCGCGCGCTGGACCATCAAGTCCCAATTTCTCTAATCGCAACATTTCTGCTCTTTGTAGCTCGTGTAGCATATTATTTAGCTCTAATGCGTTGTCTAAACGCCGTTTATATTTCTCTTTATCTGTTAAATCTTGCTTATCAAGTTGCTCAATTAGTCTTTTATGTTTAGTTTTTGCCGCAATTATATTATCTTCATATATATCTATGTATCTAGCTCCTGTTTCTGGTGTTTTAGAACGTCTAGATTTAGCGGATTTAGACTTACTACGCGATTTAGATTTTTGCGCAGGTTTAGAACAGCCGATTCCTCGTCCTCTTCTTTTAGACTTCCCTAAATAGTTTATACATTTTTTTCTATTATTTTTGGTTTTCCGCATTTATAGTATATATATATATATATATATATATATTTATTATGTTACAAAAAAAATTGAAATAAGTTTTTTTCTAAAATCATTTAACAATCAATTAATCAATCAATCAATTCAAACATGGAACACTTTAATAATGATACTATTATTCAAGCTATTACTTGCCCTATTACATGCTGTGTTATGACAGATCCCGTTCAAGGCAATGATGGAAATACATATGAGCGTAGTGCTATTATTAGCGCATTGACTATTAAACAAGAATCACCGATTACACGCGCGCCTATGAGATTTACCGATTTAAAAGTAAATGTGGCGCTTAGATATTTATGTGATAAATACCATCAAACATTGACAAGTCAATCAAGTGTAACAAGTCAATCAAGTGTAACAAGTCAATCAAATGAAGACCCATCAAGTAAACCTATTATTTTAGACCATACTATCAGTAAAAACAATAATAAACTACTTTTAACATTTAATGTAAATAATGATAGTTTTCCTAAAGATTTAAGTACCGGTCATCTTTCACAAGATATTGTGCTAATTATTGACCGTTCTGGTTCAATGCATTCACAAGTCGAAGCAAAAGACCGAAATGGTCAAAATATGGAAAATGGACTATCAATCCAAGATATTGTTAATCATTCGGCAAAAACAGTCGTTCAAACATTAGATTCGCATTCCCGCATATGTATTATTAAATTTGATAATATTATTGATATTGTCACTCCTCTTATGTACGCTACTGAAACAAATAAAGTTCAAATTATGACTTCTATTAATTCCATTAGACCAGGAGGTCAAACAAATATTTGGGGGGCACTTGAGAAAGCATTACAAATTTTAGATGGTCGTGATGATAAAACAAGAAACAGTGCTATTTTAATGCTTACAGATGGAATTCCTAATGTTTCACCGGCACAAGGAGAGGTTGAAACACTGAAGCGATTAAGAAAAAATAAGAATTTTACAACTCCAATTTACACATTTGGTTTTGGATACAATTTACAAACAACTTTATTATATGATATTGCCAAATATTCTAATGGTGGAAACGCACACATTCCAGATGGTAATATGATTGCTACTGTGTTTTGTAATTTTATTGCAACAATCTTGTGTAGTGTAGTTATGAATTTACAACTTCATATTACTCCTAAACAAACTAATAGTGCTTCATTTAATAATTTATTAGTTGGTGATTTTGCTTATAATTATGACCCAATTAATCAAAAATATATTTATGATATTGGAACAGTTCAAGTTCAACAAGAACGAAACATTGTGTTAAATTTTGAAGATAAGTTGGATTTTGATTATTATTATACATATACTATTGAAGGAAAATCCTATACGTCATCTGTACATAGTGTAAATGTGGATTCTATTGCTCATTGTGTAAATAATCCTGCTTTAAATAGTCATATTTACAGGGCTACAAGTGTTGAATATATTAGAAAAATGATTAACTCTAATAGAATTAACAATTTACTAAGCACTGAGGCAAATTATAATGACTTAGTAAAATTATTAGAAGAAAACAAATGCTCGCATAGTCAACCTTTTGTAGATGGTCTTCTCAAAAATATTAAAGGAGACTTCGCAAATATTGGGCAAGTTAAACTGGCAATTGATACAAAATATTTTAGGCGTTGGGGAGAATTTTATTTAGACCAACTTTCGCGTTCTCTTAATCAACAAATTAAACCCAATTTTAAAGATGAAGGTTGTATGTTTGGTGGAGAAGTCTTTGAAGCACTCGTAGATAAGTCAAGTGATATTTTCAATAGTCTTGAAGCACCTAAACCATCATTAGTTGTTCAACAAAATAGCGGAAACATGTTTTATAGGAGTTTAAATTTAGCACCACAAGCACCTATTTCAATGGCATCTTACAATGACCCGCATGGTGGATGTGTTGATTCATATTGTAAAATTGCTATGTTTGATGGAACATCTAAGCTTTTAAAAGATGTACAAAAGTTTGATATTATTAAATCTATTGATGAAAACAATAAAATTGTTGGGGCAAAAGTGCTGTGTGTTGTAGAAACACTTATTGAATCTGGTTATAGAGATTATGCAAATATTAATGGTGTGTTAATTACGCCATGGCATCCTATTAAAATTGGATTACATGGAAAAACAGAAACATGGTGCTTTCCTGGTGAATTATTTAGCACATATAGTTATCCATCGTCAAGCATGATTACATTAGTCTTAGAAAATCATCATATTATGATTATTAATGGTTTAAAATGTATTACATTGGGTCATAATTTTACTAATCATTCGAAATTAATTCATCCTTATTATGGAACAAGTAAGGTTATTGAAAATTTAAACTATTATTTTCCAGAAGATTATAATAATGGTAAAATTAGTGTAAAAAATACTCATATTGGTTATCATACAACATCAACATCAAGTTCAACCTCAATTATTACGGAGGCAGTTGTTTATTATAATACATCAAATCTTAAAGAACCATTAGTTGTATGTTAGACAGAATATATATATATATATATATATATCTATCAGACAATTACTAATTAATTTATTAATTTTAATTAATATTAATATATTATTATATATACTATGGATTTTTATACTCGCTTATTTTGGATGTTTTTCTTTGCCTTCATTATTTTATCTGGTTATTTAGTTTGCTGTACCAAGAAAACTAATATATTTTATTTACAAATAGGCTCTGGATTAGGTATGTTTGCTACAAGCAAAATTGGAAGAAGCTTTTTAGGAATCTGAGTGATTCCATAGTTTATCTAATTTCCAAATAGGAGTGCGTTTATTTAGAGCCCAACGCGAAAAGCGATTAACATAATGGCGACAATCATTAATACCTAATATGTATTTTTTTTGTAATGTTTTTTCAAATTGTACAACTTCTTCAAGTGTTTTACTTGTTTGCCCCCAATAAATGGTTTTATTTGGAACATTTTCAGGAATATAAAATCTATATAGTTTGTCTACAAAACGTGATTCGCTATTTAATATTACTTCATTAGTCGGCGAGCTAATAATAGTAGAACTTGTTTTATATTCGCATTTAGTAGGGTCACAAAAAGGTCTGTAATCATATCTCAACATTGTGTCTTCATTTTTAAAACTAATTCCAATATGATATAAATTTAATTCATTATTGAATTTTTCTAAATGTAAATTGACGTCTAAATGTGAATGTAAAGGAACGTGTGGTTGTATGTTATTAAGTGGCACAATATATGCTAATAAGATTTGAACATAATATAACATATATTAGTATATACTATAATATATAACAATATAAAAATAACTTTATTAATTAACTATTAAGACTTATTAATAAATAACTTTATAATATATTAAGGATGCAAAGTTGTATACTATGCTTAGAAGAAGGAGCAAATTTAAAACAACTAAATCATTGTGGAGTTTATTATATTCATAAACAATGTCATAGTAAATGGATTTCTAAAAATAATACATGTATTGTGTGTAGAGAACCATTAATAAAGGAACATACAATAATAGTACAACAAGTTCAACAAGTTCAACAACAAGCACAAGAATCAGTAGAAGAAAATTATAATTATAGGATTATAAATAATATACAATTTAAGATAGTTTATACTATTAATGTAATGTTAATAGTAGTAATAACAGTACTTATTTATTATATATGGTAATTAAAAATAATAAAATTAAGTTAAAGCTAATGCCATAATATAGTATAATACATTATAATACATTATGGCAAACATATTATTAGGAGACCAAAACAAAGAGCTTTTATGGAGCATATTATATTCTAATAAAACATTTGAAACAATTCCGCAATCTAAATTTAACAATGTAAAAACTATATTTGAAAACGCTATTATAAAAGTAGTGAATTCTAATTTAGAAATGCTAGAGTCAACTACAAATATAAATACTATAAAAACACTTGTTACACAATTGAACAAGGTTATTTTACAAAATATAATAGTAGATATTGCTAACTTTAGTCAATTATTATTAACTTCAACTAATCCAAAAACCAACTTTAAAACGGCGACTTTAGAAACATTTGAAAAACAATATAAAGAAAAACAAGTATCGTTTAATGAGTTTATGACAAAAATAGAGCCTCCACAAGTAAATTTTGAGTCAATAAAAGAAGACACATTAGAAACAAGCGAATTAGATAAATTATTAGAAAATATTCAAAAAGAACGCTTAAAAGACATTAAGAAGCCAGAAATGTTAGAAAAGTCAGAAAAGTTAGAAATGTCAGAAAAGCCAATTAACATAGAATTGGTGAACTTAAATGATTTTGAAAAAGAATTATTTACAGAAAAGCCGGTTCAAGACCCGCAAATCTCTAAAAAGAAGATTGTAACAATTGAAGAACTCTTACACACTATTCAACCTGTTTCAGAAAAAAAGGACAATCAAAGTTTACTACTATCTATTGATGAAAAACTAATAACATTAATGACTAATCAGCAAAAGATTATGGAAAAACTGGGTCTACTATAATTTCTGAAATCTGTGTGTGCCGTCTTCTTGTTTTACTAATTTGCCTAAAAGCAAAAGTTCTTGCTTTAAGTAGCTGTCATAATCATATAAGTCTTTGGTTTCTTTATTAAACGCATATACTACTCCATTTATAGTAAGTTCATTTAATTTAACGACTTCCGTTTTCTTGTTGAGTTTCATACCCTCATCTTTGTCTTGATTACTAATATTTGGAGTATATACATATTTATCTTCGCGAGGATTACCAATAACAAAACATTTAAGGTCGCTCTCTTTGCTGGATGAGCGACTATGAATAGCACAGTCAATTGCTGATTCTTTTACGCTCTTTAATAATGACGCATTAATTTCTTCTTTAATACTAGATATTTCGTATAAATATTCGTCGCTAGTAATAACTTTTTTCTTATCTTTTTTGGAAAGATCTTTTAAGCGCAATTCAATTGACAAATCACTTGACAATTGTGTTTCGCTAAATATCATTAAATATAAAAATACTTTTACTGTTTGGAGTTCTTTAGGTAAATCACTATGACTACATATGCGACGAGCACGACCAATTACTTGATGGGTTCGCACAGGATGCCAATAAGGTTCAGTAATATGAACATAGCGAACATTTTTCAAACTAATACCTTCGGCACCAGAAGAAGTAATCATCAAGACTTTAATTAGTTGTCCATAAAAATTATCGCTTGCTATTTCCATTATGGATTTTAACAATGAAGAAGGCACAAGCTTCCAAGTGCTATTTAGCACATTTTTAATAATTTCGCGCTCTTCTGGTGTTTCCGAGCCAGTATAACACGCATACATCGGCTTTCCAACATCCTCAGGTGCAACCGCCAAAATAAATTCGCCTTTTTCATTTTTCTTTAACTTAAACTCGGCAAAGTTGTTTTCCTTTAAAACCAGCTTAAAGATGCCGATGCCTTCAAGTGTTTTAAACTGCGAATAAAGCAAATGAATACCTCTATGGTCATCATCAATAATATTTTCTAAAATATGTAGAAATTTAGGGCTATGTTTTTGTAGGCCAACTTTAGACAAATATTTGCCTGAATTGCGCTCAAGTTCTTTTAGTGCTTCGGCAATACGTTTTCCATATGAGCTATCGCTTAATTTTGTCTGGGCTTGGTCTTTTTCCAATTCTCTAATATCATCTGCGTCATATTTTCCATCAATATTATTTATTTTTTCCGTACTAGTCAAGTCATCTAATAATTCTTCAGATATATTTTTCGCAATAATAGAATTGTCAATATCTTCTTCAATTGCGTCTAATGCTGACTCAACAGTTGATTCGCTATTTGGCATAGGACGGACGATGTCGGGTTTAGGAAATACAAAATTACAAAACGCGCGAGAAAATATGCGATATGTTGAGGCGCTATCATTATATAGCTCATCGTTTTGCGCACCAGTTTTGCCTTTTTTAGATTTTTTCTTCTTATTTGCTTCTTCTAACTTGCGTTCTTGGACACGAGCTTCTTCATATATTCCAAATTGAAAATCGCTCATTGCGACTTTAATGATTTTAAAGTCATCGGGGTTAGAATGATCGTAGCTAGGCATTAGTTGCTCTTGTGCGCTTCTAAAGTAAGATGTGAGGCCGATTATTCGCATTTTAAACATAGTTTGATTATTTATAGTGTTGTTTGGGTTAATAAAGAGAGATTTAAACTCATCAAAATTATCAGGTAGCGCTTTGTAACCATTAACATTGATCTTATTATTGGCAATTTTAATATTATGTGCTTCTAATGCACTTGTTATTTTTTCTATAATTTGCGCGCTAGTTAATAGTTCATTGCTATAAACTAGCTTATTTTTGTTTGCGCCAGATTTAATATAACCAAATGGATTTGGAGTAATACTAAGTTCATAACTTATTGCATTATAGTCAATAGTGTCAATATAGCTTAACACATTTTCTTTGCTAAACAGTGATTCTAATTTTTCCATAGTTATAGGTTTTTTATCAATTAACAATTTACAAGTATAAGTCCGCAGCGTTCCACGCAATATGTTAAACAATATTGCGATTTCATTTGGATAATTAATGATTGGTGTTCCTGATAATAAAATGATTTTACAATTTTCAGCATCCATTAAATAGTTGTAAAGCTTCATTGATAATGATGTTTTGCGAGTAAGTTTATTTACAATCCTGCTTATAAAATTATGGGCTTCATCAATAATAATTACTTTATTTGAAAAAGGATTAAGCGTTCCACCATTTGTTAGTCCATTTAAGTGGGAACTACGTAAGCCGTTATAGTTTATAAATTGATATTTATAGGAAATCATTTTGTCCAATTGATTATTAATTTTTTGCTGATCTTCAAAATCCAATGTATCATAGTTTGGTTGCTTTTTAATATTAATAAACCATGCGCCACCATTGGTTTTAAGATATTCTTGCGGAAGCTTCAAAATGGTGCTTAAATATTCGACATATTGTGGATGCGTTTTTGTGCTAATAAATTCCCAATATTGATTTTTTTTATATAAATAATCACCACATTTTTTTAACTCTTCAATATAGTTAGATCTTAAAGACGCAGGAGTCATTATCATAATTTGTTTTTCATTTTTAATGCCTTCAGCAATTGCAATAGAAGAACATGTTTTGCCTGAACCAAGACCGTGATATAATAATAATCCTCTATAAGGAGTGTATATATTTATATAATCTCGCACAATTTTTTGATGAGTTAAGAGAGAAAAGTCATTAGAACTTGAACTATCACAACTAACAGATGACTTTCCTGCTTTTAATTGCGCCTCTTCTTTTAATAATTGTTGCTTAAAAGGCTCAAAAAGCGAATTAATAAAACTAATAAACATCTCTCTATTATCCAAATAATAAGAAGGCGCTTTTATTAATATATTTGGTTCTAGCTTAGGAATTCTATTTAAATAAAGCGTTTTTCCAATACGTAAATCTTTGGGAATTACTAAGGATTCATCAATAGTGTGACCCTTTGTTTCTTGTTTTATAGTCTTGTCCTTGTCTAAATCTTGTGTTCCTGGTTTAGGTGTTAATCTCTCTTTGCTTGGAAGTTTAATTTTAGATTTTTTAATAGTCTGCTCACTCGGATTAGTAATAATAAGTTTAGCACTTGTTTTTACAATTTGACTAAAACTATTTTTCGGGTCCTTTTTACTAGTTGTTATGTCGTCATTCATTGGATCTTTAATTGTGTCTTTAATTGCGTCTACTACTTCCTCGCCTTTACTATTTGCTATTTTAGAAAGTTTTTTATAACCTTTTTGTACGACTTCTAAATATTCTTGAATAGTAGAAAAAAATTGGTCTCTATTTATTAATTGTTCTGATGTTTTATCAATAATATGCGGTGCAACTCCTTCTTTGGGTATATTTAATATAATATTAAATTGTTCTTGTGCTTTTGGTAATGGTTTAATTTTTAATTGTTGTAAAGTTTCATTTGCCATTATTATATATATTATATAATTAAATAATATATATTAAGTGTATTTAATATTTTACTTATACTTATAGTTATTATACTTATAATAACTAATCACATTTAAAATAGGAAAAGGTTTAAAAAGAAAAAAACATTTTTGTAAGGGTAGTTTGTACACAAAAGGCTTTATGAATAACTATTGAAAGTATGATTAATAAAAAAAATATTAATAGTAAATTACTTTTCAAATAGCTATTTATAATATAAGCAAGCACCAATGTTAATAATGTATCAACTACAGCAATATTAAATAATCTTAATGAATGAACTCCTGTTCCAACTTTACCAAAGCTATCTCTATATTTACATAAATTCATAATGTTATATATTAACGCTATATTAAAAGATCAGCTCAGTTTTTCAAACAATTGAATAGCTTGGTCGCACGCTAACTGTTCAGCCTTTTTCTTAATTTTGTGCTCGGCTTTAGTCAAAAATACTAATAATTTGTCTTGTTTTTCAAGTAACTCATGAATGCTCTTAAATGAACCAAGACTATCAAACGTAATAGCATCACTAATTTTAGCATTATGAATATTTTGGCCGAAACAAATATATACACCCATTACATAATATCTATCATTATCATCGGCGTCGTCCAATTTAGGAGTTTTTAGTTCAACATAGTCAGGTGTAATTTTAAACTCTTTTTGAATAATTACTTGTAGTTTATTTTTATAATTATCATCATTATTAATTAAGTTAGTCCAGTCTACATGCTTTTCAAAGACATTTTCAACAAAAGTTTGAGCCATTTGTAGTCCGGGCCCACATTTAAATACATTTTCAAACCACCCATATTCATCTTTAATAGAAATGCGATTATAGTCAAGGAAAATTGCGCCAATAAATGCTTCAAACAAACACCCTAATTTTTTTAAATTATTGCGAATGTTTTTTTCTTCAGCATGTCTTGAAATAACATAATATTTTTGAAGTCCCATTTCAAGCGCTAATTTACCAATATGTTCGTTTTTAACTAAGGCAATTTTTTTTTCTGTCATAAAACCTTCATCTGCTTTAGGAAATCGTTTATATAAATAATATTTAGTAATAAGTTCTAAAACTCCATCACCCAGAAATTCTAGACGTTCATTGGATTTGGTTTTTAATGGTAAACAATCATTTGGTTTAGTAGCAATAATAACATTAGACATTGAATTTTCTAATTTAGGACGTTTTGTATATGATTTATGGACAAATGCTCGTTTATATAGTTCAATATTAAATGGTTTAGTAAAAATTCCATAGCTTGCTAATAATTCTTGAACATTCGCAGTTACAATTTCTTTATTGTTATTATTATATGGATTAAATATTAGTTCATCATTATTATTAATAATATCATTATCAAGTTTGATGTTATTAATAGATAAATTATTGAACGCTTCATTACTATCGTCTTGGTCTTCATGTTCTGAATTAGTGTCTAATAAACAATTATTATATAATACCATAGCACTTAAGTTATAAATTATAAGTTATTATAGTTTTAAATCATTATTATTTAAGACAATTTTTATTTTTATTTTAATTTTTATTTTAATTTTAATTTTTATTTTATTTTTATTTTTATTTATATTTTTATATTTTTAAATATTTTTAAATATTTTTATATTTTTATATTTTTTAATATTTTTTAATATTTTTATATTTTTTATATTTTTAATATTTTATTATATTATAAAAGAAATGCCTGGTAAAAAAATTAGTAGATTAGGTAGCAATCTATATACAAATAATACATGCCAATTTGGTTCAATGGCTGGACTAAATCCAACAGTAGGTGTAAGACCAAATGTTACAGGAATAAATAGCTACAAATATTTGCGAACTGCCGCAAACGGTGTAAATTGGGAAACAGGAGCATCACTAAATAGCGAGGAACGAGCCCAAGGTTGTGGGTTAGACTTACCATATGGTGAAAGATGTGACAAAGGAAAATTATGTATTAAATTTATTGGATATGAAACTTCTAACTTTTATCATAAAACAGGACGAGGTAAGCTATTAAATTAAATTAAACAGTAGCTAAAACAATATAAATATTATTTTATAAATTATTTAAGTAATTTATAAACTATTTGCCCATGCAATTATTAGTAGATGCTCGTGAACCAAAATCATTAGTAGCAAATCTAAGTGTTTTAAAAGAGCAGTCTAATATTGCTATTAGCATTATTCAAAAGAACTTGACTATTGGGGATTATATTTTTTATGATGAAATTAATAGTAAAGAGTTATTAATAATAGAGCGTAAATCGTTAGCTGACTTAGAGTCTTCAATAAAAGATGGACGCTATAAAGAGCAATCTTTTAGACTAAATGAAACAACACTACACAATCATAACATAATATATTTATTGGAAGGAGCCATTATTAACTATAAAAATGCGGATTTTAAGAGCACATTATATTCAACCTTATTTTCTCTCAATTATTATAAAGGTTTTTCGGTTTTTAATGTATTAAATCAAACTGAGACGTGTGATTTATTACTTGCTATTGCTGGCAAATTGATTCGTGAAAATAAGCCAGGGTTTTATTGTCAACCATTAACTAGCACTAACTTAGTAAACCCAGAATATAGTGTTACATTAAAATCTACAAAAAAATCTCATATAACCAAAGATAATATATTTACTATTATGTTAAAACAGATACCAGGTATTAGTAATGTTAGCGCATTAGCATTAGTGAGCGAGTTTAAAACTATGGAAAATTTATTGGCTTCTCTCAAAACTAACAATATTAATTTTGAAAATATTAAATTAGAAAGCGGACGCAAAATTAGCAAAAATATTATAAGTGCTTTAAAAGAATATCTTATTTAAATAAATAAGTAAATAAGTAAATAAGTAAATAAGTAAATAAATAAGTAAATAAATAAGTAAATAATTAAATAGTTAGCTATTTATATATATATATATATATATGAGTAATTTTGATAAAGACAAAGACATAGATAATGCTCTAGAAACTATTTTTGATAAAATAAAACCAGCTATAAAAGAGAAATTGAACGACGAAGGGGAAAATAATGAATCAAATAAGTTAACAACATATAAAGAATTAAAGGCAAGCAAGTTATATACTAATGACACACTATTAAAAAATATTAAAAAATATTTTCCTAGTACTAGTGATGGTTTAAACTATATTGTACCAGAGCTGTTTCAAATTATAGATATAATTAGTATGAGTAATATTATTTATCAAGATACTAATGAACACTTGGTTAATATGTTATTAGATAACATTTTATTTAGTGAACTTAAAAAAATAGATAGTAAGGTAAATACATTTTATACCTCTATAGACGAAAAATTAGAATCATCCAAATCAGATAGTCAACCTGAACCAGATAAAGATAAAAGTTATAAATCAATGAACATAGCATATAATAGCCGTGAGAAAAAGTTTACTGTCACTTATCCTGATTTTTTAACTGATGCTTTTGAGACTATAAAAAATAAATTACTAAATAATACAGAATATGCTAAAATGATAAGCATGGAATTAATAGAACAAGCAACACCAGGAGAGAATAGTGTGGAGAATCATAGCGATGCGCATGGGGATATACCTGGACCACCAACACCTCCAGCAGAAGCACAAGCAGAAGCACAACCACCAACTGATGAACAAAGACGATCACCACCAGGAGCATCACTACCACCACCAGCAGCAACAGGAACACAAGGACTAAAACAAGGAACACCACCACCACCACGAGCACCAGCAGGAGCACCAGCAGAAGCACCTCCAGCAGAAACAATAAAATCAAGACCACTAGCAATACTACCAAAACCACCACTACAATCACCACCGGCAAAAGCATCAGCAAAAGCACCAGCAACAGCAATAGAAAAAATAACAGATCTATTTGGAAAAGACGCGGCTGGCTTTTTAAACTTATTGGATTTGCCACCAACTGATGAACAAAGACGATCACCACCAGGAGCATCACTACCACCACCAGCAGCAACAGGAACACAAGGACTAAAACAAGGAACACCACCACCACCACGAGCACCAGCAGGAGCACCAGCAGAAGCACCTCCAGCAGAAACAATAAAATCAAGACCACTAGCAATACTACCAAAACCACCACTACAATCACCACCGGCAAAAGCATCAGCAAAAGCACCAGCAACAGCAATAGAAAAAATAACAGATCTATTTGGAAAAGACGCGGCTGGCTTTTTAAACTTATTGGATTTGCCACCAACTGATGAACAAAGACGATCACCACCAGGAGCATCACTACCACCACCAGCAGCAACAGGAACACAAGGACTAAAACAAGGAACACCACCACCACCACGAGCAAACACAGGAGCACCACTACCACCACCAGCAGCAACAGGAACACAGGGACTAACACAAGAAGTAGAAGCAAGACAACAATTACTACAACTATCAAAGTCTTCTCCCATTACAAATTATGGAGCTCCCATTAGAAATAATGGAGGAACTTGCTGGTTAAATTCTGCCATACAACTATTATGGAATATTGATAGTGTGCGTAATTTTTTAATTAATAGTAGTGAAAGTAAGCTAACTAATTTACTTACATTAGATAGTCATCCTGGTAAACGACAAAAACTAATTACATATATTACTAATAAATATGACAAAGCAATTAGGGAACTATGGGAAGAAAGAATTCGTGCCAATTTACCAGTAAAAAAAGATGCAACATTAGAAGAATTAAAAGAAGCAAAAGATAAAGCACTAGCTGAAGTTGCTATATTTGAAGATGAAGTTGATATATTTAGAGAGGCACCTGAAATTGGAATGCTTAGAAAAGAGATTGATATAGATACTATTAAAGCACTGCGTATATTATTTTTAACAATTAATGATAACAATACTAAACATGGCACCTATCCACTAAATATAAAAGAAATAATGTTTAAAAAAACTAATAATGATGAAGTTACGGTTGCTAGACAATTACACGATCGGTTTACAGAACAGAACAAAGCCCATCCAAGTGAAACGGACACGGCCGTAAATAGATATACCACACAGGAAGATACTTCGGAATTTTTAATCATGATGACTAGTATATTTAAATACTACATGAATATAGAGATTTTAACTATGTGTAAATCATATACTACAATTCATTCTACAACAAGTGTAGCTATTAATAATACCGAAAGTAAAGCAAATATAAGTACATTTCCTATATTGCAATTAAGTATAGATAGTAAAATAGTTAAGACTTCAATTAGTAATCTTATTACAGATTATCAAAAAAACGATGTTATTGTTGATAATGTTACGGATTATGTGGACTCGCTAAAACAATCCGATAAAGATTATGATCAAGCTATGGATTATAAAACACAATCTAAGATAACAAAAGTTAGTAATTTTGATGAGTCAACTTATCTAATTATAAACATAGTACGATTTATATCAAGTTATGACAAATCTACTAACACCATGATAGCATCTAAAGTCAATACTACGGTAGAACCTGAAAAAAATTTGCTGTTTTCTGGTAAAACATACACATTACAAGGATGTATTATTCATATAGGCAATAGTATGGCTGAAGGTCATTATATATATATTGTTTACAATATGGATGGAGAACCAATACAAATAATAGATGACGAAACAATATATACAAAAGCTAACAAAATAAAAGCAAAATACGAATATCACTTAGACTTGATTCCTACAAATGGCGTAGTGTTTCTATATAAGAATCTTACTAAGATACAGGACATAGCAGATGCTGCTGAAACATTAGCTAAACCATTTATAGACCACGCCGTAATACGGGTAAACCAATTAATATATCAATTAGCTTATAATAACGAAGCACACGTTGTAATTCCTGGCTCAACTTCAAATGAAAAACATAACCTTGGAACTGGCTTAGCTAAAGATCAATGGATTGAGTACTATATAAAAAATGGTAACCATCCTATTAATGTTATTATTAGCGCTCAACGATTATTTGTTGAAAAATTAGGAGACTTTTTTAAATCGCTTAAAACTAGATTTAATAAAAGGGTGTTATATGTATCTGAAGTCAACAATTCAATAGCTAATAAAAATAATATTGTAGTTTGGGGTGCTAATTCTGAAAACTGCTATGGCAATGCTGGTGAAGCAATTGATGGCGAAGGGCAAGCGAGTAAAATGATAGCTCATGGGCCTGGTGTATTCGGCATAATCACAACTCCTCTAACCGGTCTTCCAGATGAGGAGAAAAGCCGTGGATTTGCAACTGGTTCTAGTCTAACATCAGAACAACCAGCACTACCACGAGAACAAGAATCAGGAGTACAAGAATCAAGAGCACCATCACGAGGACAAAAACCAAGAACACTAGCACCAGCACCAGCAACAGCAGCAGCAGCAGCACCAGCACTAGCACCACCAAGAACACCAGCACTAGCAGAAGCAACCGCAATAGCAGCAGCAGCAGCAGCAGCACCACTACGAGCACAAAAACCAAGAACACCAGCACTAGAAAGACATGGAGCAGCAAGAGCAGCACCAGCACCAGCAGAAGCAACAGCAATAGCAGCAGCAGCAATAGCAGCACCACCAAGAACACCAGCAGCAGCAGCAACAGCACGAGGACAAGAACCAATAACACCAGCACCAGCACTAACAGCAGCACAAAAAAAAGCAATAGCAATAAGTACTGAAGAAGAACATATGGAACATGCAGACAACGCATTTAGGAACCAAAGAAAACAAAGGTGGTTTACTGATATATTCGGCGTCGATGAGAGAATCAAATGGGACGATGTAGTCAGTAACTTCAAAATGGAGAATGATACTCTTATATGTACTAGTGACCTTCTCACCGATCCAGCATATAAAGAACAGTTTGTAGGAAAATTTGAGTGCTTATCACTCAAAGAGCTTAAGATGGAGCATTCAAAATATACAATGACAGCTGATAGCCTCCGTATTAGTTTTGATATCGTTGCCACAGGTACTGGTGTCGGACCGCTACACATGAACACCGATAATAATGGTGCAGTTTTTCAGGTGGCTAGTCAGTTCAACTGCCTCGAGATGTATAACCATTATTTCACACCTAATCATGGAGTTGGTGTATATATAAATGACCGGACTCAGGGTCCAGCATGTGCAATGGCGTGCCCTGCTGCGCTTGTATATCGTAACTACTTAGTAAAACATTCAAAGAATCGTGTGAAACCAAATAATACAACAGATAAAGCTGTGTATATAGGGCAAAATATAGTTCAAATTGATAACTTGAGTAATCTTGGAACTATTGTAGGCAATAATACTATGCCAGACGGTAAGTATTGGACAATGAAGAATGGTTATGCGTTTCTAAAAAGTAGGGATAGTTTATTAGAGCTAAACAGGGAGCTCGCAACAGAAGGAAAAATAAATGATGCAATGGATGAATTGTGTGTCGGAGTTCACTGGAAAACATCAGTTCGTCCAAATAGCAATCCCAATACTAATAAAGTATGTCAAGTATACGCTTCTGCATTACCTATTAGCTATAATAATAACCTGTTTATAAAAGATGATATTCCAGTTCCATCGCCAGACGAATGGAGGACATTTGCATCTGCCATTCTAAAGGCATCATATGAAGCCACATTAGCTGTAGCAGCTATAAAGTTAAAAGAAGACAACCTTGACCGCATTAAATGCTTTATAACATTAATTGGTGGTGGGGCGTTCGAAAACGATAGGTTGTGGATACAAGAGGCATTATATCAGGCTATTGATAAGTATAAATATTGGCCAATAGATGTCATACTAGTACACTATGGTGCGAAAGTTTCACGAGATATAAGCAATGCTTTTCCAAAATTCAGAGCAGGAGAAACACCAGCAATACCAACAACACCAGCAGCAGCAGCAACACCAACACCAGCAATAGTAAAAACACCAACACCAGCAACACCAACACCAGCAATAGTAAAAACACCAACACCAGCAACAGTTATATTAAATATAAGTGAGTATGGAGTGCCTCTTCCCCATCCTTTTCCTGATAAAAAGCAAGATAGAGCCCGATATAAACGCCAGCTTATACTTCAGGATACTCTTGATCGCTTTGCTGAAAATACACAATTTTACACCGACAGGGCAATAGAAAACCTGACTAGTTGGGAACAAAAAAAAATAACTCCAAGATCTTGTATACTAAATGTTACCATATCAGACTGGGGAACAAAAGCACAAGAAGTAACAAAAAAGTATGGAACAACATTTGCATGTCTAAATATGGCTTCTAAAAATCCCGGTGGACACTATATGGGAGGCGCCACAGCACAAGAAGAAAATATGTTTCGCAGAACAAATTGCCACTTTTCGCTCGTTCCTAATACTGAATTCTTCACAACGTCAAGAACATACACGGCGGCTATGATAGACCTTATTACTGGAAAAAACAATAGTGTATATATAGATATAGCCAATCCTCGTATATGTATTAAAAGTGAGGAAATATTTATAGATGGAGTTGTTTCTGGATATGAAGATTTAAAATATCATGAAATATTCCAATTTTATGAAATGCGTTCGGCAGCAATAAACATAACACGTGAAGGGGAAGGATTATTTGATGAAGATGAAATGAGAACACGTATTCACGCACAAATTCAAACACTTATTGACAATAAGATAAGACATGTAGTTTTTGGTGCTTTTGGGTGCGGTGCCTTTCACAATCCACCAGAAAGAATAGCCTGTATATACCGTGATAAGTTAAAAACAGTAGAGAGTTACTTTGATGTAATTGAATTTCCCATATTTTACGCAGGACACGGAGATAATAACTTCAATATATTTAAAAAAGCATTTAAAGTAACCGCCTTTACAAAACAAGACGGTTCGATTGAACGGAGTTGGCGTTATAATACTACAGACTTTAAAGTTTCACATAATATACCTGAAAATATGGGTACTATAAACTACAAAATACCATACCGCTATGGTGGAGATAGTACAAGTGTTATGAATGCAAGCAATATTACTTTAAAACAATCTGATTTAGATAGTGAAGAAAAGAAACAAAGTAAGCGTGTGTTTATTATGAAACAAACTCTTGAAAGATTTGCAAGTAAAGGAACTAATTTATTTACCACTGCCCAAAAAAATTTAGAGAAATGGATTGAGAAAGCAAAAACAAATCAAGAACCAAACCTGCTAAGTGTAGAGAATATAGATTGGGGAGTCGCAGTATCAAACTATACACAAAAGTATGGTGTAATATTTGCATGTTTAAATATGGCAAACGCATATACGCCTGGCGGTGGTTATATTAAGGGTTCGGGAGCGCAAGAAGAAAACATGTTTCGTAGAACAAATTGTCATTTTACAATAGACTCTACGCATCTTGTTCCAATTAATACTGACCAGGAATGGCAAAAAAGACAATATGCTCCAGAAAAAATAGACCTTCTTAAGGGAAAAGATGGTTATGTATATTTTGATTGGGAATATCCCCGAATATGTATACGAGGACCAGAAGAAAATAGTATATCTTTAGGATATGATTTTCTAGATGATGGCAAAATATTCCCTTTCTATGAACTGCGTTCTGCGGCCTTGGATCGTAGGAAGGATGGTAAGCCACCAAAGCAACTGAAAATGGCAGACTGGGAGATTCGTAAAATGAAATACCGTATTAATGCACAACTCGAAACACTAAGAGTACATGATGTAAAACATGTTATTTTAGGTGCTTTTGGGTGTGGAGCATTTTACAATGACCCAGAAACAATAGCTGAGCTTTACAAACAAGCTATAGAAGAACGTAAAGCATATTTTGAGGTAATTGTATTTGCCATAATACCTGAAACTCCTAATACGAATTTTGAAAAATTTAAAAAAGTATTTGAGACTAATCCATTAAGCATTGGTGCTAGTGCTAGTGCTAGTCCTAGTGCTAGTGCTAGTACAACTACTGACAATTTAGCACCACCAGTAAATGCACCAACACCACCAACATCAGCAAAACCAGCACTAAAACTAGCAATACCAACAACACCAGCAACACCAGCAATACCAATAAAACCACTAAAACTACCAATACAAACAAGAAAAGTAAGATTTAAACCCAATATCAAAGAAGAGTTTAGCATACCAGTGGGAAAATTACTGAAAACAGACTTTTACAGTCCCCGCACAGAGCGGCTCAATAGGGATGAAGTAAAAGCACTAGAGTCTCACAGGTTCCTCAGGAGAGATACAGACAAGCACCGGCCGAGCGACTACTTCCATGATAACGATGAAGCGGCGGCAGCTGTAATGATTGAGCGTCACTCAAGAGTAGATTATGATTTCCTACGCGGTGTAAAACAGAACCTCTATAGTCTTATGAAGACGAATCAGAATCAGTTAAGTGATGATAGGTTAAACTTCTTACTGAAGATTATACTTTTCTTACAAGATAATGATATTATAGATAGAGCAGATAAAATGTTGAAAGGTACCATGGCGAGAGATGATACAACACTAGATAAGGCAAAGGTTAAGCTTAACGCAAGGGTAAAAGCTGCAAAAGCGGATAGCGAAGAACAAGAACTTTTTGACAAAATAGTAGAGGACCAATTATCTAGATTAGAACACTAACCAAAGTAAGCTGGACATAAAAAACACTAACCAAATTTAATTTAAACATTAAGATCAATGGTAAAACACAAGTAAAAGTAGCAAAAAGGTATTTATGGATGAAATATAAAGCAACAAAACTGCTACTTAAAATTAACAACAATTATAATCAACAACCATAAAATTCAAATTTGTTAATAAATAATTTACATAGCTACTTGATTTATGTGACTTATTTTTATATAAACGTTTATTATGGTGTAATTTTAAAAGATGGGATTTTTTACTAGTCATTTTTTTGTTAGAGTTTGCCAAACTAAGATATTTTTTATAAATAGTATAACTTGCATTAATTAGTGAAAATGTATTATGTGTTAAACTATAATTTTTTAACATTATAAACAGTTGATCCATTGGATAATTAGGATTAATTTTTATATCTAGTTTCAAACTATCGCATCTAAAATTGAATATATTAGAAACAAGTACTTTTTCTACATTATATATTAATAAAGATTTGAAAAATATATAACTCAAAACATGGGATTTTTCATTATATAAAACATCTCCATTTTTTGTAATAGTTGTTAAAAACTGGGCATAGTCAAGTTTATTTACATGCAATATTTTAGCTACTTGAAAAAATGAATGATTTACTTCTGTTTTATAAAATCTCTCAAAAAGCTCTATTAATTTTACAAAATTAGTGCTATTATTATAGCAATAAATAAAAGTATGAATTATAAAAGCCCAAAATTCCGTAATTGCTTCATTTAGTCCAATTTTTTTATAGCTAGATGAACTTGGCGCAATATTGAATGTCTTTATTAGGCTTTGAAAATTACTATTAGCCTCATAATTCGTATGTAATAACTTGTCAACATTATAAGAATGTAGAGTTTCATGAATAAATACTTTAAAAAATTCATGTTTTCTATATATGTATATTTCGCCAGTTTTTAAGCAAGGATAAGTTAAACCAGTATTGATATTAAGCGCTCCAAGAACCTTGTTTGTATATAATTCAAACTTTTTAACAAAATGTGTCATAAAAATAGTTAATTGTAGTCCATTGCTATTACATATATTAGTAGTCACTTTTTTGTTATTAGTAGTCACTTTTTTGTTATTAGTAGTCACCTTTTTATTATTTGTTATATTTATAATAACTTGTAAAAACAGTAACATAGCTTTTACACAATTATTGAGTTTTTTAATATTAATTTTAGTTTTATCATAAATTATAAAATTAAAGGTAAATATTTGTTCATTAATAGTATTTTCATAAGTAATCATGGAACAATTATTTATATTAGCATCAATATATTCAACTATTGTATTATCAATATATTGAGTATTTGAAAATATTGTTTTTAAAATATGTGTTATTTTAGATTTTGCTACTTCATATGGGACATTAACTCTTGTGCTATCTATATTAATTTTATTAATAATAGGTTCATGCTCTTTAAATTCTAAGTATAGTTTGTTTAATAACTCTTTAAAATTGCGGTTTTTATTATGTGAAAATAGATTAGCTATAGCTAAACTTTTATTTTTAAATTGGCTTGATTTATATACATTATATAAATAGTTAGAGCTATGTGAGAGTTTAAAAAATGGGTTTTGATTTAAACTGGCGTTATTTAAACTGGTGTTATTTAAACTGGCGTTATTTAAACTGGCGTTATTTAAACTGGCGTTATTTAAACTGGTGTTATTTAAACTAGCGTTATAAGACACCATATATTACTTATTATATAAGTATAATAAATAATAAATAGTAAATAATAAATAGTAAGTAATTTATAATTAGCTAATTATAAATTATTTAAACTTATTATTAAAATAATATTAAGTATTAGTAATAATGAATATAATTGATGTAACACATAATAAAAAAGTTAATACAAGCTCTAAAAAACTAATAAGTAATCAAAAAATGATAACCAAAAATGCTATTTTAGAATATTATTATAATCGTCCAATAATTGCTAGTCGTTGTAAAGATACTGTAAAAGTACATGCGTTCACAATTCCAAGTGTTAAAGAGTTTGCGCATATTTATACAATAAATTATAAAGTATCTGAATTAAAAATTATACAAAAACACTATAATATTAAATGTGGTGGAAACAAAGAATACATAAAACAATATTTATATAACTACTTGTTTTACTCGTATAAAATAACTATAATACAGAAAAACGCTCGAGCGTTATTGGTAAAAAAATATATAAAATTTCATGGTCCAGCATTTTATAATCGCACTATATGTTCGAATGATGTTGATTTTTGTACGTTAGACACATTATCTAGTATTCCATATAATCAATTTATTAGTTTTAAAGATGAAAACAGACATATTTATGGATTTGATATAATCTCATTATATACATTATTTAAAAATGGACTATTAGCAATGAAAAAAACTAATAACGCAATAACAAATGACTCCTATGTCGATGTAGAAAATCCATTTACAAAGCAAAAATTTAGTGCAAATATATTAAAACAATTGATTGGTTATATTAATATTAGTAGAGTATTAAAGATTTTTATTAATTTGGAATACGATGAGCTTATTGCTGTTTCAGACAGCAAACAAGTAGAAATGAAAATATTAACATTATTTCAAAAAATAGATAGTTTAGGTAACTATACAAATATTAAATGGTTTTTAGAATTGGATAAAAAACAGCTAATACGCTTTATTCGCGAATTAATGGATATATGGAATTATAGAGCAAATTTAACATATGAAGTAAAGCGCGAAATAGTGCCTCATCGCAGCGATCCATTTTATGATAGAACCATAAATCCAAATATGCTAGGCCAATATAATTTTATTCAAATTAGAAAATATTGTATTACAGTTATTGACATATTAATTAATTCTGGACTTAATACTAGTTCGTGTTCTTTAGGTAGTTATTATGTATTATGTGCGCTAACAACAGTATCTAAAGATGCAGCTGAAACGTTGCCTTGGTTATATGAAGCAACAATATATTAAGTTTTAAACATAAAAACTTAAACTTAAAAATAAAAATTACAATTAAAAACTTTTTTTAAACGCATAAATGTCGTTTAAAAATGTTATTATTAATATAATATAATTAATATAATATAATTAATAATAAAACAACTTAAAAGAATAAATGTATTATAAAATATAAAATGCCATCGAAACCATCTCAAAAAAAAACTGACCCCACAGCAGTTGTTGCCCCTGAAGTTGTTGCGCCCGCTCCCGCGACCGAGCCATCAAAAAAGTCCAAAGCACCAAAAGTGTCTGACGAAGTTGTTGCGGAAAAGAAGGCACCAAAGGCCAAAACTTCTCCTAAATCTGAAGTAAGTGTTGCTCCTGAACCGGCTCCTACACCAGTTTGCGAAATGGACAACGTTGTTGTTTCGGATGCACTTGAACATTCTATTACTAGTGGCTTTACCGATTTTATTGGTCGTTTCCAGTCTATGATTACTCAGTTCAGTATTCTTAAAACTGAACTCCGTAATCTAGAAAAGGCTACTTCCAAACAGCTAAAAATCGCACAAAAGCTAAACAATAAAAAGCGTCGCAAGGGTTCGCGTGCGCCAAGCGGTTTTGTTAGACCTTCGCTAATTAGCGAGGAACTAGCTACCTTTTTAGGTAAACCAGCTGGATCTGAAATGGCTCGCACTGATGTTACTCGTGAAATCAACAAGTACATTCGCGCAAACAGTCTTCAGGACAAAGAAAACGGCCGCAAAATTATCCCAGACAAGCCTCTAAAAACTCTACTAAAGCTCGAGGACAGTGTTGAACTAACTTATTTCAATCTTCAAAAATATATGGGACCACACTTTCCTAAAGTAGTAAAGGTTGTTCCTGGTCCAGTTCCAGTCCCTGTAATGTAAATTAATAATATTTAATATTTAATGCGCAATCAAGCACTAAATATTAAAACTGTATAATAAAAATTGAAAGCACATTAAACATTTTGTAATTCTTAAACAAGGACAACTACTAATATGAAACAACTAACTAACGCACTCATTGTAATGAGTATGGTGCTATTAATTTTCAATATGTTCTTTGCTATTAAGTATGCTTTAGAATATATGTTACTACCTGATATAGTGCCGTTAATTTGGTTTCTAGTTGCTCTTCCTACACCATATTATGCTACTATTTTAACAGGACCATTATTAAGTTAAAAATAATAGTATTAGTTATTATTTAAAAATTAAATAGTATTACTATTTAATATGCTTCGCAAACTAATGACAAATAGTACAAATTTTTTTTTTATTTCTAGATTCAAACATAGTCATAGCATTTATAATATATTAACAAAATCATTATTGATTGATAATTCTCTCAAAAAAGATTTAGAAATGGCACAAAAAAGAAAACTTTTAAACGCAAAAACAAAAGCAAAATATAGCGATTCTAAAGAACATTTTAATTCAATTCAAATTATTGAAATGAGTGAAAGCCATGACATTCAACCATATATTAGAAATAAAAATAAATAAAAATAAATAAAAAATAAATAAAAATAAATAAAAAATAAATAAAAATAAATAAATAAAATCTAAATAATAAAAAAAATTGATTTAAGAAAATAACAATACTATTATTAGTATTATACTATTAGCTATGGCGACTATTGTAATGTCAAATGATTTCAATGCTTCTACTGATTTTGTGTATACTAAGGCAAAATTAAATGAGCGCGGCGGAAAATCAATTGGTATTCTTAATAAATCAAATAAGAAGGCGCTATATTTACAAACACCACTTATGTTAACGTGGGGTGTAAATGAGTATGTCGATGATAATACACAAAAGAAGTCATATGACTTAGCGCTTCAGTTTCCAAATGATGAATACAATAATCCAGAATGTGATGCCTTTCTTAAAAATATGCAAGAACTTGAAATGCGTATTAAGAATGATGCAATTACTAATTGTAAAGAGTGGCTAAACAAACCAAAGATGAGCCCAGATGCGGTTGATGCGCTTTGGAGTTCTATGCTAAAGTATCCAAAGGATAAGGCAACTGAAGAGCCAGATAAGTCACGCGCTCCATCACTAAAGGTTAAAATTCCTTATTGGGAAGGCCTATTTAAGAATGTTGAAATTTATAGTGAAAATCGTGCTTTACTGTTTCCAAATGATGACAATCTATCTATTAATGAACTTATTAGTAAAGGATCAAATGTCGCAACTATTATTCAATGTGGTGGTATTTGGGTAGCCAATGGAAAATTTGGAGTAACTTGGAAGCTATTTCAAGCAGTAGTTAAGCCAAAGACTAGTTTAAGCGGTAGATGCCATATTGTGTTATCTGATAAAGATAAGGAGAAACTAACTAGCACAGTTCAAGTCGATGATGATGATAACGACGAACATGTCGCAGTTCCAAGTATTACACAAGTTCCAGACAGTGATGATGAAGAACTTCCAGAAGTAGTTGTAAAGAATGACAAAGTAAAGAACGACCAAAAAGACGAAGTAAAAAATGACCCAACATACGATGTAAATGAAGAACAAGTAAAGCAAGTTGCGGTTGAAGATGCGCCAAAAAAGAAGCGAGTTATTAAGAAGTAAAACTAAATATTAAAAACTAAATATTAAAAACTAAATATTAAAAACTAAATATTAAAAACTAAATATTAAAAACTAAATATTAAAAACTAAATATTAAAAACTAAAAACAGCATATTTTTTTTCATATTTTTCATATTTTTCATATTTTTATATTATTCAAAAAAACAATAATATAAAAACAAGTTAGTCCTACTCTAAATGTATGTGAAAAACAATATCACTTTTAGCGCTATTATCTAATATATTATTACTATTAATGTTAGGAATCCCTTGATTTTCTAGTATATAAGTTTGGTACTTAGTAAGCTTTAAATTATTAATATTAATGCTATAATCATTAGTGTCTATAGTAATAATTAAACTATTAACATTATTGGCAATAATTTCCAATAGGGTGCTAAATTTATTTTTATAAGTGTAATGAATAATATTACTACCATCTAATGACACATTACTTGGCAATATTGGATAAATTTTGATAATAGCATTTTCAAATGCTAATTCATTATGCCATAATGGAACATATACATATTCATTGGCTATAGTTAATTTGTAAATATCACTATTTAATAAGTTTGAAATAGTAGGATTAATTATGTATATAGAATTTTTTTCTAAAATGCTAGTAATAAGTTTTTTTAAAATACTAACAATCTTATTTGTTAATAACAAACAAGTATTTAATTTTGTTAATAGTAAATAAATATCTTCTAATATTATTAATGATAATTTAGAAAATAATGTTTCAATAAATATAGTTAACTGTTTATCGGCTTCTACATTTGATACATTATTATTGTTATTATAATACTTTATAATAAAATTTATAAAACTAATTAGCAAGTTGTTATAAGAATTGTTTATGTTTTCATTACTTAAGTCATCTCCATTTAAGTCATCTCCATTTAAGTCATGTTCACTTATTAGTCCTTTTAACATACTAAACGCACAATTAATATTTTGAAATATTAATGTGGAATTTTCAGTATTACTATTTTTATCAGGATGATAAAGTAATGCTTGTATATGATAATGCTTTTTCAGTTCATTATAACTAATATTTTGAATATTTGTTATATTATAATTTTGTATATTTAAAATAATAATAGCATCACTTATTTTCATTTGCTAGCTCTATTAAATATAATGTAAAACTTTCTAAGTGAAAGATTGGTCTATAATTATTATTATAATTTTTGAAAAATATTAAACTGTGTATTATCAGATCACATATAGTATTAACGTTAATAATTTTTCTTAATATTAAATTTTGTATTATATAAAAAAAACACTCTTGACAATTTAAGTTATAAATTAATATATCATATAATAGTGTTCTTATATTTCTAATATTATAATTATTGCTTGTTAATGTGCTAATATATGTTTCACATATAGATTTATGATGTTCAATATAATTAATGTTATTAGAAATATCTAATATACTATATATATTTGGATTATTTACTTTATATAAAATACTTTCTGACTCTAATGTTGAGTCATTATTTTTTCCTGCAATTTTGTCTTCGACAGTCTTGTATTCGAGAGATTGTGATTTAAAAAAAAGTTTATTTGCTTTATTGGATAAAGCATATATATTTTTCTTAGTTAATTTCGAAAAATAAAGAATTTTTGATACATTAATAATTTTATCGGGTATAAAACTAATACATTCTGTTATTATAATAAATCGAATTAATATACTAGAAAATAATTCTTTCTGCATATAATTATATAATAAATCTAGTAAGTCGCAGTTTATTTTATCAAAATTGCGCAACACTATATAGCCTTTTTTTACATCAGAAGAGGCAACAGAGTTATAAATAATATTATATATGTCATTCCATAAACTTTTGCTATTATAAATAAAATTTTCTATATCAATCTCATAATGTATATCACTAATTTTTATATAGAACTCAGTTTTAGGCACACTTATATAGAGTTTTTTCTCATATTTTAAATTACTAGGACTAAAATATTGAATTAATTTTAAAGCACTCTTATATTTATAAGAGCACGGAGGCCCATAAAAAATATAGTTACTAAATTTATCATATTTAGTACCATTAGTATTTTCATCATTTATTATAGCCAACAATTCTTTATTAAAACTATATACACTGTTGTCATTTATTATTTCACAATAACTTTTTTTTAATGATGCCATACTTATTTTATTTTATTAAAATTAATTTAAATATTAATAACTTACTATTTTATAGTTATATTTTATTCAATTTAATACATAGTAAAAAATTGAATAAAATATGTTATATACAAAGTCATTTTATATACAAAGTTAATAACAAGCAATAAAATGGTTAATATATATGTTCTAAAGTTAGAACAAGGAAAATATTATGTAGGCAAAACAGACAATTTGCAATTTAGATTGGAAAATCATTGCAATGGGAATGGTTGTGCATGGACACAAAAATATAAACCATTAAAAGTAATAAAAATTATACCTAATTGTAGTGATTATGATGAAGACAAATATACACGAATTTATATGGATAAATATGGAATTCCTAATGTTTGTGGAGGGTCATTTGTGAAAGTAAATTTAGATAAAACAACATTAGACTTATTACAACATATGAGTAATAGTACAACTAATAAATGCTTTATTTGCAGTAAAGAAGGTCATTTTGCAAAAGAGTGTCATTCAAGTAAAAACAATACAAGCGTTAACAGTGATGACGGGTGGGAAACACTTAGCGAAGATGATGAACTATGGGTTTGTTGCAATTGTAATAAAGAGTTTACAGAAAAAAGCAAATGCGAAGCTCATAGTAAATATTGTAATTCAAGATATAAAAAGCAAAGCAGTTATGAAGATGACGACGAAGATGAAGATGACGACGACGATTGTTGTTTTCGTTGTGGTAGAGCTGGACATTATGCGAATGATTGTTATGCTTCAAGACATAGAAAAGGTTATTATTTAAAATAGCAATAGCAATAGCAATAAAAGTGATTTTTATTTAAATATATTATATAAATTAATTAAAACTAATACTAATTACTATACTAACAGTTAAAGTCAATATTATGATTTGCGAACCATTAGAGAGTATAAATTATGAAGCTATAATTTTAAATGAACCTGTAAAAAATAGCGTTATTCAATACAACTATTTTTACAAACTACTATATTCTACTAATATATTAGTGTTATCTAGTATATTTACTATATTTGAATTAACAAATAGTGTAATAGAAAATGATTCTATTAGTTTTAATAAAAATAATGCAAATTTTGATGTATTTAATAAATTAATAGCACTTGAAGAATATTTATTAAAATTGCTAAATTCACCAAAAACTAAGTTATATAGGTTCAAAGAAATATATGATAATAAGTCTTTAAGATTTGTCTTAAATGAGTCCAATGATATATTATATAACAATATAAATACAATAACAACAAAACATAAGTATTTGGTTTTAAAAATTTCTGGATTATGGGAGTCTAAAGAATCAATTGGACTAACTTTTAAATTTATAGTTGTAAATAAGTATTTACAATTTTATTAACATTAATACTAAACTCTAGAAATTGTAGTTTCATCTGTTGAAAAAAAGACTAAACTAATATGTATCATTACTATAAATACAATATTAACAACCGACAATATATATGTCAACATTTTTGTTAATTCAATGGTTATATCGTCTTTAGAGTCTTTATTATTTAATGTTTTATATAAATAATTACTGATTAAAATTATTTGTACTAATAATAATGTAGACGACATAAATGAATACGTATGATAATCAGGTGTTACTTTATTACTATTTATTCTAGTAAAAAATATTATATTCAAATATATAATATATAGTATTACTAATAAGGTTACAACTATAGGTGTAATCATTCCTAAACTAGAATAGAAACTAACTTTATTCCCAAACAAGCTATCATCATCAGTTTTTCTATTTGTATATGATATTCCGACAAAAATCATAATTGATAATGCTACTCCAGTCAAACCATAACCCCATATTGTTGTAGTTGCTGGTCCAATATTTCCTAATTTAGAATAATTTTCTTGGAAAAATATTTTTATCATTATTCCCGCACAAGCTAATACTATAAGATTTAACAAATCTAAATTATTATTGCTACTGATTCCAATACCAAATATATTTAAGGCATCAGACGATTTAGTGTCTGCTTCTCTTGGGGTTCTTGCTCCTTCTGCTCTTGTTGTTGTCGTTCCTGTTGCTGGGGGTGTCGTTCCTGTTGCTTGTAATGGTCTTGATGATTGTAGCATAGTTATTATATTAATATAATATTATATAACTTTATTAGTATAAATTTATTAGTATAACTTTATTAGTATAAATTTATTAGTATAAATTTATATAAATAGTAATATATATATAAAGTAATAATGACTTCATATTCAGATAATGTTAACTTTAGCTATTCAATAGATAGTAAAATCTTATTTATTGACAGTAATGATCGCGATATAGCAAAATGGCCTAATCCATCTGAATTTGAAATAACATGCCCACAAGTGTATAATAACGTTCAATCATTAAATTTATTAAATATTGTCTTACCAAATTATATATATAATATTAGTGATTATTTACAAAATAATAAATTAGTAATAAATATATCTGGATTAGCAGAACAAATAATAACATTAGAAGATGGATATTATGATGTTGAAACTTTAAGAAGTTCTTTAGAAAATAATATAAATAATAAATGTGGTCTAAGCGGAAATGTTGTTATGTATATTGGATATAATAAAGTAAACCATAAATTCTATTTTGGTCGTAAAAATAATAATATTCCTAATGCTGGTTTTTTTCAACTAAAATTTGATAAACAATTGGATTTCTCGTCTTCATGTGTAACAAATAGTGATGTATATTCGCAACACAGCAACTGGGGGTTAGGATATATATTGGGTTTTGATAAAAAAACATATAGTTCAAGAGCTATTGACAGTTCAAATAATTTAAAGTTTGATTATAGTGATATTGCTTGGATAGACACTAGTAATGCGAATGTCATTAGTTCACTTTATCCACATACATTAGATGCTAATGAACATATATATATTGAATTGGAAAAATACAATAAATGCGATGATTTAAAACCTTATTTATCTTATAACTATAATAATTCAAATAGTGGGATTGTAAATTCAGCATTTGCTAAAATACCACTTCATGTAGCAAGCAGTGGTATTGATACTGCTTTATTAGATCATGAGATTTCGTCTTGTGTGAGCTATTTTAAACCACCTATTGAAAAAATAGCAAAATTAAAAATAAAGATTAGATACCATAACAATATGCTTGTAAATTTACAAAATGCTAATATATCATTGAGCCTAATTATTAATCAAGTAAGCAAAGAATTTGCTCCATTAGTGCGTTAAAGCATTATAGCAATTTTCACACAAAGGCATATATTCATGTATTCCAATTAATATTTGAATATCACTATTGACAATACGATGACTGTATTTAGATAATCCATTACATAAATCATTACATAAATCATTTACACTATTATGACATAGTCCAGTTAATGGATATATTTTAGAAGCATAAGGAAGTAAATTCATCATTGTTCCAAAACTATCTCTCTTATAATCTAAATCAAGACCACATAAAATAACAGTTTTCTTCAAATTAGCATTTAAAAACAATACCCATTTATCAATAGACTCAAAAAACTGAGCCTCATTTATAAAAATAAATTGCGCATTTAAAATAATATTATATGTTTCGCCAGTAATAAACTCTTCCATACTTTTTACACAATAACATTCTATAGATTGTTTATTATGACTAACTATAACGTTTTCACCATAACGATTATCAAGCTCATAATTAATTGCAATACATTTGTCTTTGCCGTAATTTTTTACATATAAGTTATAAAGTTCAACTAATTTAGTAGTTTTTCCAGAAAACATAGGACCGTAAATAATACTAATAAATGGACTATTAATGTCCTTCATAGTGTGTTACTATATATTAATAAATAACAATTAAGTATTAATATATACTAATTTCAATCACTATTTTCAATTTTTTATAATATATTAATATAATATACTATATTAATAATGAATACATCCACTTGGACCGATGATATTGATAATGTATTAAATAACATACGTATAAATTGCGTTATATTAAACAAACTACATAAGCAACGCTATTTTGAATTAAAGTCTACATTAAAATATTACAGGTTACCAGTTATTATATTAAATGGAGCAAATAGCATAATAGCAGTTGGTTTACAGCCTTACGCCGACCAAGGAACAATTAGTTTATCAACTTCTTTAATAGCCTTAACTTGCGGTATAATAGGCTCTATTGAGTTATATTTTGGAATACAAAAGCGACTTGAAAATGATATGATAAGTCAACGTGATTATTATCTTCTCTCAGTTGATATATTTAAAACATTAAGTTTAAATAGGGAAAATAGACCTGTTCCCGCAAAAGACTTCCTTGAAAAGTCTTACAATACTTATACAAAACTGATTGAAAGTTCATCAGCCCTTAGTAGGGTTAAAGGTGATAAGTTGATTCCAATAGATTTCAATATTAATGATATTAATGAAAATAATGACAGTAATGAAATTGTTGTATTAACTCCCAAACCAAGTGGCCGTGTTGATTTGTCAACAGCTGAAGATGAATAATAAAGTATTATAAATTTATAACAATTTTAAAAATGTTATAAATTAAAATTGTTATAAATTAAAATTGTTATAAATTAAAATTGTTATAAATTAAAATTGTTATAAATTAAAATTGTTATAAATTAAAATTGTTATAAATTATAATTGTTATAAATTAAAATTGTTATAAATTATAATTGTTATAAATTATAATTATTCCTAATAAATGCAGATAGCTTTTTATAATCTTCAATAAATATATTTTTATTGCCTTGATACTTAAATATTATATTATTTTTTTTACGTTCAAGTTCTGTTGGCGGATATAACTCATTCCAAGCCGTTATTATGTCATTGTCTATAACATTTGAGAGATTTAATAATGGATAACTATATTTCATATACGCAAGTGATCTAGCAATTGTTCCACGAGAATAATTACACGGAACATAAAATTTTTGAGCTGCTGATTTGTCGGCAGCATGAGCAAATTTCTTGTTGCTACGTAAATTGTTTGTATAATAATTTGTTAAAACTATATTGTGCATGTCTTTATTTGCCTTGTTATAACGTTTTGTAAATGATTGGGGAAAGATATGTTCTGCGCTAAGATTATTATATTTAGTATATTTTAAATTACTAAAATTAGTTAAGTTATTTAAATCACATTCTTGCGAACAGCTACAAAAATCATTATATAAGTCATAATATATATTGTTGTTATAATAATATTGTTTTATAGTTTTAATAGAATAATATTTTGTAGGCAATACACGAGTAATAGAATTATAATTTCTACGCAATAAAAGACTAACAAACAATTTAGTTTGAGAGAAGTAGTTAAACAAACGCATATATATTACTTCTTAAAACTAATATATATTTTACTAAATATAAAACTGATAAAAACTGTTTAAAAAAAATTGATAACTATTTTTTTTATGAAAACTTTAATCAAATTAATATTTATATTAAATCAATGACAGGTCATACACCTAGCACAGAACAAAATCAAGAATTTTTATCAACAATGCATACTATGATTGATGATTTAGATACTATTTCTCCCCACATTGATGAGGTTATTTATTTAAGGTTAGTAAATGGACTACAACGCTTATATAATATACACAATACAGGAACACAAACAAATATGAGTAATAACAGAAATACTCGGATCTATGAGCAACGTCAAATATTTAATGAAGAAAATAATCTATCCCAAAATATTAGTAGCGCTCTAATAAGACATTATGAACGAGTTAATGATATTAGTGGTATTCCTATATATCCTGTAAATAGTGATGCTTATCCAGTAAATACTGATGTTTATCCAGTAAATAGTGATAATACTGCTATTTATATTGTAAATAGCAATGCAAATAATCAAAACAATCATAGTATGCATTGGATAGAAGCGGCGCTCAGAGAAGGGATAACGCGAGCATGAGCTTTGTCGGTGAAATAGATTATGATGGCTATATTACATACGATTAAAAATTTTAAAATGATTAATGATAAAAAATGCTAAAAAAAATTGATAACTAATTTTTTTATGAAAACATTAATATTTATACTAAATCAATGACAGGTCATACACCTAGCACAGAACAAAGTCAAGAATTTTTATCAACTATGCATACTATGATTGATGATTTAGATACTATTTCTTCTAACATTGATGAGGTTATTTATGTAAGATTGGTAAATGGACTACAACGCTTATATAATATACACAATACAGGAACACAAACATCTAGTAATGTTAGAGAAACTGTTAATCACAATAGGCATATATATCGAGAGAATGTTCAAGCTAATAATGAAGTCCAAATTAATAGAATGTTAGCACGTCATTATGGAAGAGTTTATGACAGTAGTGGTGTTCTTATAAGTAACGAACCTTATCCTATAAATGATGATAGTAATGATATTAATGCTAATGCTCTTAATAATTATGATGTTGAGCCAAATGTTATAAATGCTAATCCTAATGTTATAAATGCTAACCCTAATATCATAAGTGTTGACGCTAATGCTATTATTAATGAAAACAATGAAGCACATAATCGGGAAACTGCCAGACTTAGCTATGTTGCTCTTTATAGTAATGCGTTTGATTATTGGAATCAAGTTCGTTTTCAACGTGCTAATTAAGCAATTTTATAATATAAAAATGTTGTTGTGCTAAGCAAAATACCACCCCATAATGTGTCTAATAGCACCAATAGTGGCGACCACTCATTAAAAAAAGCATAATTTGTTGTTTCATAAACCCCATTTATTAGCACACCTAATAAAAAGGCATCTTTAACAGGTGCATTTTTTCTTATTATAAAATAATATAGTCCACTAACCAATAATATATAACATGCTAAGGCAGAAACAAATCTAATCTTAACATCTGTTTTTTGTATATTTTTTAATATAGGCAGCATAAAATCTTTAAACACAAATAAATATGTTAAGTCTAATATTAGTAATAATGAAGCAATAAGCGCAAGTTTTTTTAACATAATATAATATAATATAATATAATATAAAAAACTATAAAAAACTATAAAAAACTATAAAAAACTATAAAAAACTATAAAAAACTATAAAATATAGTGTTAGTTTATAGTTAATATATGAAACATAGGTTTTTAGCTCTTTATAAAAAAAACAAACTATTATTTGTACTATTTTTATTTGCCATTATATTAATTTTTTCATTTATAAATCAGTCAAATGTTTAAATTAATTAAACACCATATTTTTCTTTAATCCATAATTTTAATGCATCAAGACTACAAGTTAAATAATTAGTATCACTTTTAGTATTAAAGCCTTGTAATTTTAAAAATTGCGGTTTTTTCATTTTTTCACTTTTATAAAATATGTAGTCACCATATTTTCCTTTTCTAATTGACATGCTATTGGAAATATAGCGCACCAAACTATTTGAAACAGGGTCGCATGTTTCTAATATAGTAATAGCATCTTCAAGCGTTAACTCTTTAAAAGGGACATTTATTTTAACGCTAACGAGAGATTTTCGCAACTCTCCGCATTCTAAATAATAACCATAAGAGCCATATTTTAAATAAACACTTTCCTCTTTATACACTCCCAAGTTTTTAATAGACTCTTGTGTATTATCTAACACGTCCTCTAAAGTGTAATGGCCTGCTTTTAATAAGTCAATGTCAATATTTTTTTTAACCCCATAAAATCCCAATGTTCCATCTTCTTTTGTATATTTAAGCGTTGGCCCATTTTTCCCTATTATATATGTATGTTTGTCATCTAGTGCAATTTGTAATTTGTTAATAGTTTCACTACTCTTAGTCGAGTCACTACTCTTAGTCGAGTCACTACTCTTAGTCGAGTCACTACTCTTAGTCGAGTCACTACTCTTAGTCGAGTCATCATTATTTGTACTGATTGATTCAATTAATGTATTCATCAAACTAGTACATTCACTAGTTAACTCATAATATGCTTTAGCCCCTAAAGCAATCTTGTCAAGGTCGTCTTCCATTAATTTTGTATATTCATAGTCAAATAGTTTATTAAAATGTGTTATTAAAAATTCAATAGTAATTATTCCAAGCTGTGTAATGACTAATTTATTTTTCTCATTACCAAATTCTTTTGCGCTTGTTTCTTTAGTAATATTGTCTTCAATCAAAGTATAGTCAGTACTATTTATTTTTTTTCCTTGAACATGCTCTTTTTTAACATAATTACGTTCTTGTATTTTCTCTAATAACGATGAAAATGTTGATGGTCGTCCAATCCCTTTTTGTTCTAACAATTGAACTAATTGTGCTTCACTATAATGCGATTTTAAGTCTTTTAACGTCTCTTTACAAATGATTTTGTTATAGTCTATAGTACCTTCTTTTATATTTTTCAAATAATGATAATGTTTTTCTTCATTCTTATTATTAACAATTTTCCAACCTAAAAAAGTATTTTCTAAAGCACTATATTTATAATGAGAGTCATGTGGTGCGCTAATAGACACATTAAGTTGATTATAACAAGCATTAGACATAACACTTTCCAAACTATTAGTATATATTAGTTTATATAACTTAATGTGTTTTGCGCTATAGTGTGCGCTGTCAAGTGTTTCAAGTGCTATATTTGTAGGGCGAATTGCCTCGTGTGCCTCTTCTAATGTTGAAGACATTGCTGCGCAACAAGTTAGCGCTTTTAAGTCATCGTAATTAGCAACATAATAAGCACCATATTTTACACTAATAAACGCTTTACATTGTTCTATAAAATCTTCACAATAAGATTTACTTGGTGTTCTCATATATGTAATAAGTCCATCTTCATATAATTTTTGCGCATAGCTCATAGTTTCTTTAGGTGAAATATGTAAGCTATTACTTGCTGCTTGTTGAAGTGTGGATGTGCTAAAAGGAGATGGTGGACTTTGTATAAGCGTTTTCTCGCTTGCCTTACTTAATATATGATCGTATGTTGTGCTTAATTCTAAAAACTCATTTATTGAACCATGACTATTATGATTTTTATTTAATACAAATTCAATATTTTTGTCAGTAAAATAGCCAACACTATTAAAGCTAAGTGTTCCAGGAGACTCTTTAATTGCTTTATAATTATCATACACTAGGCGCAATGCGGGACTTTGACAACGCCCGGCACTTAGCGAATTTTTACTATTTGCCGCTATAGATTTCCATAATAATGGAGTAATAGTAAATCCAACAAGTAAATCTAAAATTTGGCGACCTTGTTGCGCATAAACAATATTCATATTTATTGTTCTAGGATTTGCCAAAGCAACTTTGATTGCTTTTTCAGTAATTTCATGAAATATTATGCGCTTTGTTTTTGCCACATCTAAGTTAAAGACCTGTGTTATATGCCAGGCAATAGCTTCGCCTTCGCGATCATCATCAGTAGCCAAAATGACTTCGTGTGATCCATTTATTGCTTTCTTGATTTTGGCTATTTGCGGTTGCTTGCTTTCAATTAATTTAAAGTTAGGTTTGTAATTAGCACTAATGTTTATTTGTTCTAAACTTGAGAGATGTGTAATATGACCATACGAACCAATCACTTTATAGCCTTGTCCTAAAAATGATTCTATGCTGCCACATTTTGCGGGAGACTCAACAATTAACAAAGTATAAGTCATATAATATAATATAATTTAATACTAAGTTAGTATTAAATTATTTATTTCAATTATAATAATTAATAAAAAACATTATTGTCTTGGTTTTAACTCTAATGTTGGTTTTGGACTTGCTAATAAACTTCGCACTTTCATTAATTCATTATCTTGATATATACCACCCCCTTTTCCTGGTTTATAAACATTGATTAATGCTTGCCCTGTTAATAACAATATTTTTGCCAAAGTTTCATTTTGTGTAAATTTAGCATATTGCGCCTTTTCCAACAATCCATATCTCATTTTAGCAAATTCTTCTTCACCTATTACTAGAGAACCAAGTGATTTTTTTGAAATATTAGAATTATATAATTTATGGGCATCATCAATATTTGAACCAACTTGACCATCTTTAGTAAATTTATTATATAACTCGACACTTGGTTTAAACCTAGCCGCCAACATATAATGCATAACGCTAGACCAGTTCTTTCCATCAATTACTAAATTAGGAACTAAATATTGAGAGTCTAACTTTTTGCGCCAATCAACATATTCTTTATTGTTATTAAGCTCTAATATGTTTTTGGCAGTTTTAAATTCGGGGTTAATACTTTCCCCACTTCCTTGACCTATTTTTACGTGTCTAGACTTATTATATATTTGAATAACTACTGACTTATTATAATATTTTGTATTAGGACTGGTTCCAACTAAAGAATCAGATTTTGTGCTAGTACTAGATGTTGTTATTCCGTTTTTATTAGCAAATTGTATAAAATCGGGTATCAATACATATAATCCAGCCATTTTTTCCATACACTTTTCTAAAATTAGCTCTTTTATTCTATAGGGTAGTTCATTGAATGTAAAAGCGCCACGCTCTATATTTTTATCATAAGTAATTAGTGTATAATGACTGCTATGTTTACTTATTAAATAATCAAGCATAATATAATACGACGGTTCAAATAATCCTTTTGCCATTATTTGTTTATCTGCTTCGCTACACTGTAACACCAATTCTTTTTCACCTTCCAAAAAATGAGTTTGTGATAATATAACAAACTTTACATTATATAGTCTTTCTAAAGTAACAACTGCCCAATTATCTGCCCAATATTTACCACCAACAGTTGAAATTACTTTTTTAAGATCTTTAACATCATTTACATCTTGCATAAAGGCAAACTCCTCCACTAGTTCTTGAAATTCATCAGACTCTTGATTTGTGGCACTATATTTACTAAAATTAGTCTTAGCGTCATCAATCAAGTTTTTCTTAGTTTGTCCATCAATTGTTCCGCCAATTAGTTTCTTAATTGTATTATGCTTGCTCTTAAATTCTTTAAGCTTAGTTTGTGAGGTTTTCATACCACCATAAAACAATTTGAAAAATTCAGAATAAGTAGCATATACTGTTTCGTCGACTTCATTTGCCAATTTTTCGCGAATAGCTTTTACTGATGTCTCAATTTTGACTGATCTTAATCCATCTCGTAATGAGGCAAAAAAGCAATCACCACCTCCCTCATTTCCTTTTATTGAATATTTTACACTTTTCAAATATTTATTTACCCAATTATGGGTTGGATCTTCAACATATTTACTAATTTCATAGTCGCTTTCTTCTTTTGTTTGACTTGCTAAAGCCATTATATCAAAAGGTGGTTTTGTTGGTAATAGAGCGACTTTTTTGCCTGTATCATCGCTAGCATCTGTTTCTTCGTCTTCATCTTCATCTTCGTTTTCATCTTCATCTTCGTCTTCTGATAAGACACTAATATCATTAGGTAATGAACTAATTAAAGATTTGGCAAATGAAAACAATAGTGGTTCGGACATTTTAGATAAGTCAACATCACCATCTTCATCTAATAGCGAAGAATAAATATTATTATATGTTTCATATATTCCTATTTTAGCTATTACAAATCCATTATTTGCTAAATATATATTAAAATATACAATATTTTTACTTTTATGCTCAAATTGTGCTAGTCCTAATACAAATTGTATAGTTTTATCATATATTTTTGCTGAATATATACTTGATTCTACGTCAATATCATTACTTGCTATAGCTTTAGTCTCTTCATATTTAATTGTATTATTAATGTTGGAGACTACCATTATATAATATAAATTATTTTATATGAAATGTTTAAACTATTATAAAATAAACTATTTTATAAACTAATTTTTGATAAGTTCATCATATTTGTCACATATATTCATTAATTTAAATTTAATTTTAGTTGTAAAACTAGGATAGCTAGTATTGTTTAATAATAACAACTTAAATGAATCAACTAGACTACATAATATATTTATATTGTGGTCTGCTAGTTTAATAACTTTGCTAATTTTAAACAACTCGCTACAAAATATTAGTAAAAATTCTTGTATTGTTTCACAATATAGTTTATTATTTTCTAATTCTAAATTTTTTATAAAAAATTCAGTAAAGTGTGAAAGTGTTGACTTCATAGAATTGTGATTTATGAAAAAGTTAGTATAAAACTCTTGCTTCTCGTTATTTAATGGGTCGTATAAACTAATGTTACTATGCTTATACAAATTTATTATAAAAATAATAAAACACTTATATTTATCATTGTTTTTATTTATGACAAAATCATCACATATACTAGTACTATTGTATTTAATAATAGTATCAAAATCTAAAAACTCATTATAATATTTTTGTAATAAATTATATAGTGTTATTGTTTCTAATTTGTAATTTTTATTGTAGTATACATTAAATATTGAAAATAATATGTCGCTATAAATGGTGCTATAACTTACATTATTATAACATATGTATGTTATAATATAATTATCTATATAATTAATATCTTCATTGTTATTACTTTCTATACAATTTGTTAATAATTGCATATACATTATTATTAGCTCTTGCTCTAATTTAGCATAATTAGATGGGGCTAGCTTATTTAATATACTTTTAATTGTGCTTTTAACTAACTCTATTTTAGTTCTAGTTTCTTCTTTCTTTTTAACACTATTAGAGCGACTAGTGTTATTGTTATTGTTATTGTTATTGTTATTGTTATTGTTATTATAAGAATTAGATTGTTGATAATAATTATCATTAGTTTTACCTTTTAATTTTGTTTTTTTAAATCTAAAATCGTTATCATTATCAATAATATTTAATGATATATCATTATTTATTGTATCCAATATTGAATTTAGACATTCTAATAATTGAATGTCTAAAGTTTTATTTTCTAATGATAAATAATATTCACTAATAAATGAACTAGTGTAACTAATCATAGTATTATTAATAATAGTTTTATTCTTTTAATTATTTTCGTTTTATTAATATATATAAAGTATAGTATTAATATTAATAAACACAATGAATATTTTATCAACTGTATTAAGTTTTTATGACGACCAAGAAAAGAATAGCTCCGCCGATTACAATGATTGCTTTAAGTTACCAATAGAATATTTAGAAGAATCAAAACTCAAACTACTTAATAATAATATAATAAGTGATTTAGAATTAAAAGTGACAAAAGAAGATGACTCTGCAAATAACCCAAGTTCTAATAATAATTCAGGTGTTTATAATTTATATTATCATGTGTTTGATCCGACAAATATTTTTGAAAAGAACATTTTAAATAGATGGTCTAATTATTATACAATTGATAAAGAGTTTTTACTAGAAAGCCAATATTTATTGAAAAATTACAAATGTATTAAAAAAGTGAATTTTGCCGATGATACTAACATAACAAAAGAAGAAGAGTTATATACTAATTGTAATAAAATTATATATGATAATGGGTTTGTTAATAATTATCAATATATTGATATTCCGCTATTAGATAAATATAATAATAACAGTATATTATTGCAATGTTTAAGTATATATAATCTCTCAAGTCCTGTATTTTCACTGTTAATTCCAATCATATTTTTATTGTTGCCATTTTTTATAATTAAATTACAGGGTTATACTATAACTTTTGATTTATATTTTGAGCATTTAAAGAAAGTATTTGCCAATCATATTATAGGTCAGTTATTTAGTTCATTTAGCGAAACAACAGTTAGCAACAAACTTTATTTATTATTTAGTTTTGGATTTTATATTTTTCAATTGTATTTAAATTTTACAAGCTGTATCAAATATTTTAAAAATATTAAATATATAAATAATACATTGTTTGATCTAAAAGACTATATAAGTAACGCATTACATAAATATACTAATTTTTTGAAGTATTCAAAGTATTTAAATAGTTATAAATTGTTTAATGAAGAACTAAGAAAAAATATCACAATTTTTACCATTTATTACAATGAATTAACAAAGTTACACCCATATACATTAAGTATTTATAAACTTACCGAATTAGGACAGTTAATGAAATGTTTTTATTCTTTAAATAAAGATAAGACATTTATTACAAGCTTACATTTTTCATTTGGTTTTAATGGATATATTAAAAATATTGAAAAGTTGCAAGAATTTGTAAGTAAAAATATATTGAATTATTGTTCTTATAATAGCTCTAATACTAATCCTACAAAATTTACTAACGCATATTATGCGAATTTAAATGTTATTCAATATTTAAATACAAAAGAAACGGCAACATTAGATAATCCAATAATAGTAAAAAATTCGTATTGTTTAGATAAAAATTTAATACTTACAGGCCCAAATGCTTCAGGTAAAACAACCATCTTAAAATCTAGTTTATTTAATATTATATTATGTCAACAAATTGGATGTGGATTTTTTGATAAAGCACAAGTAAAACTGTATGATTATATACACTGTTATATAAATATTCCAGATACAGGTGGTCGTGATAGTTTATATCAAGCAGAAGCCAGACAATGTAAAAATATATTAGATAACATTGAAAGTAACAAAGAGCAAAATCATTTTTGTGTATTTGATGAACTTTATAGCGGAACAAATCCTGAAGAGGCTTTAAGTTCGTCATTAAGTTATTTAACATATTTAAATAAGTTTAGCAATTTAGATTATATTTTAACGACACATTATACAAAATTATGTAGGAAATTAAAGAAGCAAAACAACTGTTATTGTATGAATGTATTGAAAAAAGACAAAGATTTTGTATATACATATAAAATAAAAAAAGGAGTATCAAAAGTAAAAGGAGCACAAAAAGTGCTTAAAGACTTGGCATTTCCAGAAAATATAATTAACGGAATGAATTAATATTAATTCGTTAAACAATACTTAAAATAATATAATTTAAGTATAATATAAATGTTACATTTATTTAAGTTTATAGATTCTGGATTTTTATTAACATTAGGATTATTGTTATTAATAGGAGGATCAATAATGTTATATTGCTATCGCAGACTTAATTTATTGGAAAGAAGTATAATAGAACATGGTAAAATACTACAAAATTTTATAGTAAATTATAATAATCAAATGAGTCGATTATGTTTAATAAATAAATCAGGAACTAATAATGGAATATCTAGTACTGAAGAATGCGATGATTATATTTGTAGTACAACAAATAATGATAAGCTAGTTAAAAAAATAACTATGGAAAAAAAAATAAATGTTTCTGATGATGAAAACGATGTGTTAGATGAAGATGATGATGATGATGATGATGAAGATGATGAAGATGACGATGACGATGACGATGATGATGATGAAGACGACGATGATGATGACGATGATGACGATGATGATGATGATGATGATGATGAGGATGCTAATACTAAAGTGTTTGATATAAAAGAACCATTAGCACTTAATAAAGAATTTTATGAAACAATTCAATCGAGTCAAACACCTAGTAATACTAGTAATAATGTAGAACTAGTTGAAATTAGTAGCACTTCAAATTATTTAAATAATGATGAAGACATATTTATTAAAAATTTACCAATTGTATTGAGTGATTTTAATGAAGAGTTAGAACCTACTTCGAAAGTAATTAGTTTAGAAAATAATTCAGAAACAACACAAAAAGTAGAAAAAAAGAACTATAGCAAAATGAGAATAGATGAATTAAGAGCACTTGTTGTTACAAAAAATATCTTAGACAATGAGGAGGCACTAAAATTGAAAAAAAACGACTTGGTTAAATTATTACAAAAATAAATTGTATAGTTAATATATATAAAAATGGAGTCTGGACTGATGATGTTAGTACATTCTATAATAATTGGGTTAGTTTTATATGTACTAATGATATATGGTCTTAAACAGAGACATGTTGTTGCGGAAAATAGAAGTATATTATTGGCAGCGCTAGCTTTAATATATATGATTGTCTTCGGTCATGGATTACCTGGAAAAGTAAATAAAGATTTATTTTAGAAAACTATGTTTTAGAAAACTATGTTTTAGAAAACTTTGTTTAGTATTATTTAGTGTTATTTAGTGTTATTTGTTGTATTTAATTTATAAATTAATGTTATAAAAATTAATATTATTACTATATAATATTAATTTTATGAGTTGGGGAACTTGTTATAATGGTTCAAATAACATTCATTTTAATTATCCACCATTAATGGACGACTCAAGATTATTTAGCGATTATAATTCATCTGTTTTAAATGATAATGTTTTAAAACATAGAAATAATATACGAACAAATAGTGATTATAGAAAATATTTACAAACAAATAGTGATGCGCTAATTAAAAATAATCAATTAATTGCTTGTAATGAATGTAGTGTATGTCCTTATTATAATAGCACAAATTCAAATAATGCTACTAGTAAAACACCATATATTTTTATGTCTACTTTGACACGCGATCAGCCATATGGTTATGAAACCAGCAACTTAAAAAATATATATTTAAGCCAACAACAATTAGACGCGCAAAAACATGTTACAAAGTATATTATTAGTAATTAATAAAAAGTAATTTAAAGAATTGTTGTTATATTTTTAACAATATATTTTTATTATATTTAATATATTTTTATTATATTTTTATTATATTTTTATTATATTTAATATATTTTTATTATATTTTTATTATATTATTATTATATAAAAATATGAATTTTTTCGATAATTTGATGACTCCTCTTAGTCGCGACCATTGTATGTTATTTTACTATCTTGGACTAATCAGTTTGTTTTTTGCCATTGCCGCGCTTATAGGTTTTATTTTGGGTTTATTTAGAAAGAATACTCAATATGCGATGGGCGCATATTTTATGTCGTTCTTAAGTAATATGATTTTATACTATATTTCAAGAATACATTACTCCATATGCGTAGCTGCGTTACGTTAATTAGTGTGTACTAACTTTACAAATAACTATATAATACTTATTTAAACAAGTATTATATAACTATGAAATTATTAAGTATAGATATTGGTATAAAGAATTTAGCATTTATTATAATCGAAACAAATGAAGCTAATGATTTTAAAATAATAAAATGGGATGTAATAAATTTATGTAGCAACAATAATAATTGCGCACACCATTTATGTAAAAACAAACCGGCATTTTTTAAAAATAGTACTTATTATTGTAAAATACACGCAAAAAAAACAGCCTATAGCATCCCATTATGTAATATTAAAACGTTACATAAACTATCACTTAAAAAGCTTAGTGCACTTGCAGACGAATATAAACTAGTTTTTGATAAGTCTATAAAAAAACCCATGTTAATTGTATTATTAGAAACTCATTTAAATGAACATTGCTTAGAAGCAGTTCAAAGCGTCAGTGCAAATACTATGAACTTGGTTCATATTGGAATTAATATTAAGGATCGATTAAATGAACTATTTAAAGACTACAATATATTGACATTGGATAAAATAATCTTAGAAAATCAAATAAGTCCAATCGCTAATCGGATGAAAACAATTCAAGGTATGATAGCGCAATACTTTATAAATTCTAACAATTATAATATATACTTTATTTCCGCAACTAATAAATTGAAATCCTTTTTAAAAGATATAAGCAATTCAAGCGTTAATACTAATAAAATTACTTACGCGCAAAGAAAAAAATTAAGTATTTTTCATACAAAAGAAGTATTAAAAAAATATAATATGACTAATGAGGTGTCTTTTTTTTCTGAACATTCAAAAAAAGATGACTTAGCTGACTGTTTTTTACAAGCTTATTATTATATTAATATTAAGAATTAAATTATATTAACAATTTAATAATTTATATTAATTAATTAATTAATTAATATAATATTGTTTGCGGAGTATTTAAAAATTAAACTTCTATTTAAATCATAATAGGAGTAATGGAAATAGTCGAAATAGAGCCAGAAATTTTAAATATTGATAGCTTTAGCATTCCAGATTTCAAATTTAACGAATCATTTGACAATGATGATATAGTTAAAAGCAAGCCTACCTCAAATTTTGGTGGAGGTATTGAACTATTAATGAATGTTAAAAATAAAAATGACAAAAAAGCGAGCTCATCAATTGATATTGAAGATATTACAAATTTAGAAAGCGAATTAAATAATCTAGCATCTAACATAAGTGACACTGAACAAACTAACGAACCAGAAAAACCATTTTATCAAGACAAAGACAGTGACACTAAAAAAGAAATAAAATTTGGACAAAGCACTACAACTAAAAAATCAATATTTGGTGATTTATTTGGTTCAAGCAAAGTAGATGGTGAAAATGTTAAACCTGTTACGCAAAATCTTGACTCTGATACAAATAATTTAGGCAAATCAACAGCAAATATGAATGAAACAAAAACGTGGGATGGATATGGTAAATTTAATAACATTCCAATAAATTTAGAGCAAGCTCAACAAAAACCCCAACTAACAAAGGAAGAAGAGCTGCGTGAAAAATTCAAATATGTGCGGAAGTTAGATGATCTAGAAAAAAAAGGCATAAGCTTGTCTAAACGTTATACTATGGATTCTGATTTAGATGAAATGATTGGTGAATATGAAACAATTGTTGCGGAAAAAGAGAAATCAAATGCGATTAAGTTTCAAGGCAAAATGATGATGGCTTGCATAACAGGATTAGAATTTTTAAATAGCAAATTTGACCCGTTTGATATAAAATTAGATGGATGGGGTGAACAAATAAATGAAAATATTGAGGACTATGATGATATTTTTGCTGAATTACATGAAAAATATAAGTCTAAGGCAAAAATGTCTCCTGAATTGAAATTATTGTTTCAATTAGGTGGTTCTGCTGTAATGGTTCATATGTCTAATACATTATTTAAATCTTCTATGCCGGGTATGGATGATATTATGAGACAAAATCCCGAATTAATGAAACAATTTACACAAGCAGCTGTTAATACTATGGGGCAAACTAATCCTGGGTTTGGTGGTTTTATGAATGGACTTTTTGCTGGAAACAATGGATCATCAAATAATAATACTAACGGCTATACTCCAGGATTTGGAAGCACTATGCCTCCAAATGTAAACTCTGGTCCTCCACCAATGTCTGTTGAAACAAAATTACCAGAGCGTAGCCAACGCATGCCTAATTTAGCTAATCGTCCTGATATTAATTCCGCGCGTGGAATTGATATAACAAATAATGAAGCAAATCCATATGAACAAGAGAGAATAACGCGACCAGAAATGAGAGGTCCAAGTTCTGTAACATCTCAAAATCAAAGTATTGCTTCTTTATTAAATGGACTAAAGAGCAAGCAACCCGATAATGATACTAATTATAACGAAATGAGCACAATTAGTATTGATGATTTAAAAGATTTAACAAATGCAAAAATACCAACAAAATCAAAACGGAGACAAAAGAGCGATAGAAATATAGTAAGTTTGGATATTTAAACTAATTTTTATATAAATTATAACTTATAAATTATATAAATAATAAATAATAAATTATAAACTATAAATTATATAATATAATAAGTTATAAATTCTATTATAAACTATATTTATATAAAACTATGAAGTTAATATTATTAACTTATGACTAAATATAATAGTCCAAATTATTTAATAAAATATGGCTATACTAATCTGAAATCATTTACAATAAATTTAGATGATTATAAAAGTAACTATGAAAAACAAGCAATACAATTATTAAAGTTAGGACTAGCTAGTGAGAGATTTAGCGGAGTAAATGCTTTAAAAGACGAACACTTTAAAAGTAGCTATAAAAAATATGTCTCTAATTTTGCGTTAAACTATACACCAAAATCTGTAATTGGCTGCGCTTTAAGTCATATAATGTGTTGTAAATTTATATATAAAAACTATATAAAGAAGAAAAAGACGCATAAACAACAACAACAACAAGAAGACAATCCTAATTATTTTCTTATAATGGAAGACGATGTGTTTCCGTTATATGATAAAGAAGAGTTTTATGAAAAATTAAATAAAACATTATATGATATACAAATTTTGGATAGTAATTGGGAAATTATTCAGCTTCATAGTGATGGTATTATGCCAACAATAGAAACTTATAGCACTCATATTGGTTCAATAAGTGCGGCGGCATACTTAATATCTAAAAAAGCAATAAAAAAAACACTAAAATCTAAAATATATAGTCATATTGATTTAATACATCACAATTTTCTTAATTATAATAAATATAGAGCAAAAGAGAACCTATTTTATAGCGATGAAAAGACAAGTTTAAATAGGATTGTATCATATAAGCTAAGTAGTTATAGTTTACTTTTAAAATCTAAACTGTTTGAATTACTAAATTATTATACAAATATAATTCAGTTGCGTGGAGAGAAAAAGTTCTTGCATTATTTTGAATATAAAGTATTTAAAGAACCCTTTTTTAATAAAGAGTTTAATACAAATGATATTATTGATTATTTTATAGGATTAAAAATATTAAGCAAATTATATTATTATAAAAATTAATTATTTGTTGCGTGTTTTATGTTAAAATTATATTACTATTTTAACATAATACTTTATTTATTTGCTAATGACCAACAACGATGCTTCACATAATAAATATGATGCTTCTTATAATAGTAATGAAAATGACTTAAAGGCGCAACAAGCTATAAAAGAAAATGACTTAAAGCGCAGTGACTTAAAACCAAAAAGAACATTGCTTCAAAAAATTATAAAACTACATATATTTTTTTGTGTTCAAGTAACTACAATATTAGTAGCAACACTTATAGCAACTAGATTACATAAATGTTATGATGTATTAATATATTTTTCTTTTGGATCATTTATTTCAGTATTGTTTATTGCAGCTTATTCTTTATTATTAAAATTTGATGTCTTAGCATGTCGTGAGTTTAATGAAAAATACAACAATACTATTTTTAATTTATGGAAACGTTATGTTCCATGTGACGAAACAAGCTTTTTCCCAGCTATGGCGTCTTTTGCTATAGCTTGGCATATAGTTTTTGCGCTTTTAGCATTATATTATGTAAAAGGCTTTATCACAAATTCTATAAGTACAAACTATTCATATATTACTAGCTATATAGCATTAGTGTTATTATATGTTATGAATTATAATAGTGGATTTAAATTATATAATAATTCGTTAAAAATGACAATAACTGAATTTAATGTAGCTATGGCTATTCTTTTCTCAATTAGTGCCGGAGTAATATATTATTTTGAAACTATAAAAAGTAACTATTTAAATACTAACTGTTTATTATATTTATTATGAGTTATTGTGAAGAAAATAGGTTTCAACCGAAGCTAATATGTGGAAAAGGAGACATGTTATTGTCTGAAATTAAAAGCTTTAACTTTAACACGCGAAGCTATAATTTAGCATTTACTATTCAGGTTCCAAATTCAAATGTTGCTAGTCTTACTGGTTTTGAAATATATGATTTATTAGAAGCGCAAAATAAAGAGCTAATTGAAAAAATAATTATACTTGATAAAACAGAAAATGAAGCGATTATATGTATATTAATCTCTCATATTGCCAAAGAAATTGGAATAAAACAAAAATATATGTTATTTAGAAGCACTAAAATACTGAATAAGTTAAACAATTCACTAACCTTTTATAACAAAGATGTAAAATTAATATGCGAACAATTAAAAGAAGACTATTTAAAACAACTTAATTTAATTAATTCTAATTATGAAGCGCTAATATATAATTATGGCAAAACTCAAATAAATGTTTATAATGATAGCAATGATGTTTCAAGTGTTAAATTCAATATTGATTTTCAAGTTATTATAGATGATGATTTACCGCTATATATGGAAAATTTAGTTGGATTAATGTTTAAAAAGATGTTTTATAATCTTAAAAATTATTATATTAGCGTAAGCTAGTCTGTATATACATTAAGCAATAAATAAGTTTATATATTTTTAAATTATAAAAATATATAAAATATATAAAATTATATAAAATATAAAAATATAACTTAAGTATATTTAATATGTATAGTTTTTTAAAAAACTATAGCAAACATATTAGTGTTTATTATCGCATTATAAAATTATTAAGTGTATTGACATATACAGTTACACACTTTTATGTTAATAAAATGTTAACTGTTTATTTATTTAAACATCAACCTCAATCTAGATTGAGTCTAATAAAAGCACTATGTTCTAAATTAGAAAAACTAAATAGCGTATATATTAAAATATTTCAATCATTAGCTTTAAATGAAGATTTATTATATGATGATGAAAAAGATTATTTAATTAACTATTGTGATAATGTTCCATATAGCAGTGATTGTATTGACTATAAATTGTTAAGTGATTTACACGAAACTTATAAAATTAGTGTGCTAAGTGCAATACCTATAAACAGTGGAATAGTTGGATTAGTATTTGATGGATATGATAGCTCTAATACAAAGGTTGTTGTTAAAATGTTAAAACGCAATATAATTAATGAGTTGAGAGATTTATTTGACGACTTAACATATATATCATATATATGTAAACTTATTCCGTTTATTAATTCTTTTAACATAACCAAATTAGTGTTAGACAATAAAGAATTAATGCTCCAACAAATAGATTTTATGAAAGAAGCATATGCGCTAGAGAGATTTGCCGAAAAATACAAAAATAATAAAGAATACAGATTTCCTAAGGTTTATAAAAATATTACTCAACGCTATAATCAACTTTTAGTAATGGAAAATATAAAAGGACTAACTTTTAAAACGCTTGAAACTATGGATGACGCTGTTAAAGAAGAATTTGCTTATATATATCTAAAATTTGGAATATTGGGTATTTTAAATTATTCAGCTATTCATTGCGATTTACATTGTGGAAATGTGTTTTTTTATATAAATGAATGTGTTAACGATAACACACCAAAATATCAAATGGGGGTTATAGATTTTGGATTAACCTGTTTTCCAAATAAGTTAAATCAAAATGCGTATTATATATTTTTAACACAAGTCTTAATAAATAAAGATTATAGTCAACTATTTACAGTTTTGCACAATGTTATTGAAGAAAAGGAGAGATTTAATGCTATGCCTCAATTAACTAAAGAAGCATTTAAAAAAGAAATTTGCGATTCTATTGAATTGTGCGTTCATAATGAAATAAATCCAAAACTAATAGCTGACGTTTGTAAAATATTTAAAAACTACAATTTGAACTTTACAGAAGAATTTCATAAATTAGTATTGTGCCTATTAAATGTAAATAGTTTTGGAAAAAAATTGTCAAAAAATGTGTCTGCTTGTCAAATGAAATTGTTTAATAACTTAACTAGCATGTATAGATTATTAGAGATACCATAATAGTATAATAATATAAAAAGTAAATTCTCTAAAAAATATAATACTTAAAAATTATATTTCTAAATATTATGCACTTAGCTCGATGTTAGTCTTTACTAACTCATGAACATTAACCTTATTATGATTTTCAAAGACTATATTAGCTTTGTTCGATCTAACTTGTTTTTTATGACATAAATAGTGAATTCTAATAAGAGCAACTAGGAATGCTCCAATTAGCCCAATAATTGTTCCAATATAAAATACGTCCATTGTTATACCATTACCAGTATTTTTATCACTTTGTGGCGGCAAAAATGAGTTTACTAATATAGTGGGTGAACTAACATTCATAATAGTTTGTGCCTTGTTTATTATGCCTTACCTTATACCTTGTTTAAAGTTTGAACTGAATAATTCAATTTTATTTATGCAATTTTATTTATGCAATTTTATTTAACAAAAAAAAACATGCATTACAAACACGAACCAATTATTTAGCATATATGGAAAATCGCATATTGACATGCTTTGACTTGGTTTTTCCAATGAACTTCGATTGCTTGTTCCGTTGCCCAATCCAGAAGGCTCAAGTCGTAATGTGGTGTTTTTTTCAACCACTTTTGTGGAGGCATAGGTAACTCACTTGGATCAGGTGAAGCACGCATAATGTCACAATTAGCCTCTTCACACATTCGTCGCGCCAAAAACCGACACTTGCATCTACAGACCCCGAACCTATGATTCTCTGAATCCAATACATCAATAGCATCAAACTCATAAACACTAGGCAACACATAACGCGGTCTTAGGCACTGGTGACTCTTGCAACAGTTGCACTCATTGCACTTAATCATCTTCTCTTGCCACGACTTTCCATTGAAAACAGTGTAGTCAATAGAACGTTCGAGGCAAATGCTAGACATTGTTTTTGTAATATATTAAAGTAATAATATATTAAACTAACTCAATTTTATTTAAGACTAACAACTTTAAATAAAATAATTAATTTTTGTATCTTCTAGATTTTTTATGCTTTTTTGTTCTTTTATGCTTCTTTGTTCTTTTATGCTTTTTTGTTCTTTTATGCTTTCTTGATTTTTTTCTTTTACCTCCCATCGTTTGTGATGCTTTTATCGGTGCCGTTGTCTCTATCCCTGGTGTACTCTTTTTTTCCCAATTATCAACATAATAAGGATATAATCGTTCATCTATTAGATCACTTCTGTGCTCTACTGGAGTATCCATCCTCGCGTACTCCGCCTTCTTCGCCTTCGCCCTCCTTGCCGCCGCCTTCTTCATTACCCCCACCCTATAATCCTCCGCCGCAAACTGCGCCTTCACCTCCGCCGCCCTCGCCATATTTGCCCTCATATTCGTGATGGCTATATTGATATCGTCTTTTGTCTTATTAGGAAATAATTCATTTATAGTATCGTAGGCCACATTCTCCATATCATTATTCTTGTTAATCTCGTATATTAACTTCCTCGCCGCCCGCCTCAAAGCCAGCGCTTCTGTTTCCTCCACTGTGTCCTCACCCGTTCGGTCCCTGATCGCCTCTCCCTCCTCCCGTGTCTGCGTCACCACGTCCTTTAAAATCTTCTGCACCAGCCTTTCATCCATCGTCATGCCGGACGACACAAGGCGTGGCATCATCTCAGTCAGTTTACGCGAGTTATCATACCCCCTTTCATTACTCGATGCCACGACATCCACATTCATCTTAACTGGCGGCGCAATGATGTTCGCTGCGGGCACCACATCAGTTTGCGCCACATCAGCTGGCGCCACATACACTTGTTTTCCGGGCATCATACTCCTATTATCTAAATTACCTGGCTGGTTGCCTAAATTCTTGAGCAAGCTTAACATTTATATATATATATATATATATATAAATGTTAAATAATAAAATATAAATTGAATTGATTTAAAATAATAGAACTAATATTTATTATAACTATGTCAGCTTTAAATAGCACGCTATATAATATTTGTAAAAAATATTGTACTATTGATTCTTCTATTATTGAAGAACGTAACACAATTACAAATAATAAAGAACTGGTCAATCATATTTGTAATATGATTACTTCTAGATGTGCAGATGATGACTTAACGCGGCAAATTATGTGTTCGTCACTTGGTGGCGGAAAAAAAATGTTAACCGAAATTATTGAAACAAATGAAGAATTGGGAACAAGCAATTTTAATAATGTTATTTCTTGGAAATGGGCCAAAGCACAATTAAAAGTAAATGAACAACGAGATAAAATTGACTCGCTAATTTGTGAGGTAGTGAAGGCAATTGTAAATGAAACGACATTAAGTGACATGACATTAAGTGAAACGACATTAAGTGAAACTAATGTATTAGAAACAGCACCTTTAGACAAAACTGAACTTGTGAAAAGCCAACTAGAATGTGAAGCTGATTATTTAGACGCAGTCGAACAAAAAGCACAAGATGCATATGAGAAGTATTTAGCAGCTGTATCATTTATATATGGGGTTGTTGGTGCTCTTATAGTTAATGTTTTTGTTGCATATTTAAATATTAAATATTAAATATTAAGATATTTTCAATATAAAAAATTGAATTCTTTTTTTTTATATTTAAAACATTTATTAACACATTAATAATATGTCTCATACTGACTTTACTAATGACAATAATACGTCTATTGCTGTTATTCCAGAATATTCATTAATTTATGATGTTAAAACAGAAGGGTTGAGAGATAAAACATACCAAGAATTGAAGAACGAATTTAGTGAAAAAGTAATTAAGTGTCCGTGTTCTAGTAAAGATAAAGTATTTGATATTACTTCGGGTTGGGTGCGAACTCATTTTAACACACAAAAACATAATTTATGGAAAACGCAAGTTCAAAAAGATCACATTCAAACTTATGGACATTGTAGTTCGTCGGAAGATATTATTAATGTATTAAGTAAAGAAATGCGCTCTTTAAAATGTTATGTTTCACAGTTAACAACTGAAAAAGCTAATTTGTTGGTTAATGTTGACAAATTAAAGCAAGAGGCGCTTAAAACAACCAATGAAGTTATTGACTTAAAATGGGAAATAAAAAAGACAAGTGAAAAGAATAGTAAATTAATTGAAGAAAATACTAAACTTATTGAGGAAAATGCTAAGAAATTTTATTTTAACTCTAAATTAATTGCTATTAATAAGAAGCTAATTGCTGAAAATGCCGAATTAAAATGTGAAGAAATTGATAATGAAACATTTGTCGATTGTGATTAATTTATAACTTATAACTTATAACTTATAACTTATACATAAAAAGCAATTTCATTATAGTCGTGAATGTATGAATAATTTTTTTCATAGTTCAAATTCAAATTCAAAGTTTTAGTAGAAATATAATATGATTTAAATAAACATAATAATTGTATACATATGACTTCAATAAGCGCAATTATACTTTTTAGAATAAGAAGTCCTAACATTGCCAACTGAACTTCTAACATTATGAATTAATAGTATTTAAAGAAAAAAACAGTTCAATTTTTTGTTTTATAAGTAAAATAAACTTACATGCACCCAAAACAAATAGCCGGTTCTTGTAACCCAATAACCCTTATTACTAGTTCAATAACTAATACAATATACAATAATAGCACACATAGAAAAGCAGAAGGAAATAATGAAGGTGGCAACACAAACAAGATAAGAATAAAAAGACCCAATATTAAGCATTCAAGTTCTAACATAACTAATTTAGAATATATTAAAAATGACTTAAAAATGACTTAAAGAAAAAAAGATTCAATTTTTTTGTGCGGTTTTCCCTATAATCCTATAGTATGTTTACTATGTTTACTATGCAAAGTAAACATACATGCAACCAAAACAAATGGCAGTTCCAGCTAACCCAACAGCATCTGCCAATACTTCAAGAGCAATCAAGATGATAGGACAACAGAACAACAATAGCGCACACAGAAAAGCAGAAGGAAACATTGAAGATGACAAGAGCAACAAGAGAAGAATGAAAACCCAAATAGGCACAAACGCTCCGTTAAAGCTCATTTTTGTATAGCACACAAATAGTGAAATACTTTAACCTGTAAAGAAAATTCAAACAGTCAATTTTTTATAACTATACAAAAAATTGAATTAAAGATTTAAAGCTTTAAAGTTAAAGTATATACACTAATTCAAGCCTTATGGAACAACCAAAAACATTTATATTGGTTGATACAAGTTATTGGATATTTTACAGATATTATGCTATTTTACAATGGTGGACTCATGCAAAAACAGAACAACCATTACCAGAAAATCATATTGAAAATGAAGAGTTTTTGGAAAAATTCACAAAAACCTTTTTAGAGTCATTGACTTTATTTAAAAAAAAACTAAAGCTACATAAAGAAAGAATTAAGGGACAAAGTAAGACTATTCCATGTCCTACTATTATAGCTGTGCGTGATTGTCCTAGAAAGGACATTTGGAGAAATAAACTTTATGAACACTATAAAGGAACACGCGCACAAGACAATGGCTTTAATTGCGGCCCATTTTTCAAATTTATTTATCAGGACAACAATAAACTCTTATATGAATCTGGTGTAAATCATATTTTTCAGTTTCCTAATTTAGAAGCGGATGATATTATTGCGATTGTTAAACAAGAATTGCGCGCAAAATATCCTGATTCTAAAATCTTTATTATAGCAAACGATCACGATTATTTACAGCTTCTTGACGACCAAACTGAAATTATTAATTTTCAGTATAAATTTTTGAAAGAAGCAAAAAAGGTGTTTCCTGAGCCTGAGAAAAACTTATTTTATAAAATTGTGCTAGGTGATAAGTCGGATAACATTAATCCTGTTTTTAAAAAATGCGGACCAAAAACTTGCGAAAAGTATTATGCTAATAAGGAAGCGTTTAATGAGGCACTTTTAAAAGAAGCTGGTGCGCGTGAAAAATATGAGCTAAACAGAAAGTTGGTTTCATTTACAGAAATCCCACATGACTTAATTACAAACTTTAAAACCACAAATAATGAAGTATTACAAAGTTTATGAGTATTATAATATTTATAGTATAGAGAGAATAATGTTTTACTATACAATTATTGTATCTATTTTGATTGGTGTGCCCTTATTTTTTATTATATTATATATTATAATATGTACTATTTATAAATAATAATGAACTACGAGTTTATTGTAAAAGACAGTCTACACTTATCTTTTTATGTTCAAATAATAACTCTAATTTTTGGATTACTTATTGTTTTTTTAACTACTGTTTCATCGTCCAACAGATTAATACGAGAGGCACTAATTTTAGAAAACGGTGTCCAAATTATAGAAGGATCATTTTATGTATGGTTTATTTATTTTTACACCAAAAATGTGGATAAAGAAGATATAGCAAAGTATAGATATTATGATTGGGTTTTCTCAACACCATTAATGATTATATCAACAGTCGCATATTTTCATTATAATAATACTAGATTGTATGGTCTAAGTGCTAGTGTTAGTTCAAGTTTATATAATTTTATAAAAACAGATATACAAAAAATTAGTGAATTGTTGTTTTATAATTTAAATATGTTGTTTTTAGGCTATTTACAAGAATTAAAGCTTATATCATTGACAATTTCAACAATTTTTGGATTCTTGTTTTTAGGATTACTCTTTTTAAAAATGTTTGTTTATTATGTTAAAAACAATAGTGCTAATTATTTAATCTTTTATTTAATGTTATTTATTTGGGCTCTTTATGGTGTTGCCGCATTATATAAGAATAAGATTAAAAACGCTTCTTATAATATTTTAGATGTGTTTTCTAAAAACTTTTTTGGATTGTTTTTAGCATATTTGGTATATAATGCTTAAATACTCTAGTTTTGAGTGTGTGTTTTTATATGCTTTTAATATGTTTTATTGCTTGTTGAACTATGTATCCCACAATAATTGCCAAGGCAAGACTTTCACTATAAATTCCTAAACTTGCTGTTAAAAGAATAATTAACCATTCGCTTTTGAAATTCTTTATTAAATAGTCATACTTGGCTGTGCCAGTTTTAAACGCAATCATTATCATAATACCAATAATTGCGGGCATTGGTATTTTGTTAATAGTACTTGAAAACATTAATGTTAGTGCTATAAAAAACAAACTGGTTGCTCGTGAAGATAGTCGTGTTTTAGAGCCGTTTTCCACATTATATTTACTTAGTCCAACAAATACACAGCCTCCAAATCCACCACATAATCCAGATATTATATTTCCAACACCTTGTGCTAATGTTTCTATTAACGGACTGCTAATAATGTTAAGTTGTTTACTTGTATCATCAACCATAAAAATACTCTCAGTTAACCCAGTTATAGCCATTGCAACAGCAAAAGGTAGGACTTTTAAAATATTTGCGCTAGTTAATTCTACATTTGGAACATTAAAAGCTAAATTAGTTATTTTAGCACCACCTCTGTCGCCTACAAGTTCAATTGTTTCTTTAATAGGCATAATATAATATAAGATGCTTAATAATACAATAGCACTTAGTGCTCCGGGAATATTAATTTTAATACTTTTTGTTTTATATGACAAATTATACATAAATTTACCGAACACAGTAATGAAAAGACTAATAAGAGAGAATAATAGTGTTCCTGTTAATTTATAGTTATCGCTATCTTTAAACCAATTTTCTGTATTAGGATACTTAAAATTTTTAATTAGTGATTTGGCTATTAAAACACCTAATGCTATTAAAAACCCAGTCATAAGTGGTTGACTAATGTTTGAAAAATATTTATAGTATCCACTAATTCCAAATAATAGTTGAATAAATCCACCAATAATAGCTGTTAAAAATACATATTGTGTTCCATATAATGCTTTTACACCAACTAATGAGGTTGCTATTGCTCCAGTAGCTCCAGATATAAGAGTGGGGCACCCTCCAAATAGTGAGGTTATTGATGACATAATTGCTGTAGAAATTAATCCTACTGACGGAGAAAGCCCTAATAATAATGAAAATGCTATGCTTTCCGGAATTAACACTAAAGCAATTGTAAATCCGGATATTATTTCATTAATAATATTAGTTACTTCCATATACTATTATATTATAGTGTATATAATAAAATAGTATAAAATAAAAAGGTTCTTTATTCACAAGTTACAGTAATAACATCAACTCTGGTTTCTTTAATGCTTTTAAGGCTATTACGTTCACTAATATAATTACGAACTTTATAATAACTTACAAAAGAAATAGAAAACATTGAAAAACAGCTATTAAATATCATTAATCCATTATTATCTTCTATTCCATATAACACCCAACAAAAACTATGAAGATTGCCTAAAAATAAATAATAAGGATCAAAGTCTGTCACAGATTGTGTCTTATATGTTTTTATAATTTGAGGTAAATGATAAATAACATTTATTACATTACATATAATAAGAACTGAATATTTGTATGTATTATGTGTAGACATACTTAATCTATAAAAATTCTTTATATAACTTTAAATAATTTTTATAAATGCTTTAGTTAGTGCAACAAAAAAATTGAATACTAACATTGCTATTTCTTATTTAATATAGAAGAAAGAAGAAAGAACTATGCCTTATAATGTTTTAAAAGATGGAGTTATTAACGAAGAAGAGCAAGACTACGAAGATTATAACTCTGATGGAACAGAACTTGTTTATTCAAGCGACGAAGAAAAACCGCGTTGCAAACGCACAACTGGATTTTTAGTTTTTGCCAGTGAAAATAAGAAAGATAAAACAGACCGTACTATAATGAACCTTGGTAGTCCGTCTTCTAAAGTTGACCTTGATTTGATGACTCAATTGGGTGAAAGGTGGAAAGATTTGAGTGAAGAAGAACACACTAATTATGCTTTAAAAGCAGAGATTATTAATAATCATTATGCTGAAATTATGGATGTAGAATTGGACTAATAACTTTAGACAACACTAAGCAATTTAACACTTTTTGTTAAGCCAAGCATGTTTATTTTTAATACAAATAAAATTATGTCGTTGTTAGCATCATAATATGGTGCTTCAATCGAACATCTATACTTATTCATAATATTTTTAAGAGTGTTGTCTAACTCGTAGTTCATACACGTTTTTTTTTCATAGTTAGCATCTTTTAAATCTGTAAGATCATTATAAATATAACCTTTACAATTAATTAATCCACTTAATCTAACTTGGGAAGTATTTTTCTTTAATCGTTCAAATTCAATATTTTGATTACCTAATAATGGGAATACAAGCACCACACTATAAACTTTATTAATTGATGGTAAAGCATATGCTGATGCTAATGTTAATGCTATAATGTTAAACATAGTAATCATAATTTTTAATTTTTTGTTTTTAAATGCTTTTACTATATATATTTTTGTTGTTCATATAAAAAAATTGAGTATTACTAATTTATAAACTTAAGAGTTAGCAACTTAAGAGTTAGCAACTTAATACTACTATAGTATACATTATGTCTTCACCATCACTAAACAATTTAAAATCGTTATTTGGACTAAAACCATTTAGCACATTTACTTATAATAAAGCAATTCTTAGTGTAAAAAGTATTAATGCCTTTAATGTATCGTCAAGATGTAGCAATGATAAAAATAATAAGTTACGCGAGCATATTATTGGAGCATTAATAAACAATAAAGTTCCTGAAAATTACTTTGTTTTGGCAAAATGGCTAACTATGAAATACAATCTTAGTAACTATATTAATAGTTTAAGCACTAAATGTTATATTAAAGTTGACTGTAAAAACAAGGCAGGACGTGCAAATAATTATGATTTCTTAATTAAACTATATTATACTCAAGACACTTATGATGAATATAAAGTCGAATTTAAATTTAATGCGTCATCGCTAGACAAAGCACCACAATTTGTTTCGCCTATGAAACCGAGCCGCTATTTAAGTTCTAGCTATGAAGAATTTTATTATACTAACTATCTTACTAAATTGGCGCTTAAGGGTAATTTAAAAATGCCACCTAAAGAAGAATATTTGAAACACGTTCATAGTAATAAGCCTAAATGTATGACTGATTATCAAGACTTATATTATAAAGGTTGTCGCTCTAGTACTAAATTTACGGGTAATCAAGAACATATAGACTTTTATAATTATGCTAAAGAATTGTCAAGCATAAGCATAAGTGAATTTATTAAGTATAACGAACTAAACATTACTATGTTAACTAATTATTTACAAACGTCACAGGCAAACAAGATTTATATGCTTTATACAAACAATACATTTATAAAGCAAATTATTAATAGCGACGATTATATGCTAATAGATGTAATTAAACATTCAAATAGCTATGAATGTATTAGTAAAAGCGGAAAAAAAATCTATGCTTTAATACGATGGAAGAACGGAAACGGAATCGCACTTCCTGCTTTTCAAATATCTTCGGGTTGACTTAAATAAATAGGCACTATTTTGCTTAATTCACTGCTATTAATAGCACTATTACCAAAATAGAGTTCCACAAATTCGCTAGTTTTACTATTTTCTAAAGAGGCAATAATTTTTTTATAGTGTTTTAACAAGTCTTCTTTAGATAAGTCCTGCGTTTTAGTATATTCAATTGTTATTAAATGATTTTCTACTAAATAGTCATAGTCTGTATTGATTAAACAATAATTAAACTTATAGTTTCCCACACCATAACCCCTATTTACAACAAGCATAGGATGGCGAATACCTTTTTTCTTAATATAATTTTTCTTTTCACTATTTTTAGAAGTTTGAAGACATAGACTGTTATTTTCAATACATGAGCTATATAGTAAGCGTGTATATGAGCTATCAGTGCTAAGCAAATCTTTACATTGATTCCATACCACTGTTCCTATGCTGACTTTAAATCCTAACTGTTCTAATGAAGAACAATTTAGAAGTAAATTTTTCAATTTGCTACAGTTAGTTTTACTAGCAAATAGCGTATAGTTAGAGTGTGTTAATACAAAATCGGGGTTCGCAACGGGCTTTAAGTCATTATTTATAATAGTTAAATCGCCATTTAAAGCACCAGCTAAAGTCCGCTTTCTAATAATTAATAATATTGTGGGTTGTTGGGTTTCAATATAATGCGCATTAACACATTCAACAATATTTAAAATTTCAAACAACGAGTTAATATAGCTTCTTGTTTTATCATAATATAAACAACTCAAAAAGTTTTTAGGTAATACAAAACTTATTAGCCCGTTTTCTTTTACTAACGCTATTGATTTAATAATAAATAATATGAAAATATTTGGCCGCCCCTCAAAATATTTATAATAATTTTTAGCAACATTTTCTTTTTTCATCACAAAATAAGGTGGATTACCAATGATTAAATCATAAGTTTCGCTAGTCTCATATTTTAAATAGTCGCTGTTATATAATTTTACATTGGCACAATTTAGGTCTTTAATAGAGTCATATATTGTGCTGTTTAATTCTAGCCCTGTGATTTGTAAATGCTTATAATTCTTTAATAATGCGTTAATATATTCACACGAACCACACGAAGGTTCTAATACAGACTTAATATTGTTCATATATGGTTCTAGTAACTTTATGTTGTCTGCTATAACAGAAGGAGGTGTAAAATATATGCCTCCGCTTTGTTTTAGTGTTTTTGATAATTTGCTTGTTAGTTCTTTTGATAATGGACTATAGTCCATGTTGTTAATTAATTATAAATTGTTATTTTTATAATGAAAACATTATATATCAATTTTATAAAAAAATTTGATATTAAAAAATTTATAAAAATAACGTGTAACAATGTTTATTAACGTTTAAGTAACATATAACTAATATTTAAGTAATATTTTAATAATTTACTGGTAACTCGCACGTTACAAAACTAGCTTCTCCTTGTGCGTTCCACGAAACAACCAATACAATAACTTCTACACCTTGACTTATAGCATCATTAAAAGCCGCCTTATAAATTGGGTCTAATAGTGAAGCTTGAAAACTGGAAACATCAGTTCGTTGAATAACAAAACAAATAATTGGTCTAATGATTTTTGAATGACTAATTTCAGCCAATTCATTAATATGTTTTAATGCGCGTTCGCTTACAACTTCGCCTTTCTTTTTCCTGTAGCCATCTGGAAAATATGAGATTTTTTTATTAATGTCTAAATTAGCAAAGTCACCGTTCTTAATCATCTTTTTGCGTTCTACGCTAGACACATCGGCATAATCAGCTAACGGAACATTTTTAACTTCTAGCACAAAATACTTGCCATGCTCATCTATTCCGGCAAAATCAAAACGCGAATTAAGCAAACACACTTCGCGCTTATAGGTCCTAATATGTGTCAATGTTTTTAAGTAATTTTGTGTTAGTGCGTTTTCTACTAACGTTTCGGCTAGTTTGGGGTCTATACCAATAAGTTGGTTATTAGTAATGACCCGTTCATTAATGACTTTTTCTTCACAAAAATTAGCCAAATAAATTTTGTAAGAGCAAACCTTAGATTTGGATTGCGCACAATTAGACTTCATAGGTGACGCATAAACATAACAATCTTTTTCGCATAGTCCACAACAACCCAAGGAAGCACAGTGTGCTTGAACGATTGTTCCATCTTCAAGTTCTATATCGGCAACATATGGAGTTTTACACACTTTGGATGGTCGCGATACAATTTTTACCAAAATTAAATCATTTAACTTATGAAGCATATTATGAAGTATGTTAGTGTTATGAAGTATAAACTAATAACATTAATTAATAACATTAATAAGCTTATCAATTTTTATTAGCATTGTTATATAGCTTTATAGCGTTTTCGCAATTTATAAAACCGTGCTCTCTTTTTTTTAGTCATATTGTTAATAAATTGCGAGTCTGACTTGGTTTTCTTAGTATGTGGAAAAATAGTAAAAGGTATATTTATAACCTTAACGGGTTTTTTTGCTAATTGGACCATATGTTTGCGTGTTTGTGGTTTTAAAAACCGCCATATATATGGCATTTTATTATGTAATGTGAGTGCGTCAACACTATTATTGAATTTTTTGGTTTTTTTTAAAATACATTTGCTTTCATCACTACATGTTGACTTATACTTTTTATAACGACGAGGTTTCCAATTCGACATATTACAATAATTCCAATTTTTTGAACCATTAGGATAACAATAAGAAGGAGTACATTTATTCATAGTGGCTCCACAAGGAACATGGTCGCATGTTTTATATATTTTACATACCATATTATATATAAATTAACTTTTTTATTTTATTATAAATTAACTTTTTTTATAAAATTTAAAAAAGTTAATACAAAAGTTATATAAATTTTCTAAATGCGACTATTAACATAGCTAGTTAGTGCTTCAACCGTTCGTTGTCCATTATATTCATCTATTTTAGCATTATTTTCATCTAATAGCAAAATTGTTGGAAAGCCGGAAATAGAATAACTACTGATTTGCTCTTGCACTTGTGACTGTTCAAATTTATATGTTTTAATAGAACTAGAATTTGCTGAACAAAAATCATCCCATATTGGTGTAAAATTCTTACAATGACCGCAACCATTCATATAAAAATATACAAGTTTTGTTGAGTTATCAGACATCATAGAATCAATATTTGCATTTTCAAAATTTTCTTTAAATAACATTTTTGAAGGTAAAACATAATAAACAATAACATATAGCAATACTAACACAAGTGCTAAATATATAAGATTTATAGGTTTTTTAACAAATTTTGAAATAGCACCTATAGGTAAAACGTCTTTTAATGCTCGAAGATTTGGTCTTATTATTACGTTATCGAGTTTAGGCATTTATAATATATATAATTATTATTTTCTAGAACAGTTAATATATTTTAGTTCTAACTTTTTTTGTTCCAAACCTGTTTTTCCTATATTTTCTTGTAATGTGTTTTTTTGTCCTAAATTTTTTTGTCCTAAATTTTTTTGTATTATGTTTTTTTCCTCCTTTTGTTGAATTAGGAATAGTAGGAAGACCAGGAATATTGGGAGCAATAGTCAGATTACTTTTACCAGCGGTGTTATCATAACTGTTACCACTAATTTTATTACTTATATTAGCAAGTTTGTCATATAAATATTTATCAGGAAGACCAAAACTTCTATAAAATAGTTTTGAAAATATGCTATCTAATGTTACAGCATTTGATAAACATTCGTCTCCAATATAACGTCTTGTTAAAGATGGGGTTTTTTTAGTGCTACTTAGCTTATATGTTCTAAAAATAACAATAATATTATAAACTGTTGTTGTAAAGCGTTTATCTGTTCTATTATCTATATAAAAAAAGTTGTCTTTATCATACTTGACACCAAATCTATTAACATGCTCGGTTATAATATTTTTTATAATTTCTTCTTTTTTTGGATTATCATAGTTATCATATTTTTTATTTGTCATAATACTATGATATTTAGCTGTTATAGTAGAACGATCATTATTTGAAATATCATAAGCAATATATGTATCATCTATAGTTGTGTTATCAATTGAAATTTTATTGTCTATTAAATTGAAATTTTGACGAAGCAAATACAAAATATTTGCATTTATATTGCTAATTTTTTTTATGTCTTCATCTTCTTTTTTCTTTTTTTTTTCTTGATCTTCTTTTTCATTTTTTTTATCTTTTGCTGTTTTTGCTTTTTCTGCTTTTTCTTTTAGCTTTTTTAGACGTTCTTCTCGTTGTTGTAGGTCTGTTATTGCTGATGCAACCTCTATGTCTTTTTTTTCTTTTTCTTTTTCTGCGTTTTCTGCTCTTCTTTTTTCTTCATCTTTTTTTTTTTCTTGTTCATATATTTTTTTTAAATTATGTTGTTCACTATATCTTTTTTTATATTTATTTACAATATCAGCATTGAAAAACAATTCTTGTATTTTATCTATTCTTTTTTCCCTTTTTAAACTATTAAAAAATGCTGCCATGCTATCGGTTTCTTGTTTATATTTAAACATATCAAATATATACATAGTGTTATATTTAGCAAAATCTTTATCCAAATCACTAGGTTTGAATTCACGAGGCGCACTTAATTTTAGACTTTGAAGTTCTAAATCGTCAACTATATAGTGAATTTTGATTATTGGAATATCAATAATAGCAATAGTTTTTAATCTCAAGTAAATATTTATTTTTTTTGGTTTATCATAGTCTTTTTTAACCATATGAATGTATGGTAAATCATAAAATAAGATTTCATCAACATAATACTTTTCTCCTTGAATATTTGTTAAAATTGTTTGTTTTTTTAAATATATATTTTTCAGCAAATACATTACATTATAAAACATCAAGGCATCCATTTTTTCATCGTCATCAAAATCATCTGTTTTCTTACTATTATTAATATATTTATGATAGTCTACTATATATCTATTAATAGCATCTCTACTATTGAGTTGTTTCACTCTACTATTAGTTCCTGAGTTAAAATGTATTAAATTATCTTTAATTGTTTTACAATAGTCTTCATTTGTAAAAATTTTATGAAATTCTGACAACTTATTTGTGCCCTCCATTAAGTCTTTTACCTTGTCTATGTCTATAGGTTCTCTTGGATCATTATAATCATAATCATAACCGCTTCCTTTTTTTAAATCTCTATCAAGATGTTTTATAAAAATTGTTCTAAGATCTTGAATAACCGTATTATCAAGATAATAAATATCTCTAAAAATACTGATTTTTTTTGAGCTACTATCTATCATTTTTTCTTCTAGTCTTGCTGCTATTTCTTCTTCTGTATCTGTTTCTGTGGTTTCTTTGTTAGCAGCTTGTTCTGCTCTCTTAGCTTCACTTCCTGTCTTTGTAAATTTTCCATCTTTTAATACTATAGAATTAGAATCATTAATATTATCAATATAAAAAATATTATTTACTTGATCTTTCAACTCAATATTAACTTCATACCCCTCTTCATAAGCTTTGAATTTTTCTCTTGATTGTGTTTGGGATCTTTGTTGTGTCCGGGGTCTTGATTGTTGTTGTTGTTGCATACTATTATTTAAACTATATTATATTAATATTAAAAATAACTAACATTATTAAAAGATTCAATTATATTTAATTTATTGTAATTACTTATTTGCTGCTTAGCTTTCTTTAGCGTTTCATACGCATTGTTAATTTCGTGATCGCTAACAATTTTATCATTATTAGCAGTTGTTTGAGACAATTGTTTATATTTGTTTGGTAATATATTATATTTTGATTCTTCATTAAACAAATAGTTTGCTATTACTATAAATATAATAGTAATAATAATAGAACTAAGAATATCTTTTGTATTAATAAAAGCTATTGTAAAAATTAGGACTTCTCGAGCAATATTTTTTAATAATAGTTCTTGACCTTTTGTTAATTTTAATTCAATATATCGCGAGCCAATATTCATAGCAATCATACATATACCAGCAAGCAGTTTATTGCTATTTAAATCTTTGTTTAAATCACTTAACATACTAAGATAGTTGTATTTTTTTAAATATATGTTGAATTGTTCATTGAATTTTTCGAACATTTTAAACATTATTTAAAATAGTATTGTTATATTAATAAAATATTAATATAATTTATTAATATTTTTAACAAAAAATTAGCATTTGGCTATAATAGTGTTATTTACTAAATAATTCTATTATATTTATAAATAGAGTTATTTAGTAGTTTTTGAGAATAATATAATCTTATTTTTTTATAACAATATAATAATATGATTCAACTAAATCCGGCTCCACTTGATTCTGAAAATTCCAATTTATTAGAATCAAAATTAACTAAAAATTCTAATAGAACTTTGAAAAATAAAAAATCAGTTGAATTTAGTAGTAATACTAATCCTAACACAAAAAATAGTGAGTTAGCAAAAGATAAAATAACTACTTTAGGAAATTTAATGTCAAAAATACACGAAAATAATGAGGAAGATGATGAATATAGTAATAATAATAACTATAGCGCAAATGTTATAGATGAAAGTATTAGCAAATCATTAACAAGTAGTTTAAATAGCGAACTAGAAAAAATTCAAAAAATGAGACAATCAGGAAACAATATACCGCACAATGTCTTTTTTAATAACAATGAATTAAACACTAGTCAGGGTCTTGAACAAAATACTCTACAAAATACTCCTCAAAATAATTCTATAAATAATCCTATATCAAATAATAGCAATTTATTTAATTCGACCTTATTAGGAAATATAGCAAAAACTGGTGACTTCTCAAATTTTAATGATAGTTATAATTTAAAATATAATCCATCTTCACAAGCTACTAATTCACTAAATTATGATAATAACAAACTCTTATCAAAATTGGAATATATAATTCATTTGTTAGAAGAACAACATAATGAAAAAACAAATTATATTACAGAAGAATTAATATTATATTTATTTTTAGGAATATTTATATTGTTTGTATTAGATTCATTTGCTAAGGCAAGTAAATATGTTAGATAATAATATTTATAGAGTTAATATATAATGATACCATTTATTATAGCAACATTAGCACCAATAGTAAATTGTATTCAATTATTTCCCCAATTATACAAAACATATGTAACAAAAAGTGTAAAAGATTTATCATTGTATTCTTTATCACTCATTTTACTAACTAATTTGCTTTGGTTGCTACATGGGTATTTTATATTTGATATTTCACTAATTGTGGCAGGCATGGTTAGTATGATAATAAATTTGGCACTATTAACATTGTTTTTTCGTTATAGAAAAAATGGAGGTTTTAAATGATTTAATATTTAATAGTTAAAGCAATACTATTTAAAACTATTTTATTAATTATTATGATAATCAATAAAATAATCTTATGACATTGGTAAAAGAATATTTAGAATATACAAAACACTATAAAGTACTTTATGGCACAAAAACATTAGTTTTAATGGAAGTGGGCAGTTTTTACGAATGTTATGCTATAAAAAAGGCAGAAGGTGTTTATGAAGGTAGTGATATTCTAGATTTTACACAAATTAACGATATGATAATTGCTAATAAAAATACGTGTGTTGACGAACAAAATATTGTAATGGCTGGATTTGGAGTAACTCAATTGGACAAATATGTTAGAAAAATGTTGCTTCATGGATACACAATAGTTGTGTATATTCAAGATAAACAAGCCTCTAAAACTACTCGCAGTTTGGGATGTATATATTCGCCTGGAACATATTTTGATAATAACGATTATTATAGTCAAGGCGGAGCAAATGAATCTTTAAGCAATAATACAATGTGTATATGGATACATTATAGCAAAAAAAACAGAATTGTTAAAGAAGACATGATTACAGTTGGATTAACATTAATAGACATTATTACAGGAAAGCTTGTAAGCTATGAATATACTATTAATTATAGCAATAGCCCAACAACATATGACCAACTGGAAAAATACATTTCTATTTATAATCCATGTGAACTAATTATTATTACTAATAAAAATAGTCATAATGGTCAAAATAGTGAAAATGGTCAAAATAGTGAAAATAGTCATTTTATTGATGATGTTATTAGTTACGCAAATATTAATTCGGCAAAAATTCACAAAGTTTATTTATTAGAGGATGAAGATACAAATACAAATACAAATACAAATACAAATACAAATACAAATACAAATACAAATATAACCAGCTTTGAGACGATTGCCAAAAATTGCGAAAAACAGTTATATCAAGAAACATTAATAGATAAAATATATGGAGCAGGTTCTTATAGAGGCAAATCAGAATTTCAAAATTACAGTGTAGCCAATCAAAGCTTGTGTTTTTTGTTAGTGTTTATTGAAAAACATAATCCGTCATTAATTAAGGCAATTGACTATCCGCATTTTGAAAATATTAACAATCAATTAATTTTAGCAAATCATTCTCTCAAACAATTAAATATGATTAGTGACCAGCGCTATAATGGTAAATTAGGATGTGTAGCTAATTTTTTAAATAACACAATTACTAACGCAGGGCGGCGCAAATTTGCCTATGATTTATTACACCCAATAAATAATATTGCTAGTTTAAATGCAAGCTATGATGTAACACAAGAATTAATAGACACAAAATTTTATAAAATTATTAGCCATTATTTATTAAATGTGAGAGATATTGAGAAGTTTGAGCGAAAACTCAATATGTATAAGTTAGACCCAAAAGACTTTGGAACATTATATGCTAATCTCTCTAACATTTCAATATTATATGAAAAAATTAGAACTTCTAAATCTAATAGTTTACTTTATTCATATATTAGTAGTCTAGTAAATTGCGACATTTGTGCTAGCATTAGCTATCTCAATAGCTATATTGAAAAAGTGTTTGATTTGAATAAACTTGCCGCAATTACTTGTGATAAGTTTGTTAGTTATAGCCTGTATGAACTCGACTTTATTAATAAAACTTATAATAAAAAATTAGATAAACTATTTAAGAACTGTTATGATTCACAAGAACAATTAGGCGCAATTGTAAATTTTTTATGCGATTTGTTGAGAGATTATGAGAAACAAAAGAGCGGACCTAGTGCCTCATTAACAACAAGAAGTGCAAAAGCGAAAAATACCAAAAAAACACTAGTTCCTCAACATGAAGAAGGCTATGATGACGACGACGAAGTAATTCCTGTTCAAAATAGTGATTTACTTGCTAATCCAAAAACAAATAATGAATTGGGAGAGAGTACTGCGTCTTCATTAGCCTATAATTATGTTAAAATTCATGAAACAGCTAAAAGCGATGCGCTATTAATTATTACAAAACGTCGTTCTACTTTATTAAAAACATTAATTAGCAATCTTATTGACAAGTCTGGACCAAAATATAGTATATGTTATAATTCAAAATATAGCAAAACCAATGAAATTATTGAATTGGACTTAACACTTATTGATTTTAAAAGCCATGGTTCAAATAATAGTAATAATGTAATAATATCGAGCCAAATTAGCAGTTTAACTCATGCTATTCAAAACTCGAGAGATTGGTTAATTGAAGAACTGGGTGCTACTTATAAAACTATTATTGGAGAATTTAATAATTTAACAGCTAGTTTTTATAAAACTAATAAAGCTAATAATGATGCTTTAAAAAACACAAATACAAATAAAAATACTTCACTACTTGGGTCAATCTCTCAATTTGTAGCGCTAAGTGATGTATGTTATGTAAAAGCTTATAATGCGTTAAAATATAATTATTGTAAACCGCGTATTGCGGACGATCCTACATTAAAGACAAAGTCATATGTTAGTTTTAAAAAGCTTAGACACTGTTTAATAGAGCATTTAAATGCACACGAATTATATGTAACAAACGATTTAGAGCTAGGAACAAGTATACATGGAATTTTATTATACGGCACAAATGCTGTTGGAAAAACAAGTTTTATTAAGTCAATTGGAATAGCCATTATAATGGCTCAAGCTGGAATGTATGTTCCATGCGAAGAATTTACATATTATCCATACGAATATTTATTTACGCGTATTTTGGGTAACGACAATATTTTCAAAGGTCTCTCTACTTTTGCTGTAGAAATGTGTGAATTACGAACAATTATGAAAAATGCTAATAGTAACAGTATTATTTTAGGTGATGAATTATGTAGTGGAACAGAAACTACATCAGCATTAAGTATTTTTGTAGCAAGTTTAGAGAGATTACACTTTATACAAAGCACCTTCTTATTTGCGACACATTTTCACGAAATATTGGAATATGAAGAAATTAAAAGTCTAGACAAACTTGATGCCTATCATATGTGTGTATTATTTGACCGTGAAAAAAACACATTAATATATGATAGAAAGTTGAGACACGGACACGGTGAATCTATGTATGGACTAGAAGTATGTAAATCACTGGCTTTGCCTGACGATTTTATTGAGCGAGCATATGCTATTCGAAACAAATATAATAAAACACATAGTACTACTAGTGTATTAGAGGCAAAAAAAAGTCATTATAATGCAAATAAATTGCGCGGAATGTGTGAATTATGTTGTGACAATGAAGGGACAGAAATCCACCATTTACAATATCAGAAAAATGCGAAAAATGGAATTATTAATGGCGAATTTAATAAAAACCATAAAGCCAATTTAATAAATATATGTGAAGCTTGCCATCATAAAATTCACAATTTAAACAGCGAATTTAGAATAACAAAGACGAGCGATGGCTACAAATTGCTTCCATTGTAAAATAAAAAATAATAATATTTTATTATTATAACATAATAATAAAATATGGAGCAATCTCCAAAATCTCTAAAATTGAAAGAATCAACAGCAACATATGTTATTGCCGCACATGGAACTATGCTCACATCTATCTTAGGTACTCCACAAACAAAAAAATATTTTGCTATTAATATACCAGAAAATGTTGAACTATACACACATGATACTTTAGGAAAGTGCATTCCTATGTATAAAACAGAGTCGGATTTTATATGTAAAAATTATAAAGATGAACTAGAACAGTCTCTCAGTCCTGCTTTTAAGTTTAGTCATGAAGATGGAGAAATTAATAAATTTCCTGAACTATTTTTTACACCCGATAGTAATACTCCAGCACATTTTTACACAGGTATAACACATTGTATTCCAGAAGCACTTAGAACTACCAGTTCACGAAAAAAAGAAATAATTTATAATATTGATGCTAAAAATACAAAAAATTGTGCATGTAGTTCAATTGTTTCTAATAGTTTTTATTTACGCTATGATTGTGAGAATAAATATAGTCCCTATTACAAAGAGCAATTAAGAGGTTATAACTATGATCCTAATAGTAATACAAGTAAATGTGGTCCAATTTTATTGAGCGAAGCTGTAAAAGTTATTAAAGCACACTGTAATACATATTATGAATCCAATTGTGTAATAAAAATTTATATATTTTCATGTTTGGTTGAAGGGGATTTAAAAACATTAATATATGATTATAAGAGGGCATATAACAACGCAAAACAACTAGCGAATCCTGACAATCCAGAACCAACTGGTCTAAGACTTGTAACTGACAATCCAGAACCAACTGGCCTAAGACTTGTAACACCAGTCACTACTCTTCCATCAACTAGTGTAAGACTTGTAACATCAGACACAATTCTTCCACAAAATGTTAAGCAAATTAACCCAGAAGTAGTAAGTACTAATACGAACATAAGCACAGAACAAATTATAGCAAGGCTTAATGACTTAACTTCACAGCCCCGAATCCGCAAGACACTAAGAGAATTACTAACAGAAACACCAACATTTGAACCACCAACAGAAACACTAACATTTGAACCACCAACAACATATTTGCAAAGTAAAGCTAACTTAAGGGACTTTTATTATGAAGTTAGTGAACCAAAAAATAATGCACTTTCAAAAGTTGTTCTAACAAATTATGTAGAAAATCTATCAGACTTTAAAGCTATACCATTAATACAATCGCATCTTTCTAAACATAGATTTAGTATAGAATTTAAAGTATTTGAATTTATAACTTATAAAGACGCATATACGGAATTTACAAGAGAACAAGATGCCAAGATTGATGCCCCACGAGATAAAAGACTTGAACAATTACAAAAAAAACATAGAGCATTAAGTAGACAGTATCTTGTTTTCTATTTAATTAATGCGTTAAATAAAATTAGAGCGGAGCACGGTGATGACATTACTATTTTGCCTGAATTCAATACAATTAGCTTCGTTCGTCCATTTACTAAAAGCGTTACAGATAGTGAGTTAGTTGATAGCGACTTAATTATTAGAGTCTATGATGAATTAAAAAAATTAATAGCACTAGAAAAAGAAAAAAAAGCAAAAAAATTAGGACAAGGTCGTAAAACATTACGTAATAAAGGAAAAAAGGGTACAAAATATAGACAGCCAAAAAGCCATAAAGCAAAAAAACTAAAAAGCCAGAAAAAACCAAAACAAATAATACACTAATAACCCAATAACCTAAGAACCTAAGAAGCTAACAAGCTAAGAACCTAAGAAACTTGAAAATAAGTTTATTATTCAATCATAACTGTTTTTTGACACCTAGGAAGTTTAACCTTGGTAAGCTTTTCAATACTAGCAATTTGCGCATTATTAGGTGCTTCTTTATTTGCTTCCCATCGCGCCAACATTTGTGGAGCTACTCCAATAAGCGCAGCAAATTGCTTCTGATTTTTTAATTGAGTTAATCTGGCCTGAGAGATTAATTGTCCCAGCTGTTTAGGAGCCTCATTAACTATAGTTTCAGGAACATGTTGTTTCTTAAAAGCAACCTTTTTAACATTAGCACTTGGTATAGCACTAGTAAATTTAACGCTATTCCAGTCTTGATGTTGAATCATAGTTTAGTTTATAAATTATATATTATAAAATAACATATAAATAAAACAATTCAATTTTATAATATATATTTTTAGTTTATAATATATATTTTATAATAGTATATTATAGAACTAATATGGTAAGTAAATTTGCTAAAATGATACAAACAATAATTTTTATTATATTTGCAGTTCTACTAAGTATAATAATTTTAAGCTACTTTAACATTAATATGACATCAAATGATCCATCAAAATTAAACAGATTTGCTGTTTATGAAGGGTATGAAGAGCATAGAAAGAGTATGGAGAATTTAAAGACTAAAGACAATAGAGCTAATCTAATCATACAATAAATAATAGACTATAAATTATTTATTATTTTTAAAAATTGAAATATAAAACTATTATTTATATATACTATAATATAATAGTTTACTATGATTATTCCAGTTAAATGTTTCACATGCGGCAAAGTATTAGGTAATAAATATAGATATTATCAACGCGAAGTTCAAAAACGAAAAATAGATAAATCACTCGAAGTTGACAAAGTAGTATATTTAACAAAAGATTTTATGGATAAAACACCAGAAGGCGAAGTGCTTGATTTACTTAATTTAAAAAAAAGTTGTTGCCGACGACACATGATTACACATGTTGATATTGAATAATGTATTAAGCTACTTTCTGTACTATCTTTTCATAGTAGTCCTGCTTTTTCCTTTTTTTTCCATTTTCATCATATATAGAAATTTGTAATTGCTCTGCTATTTTTATTAAGTCATCCAGCTTATAACTTGAAAAAGCTTTTAATGGTTTTTCAATATTTTCAATATGAAAATAACTAGATAAATAACTTTGTAATTCTTCTTCACTTATTGAACCATTTAGTAACTCAACATCAAAATTATTAAACTGCGCACTCATTTTTTCATTTGATAGTTGCAAGACTTTATAATTTTGTAAATTATAAGCTTTTTCATCATTATTACAACATAAAACACAATAACTATTATTGGAACGTAAAATTATTACATTAATTAGATGTAATATACATAAGGCATGAAATGTTTTAAAACTGATTTTTTCATTATTTGTTAAATCGTCTTCTACAAATGATTTACTTATTTTGAAGTGTTTTAAAATATTTTTTTGGCTTCGCAATTTTTCAACAATACCAAATTTAAAGTCTTTCATAACACTAAAAGAATTTAGTGTTTCTAAATCACTATCATCAAAATTATTAATTAGCTTGTAAAATAACCAAAATAATTTATCCTGAAAATTTTTATGATTAGTGATCTTAAATGGTTCGTAATATTTACTATATTTTTTACTATAATCTACTTTAACTCTACTTAGCGGAATATTGGGAATGATAGACATTTGATATTTTTTATTATAAGTTGCTGAACTCGTTAAACTCGTTGAATTTGTTGAACTATCTGTTGTTATAACATTCATTATGTTATTGGACGCATTTGCATTTAAGCCATATAACATATAGCGTTCCATATCCTCTAATTTAATAGGCACACTTAATAGCTGTTTAGTGCACAACATTACTTACAATATTACTAACGTTATCTTTATTATCTTTAAAATAGATTGTTTCCAAATCCTTTTTCAATTTTTCATCTTTATTAATATATGTTTCTTGTTTTTTAACAAAATTAATATAGCTTAATATAGAGTTGTATGTGGTGATTGATATTTTATTAAGATTTACAAAAATGCCATTATTATTTTCATTTAAATATATATTGCTTAATTTTAATATTTTAGCTATTTCAATATGATGTATTTTATCAAGAGGTTCAATAGTTTTACATAATTTATCTAATTCATTGGGGTGTATGTTATTTTCTTCAAGCGAATCCATTTCTAATAGTATGTCTTTAAATAGCTTTAAATAGTATTACATCAGGTAAATAATTTTATAATTTATAATTTATATTTTATCTATATAACTTATAAATTTAGATGTGTTGGAATGAAGCAGTGTCATTAAATACTTTTTTATTTAGTTTATTTGGAATAAACTTTGCTTATTTTAATAATGTAATAAATGGCTATGAGTATTTATTTTATTATTCGTTTATTTCAATCCAATTAGTAGAATATTTTACTTGGAAACATTTGAATAATAAAAAAATAAATAGATTGCTATCACAGTTAGGATTATTTTTAATAAGTATGCAACCAATTATGTTTATATTAACACCAAATAATGTAAAATTTAATATAAAAGCATCATTAATAATAATATATATACTATTTTTTATATTTTGGATTGTTTATTTTCCAAGTAATTTTTCGATGACAAAAGCGCCCAACGGCCATTTGGCATGGCATTGGTTAAACGTGCCACCACTATATATTTTTATATGGTTAACATTTTTCTTAGTAATGTTACTATATATTAAAAAATATATTCTGTGCGCTATACATTTAATAGTTTTTCTTGCTATTTATTATACTTATTACAAAACTAAAACATGGGGGTCTTTATGGTGTTGGATAGCAAATATAATGGCTGTATTTTTAATAGTTCGAACATTTTTTAAATCAAGCATACCAAATTATTTAGTAATTAATGAGACAGTTTAAAACTAAGCCATATTTTTCTTTACTCTTTGATCGCTTTTTTTTGTTTTTAACTTAATTTTAGTTTCGCCTCCAGTTTGTTCCATAGTAGAATCCAGCGTGTCTTCAACTTCTAATCCATAATCGCCTTCTAACTCTTTTTTTAGTGTCCCATAGTTATTAATAGCAATTAATTCGGCAATTACACTAATAAATTTATCATTTAATTCATAACGCTGTCCTAATACTCTAACTTGTAACATATCATTTTCTTTAATTTGCGAAAACATTTCATTATTATAATGATGGTCGCGTGCTATAAAAATAATATATGGACTAATATTATCATCAGTTACTAGTTCAGCGCGCACACCAACTTTTGTAATAGATTTTGCCTCACAATTTAATATCATAGACTCTACTGGATTTGTAATCAAACACTCAAATACGCATTCAAACACTAATTTATTTGAAAATAATTCTCCACCTGAATATGTTAACAATTTCACACTATTATTTTTAACATAACCATCTTTAATACATTTTCCTTCATTAAATTGTTTTAATCTAACTTCTAATGTGTTAAATAAATCAGAATTTACCTCATTATAATTTAAGACAATTTTTTGCGTCAATAATGAACTAATATATATATGTAAATTAGTGCTAGAATTTTTACTAGTCAATGATTTACCAGTCAATGATTTACCAGTTAACGAATATTTTTTGTTTACTGATTTAGACATCTTGGTATATAATAAGATTTTTATATTTAATATTTATTCAATTATATATAATATTAAATTTTTATATAACAAAATAACAAAATAACAAAATAAATTAGCTAAAGTTGTTAATTAATGATTGAACTAAGTTGAAAAACCAGCGCTTATTATCTTTTTTAATTAAGTCATAATATCTAAAATAGATTTCCAAAGCATTACAAAAAGCAATTTGATTATATTTTTTTAATTTTTCAATAATATTATTAGAAACTCCAATAGCAACAAATATTTTTTCACTATGTGCTTTTCCTGCTTGACTACAGCGAGCTCCTTTGTTTGTGCCGCTTTTTATTTTGAAATATGTAATATATTCTTGTTTATTTTTTTCTGCCAACGCCAAAAACCCGAGAGATTGCGCCAAGTCTAGTGACGCAACCTTTGTCTTAACAATAGTTTCAGCAAAATCATCATAGTCTTCGGATTGTCCTAATGTTAATAACATATTAGAACCACTAATATGAGGAACTTTACTTTTTGTTATTATGTATAATGTATAATTTTTAAACTCGCTTTTTTGTGGTACTATTAGTGCGCGCAATTTACCATTAATAGACGTTATAAAATGTTCCTCATAATAACTTGCTAATTTGCTTTCAAAGTTTGAAAGTCCCTTTAAATCATAACCATTATTTAATAAATAATTCACTAACAAAGTAGTTTTTTCACTATTCAAATCATCTAGTAAAATAGCAATTGCTAATTTTTGTATGCTATTAGAGTCTAAAACCGATTCTTCTTCTAATAATTTAATAATTGACCCATAATGTATATATTTATTATCATCTATTGATTGATTTGTTTGTATGTTAGTAATATAATTATAATTTATTTCAAGTTCAATAATTAGCGATTTTACATTATCAATAAGTTCAATTGATAAATAGTCATTATCAAACAATGTAAAATTTATTTTAGTTTTTACAACTTTTGTTTTCACGGGCTCGGGCTTTAACGACTTTTCAACTTCGGTTTTGTCTACATATACTGGTTTTGCTTTATCATCAAATACATCAAATGTTTCGGGAAGATCAAATGCTATTCCGTCAGGCTTAGACTGTATTGGATTAGATCTTTCAAAAATAGTAGCATCATTATTTAATTGTGACGGTTGAAAAATGTAAAGGTGTTCAACATTTATTAATTTCCCTAATGTATTATATTTATCTGTTATATAGCTATTTTCATTATTTACTAACTGATCCAAAGCATTATTTATATGATTTGTTGAATAATTATTAAAACTAGTTAAATAACTAATAATATATTCTTTAGTATAAAAATATTTCTCTTTAAATAAATCTCTAATAAGTTTCACTATTGCTTCATTGTTGGTTTGTAAAAAAAATTCATTATAAGAAGAATTATTTTCTTCTATGTCTCCTGTTAATCCCATTTTTGTTTTATAGTCTTCTAATTCTGGCTTACATTTATAACTACATTCAGCCATATAATCACATAATGGACTATATGATTTATCACCAATGCTATAACTAATTGAAGCATTATTTGAAAGTGTTAGTGTTATTTTTTTATTAAGTAGTTTTTCATCAAATTTTTGTTGTTCATAATTTAGCATACAATCAATAGAATGTTCTTTTAATATTCGGCTAATAGCACCAATAACTTTTGCTTTTGCTTCTGCTTTTCTATAAATTAGTAAATCAACCGACTCATTATTATTATGCAATAATGTACCATGCATAAATATTTGCACGTTTCGTTCCTTTAACGGCATATTTTTATGACTACACGTTCTTATTGCTCGTCCAATAATTTGCTCTATTCTATTTATATTAAACCAAGGTTCTAAAATATGAACTTGCCTAATAAATTTTAAGTCAATACCTTCACTTCCCGCAGCTGAAAGTAGAATAACCTTAACATTTTTACCATCACTATTATTTGAGTCTGTTGCTGCCTTTAAATCACCAACAACATCAGGGGATAAATTCTCATTACCACTAATAATAATATATTTGGCACCATGAAATTTTGATCCAATGCCTAATTCAGACTTTTTCTTATAACTAACTACATCTAATTCTTCGCTTTGAGGTGTTAAAAAAAGTGACTTATTAGTTCCATATCTTGTAAATCCAATAGACTCCAATGTTAAGGCAATTGGAATCAATCCAGCATCAATAAATTGTGAATATACAATAATAGGCCCATTGCTATGTATAATAGAGTCTATTATTGATTTAATTTTGTAACTATATTTACCAATGTTATTAATATCAAAAATGTTGGGACTAGAGCTAGCTCTATAACTATAGTTGTACCTTGATTTGGGCGCATAACTTTCTTGGTAGCTCATAAGATTATTAATGCCTGCTTTACCAACGACCTCTTTAATAGGAAACAAAGTATTTATTTCTTCTAAGTTAAGTGTTTCTAATAGTTGTGTAATGTTATGCTCATTATAAGCCAATTTTTCTTCAAAATACGATTCTAATTTGCTATTTGGAAATACAATATTTAATGCTTCTAATGGTTTCTGTAATAATGTATAACCAAAGGAGTCCATATTATTTAGTTTGTCTTCATCAAATTTTGACATATTATTTTTTAGTATAATATTATATACAAATTCTTGATATGGAGAGATGCCTTCATTTATATATATATCAAATAGTTCTATTGATTGTGTTAATGGACTAGCGTTAATTTTAAATTGCGGATAAGTCTTTGTTTTTATACTATTAGATGGAGAAAAATCATTTGGTAAAATTCTAAAAGGAAAACTTAAAGGATTATCCCCTTTAACATAACTAACATATCCATTTATTTTTCGCTTAAATAATTGTAATCCGACTTCTTCGCCTTTGCTATTAACTAAAAAAGAACCATCACTATTAAATATATCTTTAATATCTACAATGCTACGCCGATCATTCATATTTAATATATTTATCAAAAATATAATTTCTTTATAATCATTAAACATAGGTGTTGCTGATAGAAATAATAATTTTAAATTATTAACATTTTTAACAAGCTTGAGCAATTCGTTTGAAACCAGCTTGTTAGTATTGTCTTTAGATTGCCTTATATTATGAAATTCATCAATTATTATTAATCTATTGTCAAAGAATTTCTGTAATCGTTCTGCCATCTTCTTTTTTTGTGTGTTATCTAATGTAGTACTAGGATTTGAAGGATTTGAAGGATTTGAAGGATTTGAAGGATTAGATTTCTTTATTATTAGATTTGCAAACTGCGTATAGCCCATAAATAAATAATAATTATTTATTATGTTTGTCATAATTTTTACTACTTTCTCGTGTGTTAAATTTTTATGCGTGCTATTAATCTCATCCAATATGCTTTGACCAGCACAATTATTAATAGTCCAGTTACTATTTTTATATTCTAGTTTTCGTTCATCAAATAACTGTAAATAGAAATTTTCTTGGACGTTTGGAGAGGCTACTATTATAATTCGTTCATTATAACCCATATATTTTAAATATTTTCTTGTTTCTTCCGCAACACCTATTGCGGAACAAGTTTTGCCTGTGCCTAGTCCATGATAAAGTAATAAACCATTATATGGTGTATTTGATGATAAAAAATTCTTTATGAATTTTTGATATGGCGCTAGCTCAAAATCCTTATCACATATTTCATTGCTTAATTTTTCAAAATCAGAATCAATATTTACTTGTAATTTATTTTCGGCAAACTCTTTTTTATGTGCTATTTTAATATTGAAAAATTCATCATCTAAATGTGGATATAAGAATTTATAATTTTTATCGAAAGAATCATTTAATTCTTTCATATTCAATAACTCAATTGCATTTAAAAAATATTTTGTATCATTCTTGGTTTTAACATTTTGTTCTAGCTCTATTAATTCACTTTTATCTAGGCTTAATTTATTCATATTTTCTTGAAACATTTGCGCCAATTTTAAATTATTGGTTTTCGTTTTCCTATAAGGTTGTCTATTATAACTACTTAAGTCTTCATCTTCTTCATCCAAGTCTTCGTCTTCCAAGTCTTCGTCGTCTAAGTCTTCGTCGTCTAAGTCTTCGTCGTCTAAGTCTTCGTCGTCTAAGTCTTCGTCTTCCAAGTCTTCGTCGTCTAAGTCTTCGTCGTCTAAGTCTTCGTCGTCTAAGTCTTCGTCATCTAAGTCTTCGTCGTCCAAGTCTTCGTCTGTGTCTTCTTCTTCCTTTTTACCAGCTCCTTCATCCATTTCTTCGTCTTCTGATTCCTCATCTTCTGATTCTGGCTCTTCTATTGGCTCTGGCTCTTCTATTGACTCTGCCTCTTCTATTGGTTCTGCCTCTTTTATTGGTTCTGGCTCTTCTATTGGTTCTATTGGTTCTATTGGTTCTATTGGTTCTTCCATTGGTTCTATTGATTCTTCTTCTTGTAAATCATTAATAACGTCTTTATTAGGTTCTGCTTCTTCAGGGACATTCATATTATATATATAATCTATATGTTTTTAATAATTTATTTAAATCATTTATTATATTTGTTTTTTCATAGTTATAATCTCTAATATAACTATGTACGTCATCAATAGGAACCCACTTTATTTCGCTAATTTCGTAAATTTGAAAGTTAGCTAATGGAATAGTATTATTACTAATAATACCAATAAAATATTTGTGTTTATAGGATTTATAATTTGATCCTGTAAAAATTTCTTCAAATGGAACAATATTATTAAAAATTTCAATATCACTTTTTTTATATCCTGTTTCTTCTTCAAATTCTCGTAGTCCACACACAATATCTTTTTCGTGATAATTGCGGCGGCCTTTTGGAAATCCCCATTCAGGTTCGCTATACTTTTTATCACATAAATCTACCAAATCTTTTAAATTGTAACTTTCTAAAATATTTGTAAAGCCAAATTTTAATTTGTTGAATTTTATTTTTGACAACTTTTCTTCATTTCTGTATAAATTATTTGTATTATAATTCCATAAATAACTCCATATTGTGTCAAAATCATTAGTTAGCAAATAACTTCTCTCATTTACGCTCATATTATTTAATAAATTTAAAATATAATTTTTGTCTTCCATAATATATTTTCCTCTCATAAAATCTATAAAGGCCAAGCTGTCTTTCCGCTTTATTATTAATAGTTCAATAACATTTTCATTAACTTGTAAATCAGGATTAAACTTTTTAACTATTCGTAACGGAATAATTCCAATACTAGTTATAGGAACACGACAATTATGAAATAAGTGTCCTAATTTACCACAATTGTTGCAAAATACTTGCTTCTTAATATTCATAGGTTACGTTAATAGTTAGTTAAACTATTAACGTGTTATAGTTTTATATTTATTTAAAATACACATTTTAAAGGTTTTAAGAATAAAATATAATATATTATATTGATAAATAAAAATTGAGATGTTATTGTAAGATTATAAATCTTATTAATGTTAAATGCAGACTTATCAGACAAGCTACGATTCAGAAAGAAAATGTCAAGATTATCCAAGGTATTATGTATATCATGAAACAAGTAAAGGTAGCCAGCATTTTGGTATTAATGTGTGTAAAGTATATAATGAAAACGACGATTTTAGGCAATGGTTAGTTGTTTCTAATAGAATGAAAAGACTTATAGCAAGACAGCTTGTAAATGAAAATATAAATTTAAATAATTATGGCTTCCGCTTAGACTATTGTAGATGGCGTGTTTCGCAACAACATAATGAGCTATTTAAAAAGTTGGAAAAAATACAATCACTATCTTTTGAACAATTAGTTTGTGAAAGAGAGCTTGAAGAAGCTATTGAGATATTAGGTTATTCTCATATAGAACTAAACAACGCAGAAGCAGATTTAATTAACTATCAAATTGATCATAACTATTCAGTCTCGATGGAATTACAGTATAATCTTGAAGATGCCGAAGAGAACCACGAAGAAGCTAAAAAAAATCTGGAATTAATAAGACAAAAAATGTTTGAACTAAACAATAGCAAATGCTTAAAACACGAAGAAGACTATGACTGGAATGAATTTATGATTTAAATCGGATTTTAAGAATAAAATATAATATATACAAAATGGATATAAAAGAACTACGAAGTTATCGCATTCAATTTGAGCAACCATATTATAATTCAAGTAATTTAGGCATGTCATTATTTGATTTATTTATGACGTTTTTTATTGCCTATTTGATTGAACCATTTATAAGAGTATATACTGGACTAAATAGACAAGTATATTATATAATGCTTTTACCATTAGGAGTTGTTAGTCATATATTAACAAACCAACACACATTCTTAAATGGTAAACTGTTTGACAATTCAATCAATTTATATAAAGTTATAATGATTATTATAACACTTAAATTAATATATGAACTAAATAAGAGTTTTTATGGTAAAAATACGCAATAGTTTTGTTAATGTTATTTATAAGTTATGTCAAATAATAATATGTCTAATAATAATATGTCTAATAATAATGTATTAAACCCAATAATATGGGGACCACATTATTGGTTTGTTTTATATACAATTGCCTTAAGTTATCCTAACAATAGCAATGATTCAACAAAAAAGAAATATTATGACTTTATAACAAATTTACCGTTGTTTTTACCAATTAGTGACATTGGTAATGTATTTAGTAAATTTTTAGATGCTTATCCTGTTACACCATATTTAGACTCTCGTGAGTCGTTTGTAAAATGGGTGCATTTTATACATAATAAAATAAATATTTATTTAGGAAAACCAGAACTAACTTATTATGACGCAATGAATAAATATTATGAAAACTATAAAATTAAGGAGCTAAAAAAATATGAAGAAAGCAGAAATAAGCAAAAATACATTTTTGGGAGCTTAGTACTATTGTTAGTATTAGTAATAATTGGACTCACTATTAAGTTTAAATAATAGTTTTTTATTTTTATTATAAATTTTTTATAATAAATTTATAACGTATAATTATATTATATTTACTATAATTAATATATTATTATAATTATTAATAATAAATATGAAATTTGAATTGCTCATATTAACTATAACGGGTTTTGTATTGCTTAATACATACTTTGAAGGTAAATTACTAGCTAAACTTAAAAATTATGAAAAATATTATAAAATGGGACTAATCGCTTTTGTTGGACTATGTATATATTTATTTATAAAGAAAAATCCCGCAAACTATAAAGATTTTGTAGTTAATACAAATGGTTACATTAAATATTTACCAATAGATAGAAACACAGCTAGTATTATAACTCCAATTATTGATTTTACATCTAAATCAATAAGTAATGAATTAAATAACAATTATAATTTTAGTGCTGGAACAAACTATAGAGAGTCTCAACATTTACAAAAGTCAATAAATGCGAATTATAATAATATGACAAAGCAGCAACAAAAAATATTACAATCTGGAAATACTTCAACAAAAAGAAGTGTAAGTGAAACCAAAAAGAAGTTTGTAGCGGCTTCACAAAATTGGCATTGTAAAAGTTGCCAAAAACAGTTGCCGGCATGGTTTGAAGTAGACCATGTTATGAAACTAGAATATGGAGGATCTAATGCTATTGACAATTTAGTAGCTTTGTGTAGAGATTGTCATGGAAAAAAAACAGCATATGAAAATTTGTAACAGTTGGTATACAAACTTTATGTAACAAATTTATAACAGTGAATAATATAAATTTATTAATTTATATTATTAATATTATCTAATAATGACACAATTATTAAAAACTGGTTTTAATAAAATTAGTGAATATTCAGATAAAACAGTAAATTTCTTAAAAAATAGTATAAGTATTTCAACAGATGTGTTAATTAATGGAATAAAATTCAAAAAAACAGACTCTTCCGACTATGAATATTTTTACTATAGATACATTAACGGGTTAGTCATTTTACTAGTATTTGGTCTAGTATATTATTTAAATAGTTATTACAATACATTTGGAATAAAAAATACACCTTATGAAATATTAGGAGCAATAGTATTGTTAGGCGTTGGAGTCCTTTATTTTATGTTTCTAGTATTTAGAAATAATAATAATAATAAGATTAATCCAAATGAGAGACTTGCAATAGTTAGGGATAACGGTGATAAGGAGTTAACTTCATCAGGTTACGATGCTATTAGTTATAATATAGATACTACAAAAATTCAAACCACATATTTAAAACCATTAAGAATTTTATTCTTGTATATTGGGCTATTATTATTTATACTAATAAGTATTATATACATAATCAACTATGTGCTATATTCACAAAAAAATACTAATTCGTTTAGTATTACACAATCAATAATAAGCCTAACAATTGTAATTGTTGTATTAGCAATTTTTGCCGCACTATTTTCAATAAAAACACACGGTTCAGATGACTCTTGTGAATACAGTGATACAAGTAAGTCTCTCTTTATTTATGATTACATTTGTATTATCAAAAAAACTATATTCTTTATACCTTGTTTGTTATTAATTGTTATTGATGAAATCAATAAAGATATTAAACTAACACCCAGTCCCGTATATTTATTACTTTTTATACTATTACTACTAATAACACTGCTATTTGTATTGCCATTCTTATTTAAATATTTTAGAACACTTAACAAAAGCAGCCTATTAAAAGGAACAGACCCTTATTATTTAAATGAAAAAAAGGTTATTGGTATATATCAAAATCTTAACAAAAATGTTAATTCTACTATTGATATTCCAATACCTAAAACTGATAGCACAAGCAATCCTATTATAACAAATCCTATAGATGCGTTATTAACTAGATTAAATTTAAATAAGCAAGAAAATACATTATTTAAAGCACTTGATAGTTTAACAGAAATAGCTCCAGAATCTAAAGATATAACTAACCAAACAAAAGACAATATAAGCGACACAAAAGGTTATAATTTTAAATTATTGAAAAATGATTATAATGGAATATATAATATAAAAACAAGTTTTTATGATCCACCCAAAGCTATAAACAAATTTCCATACAATTATACATATAGTATAAGTTTTTATGTTTATATAAATCCACAACCTACAAATACATCAATAGCTTATAATAAAGATACTGAAATATTTAATTATGCTTATAAACCAGTAATATATTATAATGGAAAATCACAATCCATCATTGTTAGATCTAGAACACTTAATAATAAAGGAGACCAGTTAGATACTATATATGAAGGAAAACATATAAAACATCAAAAATGGTTGTTTTTTGTTATTAATTATTCCAATAATAATATAGATGTTTTTATAGATGGTAAATTAGTCGGTACAAAAAAAAATATAACCCCATATTTTAAAGGCGATAAAGTAACAATAGGAGAAAATGAAGGAATACATGGAAGTATTAAAGAAATAAACTATTATAGTGAAATAACAAGTCCACTAACAATTGAGTTATTATATAATTTAACAAATAACAAATAAGATTTTACATTTAAGATTTTACATTTAAGATTTTACATTTAAGATTTTACATTTAAGATTTTACATTTAAGATTTTACATTTAAGATTTTATATTTAAGATTTTATATTTAAGATTTATAATATTTTAATATTTTAATATTATAATATGGGCATATTTAATATTATTATTGTAATAATCTTGATTATTGTGGTAATATGGGGCCTTCGCAATCTATTTTTCAAAACAAATATAATTTATGATGTTATGTGTGATGCTGCCGCACCAGTAGAACTACAAAGTACAGTAGGTTCATTGTTTGTATCAAATACTAATGTAATAATGGCAAAAGATATTCCAGAAAATAGCTCATCAAATTTTACATTAAGTGTATGGTTTTACATAGATAATTGGGGCAATAATATATCAAACGAAAAAAATGTCTTATATATGGCTGTTGATTCAAAAGCACCAACATTACCAGAACTAGCTTCAATGTTAAGTGGACTAAGCACTAAAGTTGAAAAAGATATTAGTTTAAACCAAATTAAACCTAAAAATATAAATATTGCTTTAGATAAATATGAAAACAATTTATTAATTGATATTGAAACATATTTAGATAATAATTCATTGGGTAGAGCAAGAAGTGCTTTAGTTAATAGAAGAAATTACACAAGATATAAAATACCAAATATATCAGTTCAAAAATGGAATAATTTAACATTAAGTGTTGACACAAGAACATTAGATGTATATTTAGATGGAAAGTTACGAAATTCATTTATAATGCATGGATTATATAATAATTTTTATAGCACAAGTGAGAAAAAAAATATATATATAGGAAATATGGCTCAAGGCACAGGCGCAGCAAATAATGAAGGTCTTAACAGTGGCTTCGAAGGCTTTATTACGCGAATTCGATATGAAAATGATTCTATAAATCCACAAGAAGCATACAATATTTATAAAGAAGGCATTGATAAATCATTAGCAAAATCATTATTTAATAAATATAGATTAAAAGTAAGCTTTTTAGAGTATAATACAGAAAAAGGCAGTTTTGAAATATAATTTATATAATTTATATAATATTATATATTAATATTATGAATCCTCCAGAAAGTATATTTACTAATATTTCAAAAAATATTAATGCAGCTATTCCATATACTGCCGAATCAAGATTAAAATCGGCAAATGATTTTTTATCATCAAATACAATGATAGCAAAAATTACATTTTTATTAGCAATAATAATTATTTTTTCTTTATTATTTTATGTTGGAAGTAAATTATTATATTACTTTTTTTCACCATCGGAAACACCATTTTTAATATATGGATTAAAAGATGGAACAGAAGGAGTAACTATTACACAGTCTTTAGGCGAAAAAGCATCAATTCCTATTTTGCGCAGTATTAACGAATATGAAGGAATAGAATTTTCTTACGCATTTTGGATACATGTTAATGATACAGATTATAAAGAAACAATTGACTTTAAACACGTTTTCAATAAAGGATCTTCACCAAATTCACAAGGGGAAGGAGGAACAGGAATATTTGGTCCAAACAATTGTCCGGGCGTATATTTATATAATGGTAAAAAAAATATTAGCGATAATTTGTTAGATAAGTTCCCCCTTTTAGGAATGTTAGTTAGAGTAAATGTTTTTCATAATAATGAAAATAATAATAATACATATTATGATGACATATATGTAGATGGTATTCCTATAAAAAAATGGGTATGTGTAGTAATTAGAACTACAGCGCAAAATGTAGTTGATATTTACATAAATGGTAATTTAACAAAACGTCATAAATTATCAAATATTATTAAACAAAACTATGATAATTTATATGTTAATTATAATGGAGGATTTGATGGTGCTATTTCTAATTTAAAATATTATAATTATGCTATAGGAACTTTCGAAATAAATTCAATAATGTATAAAGGTCCAAATCTTAAATCAAGCAAAGAAAGTAAGCTTAGCGATACAAAAGCAGATTATTTATCAACAAATTGGTATTTTAATAATACTGATATAATATCATAAATTTATAAATATCATAAATTTATAAATATTATAATATTATAATATTATAATGTTATAAATATTATAATGTTATAAATATTATAATGTTATTTCTAATTATATGGCGCTTAACTTCAACCCAAACTCCCTTCTCAACTATATTATTTTGACACAAAATAAAATAGACAATGTTAGTGATGGAGCAAAAATTTTAATAAGAACAAAAGTCACAAATCCTAACTATACTAATAATACACATTCTTTTTTGTCTAGTTTATCTAACTATACTAATATAATAATATTAAACTACAATACTGCTCTTAACACTTCCCCTTCAGTAAGTAATTGTTTTTTAACATTAAATAATATTAAAAATAACATAAAATTCATTTTTACTGATAACAACAAATTTGGTAAAATATTATTTATTAAAAATACTGATATAAGCAATAATTATATACAAGAAAATAATTATTTAGTAGAAAACATCACAACTACTAATGTAAGAAAATTTTTTAATTTAAATTATTATTTTAATATTCAGACTAATAGTGTTATTAATCCTAATTCTAATTATTATAAACTAAATATAAAAGACTATATATCAAAAGATTTTAGTAGTAATTTTTTTACCACAGGAGCAGAGTCTGATATATGTTATAATGGTTTAATATGTAAAATTAAAACTATAACACCATCTGATGCCTCTAGTAATTTATATAGAGATACTAGTCTCAATACTTTTACTAGATTTAGTGATATTTCTGATATAACATCATTAACACAAATCACTAGCCCTTTGTTTTTTAGTATATATAATAATATATATAAAAAGGACACTATTAATAATAATAGTATAGTCTATGAAATTGACTTGAGTTATGTAAATAAGCCTGGTACTATGCTGACAATAAGTTTTGAGACCTTTTTGATCAAAACAAATAATTTTGTATTAGTAAAAAACACAAAAAGCCAAATATTATTTGATGCTAACTCTGATATACATTTTTCAAACGTACAAGTGTCAACACCATCAAAGCCTATTAATTTTACTACAAAAAAAGAGAACACATATATTATTTATTTATCTTTGGGGAATTTTAGAACAGGTCTTGTTCAAAGTGATATATATAAACACATTAATTTTCCATATGATTCACGTAAAATAAACTTTGTAGAAAATATTAATATTAACTCTATTTATAATCCACTTAATATCAAAAAAAAATATGATAGCCTTCAACAATATATTGATACTGAGTATTTATATGATATTGAGTTAGTAGCAAATATACTTTTGAAGAATATTAGTATATATAATATTTTTACCAGTATTAATAAAATATTTACTATTAATTTTACTAATTTATTTGATACTAGCAACTTACAAACTTATTATAATGAGTTTAATAATCTTGCATTCACTGATGAATATGGTAGCATTATAAAACCAAATATTAATTACTTCACTACTAATAGCACTTATAGCACCAATACAATTAGTTTTGATATAGTAAGTATAACAAAACCTAACAATTTAAATTCTATAAATGAAACTCAAATAACTATTGAAAATTCATATTATAGTCTACTTAAACCAGTGCTTTTAGATGTAAGATTTACCTATGATGTCTATTTTAATATATTTTTTACTTTCGATATTCTTAATAATAACAACTTAATAAATACTAATTCTATAAGCTTTGAGAGTTTAATTTATACAACACCACAACGCGATTTTAAAGACATAGAATGTATATATATATATCATAATCCAGAAACAGATCCAAATCCCCTTTATAGATATCCAAATAATAATATTGAAATTATTAGAGATCCAAGTAATGTTGATACAATATCTAAGGCAATTGAGCTTTTACCAGGAGCAAGCACTTCAACATTAAACAGTATAATTATTCCAGAGAAAAATGGTAGTAATTTATCAAGAAAAATGATACAAGGGCTTATTGGATTAAATAATATTCCAAAGCTATTATCAATTAAAGCATATGATGAAAATGCTATTATTGGACGTGGGTTTATTAACCAATACCAAATAGATGAACAATGTAAGAATAGCACAGAAGAGATAATTAAAAATAAAATTAACGCAAATAAACATAGTTCTGCAAAAGATAATCGAACTTTTACAACAAATAAATTAGCAAAGCAAAATTATGCTAATTTAGTTAGGTCAAATAGGCGCAATAGACTATCTCAACAATGTATAGAAGATTTAAGAGAAAGCATAAGTAATAAGACCCCTTTACCAACACAAGTTAATTATGTTAACATAGTTCCTTATACGCCTCGTTTTAAAATATTTAAACCAGGAAAAGGTTATTATTTGTAGTCTTTATAACATCTAATATTTATAACATCTACAATTTATAATATAAACATAAAAATTTTTATATTTATATTATGTTATGTGCGGAATAACGTTTATATATTCCAAAAAAACAAAAAATTCATTAAAACATATTTTTAATAGTTTAGAATTAATACAAAATAGAGGCTATGACTCAATTGGAATATGTTATTATAATGACTTGACAAGCAAGTTTGAAGTAATAAAAAAAGCATCAACACCAAAATATGATTGTTTTGATTTAGTACAATCATTATATGAAACAAATGACTTACAACAGCAACAAGTATACAAGCAAAAACTGTTTTCTAGAATAGCACTAGGTCATACAAGATGGGCTACTCATGGTGGAAAGACGGATGCTAATGCGCATCCACATATATCACAACACAATCAAATTATACTAGTTCATAATGGTATAATAAATAATTTTATGGAAATTAAAGAGTTTTTACAATCTAAGAATTATAATTTTTACAGCGATACAGATAGCGAAGTTATTGCTAATTTAATAGAATATTATATTATAGTTATGGAATGTAATATTGAAGAAGCAATAAAAAAAACGCTAAGTCAGTTAGAAGGAACGTGGGCTCTTGTAATTATTTATACCAAACAATTAGACACATACTATGTGACAAGAAAAGGGTCTCCATTATTATTAGGTTATAATAACGATTTTATAATATGTACGTCAGAAACAAATGGTTTTGCTGGCTTAATAAGTGAATATATTCCGTTGAAGGATAATAATATTATTAAAATAAGTAATGGTAGTTATGCTAATTTAATAAATAATATGAGGTCACTTGTAGATATAGACCAAATTCAAATCGATGATTTATCTAATTTATCTAATTCATCTAATTCATCTAATTTATCTAATTTAATTGATTTATCTAATTATACTATTAAAAAAGTATGTTATGAAAATATAGTTGAAAACAAAGGAAATTATAGTCATTGGATGTTAAAAGAAATAATGGAACAACCAGAAACACTACAAAAAGCATATAATTATGGTGGTCGTATTAATAATAATATTATCAAATTGGGAGGATTAGATAACATAAGTAATATTATAAAGTATATAGAATTTATTTATTTAATTGGTTGCGGCACAAGTTATAATGCTTCATTAATAGGAGAGCTATATTTAAATGAACTAAAACAATTTGTATGCGTTAAAAGTGTAAATGCGTGTGAGTTTAACGAAAATATTTTGCCTAATATTAAAAATCATTGTACGTCGTTGTGCGTATTTTTATCACAATCAGGTGAAACCATGGATCTATATAATTGTTTGAAAATTTGTAAAGCCAAGAAATGCGTAACTTTGGGTATAATAAATAAAGTAGATTCATTAATAGCGCGCGAAGTGGATTGTGGAATATATATGAATGCCGGAACAGAAATTAGTGTTGCTTCAACAAAATCATTTACAAGCATGTTAATAATATTAAGCTTACTTAGTATGTGGTTTGTAAATAATGATTATTATAGTAATAATAATAAAATAGACACTCTTAGAATTCTTCCAAATAGTGTAAGACAACTATTATATGATATAAATTTTATGAATAAAATTGGTAAATTAAAAGATTTTATTATTAACAATTGTGTAACAAGTATATTTATATTAGGAAAAGACAAATTATATCCAATTGCATGTGAAGGTGCTTTAAAAATCAAAGAAGTTTGTTATATCCATTGTGAAGGTTTTAGTGCTAGTTCATTAAAACATGGACCATTTGCGCTGTTAACTAGTTCAAATTTAACACTATTATTAATAGATATACATAATACTAAGGATCTAAATACTTTAAAATCAACATATTATGAAATAATTGCTCGAGAAACAAACATATTTGTTATAACAAACTCTCAAAATATTATAGATGACTTAAAATTAAGTGAAGACAAATTTATATTATTAGTAAATCTTGACTATTATAATGAAATTTTATACATAATAACATTACAAAAACTAGCATATGAGGTGTCATTAGGTAAGCATATAAATCCAGATAAACCACGCAACTTGGCAAAAGTAGTTAGTGTTGAATAAAAACCCTATTTCATTTGTTAAAAGTCTTAGTTAGTAACCAGCGTGGTTTAACATTTCTTCTTATTAACGTTGAAGTTTTATATGCATTTAGTGTAGTATTTTCTAACATATTTTGTTTATAATAAGTACTAGTGCTAGGAATTAATGTTTCAAAATTATGTATATTTATAATATATTCATTTTGTTTTATAGCACTTATTTTATTGGTGTCTTCATTTACATTACTTATTTTATTGGTGTCTTGATTTACATTATTAACAATTGAATAATATAAATTACTTATATTATTTAAATTATCAATCAATTTACCATTAATATAAGCCAATGGTTCTCTAGTGTTAACTAGTCTTGTGGGGTCGTCGTATAAATGAATAATGTTCTTAGAATTAATAGGCCAAAATTGGTCCCTGTTAATAGTTAATGATTGTTCTAGAACCCTATCGTTTAAAGCATTGTCTTCTAGTCCCCATCCCCAATTATTTGGGAACCCATTGCATTTTTCAAAATCACCTCCATTTATTGAAACTATTCCTCCTAAAGCAAAAGTAAAACCATAAAAATGTTTCACTGTTCCTGGATATGTTACATAATCAAATATATTTTTAATTGTAGGTAATGTATCAACATCATTAAATACAAAAGTAATATTTTTATAATCATTTGGATATTTTTCTTTCATAACCAGAAAACCAATATTTTTTGTTGCTCCGCGATTGAACATTCTAGAATCAGTTTGATGACTATAATATATTTCATAGTCATCTTTGTTATAGTCTTCCATAATATATTTCATATATATAGAAAAGTGTTGCTTTTGTTTTTCGCGATCTCTATATGGGACAATAAAAATTAGTTTAGGAACAGTCGACATTTATTTATATTTATATAAAAAATTATATAAAAATTATATAAAAATTTATATAAAAAAATTATATAAAAAATTATATAAAAAATTATATAAAAAAATTATATAAAAAATTGAAAAGTTATTATAAATTTAAAGACTAGCAATTAAATAGTTTATTAAATAATATGACAACATATAAGTGTTTTAAATGTTATGATTACAATGTGTTAGAGGAAAATAGTAAAGGAAACCATTATAAAGATAATAAACAATTTATTATTCAGGCATTTGGAATAAATTCATCAAATAAGACAGCATCCATATTTATAGAAAAGTTTTATCCATTTTTCTACATCATGGTTAGCGAAAACTGGAATGACCAACGTAAAAATGAATTTCTAGGACATATGAAACAATTGGTTGGTAATTATTATGAAGACTCAATAGTTGAATGTATGTTAGTAAAACGGCACAAGTTGTATGGTTTTGATAATAAGAAATTACACAATTTCATTAAAATTTCATTTACTAATACTGGAGCATATAATAAATTAAAAAAAATATTTTACGATGATAAAACAAGTAAATCAGGTCAATTTGAAAGAACATTAAAAGAAGATGGTTATAAATATAGTGATGATATTGGAATAACACATTGTTATTTATATGAGGCAGATATTCCGCCACTATTAAAATTCTTTCATGAAAAACACATTAGTCCAAGTGGATGGATAAAAATTCCTTCAAATAAAGTGCGAACTATTGCTAATAAGACAACAAATTGCTCTTATGAATATAGTATTGATTACGAAGATATTTATGATTATAAAGAAAAAGAGACATTAGTAAAATACAATATATGTAGCTTTGATATTGAAGCTAGTAGTAGTCATGGTGATTTTCCTATTCCAATTAAAAATTATAAAAAATTAGCAACAAATATACTTGAAAATTACAATTCGAGTTCCGAAAATTTCAAACTCAATTATGATTTTAATAACTTAAAACACGAGATTTTAAGTGCGTTTGATTTAACACAAGACAAGTTAAGTTATATTGAAAAAGTATATCCTAAGAAAACAGGTATTACATTAGAGGAACTATTGGTGTCGTTAGATAAATTAACAAACTATAGCCCAGCAAAGTATAATAATACTTTAAACAGTGATGAAGTTTTAGAAGGCGCTGACTCAGAATCTGAAAATGAAGATGAAGACGATGAAGAAGAACAAGAAGGCATTAATGATGGGGAAACTGAAAGTCCAGTAAAGTATAGCAAACGCAAACCTAAAATAAAAGCTTATAAAAAAGATGCCACATTAATAGAATTAATTAAGGACAACAGCTGTGAATATGCTACAAAATTAGTAAAGCTAGTTGAAGCATTTAGCAACACTAATTTTCCACCATTAGAAGGTGACATAATTACATTTATTGGTTTAAGTTTTATTAATTATACTGAATCTAAACCATATAAGCGTGTTATTATTGTTAAAGGTGGTTGTAAAATTCCTGATAAATATTTATTATGGGCACAAGAAAACAAGGTAATTGTATTAGAGCGATCAACTGAAAAAGAAGTATTATTAACATTTACAAAAATAATTAATAGCGAAAATCCGCATATTATTACGGGTTATAATATTACGGGGTTTGATTTTGAATTTATGTATAAGCGATCTAAAGAGCTAAATTGTGTTAATGAATTTCTCAAACTTTCGCGAAACAAAAATGAAATATGTATTTCAAATGATTGGCGTGCTGAATATAGAGATAAATTGGCTAAAACTAGCGCTAGCGCTAGCACTAGCGACCTTTCAAAAAAAGATTATAAAGACATTGAAACAAATAAGATTGTATTAGCAAGTGGCGAATATAATTTAAAATTTATAAAAATGCCTGGTCGCATTATTATAGATATGTGTGTCATTTTTCGCAAAGAATTTACATTAAGTTCTAATAAGTTAGACTTTACATCAAGCTATTTTATTAGTGACTCTATTAGTAAAATTGCGTTAAATAATGAAAATAATAGCACCAAAATATATAGCAAAAATCTTACAGGTATTAGTGTGGGAAGTTATATAAAGTTTGACGAACAAGGGTTCAGTAATAATTTATATAAAAAAGGGCAAAAATTTGAAATTATTGAAATTAATAAAGACGAACAATGGTTTGTGATTGAGGGTCTAGAAGAACTGGATTTGACCAATTACAAATATAACTGGGGATTAGCAAAAGACGACGTGTCGCCACAAGAAATATTTGCGCTTGCTAACGGTTCTGATTATGACCGATGGACTGTTGGTAAATATTGTCTTGCTGATTGCGACAATGTTATTTGGTTATTATTAAAAGTAGATGTAATTACTGACAAAGTAGAAATGTCAAATTTATGTGATGTTCCACTAAGCTATTTACTATTGCGTGGACAAGGAATTAAACTACAAAGCTATGTTTCTAAAAAATGTGGAGAAAAAAATACGCTTATGCCGGTTGTAAATAAACAAAAAACAGGCGGAGGTTATGAAGGTGCTCACGTTTTTACACCAAAAACCGGAATATACTTAGAAGAGCCAGTCGCTTGTGTTGACTATAGTTCCCTTTATCCGTCGTCTATTATTTCTGAAAATTTGTCACACGACTCAAAAGTATGGACTAAAGAATATGATTTAGACAATAATTTAATTAAAGAAACAGGGGAAAAATCTGAGCATGGAGATTATTGCTACGATAACTTATATGATTTGGGTTATAAATATATTGATGTGAAATATGATACATATAAATATATGCGACCTAGTCCAAAGGCAGCCGAGAAAAAAGTGATTATTGGTTATAAAATTTGTAGGTTTGCGCAATTTCCAGATAAAGACGGTAAAGCTATTATGCCCGCTATTTTAGAGGAGTTGTTAGCTGCACGAAAAGCAACGCGAAAATTGATATTATTAGAAAAAGATGAATTTATGAAAAACGTCTTGGATAAGCGACAACTAAGTATTAAAGTAACAGCCAACTCTTTATATGGCCAAATGGGAGCAATTACAAGTGCATTTTATGAAGGGGACGTTGCCGCATCAACAACAGCTATTGGTCGTAAATTATTATTTTATGGAAGGGCAATTATTGAAGAATGTTATAATGATGTGTTAGTAACATTAGACGATGGAACAATTGTAAAGGCAAAGGCAGAATGTGTATATGGTGATACAGATTCAGTGTTTTTCAAATTTAATTTGAGGAATCCAATTAGCGATGAAAAAATTATAAATAATCAAGCTCTTATTTATACTATTGAACTAGCAAAAAAGGCGGGAAATTTAGCAAGTCAATTTCTTAAAAAACCACACGATTTAGAATATGAAAAAACATTTTGGCCTTGGATATTATTATCCAAGAAACGTTATGTTGGTATATTATATGAAGAAAATATAGAAAAAGGCAAACTAAAGTATATGGGTATTGTGCTAAAACGCAGAGACAATGCTCCATTAGTAAAAGACATATATGGAACTATTGTAAATATTATTATGAAAGAAAAGAGTATTACTAAATCAATAAAATTTCTAAATGAGAGTCTTGAAAAATTGATTGGTGGACAATATTCAATTGAAAAATTATTGGTAACTAAATCTTTACGAAGCTATTATAAAAATCCCAATCAAATAGCACATAAAGTATTGGCTGAGCGAATCGGTCAGCGAGACATTGGTAATAAACCAAGTTCAGGTGATAGAATGTATTATGCATATATTGTAAATGCTAATAAAAAAGCACTTCAAGGCGAAAAAATAGAGACACCTGATTTTATTATTCAAAATAACTTGAAATTGGATTATGCTCATTATATTAGTAATCAGATTATGAAACCATTATTACAACTTTATGCGTTAAATTTAGAAAATATGAGCGAATTTAAAAAAAAACGCGGCATTACACTACAATCGTGGTATAATGAAATAGACAAATTACGAACTAAATGGCCTGAACAAGAAAAATTTGAGAAAAAACTAGAAGAACTAAAATGTAAAGAAATTAAAAGCCTATTATTTGATAGCTATTTAAAAGAATGTAAATAATATATGTAATCTAGTAATATATTATATATTATTATATATAATAATAGTATATGGTTAATAAATTAACATATAAGTTAATTTCAAAGTTTTCACAAAAATTTAATAAAAATAAAACAAATAAAATATTAAAAAATTTTAATACAAAGACCAACTTTAAAAATGTGTTATTAAAAAGTGATTATATTCAAGATAAGAAAAAAACTTATACAAATTTAATTGATGTCCAGTCAAAAATTAGCGACCAAAAACAAAGTGGTCGTTGTTGGATATTTGCCTTTTTAAATATCATTCGCTATAAAATGATTAAAAAATACAAGTTGGCTCCAGATTTTGAGTTTTCACAAAATTATTTGTTTTTTTTTGACAAATTAGAAAAAGCGAATTATTATCTTACTTATATAATTGATACTTATGATGTAAGTGTACAAACTATTCAATCTAATGATAAAGTAGTTAAATTGATACATATATTAGACAATTTAACTGATGATGGTGGTCGTTGGAATGTATTTGTTAATTTAATTGAAAAATATGGTATTGTTCCTAAAACAAATATGGATGATAATTTTCATAGCACTAATTCGGATGAACTTAGAAATTTTTATAATGACTTTATACGCAAATGTGCTCATAAAATCAAAACTACACCCAAAAATGAACTTATAAAAAATAAAAATGCATTATTAAACTCTATGTTATTAGAATGCTATAAAATTTTGGTTGTGTTTTTAGGAGAACCACCAACTAAAATAACCTGGGAATATTACGAAGAATCAAAAGAATCAAAGAAAGCTAAAATAATTAAAAATGTTAGTCCACTAGACTTTTATAAAAAATATGTTCCATATAATGCGAAAAATAAAGTATGTCTAATAAATTATCCGTGTAAAGAAGCGCCTTTTTTTAAACAATATGACGTGCAATTGTCATTCGATGTTTTAGGAGAGAAAAGACGGGGTCTAATAAATGTTCCAATTGACTATTTAATTGATGCTACAAAAAAATCTATAGATAATCAGGAAGCGGTATGGATCGGTCTTGATATTGACAAGTATATTTCACATAAACATAGTTTTATGGATAAAGAAGCTTTTGACTATGATTCAATTTTTGGATTTAATAATGCAATGGCTAAATGTGATTCATTAAATTATAGACAAACAGCTCCTGTCCATGCGATGGTAATAAAAGGTTATAACTTAAATAACTCGAAAACTAATGGCTTTCTTGTTGAAAATTCATGGGGAGATAAAATGTTTGAAAAAGATGATGCTGTGGACTATGATGGAAATTATTATATGTCTGAGTCATGGTTTAAAGATTATACATTTGAAGTAGTAATAGATAAAAAATATTTACCAAAAAAACTAATATCAATACTAAATCAAAAATCAATTATATTACCCTATTGGAGCCCTTTTGGTGCATTATTACGAAGGAAAATGTAGTTTATTTGTGTTTAGTATAATTAATTAGTATATAAAAATTGATAATTAATTATATTATTGCTATTTGGTCTACTATAAATGAATAGCCTATTAAAAGCTATTGAAATTTTACAATTACATTTGAGAGAAAATAATAATAATGGCAAAAACACTAATATAACCTCTAGGAGCCCTACTATTTTATCTGAAAAAAATAACAATTGTTATTTATTATTTAGTTATGCTAATGCTAATAATCCACATATTTGTAAATTATATAATTTACAAAAGAAGTCTGAGTCAAGTTATTGTAAAGCATGTAATAATGATAAGAATTATTTAATACGATTACATAAAATTGCTTATTCAAAAAAAAATGATTCACATAAGTTATGTATTGACTTACGAAAAAAATTTGATAAAATTGCCAAACTTGAAGAGTTATATAAGAATGAATGTGATGAAATTTTACAATTTAAAGAATTACTAAAAACACAACCAACTATTTATAGTGACTCAAAAGAAAAACTAGCAAAGTATAATAAAAAAAAGAGTAAACTACTAAAACAAATAGCATTAGAAAATAATAAATTGTTAGCTAAACGCATTAACTATATTATTTTACTTAAGACGATTGATTTATAAAGCGAAAAAACTTTATAAGGTCTTCAATATTAAAATAAAATGTACTATCAGACTCTTGAACACTATAAGAAATAATATTGGAATCAGACAATATATTATATCGACAATTAGGGCATGATTGATGTGTAAGTAACCACTCATTAATAGCCTTTGAATTGAATATATGTCCACATCCATTAATTTTTGTTACTCTATGTTGTGGTAAAAAATCTTCATGCGTTATAGAACAAGACTCATTTAATGGTTCACACAATGAGCAAAAACTACATTCTGTTACATTATTGGTAATAATTGTTTGTAAATTACGCAGTGACAATTCTTCAAAGTATTCTAAATTTAAATCTTCAATTATATTAATATTATTTGCTACGCTATTTGCTACGCTATTTGCTACGCTATTTGCTACGCTATTTGCTACGCTATTTGCTACGCTATTTGCTAGTCCATTATTAGCTCTGGCAAATAATTCTGTATTATTTACCATTACTTGATAATTATTAGCGTGATAATGATAATACATAGTTTCTTGCATGTGTCTTATATTTGCACTAGCATTATTTAAATATTCAATACTGGAATTAACTGTTCTTATATAATTATTTAAATAAACCATTGAATTAGTTAACATAGTTAATTCAAAGTTACTAGGATTGTAATTGGGATTATAATTAGGATTCATAGCTACAATATAGTTAATATTATAGTTAACTATTTAATTAATTATTTAAATATATATAAATATACAAGTATATATTTATATATTTATAACTACATAATGATATCTACTATTAATTATAAAGTAATATCTTCAAATGGCTTACTTAGTAAATATAATAATAAAGGGTTAACTGGATTATGTAATTTAGGAAATACATGTTATATTAATGCATGTATGCAAATATTATCACATTGTTATGAATTTAATGAAATTCTTGAAAATATTAATATAAATAATGATGAAAGATCATTATTACTTTATGAGTGGAAGCAGCTAAAAGACTTAATGTGGGCTAGTAACTGTGTTATTAGTCCAAATAGATTTATAAGAGCAATTCAACATATGGCACAAGTAAAAAATAGAGAACTATTTACAGGATATGCTCAAAATGATTTACCTGAGTTTTTAATTTTTTTATTTGACTGTTTTCATGAAGGTATTGAGCGTAAAGTAGATATTAATATAGTTGGAACGTCAAAAAATAATATAGATGAAATAGCAAAAAAATGTTATGTTATGATAAAAAATAACTATTCAAATAGCTATTCAGAATTATTACAATTATTTTTTGGAATACATGTATCATTAATTATTTCAAATACTAAGGAAAATAAAATTTATAGCATTACACCAGAGAGTTTTAGTGTAATAAATCTACCTATACCACGCGATGTTAATAATTCTAAAACATATACTATTTATGATTGTTTTGATTTGTATACAAGTGATGAAGTATTGGAAAATGAGAATGCGTGGTTTAATGAAGCTACACATAAGAAAGAATCTGTAAAAAAATGTATTAAATTTTGGAGTTTACCAACTATATTGATAGTTGATTTTAAACGATTTGATAATAATAATCGTAAATTAAATAATATTATAGAAACCCCACTATGTGGTCTTGATTTTGGCAATTATGAATTAGGATATAATAAGACAAATTGTATATATGAATTGTTTGGAATATGTAATCATAGTGGAGGCGTTCAAGGGGGGCATTATACTTCATATGTTAAAAACGCAAATCAAAAATGGTATAGTTATAATGATACGACTGTAACCGAAATTAGTGAAGCATCATTAATTAGCGCAAAAGCTTATTGTTATTGTTATAGAAAAGTATAATGGTGTTGGCATTATTTAATAAGTTTTAATAAGTTTTAATAAGTTTTAATAAGTTTTAATAAGTTTTAATAAGTTTTAATATTTTGTGTAATCAATAATATTATATATTATTTATATATAATATTATGACATTATTTAATAATGTGACTGAAGATTTTTATAATAATTTAAATAATTTAGGCACTAATCCTTTTGTATTAGTGGTGTTAATAATAATTATAATAGTGTATTACATCTTATTTAGTTTTTTAGGAAAATCTTTGACCAGTGATGATGATTATGACTATGACTATGAACCTTCTGGTTCATATTTTATTTTAGAAGCACTGTTATGGGGAATGTTTATATTATTAATCTTTGTAAATGGATTGGCCTATTTTTTTAATATTAATGTTGTAACAGAAATTAAAAATATGTTTTCAGTGGAGCCCGAAATTAGAGTAAAGTCTACAATTAGCGGTCCAGATATATGTATGAATTTTAGTGAGGTATATCATGTCCCAGGTAATAGATTTACATATCATGATGCTAAAGCTGTATGTAATGCTTTTGAGGGTGAAATGGCAACATACGATCAGTTAAGAGAATCACAAACTAAGGGCGCAAGCTGGTGTAGCTATGGATGGACTAAAGATCAACTTGGTTTATATCCAACAAGCCAAAGTGATTGGCGTGTATTACAAGGAAAAGAAGGTCATGAATATGATTGTGGATTACCAGGAATAAATGGTGGATATGTTCCTAATCCTCATACACGTTTAGGGTCAAATTGTTATGGAGTAAAACCCAAACAAAGTGAATTAGAAAAACAATATATAGATAAAGATCTATATCCAAAAACCAATAAAGAATTATTATTTGAACAACGTGTTAAATATTGGAAAGATAGAATAAGCAATATTTTAATAACTCCATTTAATAATAATAATTGGTTTAAAGTGTCTGTTTAGTATTATTTTTAATATTGCAAATATTATATTATAACATATTAATATGCCGGACTTACAACAAGATTATACCATTGACTATTATAAAAGTTTGGCGAAGAATAGGATCTTCAAGTTAAAGGATGAGGCGGGAGCAGTAGTTGAGTCTTATACTAAACTAAATAAATTGGTTATAAATGTAGATAGCAAACCGGTTATTACATATGCAAAGGAAACACAAACGAACACACAAGCAGCGCTTGTAAAAGCAAAGCGAAATCATATAATACAGGTGATCGAGTCACTCGTAGCGATGGAGGTGGTGACTGCTGCTGCTGAGGCGGCGACGGCGGCGGCGGATCAGGCGGAGTCGGCGAGGGAGGTGGGTGGGATGGTCCCGGTGGCGGCGCGTGATGTGTATGATGCGGCGGTGGCGGAGGCGGATGAGGCATTAAAAACAGCGAAGGCGGCGGCGGCGGAGGCGGAGGCGGCGGCGGCGGAGCTAAAGAGATTGGATCAGATTGCGACAGCGGCTGCGACAGCGGCTGCGGAAGTGTTGGCGGCGGTGGAGGCGGTGAGGGCTCGGGCGGAGGAGATGGCGGTGAAGATGGGCCAGTCGATAGCGGCAGTGTTGCCTCCCGCGTCACCTCGGGCGGCAGCAAAGGCGACGAGTAGGAAAGACAATATGTTGACACGGGATGATAATCCAGCGAGGGCTCAAGATCAACCAAGACATCGGCGAAGGAAGCGGAGAAACAAGAATAACCCTAGAACTTATTCTAGTATTTCTTCTGGTGGCGGAACAAACACTAAAAAATATAGAAGATGCAATAAAAGAAAAACAAAGCATTATAAGAAAAAAGCAAAACGTTACACCAAAAAACGGAATATGCACTATTAAGATTCTGTTTTGAGTTTTTGTTTTTGTTTTTGTTTTTGTGAGTGAGATTGTGTTTGTGTTTGTTTTCGTGTAAATGTTTTGTCTTGTTTTTTAGACAGCTTAAGCTTAGGTTTTACTTTTTGTGTTTGATTGGGTTTTGTATTGTCAAAAAATCCTAGTAGTTTCATAAACATTGAATCTTTCATTACTGGATTGTCTTTTGATGAATCAGTTGAACTAACACAATTTGTATCACTATTATTGGTTTCTGTTATATTAAATCCTGGTAACATATACAAGTTCTTTAGTAAACTATTTGATTTATCTAAATCATTTATATTTTTATATAAATCATTTATAGCGCTATACATTTATATAATAGAGTTATATTAAATTACTTCAATTATAAACTCGTTTAATTGTTTTATTAATATTATATGTTCTGTTTGATTTAATAAAGTCTAATAGTGATTTAACATTTGTATTAACATTTGTGCCATTAGCATTTGTGCCATTAGCATTTGTGCCATTAGCATTTGTGCCATTAGCATTTGTGCCATTAGCATTTGTGCCATTGTTAGTTCTACTAAAATATTCAATAAAACATTGCTCTAAAAATTTATAACTTAGTCCATTTGGTTGTTTTACTTGTATAAAACTAAGTTTCCCATCACTTATGTTAATAATAGGATATTTTTTATTAGCATTATCAAAATGCTGTATTAAATGATTTGTTAACTCCTCTTTTTCATCTTTTAATAGTTGTATTTGACTTATTAATTGTTTAGCTTGATTATCCAAGACCACCCACCTTTTAATTTTGTCTTCAATACTCATTACTAAATTACTTTGTTTGTGTCTTTAAGTTGTTTTATTAATACTTTGCTTCTAAAAAATTGATTTATTATAACTTTAGTAATATAGTACTAATATATTATGAGCATACAAACTATTGACGAGTTTATTATTATTATTGACAACGCAATAGATAATGGAAATGTAGACAATTTAGTAAAAGCAATTAATTATTATCAAAATAGTATACCAATTAATTATATTAATTGTGCTAAAACTATTTTATACGAATTGTTAATTGAGAAAATGGAATGTGTGGAAATTAACTAATTAGTTAGCTAATTAGTTAAATAGTCAAACACTCAAAAAGTTCAAAAATTAGTATCTACGTTTTCTTGATTTTCTATTACTATTTTGTGTAAGGTAGCTTCTAGAACGAACATGTTTGTTACTTCTTTTTTTCATAAAGTCTGTAGCAGCAAATAATCCGGCAGGAACTAGTAAATCAAACAATGATGACCCCCCATTGGCACTTCTTCTACTCTTTCTTCTTTTGCTTCTTTCTCTCATTATGTTTATATAAATAATATATATAAAAATAATTAAAATAATTAAAATAATTAAAATAATTAAAATAATTAAAATTACTCAATTGTTCTAATACTATGTTTATTTAATTTAATATTATAACGAATTAATAAAAGTAAAACTCCTAAATGTAAAATAAAGCTGGTAAATATGAAAAATATAAAAAAATACAAATATATATTTATTTCTTTCAAAAAATATTCTAAAACAGGAGAGAATATTTCTTTTAATTCTTTTTTGGATTCTTCTGTTTTTAGAAAGTTAATACATTGATTGGCTAGCGCATTTTTCAACATAATATTAAAAATATTAGTATTTAAAATATTACTATTTAAATATTTAAATAGTAATGCGCACAAATTTAATTACATTTTTATTATCTTAAATTAATTAAATGAATAACAAAATATATGAACTTACATCTGATTTTGATTTTAATTTAGTAAGGTTAGAAAATCCTTCTCTAATAAGTGGTAATAATTATTATAGTAAAATAAATAATCCTACAAAAAATAATCTATATATTCAACTACCTAAATGTAATACAAAACAAGGTATTGTAAATACTAATAATAAATGTTTTTGTGATTTAGAATTTATGAGCAATAATAAAGAAGTAATAGAATTTTTTGAAAATCTAGAAAGTCATTGTGTTAAAGAAATATGTGCAAATAAAGAATTGTGGTTTTATGATTCTAAAAGCATTTCCGATGATGATATTCAAGAATATGTTGTTCCAATTATGAGGTCATATAAGTCTGGTAAAAAATTCTTGATAAAAACATCAATTAAGCAAGATAAAATTATTATATATGATGAAAATGAAAAAAAAATAACTTTAGAAGAATATGATAAAGTTAATGATATTGTACCATTAATAAATATAAACGGGATTAAGTTTTCAAAGTCTTCTTTTATTATTGATATAATATTGGTCCAATTTATGATATTATATCCTTGCGATAGTTTTGAAAATCAGATATTAATTAAATTAAATAAACCTATTAACAGTGTAGAAAATAAAAAAATTAATGTAAATGACTTAAAAAAAGTAAATGACTTAAAAAATAATAAAGTTATTTATGATGACACAAGCTCTGTAAATGATGAAGATGATACTAGTGAAGATGATGAAATTAACATCGAATCTCAATATCTTACTAATATTACTAATGTTTCTTGTATAAGTGCACAAGACATTAGTTCTTCAATTGTTAAAGAAGACGTAAATTCTTCAATTGTTAAAGAAGAAACATGTTCTTCAATTGTTAAAGAAGACGCATGTTCTTCAATTGTTAAAGAAGAAGCATGTTCTTCAATTGTTAAAGAAGAAACATGTTCTTCAATTGTTAAAGAAGACGCATGTTCTTCAATTGTTAAAGAAGAAGCATGTTCTTCAATTGTTAAAGAAGAAGTTAAATTAACTAATAATGAAGATTCATTTAGAGTAATTTCAGAAGCTAGCAATGTATTAAATAGTAATTCCAATGCTTTAGAAAATAATCATGTTATTGAAATATGTGATTTAGATAATATTATTGTAAACAATGAACCAATTGAACTTAAAACACACGATAGTATATATTTAGAAATATATAAAAAAGCAAAACAAAAAGCAAAAGAAATAAGACAAAATGCTATTCAAGCATTTTTAGAAGCAAAAAATATAAAAGTTAAGTATAATTTAAATACACTTGATGGTTCATCTAGTGATGAAGAAAGTAAATTATAAAGTGATTACTAATAATTACTAATTATTGCCAATAAATTAGTAATAATTAGTAATAATTAGCAATAATTAGTGTTAATTAACGTTAATTAGTGTAAATTAGCGTTAATTAGTAATTATTAGTAATTATTAGTAATTTTTAGTAATTATTAGCAATATAATTAATTATATTAATTAATTATTATTGAAAATTTTTTATTGTTTATTTTATATAAAATGACAGTTTTAAATAAAATAAGCAAAGGAATTAAGAACGAACATGTTTTAGGAGTTATTGCTTTATTGTTTGTTGTATATGCTTTTTATAAATATTCAGAGGGTAAAAATATATTACAGTCACCTATGACATCATTAAATCCTTCTTCATATTCATCTAACCCATCAATTGAAAATGTATCTTCGCAGTCAATTACAAACAGCAATTCTACTTATGCGCCATATAATGGTAATTCAAATTCACAAATAGCTACATCGGCAGATAGTGCTAGCGCTATTAACCAATTAATTTCAACAAAAGCTGTGTCCAACCCCGCGGATTTATTACCAAATAGTTCAGCAAACGACTGGTCCAATCTAAATCCAGTAAGCAGTTCTGATTTAAGAAATATTAACTTATTAAATCCCACACAATTAGTTGGAATCAATACACAAGGTTCAAGTCTAAGAAATTCAAATTTACAAATTAGATCAGAACCAGCAAATCCAAGAACAAATACAAATTGCCCTTGGAATATTTCTACAATTGAAACAGATACCTTTAGAAGACCATTAGAAATAGGATCCAGTATGTAAATGCTAAGACATTTTAATATTGTTAATTAAGATAAAGTAAGATAAAGTAAGATAAAGTAAGATAAAGTAACATAAATAAGATAAAATTTTATATTAATATTTTTTATTATAAAATTTTATATAAATATAAATGAGTTCATTATTTAGCAATAATATACTTAATTTATTGTTACTAACATTTATAATAATTATTGCTATTAAATTGTATATAAATAGTGATTCGTTTAATTTAAGATGTATTATTTCAGATATAAATGGCACCACATATTGTGTTCGTGATAGAAATAAAATTCAATTATCAGCAAATAAATTGGCTCAAGTAAATATTAATTTAAATAAATTAGTAAATCATTTAGCAAAAAAATATCCAAATCAGGGTAATGTAAAACGCTTAATTAAAGGTTATAATCCACAAAAAATATATGAAACATTACCAACAAGCGAATTTACAGCATATAGCGAAAATAAAGGAGAGAAATTAGCCTTTTGTTTAGATACAGAAAAAAATAGTCAAGGTCGTTTAATAGATATTAATACGTTAATGTATGTTGCGCTACATGAAGTAAGTCATATTGCTACAAAGTCTATAGGACATAATGATGAATTTTGGGAAAATTTTAAATTTATTATTACTGAAGCAAAAGAAATAAATATTTATAATCCAATTGATTATAAAAAAAATCCAGCACGCTATTGTGGTATGAATATTAGCGACAACCCATATTATGACATTTAAAGGTTAAAAATTAAAACTAAAAATTAAAACTAAAAATTAAAACTAAAAATTAAAACAAAAAATTAAAATTAAGATTATACAAAAACATATATTATATCATATATAGTATAACTATTAGAAATAGTTGGATCGTTAGAACTATTATTAGCGTATGCATTCCCGTGTACTTTTTTACTGTAAAAAAGTAAGTTATATTTACTTGTATATTGTGTTAGATCTGGAAAAAATGACGTGCATTCGTAGTCTTTATTTATATATGTTATATAAATTTTTGAAATATTAAAAATACTGGTATCGTCTTTTTTATAATTATCTAAAAATAATCTATAAATTTGCTCTCCACCAATTACCCAAATTGTGTCATAATTTTGTGTTTTCACAAACTCTTCGAGAGATTGAACGCTTTCAAAACTTTGTACTAAATTTTTGCCAATATATTTAGCTATTTTAAGTGATTTAGATAAAATTAAGTTATCTCGATTTGCTAATCCATATTCATTATTTAAACTTACAAATGTGTTTTTTCCCATAATAATGGCATTATTACCGGTGCCACTAGTTAATTGTTTGAATTTAGCCATATCGCTCTTAATATTCCAAACTAAACTATTGTCTTTACCAATTCCATTATTATTACAATATGCGACAATAATATTTATAATCATATATATATATAAAATAATAGTCTACTATTTATATAAATGTCAAATATATTTAAAATTTATATAAATAATAACAACACTTACAGTAAATTATATTTATTTATTAAAAATAAATATGGATCACTTGAAGCAGTCGCATCAAGTCTTCCAAGTATTGAAGAACTAAACAAAAATTTTAACACTTATAGCACATTTAGTAAAAGTAGTGTATATAAAGAGCATTTTAGCGAGGATTTAAATACTTATGATTTAAACATTATGGAAACAACAAATGGAACAATTATTTTTGTAAATGATGTTATAAATTATGATGACTCTATTGAAACTATAAAATTAAAATTCATAGCTCATTATAATTCTATTGTAAATGAAGATGAAAAAATTTGCTTTGAAGAACTATATATGTATGGGTTAGTAGAACACATATACAATAGCCAAGACTTATTTAATACATTAACCAATAATAACAAAATAGAGTTAACACATTCAAATATTATTAAATATTTGGCAAATATTTATGAAAATGAAAGTATATTGACTAGCTTACAGTCTAACACAACATATGATACAATAAAAGAAACATATAGTTATGACGATTTGACTAAAATCACGTTAACAACATTCAAAGAATATATAGCATTAGGACAAAGCGTATTAAATAAAAAGCTAGACTATATAGTTAATCCCTATTATTATATTAATCTTAGCACATCAACTCAATTAAGTGACAATATTAGTACAAATAATTCCAATTTATTATTTGAATATAATATATATAATAATAGTCTCAACATATGTTTAGCAAGTGATTTTTTCAAGCTTAAAAAATCTACTATAGAAGAAGAATCAATAATAAAGTTGTATTATGTATTTTTATATAAAAACAATATACTTAATAATGCGAACTTTTATTCACAAAAAATAAATCTAATAAAAGAAACAAATGCTATATTAAGTAATATTAATTTAGATAACAAAAACAAATTAATATATTTATTAAATTCAATTAATAATGTATCAGAAGAGCTAAATTATAGTACTAAGGGTGTAAATTATATTAATTTAAACATAAATAATAAATTTGATTCGAATATTTCATTGGAAACAATATTTAAATTGTTTCATAGTTCACTAAACTATCCTTTAATCAAATATAATCCTGGTAAAAAGCTAGAAAATATATATAGAATATTTTGTTCTAGCACTAGTAAAACTAATAAATATCCTTTATTAAGTAAAACATTAATATTAAAGTATGCTAGGTCTTTAGGAAAAACCAACACCATTAGTTTTTATCTCTCTTCAACAGAAGAGGACTTTATAAAAAATGTAGATGAGTTTTATATAGTATTATATGAGTCTGGATTAATAAATATTAATTTGGGATTAAAACAAATAACTAGTCTTGAGCTAATAAATAATTTAATACTTAATGGTGTAAATCCAATTATTAAATTCATAAAAAATTTAGTAGTAAGCACTACTATTGATTTATTTAGTAATTTAAAAGCAAGTAATATTCAAATAAATTCTCTCAATTATGCTTGTGCTATAAACATAAAAGGGGAACTAACTATTGAACCTATTGGTAACTCAATATACTTATTGTTTAATATATTAAATCGGAAGAGCAATGAAATAACAATGCGTTATAAACATGTATCGAATTTTAATGTAATGGATTCGGAAGAAGCATTTGTATTAGAATTGATTAAACAAGAATATAGTGATGGTGTTATTTTAGCAAAATTACAAGAGAACTTTAAATTAACAATTGAAAATGCTAAGTTAAAGCTTGTGAGTGTTTATAATTCACTAAAATTATTAACTTCCACATTTAATTCTAAAAAACTAGTAATAAAGAATAACCCCGGATTTAAAACGGTATTTAAAAAGATTGGCGCTTCAAATCTCTCTATTAGTGTAGAAAATATTGACGCTATTTATTATTTAGATCATATTCCTATTTATTTAGATTCACTAGTTAAAATAATATATAATTTGATAAATGAAGAACAAGAAAAAAATGTGCGTGAATTAACAGGGGCTATAAATCTTGATGAAACATTAGAAGAGACCAATTTTAAAGAGGTTGAAACTAGTGAAATAATAAATAGAAAAATGAACGCATTATTAGAAAATGATGAAACTACTATGTTTGAAGATGACAATAATATTTTTGGACTTTTAACTTATGACGATGAAGAAGAAGAAGATGAAAACGAAGATGAAAGTGAAAGCGAAGACGGAGAAAACGAAGAAAACGAAGATAGCAGAGAAGATAGTAAATATATACAAAAACAACAACAAAAACCAATTGAAAAAACAACAAAAACACAGGACAAAAAAATTAGTACTATTAATGAAGATGAAGAAGACGATGAAGATGAAGAAGACGATGAAGACGACGAAGACGACGAAGACGACGAAGACGACGAAGATGATGACGATGAAGAAGACGTGACCTTAAATAAAGATAAAGAAGACTTAAACGAAGATAAAGTAAAAACTGAACTAAAAACTACAACTAGCGACTCTAAAAAAATGAATCTTAAAGTAGACGACACTAAAGTAAAAGAAAAATCAGAAAAAAGCAATCCTATTTTAAAACGATTAATTAATAGAGAACCTAAACTATTTGCTACTGAAAAAAATTCATTATTTGAAGAATATTCTAGATTATGTAATTGGAATGTAAAAAAACAGCCAGTTATATTGACACAAGAAGAAAAAGAATATATAGACGCAAATCATCCAGGTTCTTATACTGAAAGTTTTGAATATGGAACACAATCTAAAAAATATCATTATATATGTCCGCGGTATTGGAGTTTAAAAGAAAACACTAGTTTAACACAAAAAGAAGTACACAGTGGAGATTATGGAACACTTATTACAAAAAAAAATAAAGACGGTACTTATGATGGAACAATAATGGAATTTACTGATGCTAAACATCACATTGATGAAAAAGGTAAGTATGTAGAACATGTTCCTGGGTTTTTAAAAGATAAACATAATAGAAATGGCTTTTGTCTTCCGTGCTGTTTTAATAATAATATATCAAAAACTAAAGAACAAGTAAAAAGACGTAATAAGTGTTTAGATGTAAGCACTCAAGCTGCTAATAGTGATGACAAATTATATTTAAATTATATTTTAGGTCCAGATAAAACATTAGAAAAAAATAAGCTAGGATTTCTTCCTATTAAAATACAAAAATTTTTACAAGTTGATAATGAAAAATGTGTAACCAAAAAAACACCAAACACGCTTAAAAAGAATTATCAGTGTTTTTTACGCTATGGTGTTGAAACTAGCAAAAATCAATCTTTTATTGCTTGTATTGCTGATCTTTATGGCACATTAGTTCATAATAATACGAAAACAATTAGTATTAATGAAATGAAAACAATAATAACAAACGCATTTACTATTGATGACTTTATTAAATATAATAATGGAAATTTACCACATATATTTAGATCTAAGAATTTTAACGAGTTAATAGATAATATAGACATAGAAAGTTATAAGTCTTCTAATTTATATAGCAAATTTTCTAGTACTCCATCTAGCATAATATTATTTAAAAAAATAATAAATAGTTTTACCAACTTTAAAGACTATTTAAACAGTTCTAATTTAATAAATTACACATACTTATGGGATATTATATGTAAAAGTAATCCACTGCTTTTTCCAAATGGAATAAACTTAATTATTTTAGATATAACAAATGAAGATATTACAGACAATGTTAAAGTATTATGTCCTAAACAAACTTATAGCACTGAGTTTTTAGATATTAAAAAACAAATCTTATTGTTGATTAAAAATGATGAAAATTACGAGCCTATTTATTTAATAAATGATAATGTTAGTTATTCTATTACAAAATTTTTTAGCTTTATAAATAAAGATCCATTTTTCAAAAATTTCACAATAATTTTGTATAATATTAAAAATGCAATCAATAAATGTAATAGCACAATAGATAAGAGTGTTAGTAGTTCATACAATTTTAAACCAAATATAAGCGTAACCAGAATAATTACTATTCTTTTAAAATTAAAATATGAAATAACATATCAAGTGGTTGACTATTCAAATAAAGTTATTGGACTATTAATAGTTGATGCTAATAGTTCAAGTGAAAAAGACAAAGATAAAGAAAATGAAAGTGAAAGTGAAACTAAGGAGTTGAGAGAACACGGCTTTATTCCTTGTTATCCATCGGCTATTTCATCTGAATATCCAGATATTCCATATAAGCTAATAGATGATCTTACTGAAGATGACTATAATGACTATAATAATACTAAACAATTATTAGAAAAAATATATAACTTAAGTAAACAAGAAATTATATGTAAGCCATTGTATAAAATAGAAGATGCTAACTCTATTGTGGGAATATTAACATTAGGCAATCAATTTGTCCTGATTTCATATCCAGAAATTAATAATGATGATGAATTAGAAGTAATACAAAATAAAGACTATTTATTTGTGGATAAACAAATAGTAACTTCTAACACACAAGATAATGATCGTATTAATGCTGTTAATAATATTAAATTAGAAACACTATTTTACAATAATTTCAAAAATACATTTAAAAAAGTGTTAAACATGAACAAACATAGTATATATAAAAATGTATTAAGAAAAATAATTAATACAAATTCGTTGGTATTTTTGGATAAAATAGAACAAATTTACAATATATTAAAAGAAGTTGGTTCTCAATATATTATTTTTGCTAATTATGATTCTAAAATACTTAACTCAATTAAAGAATTATCTTTGTGTTTAAACGATGAAGAATGTAATACAAATTATTGTATGAAAACTAATGATGTTTGCTCTTTAATTATTCCGATTACTAATCTAATAAATAACGAGTCAAATGAAATATTATATTATACGCGATTAGCTGATGAATTTGTGAGATATAATAAATTCAAAAAATTTATTTTTCAAGACAATCAAACCTTTAGTTACGGTTCTACAAACTACAATATTTTAGACAATGAACTTTTATTATTTCAATCATCATTAACATTAGATTATTTTACTAATGTTATAACAAATAGAACTAGCAATTTTAATGAAACATTTGATACTTTGGGTTATTATAATAGTAAAAAATTAAACACTCTTAAAAAATTAACAATTGTTCCTATTCCAAAAGGTAATACACAAAAAGACATACTAACTATTTTACAAACTCCTAAAACACAGTCCGAATTAATATCAGAAAAAATTGAGAACAAAGAAGGCAAAGGCGAAGCAGGCGAAGAAGGCGAAGGCGAAGAAGGCGTGATGAACGAAGAAAAAAAACGAAAACAATATGATAAAACATATGTTGAATATGTAGACGAAGACCACGAAACTAATGCATCTATTCAATTATTAGATAAATATATTGACAAAACACATAATTGTGTTATAAGTAAAAATGTAATAGCAGAAGGCATTCATACTAATTTTAAGACAATGGTTTATCAATTAATGTTTGACATAACTAATAATGTTTGTTCTTTTCAAATAATTTTAATGCTAATAAAATATCACACAAAAAATGATAGTTTACTAATACTTGATTTAAAAAATAAATTAATACAATTATATACTAAACACCCAAATATTGAAACATTATATTATATATTATTGAAAAATAATAAAAAAAATAACATGCAAAAAGTTATAGATGGTCAAATCAAAATGGAGGATTACATAACTAGTGATGAATATTATGTAACTTTTATAGATATATATTTATTATCTAAAGAATATGATTTACCAATAATATTTTTATGTAATACAGCTATTGATATATCTATTACCAATAGCACAGAAATAAAGTATATAATATGTAATATTAATAAATTAAATGATGATTATTATTTTTTAAAAGTTCCAAGTGTGTATTCACGCGACAAAAAACATAACTATAAGCTAATGTTTAATAATCAGTCTTTTATTTTTAACATAAGCACTGATTTACAAGATTCGCAAAGTTATAAATTATATAGCAATTTGAAAAAACATTTACAATTTTATACTGACGTATTGGCAGATTTTATAAATAATTATAATATAATAAAAGCAACCAATACGGTATATAAACAAAAAAAATTAAAGAAAAGTATTGCTAAGGCAAACGCAGAAGAACCAATAATAGAAGAAGAAGTAGAAGCAATTGAAGAAGAATCACCACAAGAATCACCACAAGAAGAACCAGCAGAAGAAGCAATAGAAGCAGAAGAAGAAAAAGCAATAGAAGCAGAACCACCACAAGAAGCAATAGAAGCAGAAGAGCCATTGAGAGAAGAAAAAGCAGAAGAAGCAGAAAAAGCAGAAGAACAACTAGATATTGCCGTTCCAAATAAAACAAAAAAATATAAACGTTGTCCTAATGGAAAACGGCGTAACAAAGTAACAAAAAAATGTGAACCATACAAAAAATAAATTATAACATAACAAACAAAAATATTAAAAAAGTATATGCTCTATGCTAATAAAAGTGATACCTGACAAATAATTTATAATAATTACTTTATAAATTATTTTTTTTATAGTTTAAAAGTCTAATTCGTAGTCTTCACTTGTTCCCATAATGACTGGTTTAATACTAGAAATTGATGACTCGATTAGTAAATTATTTTTATTACATTCATCATTAGAGTCTTCTTTTAATTTGTTTAATAATTCATCTTGGTCTAATTCTTCATCTAATCCATTTTCTGTGTCCGTGGGTTCTGGTGGGAATGACATTAATACATCATTATTTACCAAAACTTTAAAACAGCTTGTTCCATAATATCCTTCTTGTCCGCACATAATATTGGCAGAAACGCCTTTCATATTATCTAATTCACCGTGTTTTGCGGCTTTTAAAAACATTTCAGGTGTTTCTTCAAATGATGCTTTGGCAATTGCGCCAATATCATCATTATTAATGCCATGTCTAAAAATTGATACCATTTTATCGTTACATGTCATTCTATCTGCTAACATGGTTAAATGATGATAGTTAATATATGTGCTATCAAATTCAATCACTTCTGAAAACTCATCAAATATGCTTTGTCGAGCAGCTTCTATTCCAAATATGTTGTAAATTTCAATAATATGATTACATGTTGTTCGTGTTTTATCTACAAAATCGAGGGCTAATATATCTAGTAAATTAGTTCCTAATGTATCTAACACCCATAAATCTTTTTTCACATATTTAGTGTCTACTTCTTCAAAATTATCGCTAATTTTGCGTAAAAATACTTTTTCAATATTTTTCACTCCTCGTAAAATAAGGTTGTCTAACAATTCATTTTGTAAATTTTTAAGTAAATAGATTTCATCACTTTGGTCTAATGACTCCAATACACTTTTATTCTTCTTTTTCTTTAGCGCTTGTAAATTTTTGTTAATGCGAATTCTAAAAATTAGTTTATCCGAATTATAATCATTATACATACATGTTAAATTGCTATAGCTAGTCATTAGCGCATAATGAACGTCATCCATGCTAATGTTTTTATCTAACATTTCTACTTTATTTAGAGCTAGACGAATAATCCATTTTGATTTTTCTTTAGAGTCATTGTGACTACTATTACATTCATCTAGCAATTTCTCAAATTCATTATATTCTTTCATTAATTCAACATCTTCACCAATTAACGTATTTAAATCATCTGGATCAAAACAGATTTGAACCGATTCCACAATAGACCGTAATTTAGTATTTTCTAGTTTTGATACATATTCTTTTACTTTAACTTGATCGTAACTATCTGGCTTATGTAAATAAATAGAGCATGACAAACTTTTCGGATTATCACTTAAAGACAAGATTTCTTCAATTCGTGGAACACCACGAGTAACATTTGATTTTGACGCAACACCCGCAAAATGGAAAGTGTTTAATGTTAGCTGTGTCGTTGGTTCTCCAATACTTTGCGCGGCAATCATTCCTACCATTTCACCGGGTGCTATTAATGCTTTTTTATAACTATTATTTAGCATACTCATTAATAGTTCAATAGATTTGCGCGTTAGTCGTTTATGCATTAGCAATTCTTTTGGAGTTAAATAATAATAATATAACACTTTGAACAGTTCATTTGGCTTACAATAATTTAACATATTAAGTTTTTCAAAATTAGATTCAATAATTTCAAATACATCTAATGGAGTAATATCAATTATAACATTTTCTTCTTGATTACCAGCAATATTATTAATAATATGTGTAAATGATACTGGCATATTTACCGATGGTTTATATAAGCCATTAAATACTTTAGCAATAACATCTTCACGTGCTTGTAATAGCATAGCAATATAGTATTGACATTTTTTATCGAGTTCTGGTTTTTGTTTCTTAAATTTACTATATGCTTGTTTGGTATATAATGTACTATATATTGAATCTTTTGAATAATCATTTGGCATCTGATAATGTCCGTATATTTCTTCAATTGTCATATTCACAAACGGGACTGGTTGTGACTCAACTTTAATAGGGTCAAAATTGTCGGTTCCATAACTATATTGAATAATTTTATTCTTATTATTACGAACTGTCATATCATAATGAACCATTAAATCTTCGAGGCCTTTGATTAGTCGTCGCTGAATATATCCAGTTTGACTTGTTTTACATGCTGTATCAATTAAACCAACACGACCACCCATAGCATGAAAGAAGAGCTCGTCTGGATTTAAACCTCCAATAAATGAGTTTTCTACGAATCCGCGCGCATTTGGCGAATCATTATACTTTGTATAATGAGGTAATGTTCTATCATCAAAACCATACGGAATACGTTTTCCATCTACGTTTTGTTGTCCTAAACACGAAATCATTTGTGAAATATTTAAATCACTGCCTTTTGACCCAGCATTTACCATTGTGACAAAACGATTGTTGTCATTCAAGTTTTCGCGCGCAATTTTACCAGCCTCAAACGAGGCTTTGTTTAAAATATTATTAACTCGTGTTTCAAATTCAACCACATTTGTTCGTCCTGTTTTGTTATCAAAAATACCCAAATGTGTTTCATCTATTAATGTTTTTACTTCCGCTTTTTTCTTATTAATAGTGTCATTAATTTTATCATTTGTTTCTTTATTTGCTATAAGATCGCTAATTCCAACACTAAAGCCGTGATTTTTCATATATTCAGTTACAACATCTTGTAAATTGTCAACAAAATCACGACATGCCTCTACATTATAATCATTATAAATTCTATGAATCAATCCACGTGTTGTATCACTTAATACGCTTTTTTCAATATGTCCACGAACAATAGTTCCTCTGTTAATTTCTAATACATTATTTGATGTGTTATAATCCTCGCCGGCATCATTAAATCGTTTTGTCTTATATTTTAATGTAATATTTGGAATAATTTGACTTAATAAACTAAAACTGGTTTGGTTTTCATCAGCAAAATTTATATTTTTCAAATTAATTGTCTTAAGATGTGCTAATAAGTTCATCGCAACTCGCGGATTAAAAGTAATCGCTTCTCGGGTAAATAAATAAGTGCTTAATAACGAGTCTTGAAATATACCAATAATCGGCTTATTATTTGCCGGACTTACAATATGATATTTTACTGCGGCTAAATGTTTTAATTCAATTTCAGACTCATCGTCTTGTGGCATATGTAAATTCATTTCATCACCATCAAAATCAGCATTATATGGTTTAGTATCACCAACATTCATTCTAAATGTGTCTCCTTTATACATTATTTTAGCAATGTGACACATCATAGACATTCTATGAAGAGTTGGTTGCCGATTAAATAAAATAGCATCACCATCCAACATATGACGATGAACAATATCGCCTGGTTCTAAATTGATTGATTCACGGTCAACATATCGCAAACTAATACAATCTCCGTTTTTCCTTTCATAAATTTTAGCACCCGGATGAACGTCTGGACCATTAAGAACTAACTTGCGCAAATAATTTTTATTTTTTAATGTTACACATATTGGTTTTGTTAAATTCTTTGCTATTTTTAGCGGAATACCAAGCTGGCTAATTGACAAATTTGGATCTGGAGTAATTACAGAGCGCGCGCTAAAATCAACACGTTTGCCCATTAGATTTCCTCGCACGCGTCCTGTTTTGCCATTTAATCGCTCTTTGACCGCTTTTAATGGGCGCCCTGAACGTTGTGCTACAGCAGCAACACCTGGAATTTTATTATCTACTAATGTCGCAACATAATATTGTAATACAGTAGTCCAATCATCAATAACATTTGGGGGGGCATTTTGCTCTAGCTTTTCTTGTAATGTTTTATTTGCCTTAATAATATTAATAATAATATGAGTTAAGTCATCTTCACTGCGTTGTTGTGCGTCATGTTTAATAGATGGTCTTACTTGTGGAGGTGGAATTGCTAATACTTGACAAATCATCCATTCTGGTCTAGACCATTGTGGACTAAATCCCATAAAATTAACGTCTTCATCCGAAATCTTTTTGAAAATCTTTAACATTAATTCTGGAATAATTTTCATAGTCATTTTTGAGTCTTCTGTTTTAAACTCGTAGCCTTTTAGTTCTTCTTCTTTTTCATTCCATTCGGCAATAATAGTTGCCAAACCTTCCTTTTTTAGCTTTGGTTGTAAGCAACCACAACCATTATGTGAGTCTTCTCCGCAACGCCGTTTTTTGCTTGCTAATGAAAATACTTTGTTCCAGCGTTCGTCCGCATTTAAATTTAGCAAATATTTATATTTTGCTTTATCTATCAAAATTTTACCACATTTAATACATATACATCTACTAATTTTCATAATAGTTGATAAATATTGAATATAAAATACTGGACGTGCCAAATTAACATGACCAAAATAACCCGGTGTTTGAATATAGTCTAATCCATCAGTAGGGCAAATCATTCCTGGATCTAAAACCCCCATCCGTGGATCAAATAATCCACATAATACTGGTTTATTATTAATATGTGTATCTCTATTTGTAATTTCTACAACAGAGGCTTTTTGAATTTCATGAGGACCTAATATACTAAATTGAATGCCAATAATTTTAGAAGGTCTCTTATTTTCAAAGTCTGTCATTCTTTTATAATAGTTAAATAATATTTAAATTGTATTATTAATCAATTTTATAATTTTATAATTTATAATTTTATTTCCATTTGTTTAAGACTATTTAAGACTATTTATTTTACTATTATAAAATTATTATAAAATTATTATAAAATTGAATACTTAATATTAATTATTAACTTATAATAATATGTCATCATTTACTCATAAATATAATACTAGATTAACTTCAGGAGCTATTAAGAAGCCAAAATATAGTAATACTATAATTGAAAATAATGATGATGACAATGAAGATGAAGACCCAGATTATGAAGAAGACAAATATGAGGATGAAGAAGATGATGAAGAAGATGAAGACGATGATGAAGAAGATGAAGACGAGGATGAAGAAGATGAAGAAGAAGACGATGAAGAAGAAGATAGTAAGAGCAAATTTGATAAAGTACAATATTATAAACTGTTAAATTCACTTTATCCATCAAAATATAGCTCTGCTAAAGTAACTAATGAGGTACTAAAAAACAAAACTAATAACTTATTTAAGAATTTTGTTTTAAGAAATGCTATGTTTTTAAAACCAGAGGCTAAATTATTAAAACATAAAGCTAAATTATTAAAAACAATTGGTAAAAATAACTTACAAAAACGATTTAAAGACAAAAAAACAAGCGGTAAAAATGTTATTATTATAAATATTAAAAATAATGATGATGAAGAAGGCGAAGTATATGACGAAATATATGATGAAGAAGACGAAGAATATGATGAAGAAGGCAATGAAGAATGCGAAAGCGATGAAGAGTGCAAAAGCGATGAAGAATGTATAGAAGAATGCGATGAAAAAGAAGAAAAATGTTGCGCTAAAGAAGATGAATCCGCACTAAAAATTTCTAATAAAAATTATAGAGTCTTTTCAAAGATTTTACATTGTGAAGATAAAGAGGCAGACTACTTTAAAAAATGCTTATCAAATCATAAACAAGAAATTGTAATTGAAAAGCTACAAGAATTACAAAATTTAACAACAATCGATAAACCATATTTATTACATTTAGTAGATCTTGATATTCCGAATGAATATAAAGCATGTGCTTTACGAAAAATAAATATAATGCGTTCTATGGGTGGTGGTTTTGGAAATAGTGAATTTTATAAAATTAAATCTTGGGTAGATGCCTTTTTAAAAATTCCTTTTAATAAATATAATAATTTGCCTATTAGTTTTGCTGATGGTATTGATAAGTGTCATGACTTTATGGAATATACAAAAAAAACATTAGACAGTGTTGTATATGGACTAGAAGATGCCAAAATTCAAATTATGCAAATGGTTGGACTATGGTTAGTAAATCCAAATGCGATTGGTTGTGCTATTGCCATTAAAGGTCCACCTGGTACAGGCAAAACCACGCTAATTAAGGATGGAATCAGTAAAATTTTAAATAGACCATTTGCGCTCGTCGCATTAGGTGGTTGCGGAGATGCCGGATTTTTAGATGGATTTGATTATACATATGAAGGCAGTAAATATGGCAAAATTATTGATATATTGATTCAATGTGGTTGTATGAATCCTGTTATATTATTTGATGAATTAGATAAATTAAGTGATTCGTTTAAAGGACAAGAAGTCACTGGTGTATTAACTCATTTAACAGATAGTACTCAAAATACTAAGTTTAGCGACAAATATTTTTCAGAAATTAGTATTAATATGTCAAAAGCACTTTTCATATTTAGTTATAATGATGAAAACGCTGTAAATAATGTGCTAAAAGACCGAATGTATAAAATTGAGACAAAAGGATATAAAACTAAAGAAAAGCTTATTATTGCTAAACAGCATTTATTACCAAAAATTAGAGATGAAATTAAGTTTGACAGTTCAACAATTGTCTTCAATGATGACTTGTTAGAATACATTATTAATGATTTTACAGAAAAAGAAGATGGTGTACGCAATTTAAAACGCTGCTTAGAAATTATTTATAAAAAATTAAATTTATATAGATTAATGAAGCCTGACATAAATTTATTTGAAAATAATGAAGGTCTAAAATTAAAAAATAAAATTAGTTTTCCATGTATTTTAACTCGAGAGATTATTGATGATTTAATTAAAAAAGAAAGTACAACTAATATTCCTTATGGAATGTATAATTAATAAAGGATTGTTAAAGGATTAATAAAGGATTGTTAAAAGTTATTATTTTTTTTGTAAAAGAAAAATAATTATAAAAATTGAAGTAAATAATAATTCAATAATCTATATTATTGAAGAAATGGATCTAACTCAGTTATCTAAATTAGAACTTTTAGCAAAGTGTGAAGAGCATGGATTTAAAAAGTGTAAATCTAAAAATAAAGAAGAACTAATTAATTTAATTAATTTAATTAATATTAAAAAACAACAACTAGACGATTCGATTGCTAAGACTGATATTTTAAAGACTGATACAAATAGCAAATCTTGTAATGATGGAATAGTAATTTTAAATGCGGATTGTATGATTGAACTCAATAAATTAGAAGATAATAGTATTGATTGTGTAATAACTGATCCGCCGTATTTTATTGATAAACTTGATAATAAATGGTCTTCAAGCGAAGTAAATAATGATGTTAAAAATAGTCATATTACACATTTACCAAAAGGTATGAAATTTGATAAATCACAGGTAAAAAATTTATATGATTATTATTTAGAGTTATCCAAATTATTATTTAAAAAAATGAAACCAGGAGCATATTTCCTGTCATTTTCATCGCCAAGATTATATCATGCAATAGCTATGAGTTGTGAAATAGCGGGTTTTGAAATTAGAGATATGATAAATTGGACTTATACACAAAGCATGCCAAAAGGTATGTCTGTGTCTCATATAATAGAAAAAATGAACCTAACAACAGAAGAAAAAAGTAAATTAATAGATGAATATAAAGACTATAAAACACCTCAAATTAGGTCTTGCTTTGAGCCTATTTGTGTTGCAATGAAGCCTTTGGGAAAAGTAACATTTATTCAAAATGAATTACAATTTAAAACTGGATTATTAGATTTTTCACAAAAAGTTGGAATAGACAATAATAGAGTTCCGGCAAATATAATTACAACTGAAGAATATAATGAAACTTATGATAAAAATTTCTTAGTATCAAAACCTTCTAAAAGTGAAAAAGGAGACACAAATACACATATTACAGTTAAACCGCTTGCTTTAATTGAACATTTAATAAAATTATTTAGTAAAAAAGGTTCTCTTGTATTTGATCCATTTCTTGGAAGCGGGACAACAGCATTAGCATGTAAAAATACTGAAAGAAAATGTTTAGGAACTGAATTAAATAGTGAATATTATAATATTTGTTTAGCTAGATGCTTATAATTTATTCCAAAAGTAATTTGTCAAAAACTGCTTTATAAGCAAGAAGCTGTTCTCTTGTAAGTTCAATTTCTTTTTTTCCAATCATACTTTCTAATTTATTTGGCATGGGAAATTTTGTTAAACTATCTATAAATATATAGTTATCTCTATACTTAGCTTGTATAGGTGGTTGTAACACTAAATTGCTTGCCGAGCTATTTGTTGAACCCGGATTTTTATGGCCCAATTGCCAGCTCTCATTTGGAGCATCAATGTAATCTACTTTAATAGTTGATTTTATTTTATCAATTTCACTATTTTTTTCTTCTTCCGACCCATCATACTTACAATCTTTTCTCATTTTATGTTTATTTGACAAACAATATGGATAAACAATATAATATTTTCCTTTTTCTTTACCGCTACTGGTTTGAATACCCATTTGACTATGTTTATTCCACAACTGAATGATGTCTTGTGAACGTTTGCCACGTTTTGTATTAATATTAAATTTTTTAACATAAGCATCACACGACTCTCTGGTCCAATAATAACCAGGATAACTTAACATTACCGATAACGATATACCTGTTCCTGAACTAATATTAGGTAGTTTTAGTCCATTACTTAGACAAAATTCTTTGAATTCTTCTGGATATTCAGTAGGTAGTTCCTTTATATCATCGATGTTGATTAATTCGTAAACGCAAGGTTTATCAATTGATTTTGACATAGCAATAATTAATTAATATATTGTTAATTAGTTAGCAATATATTAGCAATCAATTTTTTTAGGTATACACTAATCTAACTTGTATATTAAATGCTTCGTATTCTTCTTGTTAAAGCTTGTGCTCTTGTGGTGCGTGCTGGTCTTACAATAGCATCTGTATATCGAGTAGTTCTATTTCTCATATTTGGTTGCGTTTCAATTCCTAACTGTGCTCCTCTATAATCAGCTAAAGCATTTTGTGTATAGTCACGCATAGTGTCTTCTAGTTCTTCCATACTAGTTAATGTTAGTTCTATAAAAGCTGATATAGCATTAAGACCACGGCTTCCTAATTCAGCTTGTAAAAATCCGGGTTCATTATGGAACCTTAGTAAATGATTAACTCTTTGTAAAACAGTGCTGCTTTGTGCTAACATAGTTAGTAATATAGAGGGAATATTTTTACGCTTATACTCATACGATGTTGTTATACTATTTATAAAAGCTTTATATTGTCTTGATTTTAAAACAAGAATAGGAGCTATTCTTGCTATAGATTGTGCTAATCGTGCATGGTTTTGAATTAGTGTGGCTTCAATTGATGCTAATAATTCACGCGCTCGCACCGATACATATCCTGCGTTAGCTTTAGCTTTAGCTTTAGCTTTAGCTTTAGATTTAGCTTTTTTTGTACGTGTTTTCTTTTTATATTGTTTTGGCATATTATATTATAGCAAAATATAATAATATAAGAGAATTTTATTATTTTTATATTAATGTAAAAATATTAAGTCTATACCATTAAATGTTATCATATAACCACGAATAATAATATCTCTCATTTTGTGTATTTTTAAGATTAGAAAATTTTAAAAAAACATCGGCATCTCTACATAAAGCAAGTAATTCTTTTTTAAAGTCAACCAACTTCGTTTTATCATAATTAGTATTGTAATAATATGGATTTTGTATTATTGCGTGTGTTAAGAATTCGCGCTTAGTAGGTGCAAGTTCAAACGCACCAATAAAATAAGGGCCTTGTTTTAAATCCACTTTTTTCGGAAAAAATCCAATATAAAAATAAGTTTGGGACGAGTTAATGTTGGCAAAATCACGCATTTTAAACATATCTTGAAACATAAATGTAGGAAACTGATTTGGTATATGAACCATATCATAAGTCCAAGTCTTGGCCCATTCAATAACAGATTCAGGTGTTAACATTTTTAAATCTTTAGACAATGGTGCTTTAATATATTTTTCATAAGAATTGTAGGTAGTTAAATATTTATGTGTTAGTGTCTCATTTTGTGTTTCATTTTGTTTATCACTTTGTTTATCACTTTGTTTATCACTTTGTATATCATTTTGTGTCTCATTTTCTTTTTGATTTTTTTCATAATTTTCTACAAATTTAGTTATATAGTTTTCTACATAGTTTTCATCAATATTTAATGTAAAGTTTTTTTGTTTAATAAAATCATAAAATGATTTACTATTTGAATCATTTTCATTTTCATTTTCATTTTCCTTATCATTTTCATTTAAATACACTGGGTTAGCATATCTTCTTTTATATGTTAAAGAATGTATTGGTTTTGTTTTAATAGCATAGAGAGAAAAGCAATTTAAAGTTACTAGCTTTAAATATAGAAGAAAAAATAACTTCATATTAATAGTTAATAGCTAATTGTGTTTAATATTTAACACTATATTATATTAGTTTAATAGTTAGTTAAAAATAGTATTTTAGAATGAACTATATGGTATATGCTGTGCGTAATAATGACAGATTTGGTCTTATTATATTTATAGGTATAGGCGGTTGTATAGGTGCTTGTATAGGTGCTACTGGTGGTGCTGGTGCTTCTAATGGAAGTTGTGGATTATAAGTATCTTCCAGACTATAATAATAGTCTAAATCCAGACGGTGAGCAACAGCATAGTTTCGTGCATTAGCTTGTGCTGTTGTGTAGGCATTAGTATTTGCCCGACTATAACGCCTAACAAGTCTTGACAATTTCAAGACTGCAAGCTTACATAATTTTAGTAATTCAACTTCAATGGGTCTCCTACCTTGTTCAGTCCAATAGTTCTCAACCATTTGTAATATTGCCAATTCGTTTGCGTCATCATTAGCATCTGCTATTTGCTGAGCTAATTGTGGATTTATTTGTGGAACTATTACTGGTGCTTGAACCTGCGTTCTACATAGCGGACAAGTATTTTTTGTCCTTAACCAAGTATTTAAACACTCACTATGAAATTTGTGTCCGCATGGTGTTGTTCTTAGTGGTCCATTGTTTGACATAGTGTCAAAACATATAGAACAATTATTAGTTTCTTTTTTATTTTTTTCTTGTTCGCTTTTAATTCTTCTAAAAACGTGCTGACTAATTTTATGTTTTCTCTTTTTAGTAAACGAGTCTATATTTTTTTTGGTTTGTTGTAGTTCATTAATTCTTTTAAATAAGTGTTTCATGTTTCTCTTTTTAGTAAAAATGGCAATTCTACTTTTTGTTGCTGGACTAAACGATATGCTTATACTTTTGCTTTTGCTCTTACTTTTACTTTTACTCCTAGGTTTGGATGGTTTTATCTTATTATTTAAAAATGTCATAAATGGTGGCATTGTAATCCTATTTAATTATATATTATATTATAAAATATAGTAAATAGGTAAAATATAAAAAAATTAAATAGTCACTTGAGTGCTTGGGTTATAATTAATTAATTCACTATCTAATTTATTGGTCAAATTAGCAAACTCATTAATTTTAGTGCTAGTTAAATCAGCAAAGTCCACAATATAACGCGTAGTATTTTTATTAAATGGAATAGGGTCGCCTTTAATTGCTAATGTTGGAGAGAAAAATAGATTATTATAGCTACTATTATCTTGTATAAATGAAGAAGCTGATTTATTTGTTCCTCGGCGTCTTAAATATTCTTGTTGGGTTGGTGTAATACAAGCACAGCCTTTTGATGTGCTATATTCACTATTATATAGACAACATTCAGGTAAAAATTTGTTATTTTCTAATAATGGTTTACTCGGATCAATTGCTACATTATTATAAGATTTTAGATTTAGGCCCGTATTTTTAAATACATTTGAATACAGTGGGTTATAATATAAATTATTATATGAAGTGTCAAAATTAGTATAATCTAGTTTAGTAAATGATTCTTTAGCTTTTATAAAATAACGAGTAAAAGCATAATATAGTGGAAAAATAATAAATAATATTAATTTATCAAAAATTAATACAAATAAAATTACTAATGAACCATATTTTATTATATTTTTTTTTTGTCTCTCATAATTAGTTCCAGAATTGGTTGTATTGATTTTTTTAGTTAATGGTTTTACCATAAGCTAATATATATAAAAGAACAATATAAAAGTTTAATATATTAATTATATTTTGCAATAATTGTTTGAGGAATTAAAATAGTTTTATAGCTTTCTAATTTTTTATAACATTTATTGATTGTTACTTCACTAATTTTGCTAACATTATTAATAGCCGATTTTGATATGTTTAAATTACATGTTTGTGATACAAAATATATAATGCCTCCCGCAATAGAATGAGGTGTATTTTCTGGAATTAAATGTAATTGTTCAATCTTAAAGGCAACAAATTTACATAGATTTGTTAATTCATTATTTATACATAATTTGCTACAAAATCGTTCAATAAACGATGTGGGAGTTGTTTTACTTAACGATGTAATATCTTCATTAATTTCATTAGTTTGTTCTAAATCATTAATAACGGAAAGCGCATTTTTACAACCTTTTGTAGCACTAGCATTATCTAAATTGAAAATATTGGCAATTTCTTTTGCTGTTCTTGGATAATTATTCATTCTACATGCTATATAAATAGAAGCCGCAATAATGCCATCTCGATTTAATCCCCTATATGTTTTTGTTTCGGATATTTTTTTATGAATTCTCATAGCCTCATCAATAATAATTTTGGGTATTCCAGAGTTTTGTGAAATTACAGAAATAAACTGAAATTCATCATATTGTGATTTTTCCTTATATGGCATAGCTTGCCAATCTGTGTATCTACGGATCTTATGCATTTCATAACTAGACTTTCCTATACACAATACTTTACAACTATACGAAGACTCTCTCAATAATGGATTAATAGGCATTCCACATCTTGTTGGGTCAGAGTGGTTATTATCGTCATTACCATAATAACGCCACTCAGCGGAGGTGTCTAAATTATCTTTATAAATAACTCCACATTTATTATTAGAACATGTTAAAAATCCATCTTCTCCTATAAATAAACAATACTTACAATTAATACATAAACCGTCATTTTTGTTTAATTCTTGTTCTTTAATATACACACATTCAAGTGTTTTATTATTAGTATTAACTTCTTCATCAAACATAGTCCATAAATTTTTATTTGAGCTAGCTTTTTGTTTTATTTTTTTTGTAGAACAATTGGGTTGTGATGAGCTTATAATGCTTGATTCTTGAATCATTTAATAGTCAAATATATTTAATACTTTATTAATAAACTTATTTGTTTCAATTATTTATATTATTTATATTATTTATATTAATTATATTAATTATTATATATATTATATATTATTAGTAATATATAATATTAGTCTATTATGGATTTTTTATCAGATAATTTTATAGCTGATTTTTTTACAAATCCTAGAAAAACAGATAAAGAGTTTAACCAATTTATAAATGTTAAATTTACAGAATATTTAAATAACACAAATTTATTAGCAAACATAGTTAAAGACTATGAAACAAATAAAACCGGTCAAAGCAAATATTGTGATGAATGCAAAGATTTGTATATATTGACTAATTCTATATTTGACAATTACATTAAAAGAATTAATATTCCATTTAATATTAATATATATGATGAAACAAATCCTGACACTAAAAAAAATTATAAAAATAAAGTACTATATTTTTTTGATTTAGAAGATTTAAAAAAAATCTTAGCTTCTGAGAATTTAAAAGAGTCAAGTGGAGATGACGAATTAAATAAAAAGAAAATATTATGTAAAATTATTTCTGTAATATTTATTAAGATTTATATTATTATAAAATCAATATATGAGACATTTAATAACTATAAAGCACTTGTTGAAACTGATAATGAGCCATTAAATAATGATGATAGCACCACTTTAATTAAAGAACCTAGTGGCTTGGAAGAAGATAGAACAAGAGATGAACTTATGAGGCAAGACGAAGTCAAAGATAAAGGATATGACGAAGCAAGAGAACAAGATGAAACTATATTAAGAGATGAAGCTAGAGAGCAAGATGAAACTAGAACAAGAGATGAAGCTAGAGAGCAAGATGAACCTAGAGAGCAAGATGAAGTCATTAGACCACGCCAAGAATTTTTACCTGACAAAGTTAATGAGTCAGGCCCTCAACTCGTTCCTGAATTAGGCCCTCAAACAGTTCCTGAATTAGGTCCCCAAACAATTCCCGAATTAGGCCCTCAAACAGTTCCTGAACTTCCCAAAACAGACCCAACACCGGCTCCGACGCTAGAACAAATTATTAAGCCAAATCCTATAATAAATGAAGCTGGTCCAAATCCTAATCCTAATGAAGCTGTTCCAAAGCCTAATCCTAATCCTAATCCTAATCCTAATCCTAATTCTAATCCTAATGAAGCTGTCCCAAAGCCTATAATAAATGAGGCTCTTCCTAATCCTAATCCTAATCCTAATCCTAATCCTAATCCTAATCCTAATCCTAATCCCAATCCTATTGTGGGGGGCAATTATATAGTAGATAATATTCGCAGATTTTTTCCTTTTACCAACTATGAAGAAGACCCTCCAAGCGAAACTAAGGTAGAACCTGTAAAATATAAACTAACCAAAAATTTATTTTACTCTATTTTTGTAATTTTATTTACAGATTATTTTGAACTCAACACAAATAATTTTAGTGAAAAAACATTAAAAGAAACATTAGACTCAATAAGTAATGAACAGTTTGCTAAAAATTTGTCAAAATTAGCAAAATATTTTTGTGATGAACAGAGAGATGATAAGCGCCACAAATTATTTGAATTAGCGACAATAACAAAGCGCTCTATTATTTTTGATGACTCTATTGATACCTTAAGTTTTTTAAATTTAAAAGTTGATTATAAAAAAGAAAACAAAAGTAATTTAGAAGCTATAAAGAGTAAATTGGGAGAATTAGATGGCATATTAATAACATGTAAAGACTATTTAAATACTATATGTGCTCATATAGTTAGAGACCCTAATCGTCAGCCTTTAACAGGCGGCCTTAATGATGACCCGTTAACAAGCGAAAGCACAGGCGAAAGCACAAGCGAAAGCACAGGTGAAAGCAGAGGCGAAAGCAGGGGCGAAAGCAGAGACGAGAGCACACTCGACAATGTAAGCGAGCAAAAGAGTGATGACCTATTTAAAAATATTAATTACAAAGCACTGGCTTTTATCAAAACAATTTTAAAGAAAATGATAAAACATTATTTTTATAACAGAAGATATTTGTATACAAAAATAATTAAAAATATAGTTGTATTTGATAAGAAAAAGAAACTAATTACTAAAATAGATGATAATTTAACTTATAATAAAATTTTATTGTTAACCCATAAAACAAAATATAAAATATTAGAGCTCAATTATTATATATACAAATATAGTAGTTCTATTTTGAAAGTATTTTATAATGAGCTAAATAATTTAGACAAAAACATTGTTACTCAAAAAAGTTCTAACATAATAAGTAGAGCTTTAAATTTTAATAGTAGTTATGGTGGAAAACGAAACAAAAATATAACACGAAAAAGAGTAACACGCAAAAGAGTAACACACAAAAGAGTAACACGCAAAAGAGTAACACGCAAAAGAGTAAACCGTAAAAAAACATAAATTAGACTTTTAATTTTTCTAGCAAATTATTATTATAAACCAGATTTCCAGACGGTTTATATGATTTTGTATCTTTATAGTTAGAATTTGATGCATGTGTGTTTTTAATTTGTTTAGTGTTGGAAAATAATAATTCATTAGAGCCATTTGTAGTTTCAATTGGGGTTTCTTGTAAATTAGCATTTACAATGTTACCAAACTCATCAACCACTGTTCCTGTTTTTTTTTTAATCTCATTACGAACATAACTAGGAACCCAATGCTTCCAACTAATAAACAATAAATTGGGATGAGTATAACGTACAACAAACTTATTTTCTCTAAGCTTTTCTATAACATATGCCGTACAATCTCTATAATCATACATAGGAATACCTATAATTACTTCAGGCATTATATACCAACAACAGTTTTCATTAACTAAATTTCTGGAAACATATTTTATTTTATTATGTATTCTAACTAATATTTTATTATAATTATTTACTATATTCAAGTCTTGTTGTTGTTTTTTTACATATAATTCATCTATATTCAATTTTAACGAATCACCGTCATTGTCTATTTTATTTGAAAAATTATAAAACGGATCGCTTGCCATATATATTATATTTTTTAATATAATATATAAAAAATAACATAATTATATTTTAATAAAAAATAATATATAAAAAATAACATAATTAAATATATATTACTACTAATATGCAATAATATGCCACATACAAAAATAGAGCATATTGTATTATGTGGAGGAGGCCCAGTTGGATTAGTCCAATATGGTGCGCTTAAATATTTAACTAGTATTAAATATTTAGATTATAATAATATTAAATCTATATACGCTACATCAATAGGTTGTATTATATCATTTGTTTATATAATTAATTTAGAATGGTCTTGGATGGATGATTTTTTAATTAAGCGACCTTGGGAAAAACTTGTTAATTTTACACCATATGATTTTCTAAATATGTTTTATGCCAAAGGCTTATTAAATCTGGAGTTTGTTACTAATTGTTTAAAACCCCTATATTTGGCCAAAGACATAGATTTATCAATAACATTAAAAGAATTTTTTGATTTAACAAATATTGAGTTTAATTTATATACTTGTAATTTTACAAGATTTGAAAAGGAAAAGCTTAATTATATTACTTATCCTGATTTGCCAGTTATTGAAGCAATATATATGTCATTAACAATACCTATATTATGTGTTCCTTTTTACAAAAATGATTGTTTTTATTTTGATGGAGGCATACTTGTTATATGTCCATTAAATGAATGTATAACAGATAAAAAATGTGATGAAGCAAGTATATTATGTTTTAAAAATGATAAAACGTGCCCTATAGACTTATCTAATAAGTTTTATAAAAATTATTATGATTCTAGCAATAATCCAATAATTTGTGCCAATGATCCAAGTTCTGGTAATAGTGATTTATTAAGTAATAATTCTAATTTATTTGAATTAATTATTTTCATAATAAAAATTCTTTTTAATAAAATTTCTACAATAGAAAATGTAGATCTTACTATAGAAAATTCAATAAATGTAGCATTAACAGAGCAAATGGTCAATCTTGGATATTGGAAACATGCATTTACCAGTGACAGTGAGCGGTGTTATCTAATAAATCTCGGAAGAATACAAGCAGAAAAATATATGGCAAAAACTATCTAATCCTACTCTGTAATCATGCTTTTTATGTAGATTTATAATGTGTAAATGTTTCCATAAATTGTATTAAATTAGCTTTGTTTGGTCTTGCATCATAATCATATACTTTATTTTTATATATTAATTTTATAGAGGGATAAGCCTGTATTTTATATTTATCAGCAATAGTACTTTGTTTTTCGCAATCTATTTTTGTAAGTGTAATATTATAATTAGCACTATCATTTTCTCCTCTAATATGTTCTTCGAATCTATTAATTTCAGGCATAGATTGCTTACAATAAGGACACCACTCTGTATAGAAATATAAAATTAGTATTTCATCTTGTTTATTAACATTATTAACATATTCACTGTTTAATACATGCTTTTTGCTAATTATGTCTTTTATATAACTATTATATAATAGTAGCAATAATGTAATAAAAAATATTACTACTAAAAGCATTAAAAGCATATATGATCTGTCACTTAGAGTATTTATTATGAATATTTTAAAATATTCAAAAAAATTTTCCGCTATTTTAAGAATTAACATATTTATATATATTTAACAAATAAATAATAATATTTACACATATTATATTATATTGTGTAATATAAATAATATTATATGAAAAAAACATATCAAAAAAATGTTAAAAGTCAAAAAAATGTTAAAAGTCAAAAAAATGTTAAAAGTCAAAAAAAAAATTTAATTTATAATAAAAAAGATTATAATAGTGGTGATGGTATGCTAACAAGTGTATGGGGCCCTAGTTTATGGCATTATTTACATGTAATGAGTTTTAATTATCCATTAAAACCAACAAAACAACAAAAACAAAAATATAAGCAATTATTATTAAATTTACAATATACATTGCCCTGTAAATATTGTCGTATCAATTTAAAAAATAATTTTAAAAAACATCCATTATTAGATAAAATATTTGAAAATCGTTATAATTTTTCATATTATATTTATAACTTACATGAACATATTAATAAAATGTTAGGTAAAAATTCCGGACTAACATATTGCGAAGTTCGTGATCGTTACGAACATTTTAGGTCTAGATGTACTGTTGAAAAAAATGTATTATTTAATTATACAAAAAAGAAGAAAGAAACAGGTTGTACTACTCCAATGTATGGAAAAAAATCTAAATGCGTAATAAATATTGTTCCACAAGAAACCAAATGTAAAACATTTAATATTGATAAACAATGTCTAAAGACTAAAGTCTAAAATCTAAAATATAATATTAAAAATATTAATTATGAATTTTTTAATATATATAATTTATATAAAATGAAAAATAGACATTCTAAAACATACAAAAAAGGTCTAAACTTATTTAGTTTAACTAAATCGCGTTTAATAAATTTAGTAAAAAAACTAACAAAAAAAATGAGTACTAATAAAAGATATAAAATGCGCGGTGGATGAGGAGAACCTTCTCCACACGTGTAATAAAGTTGAAAAATAATAATAATAATACTAATATGATACTATTATGATAAATTATTTTACACTAATTCATAATAGTGGAGAGCAATAGTATATGTTAAATATTAATATGTTAAAATAGCATACTAATATTTGGTAAAAGGTACTAATATAGTATAAATCACATACCAAATGTGCTAAAATCAGTTAATACGGGTCTTGGTAAAAAGGCATTATCTATTCCTTGTTCATATTTTGGCATTTTTTTACATTCAAAGTTTGGTTCAGGACATCTTTGAGGCGCGGGACAAGGCGGATAATCTTCTTTTGCTATATTTTTATTAGTGTTTATAGAATTAGAGTTTATAGAATTAGAATTAGCACCATCCGAATTTTGCGCCAATAGATTACCAGCAAAATTAAAGTTAGGTGTTTGTGATGTAATTGCCTTCATTGTATTTGCGCTGCTTTCTAATGTTGTTGAGCTGTTTTCTAATGTTGTTGCGTCACTTTGATTTAAATATGAATTTTTAGCCATTGATGGAGTAATCTTTGGTCCAAATAATGATTCGGCATAGTCTAATGGATTCATCGAATTAATAGGATTTACTATTGGATTAGATGGCAAGTTCATTGCTGTTTCAAAATTATTATATATTGGTGGAATATAGGAAGCACCTAATCCTCCATCTTGTAATAAATAGGCATATATTTCACTATCACTATATCTATTGCCTGCGCCAAGCAATGACGATAATAATCCTAAATTTAGATTTGTATCGCCTAATGTAACACTCCCACCAGTTGCTGTTGCTGTTGCAGTTCCTCCACTTGCTGTTATTACTTGTGTTTTTACTGGGTCTGTTGGTGGATCAATAATAGGCTTTAACATAAACTTACCATTTTTAATTAACTCTTTTGGATTATCTGAACCAATACTTGTAATATTTACATTTAACTTTGTCAAATGGAGATTTGACGATGGTTCATAAATATTTCCAGAAAATTCTTTAATTAACATATTAAAATTATTTAGTCTAGTTGTAGCACTCGCACTATAACTTATATCTATATCTAATGTAGTTCGAGTGTTTGGACTAGTATAATGATAAAATTGTACGTTTGATTGATCACTTAATCCAAACATGCCATTTTTTTTATGATACTCTATAAATGCAGAGGGAGTAATAATTGAATTATAACTTACATCATTTATTGAAATATCGGACCTGTTTGTTATACCTTGCCTTGTAAGGTCAGTTACTCCAGCTGTTATCTTAAGGTATCCGTCGAGAGTAGGAACAGTTAATTTATAATAAGTATAACTTAGGTCAGCTGGAATAGGTTCAACCTCCTTTATAAAACTCTTATGTTCAATACGAGCGATTGGAACACTAGTAGCAATATTTGCCAAACCTTCTTTAACATTTATCAAATTAATATACACAATACATGATAATATTACAAGCATTAATAAAAAAATTATTAATATATTATTTTTTTTAAAATTGAAGTTCATATTTATATTAAATATATAATATAATTTTTCTATATAATTTTAATGTCTAAAGTTATTAAGTCGTGCCTTTTAAAAAAATATTACAATAATAATTTATTTGAAATTGGAATTGATGAAGTAGGGCGTGGTCCTATGTTTGGGCGTGTATATAGTGCTGCTGTAATTTTACCAATTAATGACACTTTTAAATATGAGTGTTTAAAAGACAGTAAAAAATTTAGTTCACAAAAGAAAATTAGTGAAGTTGCCGATTATATAAAAGCAAATGCCTTATTTTGGGCTATTTGTTATGAAGACGAAAAGGCTATAGACACTTTAAATATTAGAAATGCGACTTTAAAAGCTATGCATAATGCTATTAGTGCTATTATTGTAAAATATAATGAAACCGCGAATTGTGTTAATGACTTAAATGAACAATTTTATTTGCTAATTGATGGAAATGATTTTAAATGTTATACATATTTTTGTAAACAATCAAATGTTATAAAGCAATTAAATAATGTGCTAGTTGAAGGGGGTGATAATAAATATTGCTCAATTGCTGCTGCTTCAATATTAGCAAAGGTTGAGCGTGATAACTATATTAGAGCCATGTGTTTAGAATTTCCTAAACTAGACACTTATTATGGACTATTAAATAATAAAGGTTATGGAACAATCAAACATATGGAAGGAATAAAAAAATATGGAATTAGCAAATGGCACCGTAATACATATGGTTGTTGTAAAGACTCAACTGTTAATGAAGATGAATTTTATATATAACTAATATTTAATACGAAGACGCCGTGTCCAATCCACTTTAGTGTCTTTGTCTTTCTTAATGCTTTTACCTTTGCTGTTGCTAATTAGCAAGGCATGCATTTGTTCTTGCTTGTTTTTAATAAGTTCAAGTGTCTTTTTAAGATTAGTAAGCTCGGCGTTTAACTTTTGTCGTTTTGCATTTTGCTTAGTCTTAAAACTATTGTAAGTTTTCTTATAATATTCATAATTATAAGTATCGTCACTAGATGATGAATCTTCTTCTTCATCAATATAATCTGGGTCTTTTTTTACGTCATCTGCTTCAGATGTATAAGAATAGTCAGAGTCACTATTGTAGTCATTAGTATTAGCATAATTAGTATAATAGCTAATACTGTTGTCGTTAATAGTATATACATCATAAAGTTCAGTGTTATACTGTTTAAATGGGCTAAATTGAACTTCCCAATAGTATGGGTCATCATACACCATGCGTGCCTTGTTATTTTCAATTGAGTTGTAAAAATTACAAGCACCTTGATTATAATAATAATAATCAATCTCAATTAACGCATAACCATAATTATAACGATCTTCAACATAATATTCGGGTTCATGATGAGGAATAACTTGGACGTCCTTTACTTTAGCAATACTAAATTCATCAAAATACTTAATGATTGTAGGAATGTCTTCATAAACAACATAATCGGGAATGTAAAGCATTTTCTTCAAGAACATACTCGATGACATAATAGTTTGCTAATGTATATAGCTACCTATATAATAATTGTTATTCAATTTTTTTTATTAGTTTTTTGTTTTTATATTGTTTTTATAATAAACATTATGCTAAAAAAATTGATTACTTTTAGTTTATTTTGTCTTGATTGTATTAAAATATAATCAAGACAAACACATTACACAAGCCTTAAATAGATGGATGAACTAATTATAAACTATTTATTGGAAATAATTTTGAATAAGCAAAATGTTAAGCGATTTTATGACCTATTGACTAATACACATTATTATTGTGAAGATGACTTTGAATTGAAAACTAAGTATGCAGTGCAATTGTTTATTGATACATTATTTTTAGATAAAGATGGTTATTATAGAGGCTTACAAGTTCCACAAGCACAACAATGTGATATGCATCAATACATAGCTGATAATCGATTAAAAATATTTCATTATGTAACATTTGAAGCATCAGCACATAATGATTTTGCTCAACTAAATATGCTTGTTACTGAGTTTAAAAAAGATAACTGGATTATACTATTTGCTTATTATATATACAATAAAGCATTTGAGTTACTAACTAGCAAAGATGATTATTTAGACATAAAAAACAAAATATATGCTATTATTTGTAATCTTAGGCAAGAAGAAACAGCACAAGCAATACAAGTATGTGATGCGTGTGAAAATAATTGTCCTATTTGTTTAGATGCTATGGATGCTAATAATAGTATTACAACTTTGTGCAAACATAGTTTTCATAGCACATGTTTATATCCAATGTTTGATGAAGCTGTTAAACAGCATACTAGGCAACCAAAAATTAGTTGTCCTTTATGTCGTGCTGATGTTCTTATAAAGTCAAGAATAACTTTTAATGAAACAACGCATTATTGTTAAGAAGTTAATAAGTTAATAAGTTAGTAAAACAACAGTTTTTTTATAAAAAAAGACAATACAATATAAGACAAGACACTACAAGACAAGATAATATAATACACATAAGACTCTAATAAATAGGTGCACGACACAAAGGACATGGAACACACATCTTGTTATGATTTTCTTTTTGTTGTAAATATATACGTTTACAATCATCCAAACATGCCATATGGAATATATGCTTACAAGCGGTTCTAACACAATGAGAAGTAAACAAATTAACATGATTGACTGAATCACTTTCCAAGCAAATAGAGCACTCCCATTTTGGGTCATGTTTGAAGTCTAATGCCAATACTTCTAATGGGATTACATTATTGGGATGACTAGCAACATGAGGCAAGCGATAATGTGTTGACATAGTTCGCTTGCTGAACCACGAAAAAGGACGTTCAAAGTCTCTATCTATTAGGCTCTCTCCGTTATTTATTACCCAAAGTTCTGCTTCGATAGACAACTTGACGTTTATATCCCAAAAATAGTTACTAGTAAATTCTGACATAGACACACGAAGAACTTCTAAAGCCAAGTCGTCTTTATTGACAGAACTTCCAAGTCCATACTCATACTCTTTATCGCGTATTTTTAAAAGATCAATTACATGACGTCTCATTTCCCTAGATAGTACATTCCGAAGACAATGCTCGAACTTTGACATTCTAGTTTTATGATCAATATACCACGAATGCGTTCTTATCCAACTATTCATAATAGCCTTTAATTCTCTGGAAAGATTGTGTGTAACAATGTTTTTTTGAATAGTATTTACTAGTACATTGATTGCATCATTTATTAAAGGCGCGTTAGTCTCAGCGTCATACAAAGCACTAATACGATCATCCATAGTTTATAGTTTTGTTTTGTCTTGCTTTGTTTACTTTGCTTACTATAGTTGTGTGTATGAAAATCAATTCAATTTTTATTAGCATAACATTAATTTTTTAAAGTTAAAATAAAATAAAAAAAATAGTCAAGCCACACTACACAACAGTTTCAAAACCCATCTGGTTATTCCTCGTTCTCCTCAGGATTAGCAAGGTCTTGCCACTCGTAATGTAATGTATTATTTTCATTCTTAAACCACACTGCACTATGTTCATAGTCACATTGCAAAACACGGTCTCCATAATATTGTACCCACCAAATTACGCTGTTTGTCAACTTAGGATCAGCTTCCCAATCCCTAGACAACAAATAATGCGACGCGCTTTTCACAGCATCATACAAGTCGCCTTCCTTGAGCGTCATTCCGTCTTTCAAGTCCTTGCTCCGTGCCTCTAAAAAGCCTTTCAAGAACCCTCTCATTTCATCAGTCACTGCTTCCTCCAAACAACGATCAAACTTTGCCACATAATCTTCATCGTACCACGATAAGGTTCTTCTCCAACAATTGATTGTGGCCATCATTTCACTAGGAATTCTCTCCACATCAAACCTGTCTCGAACAGCATGGACCACTGCATCAATTGCCATGTTTATACTAACCCTGAACAACAGATCGTCAATAATAAGAACACCAAACAAACCTCGAATCTCAGCAATCATTGCTGCATTCATTGATATTGCGATTTTAGATGCTGCAATTTGTAGAGGCTAGCACTTAGCTAGATAATAAAAACATTTCAATTTTAAAAAAGTATAACAATATTTCAATTTTTTAAGGGGAGACCCCATAAACCCCCTAAGATAAAAGCGGCACCAAAGATAAAGGAATACACCTTAAAAGCGAAGCAATCAAAGACTAAATACAAGATGTGAAGGACGATGCCGTGCTACACAAAAAAAGACAAAAAAGGTAAAACATAAACAGTCTGCGTATGGGGCCAAAAATATGTTAAAAAATACAAATATATATATAACTCATAACTATTTTGTTATTTTAAATCTTTATATATATATATAGTTAAATGCGGAATTTTTTAAAAACAAAAGGACTAAAAAACAAAAAAAAATTAAAAAAAACAAAAAGAAATAAAAAAACAAACAGGACTAAAAAAACAAAAAGGACTAAAAAAACAAGAAAATTTATAAAGATGAGTGGAGGAGTTTTAACGAAAGCATTAAATTACATATTTAGTGAAAAATCAGAACCAGAACCAGAACCAGAAGTAGCATCAACACAAGAAGTAGCATCAGAACCAGAAGTAGCACCAGCACCAGAAGCAGCAGTAGCACCGGAAGCAGCAGTAGCACCAGAAGTAGCACCAGCAGCAGCAGCAGCACCAGAACCAACCCCAGAACCAAAACCAGAACCAGAACCAATTAGACAACCAACACCTGAACCAATTAAGGTAAATACTATTAATGGTGACTCTATTTATCGTATAAATATAGAGGGTTGCGATTATTATTTTTTTAGAAATAATAATAGATATGTATTAGTACTTATAGGTGATAAAAGATATATATACAAGCTTGATAAGGATATACCGGATTTACCAAAGAATGCAATAAGAATGCTTCGAGAGACAAACTTTGTAGAGAAAAAAAAACTTAAGGTGGAATGGCCATATTTAATCGACACTCTTGCTAGATATAATGTATTCTATTTACAACACGCCGAATGTCCCACCGCAAATTTGAATTTAGCTGACGCAAAGAAAAAATTAACAGAGTTGAATGATTCTTTGCAAACAAAATGTAGTAATTTAAGTCTAAGTCTAGATTATGTATATAATCATAAAACTGGTAGTACCTTGAAATTATATCATTCTTTTAATAACCCAGGTTCAGATGGCCCATATTCATTAGTACTATGTTTATATAAGGGCAATCATTGTATATCATCTATTACTATTAAAATTGATGGTATAAAACTAGTTATAAACTCTAGGACACATACGGATTATGAACGTAGAAAATATAATATATTATTGCGTAGTATTATAATAATACTCTCAGAACACATATCAAAAGATATAAAATATATAATAAGTATTGCAATAAACCAAGTCTCAGCATATATAATGATGCAATATTTCGGTGGAAAACTTTACAACACTTACGGCGATGACGAGAACGAGCTTGAATTTTTAAAGTTCTCAGAAGAAAGGGGGATGCCTTTGTATGAACCTGATACAAATTATAAAAATTTATTTGATTTATATAAATACAAATTTAAAACGTTGACTATTGCAGTTGAAGTAAATCCCAAAAACATAGAAAAGGCAGATACAAAATTTAATGACTTAGTAAGAGGTATAAGTCAAATAACGCAAATAACGTGCCCAGAGGTATTCACTAATTAAATAACTCGTTTTTACAATATAGGACCGTATTCGGTGCCAAAAACCCCTTATTGGGGTTTAAGGGGTTTACCCCTTAATAGAGTCTAATTCAATAATCCTCACACTAACTTCTTTATGCGTGAATTTTTTCTCATTAAGTAACATTTTTATTGTAATAATTACAATAACTTGTTCTACTAGCACGGAAAATAAGGCAATATCTATTTGTGTTACACTAATTAATATTGTAAAAATATATCTAATATTATTTATAAAAAACATAGCATTAGCATAAAAATATAATTGTAGTTTACTAAACTCAGTTATTTCTTTTTTATCTGGATTATAAACATTCATATATAACACTGGGTCTCCAAATTCTTGAATAATAACTCTAATAATATCATTTACAAATATTAAGGTTAATAAACTACAATATTTTTGTGTAGTGTCAATTTGCACGCTTATAAATATAAAATCATCATTTGGTCCAAAACGAAAATATTTAGAATCACTAGCAAAATTTGTTATATAAAATCCTATAAATAACACCAAACAACTATTTAAAAAAAGACATAGCCTAACCTTATTTAATTGATTCATTAACTAATGTTATTAATAATTAAATTTTAAATTGTTTCGCAATTTAAGATTAAAAAAAACTATGCTTATGTTGAGACTATGAACTTTGCCTATTTATTAAACAAGGCATATGAACTAGGAGGTGGAATGCGACGAACCATTGTTCGCATTCTTGTTCTACAATGACAATCGCACCATTCTCGTTCATCCATGCGACGCCAAGAGTTGACTTGGCACCACTCTTTATAGTCTTCGGCTGAAAGAGTGTACAGAGCAGTTTCTTGTGCTTTTGACATAGTTCTAGCATCTAAGTCTGGGTCATAAGTATAAGATGTAGGTTTGTCTGTTTGATGTCTTATACAACAATCACAACGCGCTAAAGCAGCAAATAATTTCTTTTTTGTTTCAGTGCTTTCCTCATCCATATACACTTCTCTTCTACAACAAGGGCAAGTAATTAGCCCACATAATGAACCTTTAAGGGATGCAGCAGTCCATCGCTGTAAACATTTTTTATGAAATATATGGCCGCACGCTGTAATAAGTCTTCGCTTAATTTTTCCTGAAATACAACCATCTACTTCAATGTTTCCATCATTGTCTTCTAAACATATATTACAAGTCACAATATCATCGATCATAAAACCACAAAATGGTGGCAATAGTGTAGTCAATTTGGGCAAATTAGGTAAAATAGGCAAAGGTTTAACTTCCATTTTCTTGGTACTAACCTTGTTTAGACTTGTTTAGACTTGTATAAAATAGTAACACTTTTTAAAATTATAATCAATTTTTTTCATAGTCCATAAAATAACTAACATCAGCATGGCTAAGGTTTTTATTAAAAATATTAGTATAAAATCTAAAATTCAAGGGTAGCATAATACTTGTGGCACAATAGTTATTGAAATGTAATATAAAACATAGTCCGCCATCTAAATTTTTCTCTAAGTCTGCTTTTGTGGTTATTAGTGGTATATTTGTTGTTTCGTCAAGATAATTTATTAATTCACTAACACTTTTTGGTTGTTTAATTATACATTGACCTAAATAATTTGTAGTTAATATATTAAGATTGTAATTTTGTATGTTATTATTACTTAGTTTGCTAGCAATGCTATTTATAAATTGCTCTTTAACATCATAGTTTGTTAACTTGTTATTATTATAATCAATTGCTAATGTATTTGCAAGATTATATAAATGTGTGCTATTATTATGTGTTAATGAAGCAACATATGCTAAGCAACCAGAGGAATAACAATATATTGTTTTATTAGTTTTATTAGTGTTATTAGTGTTTTTTTGTAAATAACCATAATAATACCAAAATCCAGAATAGCCTCCTCCATTAATAATTATGCAATCTTGACTTGCCGTGTTTTTATTATTAAATAGCGCAAATAGTAAAATAGTAAATGACAATAACAGATATTTTGGTCTCATAATTAATAATTAATAGTTAATGTTTAATTGTTAATTTTTAATTGTTATTTAATTGTTTTATTATTTTTAAACTAGTTTTTAGCTCTTACTATTTACGACGATGAGTCTTTTTATGGCGCTTTGATTTTTTACGAGCACTCTTTATACGTCTTCTTCTTGAACCTCCCGATTGTAATTTATGTAATTGTTGACTAGTAGTTTCCATATATTTTGCTGCATGTTTTATATATATAGTATTATTAGCAGCTTTTGCTTCATTATGTAATATTTGAGCTTTAGTTAATGCATGCATTAAACTAGTTTTCTTCTTTAATTTAGCTTTTAAAATCTCTGATTGTCTTGACATGCCCCTTGTAACTGCTCGTTTACTTAGAACATTTTTATACTTTTTGGATGCCTGTATACTTTTAGCTACAGCATCTTGTAAGTCGTTAAAAGCGCGTTCATCGGCAGTAAGTATTTTACGAGAAAAATTAGAACCATACAATGGTTCATCATATTCCATTTTTTATATAGTTATATTGTATATTAATTTATTGTTTATTGTTAATTGTTAATTGTTTATTGTTAAAACTTTTTAAAATTGATTACTATTTTTTAAGTTAAAAAATAGTAATATAGATGCGAGAGTTTACTTTTAAAAATTTTTACATTGATGGCTATGAAGGGTCTATTGATGCTACATATTATGAAGGAACGGATCCTATTATTGTTATAACACATACATTTTATAATGAAGATGGAGACAAAATAAAATTATACTATTATGTGTCTAATAAAACAGGAAAGCTTACTTTAAGAAATATTTATGAAGCGCTAGACGCACAAACAGATGCTTATTTAAAAATATATACAGCTACTAATACTAGAAAACTGTATATTGAAGATTTAAAAAAGGTGAATCCTATTAGTTTTGAGTTAATTACTTATGGTTATTGCACAGATGATGAAACTAGTGAATAGATGCTATTTATTAGTGTAAAAATTGTGTCTTAGTGTTTATTGCGACGTCTTGATTTGCTGCGTCTTGATTTTTTGCGATGGCGTTTTGTTTTGCGATGGCGTTTTGTTTTGCGTGATTTACCGCCAGTTGTTTGGGGATATAGTTCTGCTGTTGGTTTAGTTTGTCTAATATATAACTGCAACGGTGATTTTATATTATTACCTGAATATGTTTTCTTCTCATTAAGTGTTCTAGTAACATCAGCTAGTGCTTCTGTGCCGTCTAGTTCTTCTATTCTGAAATAATTTATTCTAGTAATAATGTCTCCTAATTGAATACCTACTTTTTGTAAAATACTATTGTCTGATATTGTGCCTATAGAAGCATTGTTGTCTTTGTCCAACGTAAGCTTTATTCCTAGATTTGAAGAAGTTATAATAGTAAGTTTAATAATTCCTGTATCAAGTACTTCTTTCTCAATCTTATCAATTATGGGTTCATCTGTTGGTTTTATATATTTTGAATAGTTACTATTATATGAAGAGGTATTTCCATAAAGTTTGTTTCTGAGTTTTCTGTGATAAGAACCCATTTTATATATATATATATATATATATACTAGTAAAATAATATAATTTTCTAAATATTATAATTTTCTAAATATTATAATTTTCTAAATATTATAATTACTATAATTTTATAATTTATATGTTAAAATCCCCCGCGTAGACGCAATACAAGGTGAAGTGTGCTTTCTTTTTGAATATTATAATCGCTTAATGTGCGCCCGTCTTCGAGCTGTTTTCCGGCAAAAATTAGGCGCTGTTGGTCAGGTGGAATACCTTCTTTATCTTGAATCTTGGATTTAATGTTGTCAACACTGTCTGATGGTTCTACTTCTAGTGTAATAGTTTTTCCGGTAAGTGTTTTTACGAAAATTTGCATGGTTATACTATTAGTAAGTATTATAATTTTGTTTTTATATTTTTTTTAATATATAATATATTATATTATATATTAAAAAATGTCTTCTACTTCTTATGACATTAGTCTTAACACTTATAACGTTAACACTTATAATGTAGTTGATTGTTATAAATATATATAACAAAAAAAAATAGTCATGTTATTTATAAAATATTTTATAAATAACATGGATGGATAGATTTAGACATTACTATTACTAATCATGATTATTATACTTCTACAATAAACTCTATATCAGATATACTTTTATATATAATGTTAACATCCTCACATAATGAAGCATATACGGTATATAAATCAGCAATAAATGAACCCTGTGTTATTAATATTCCCTCATTGCCAACTACTGAACTAATTGCCATATTAAATTTAATATTCGGGTTTGGTTTCTCATAATTATCTACTAAGTTATGATAATCTTTATAAGTTGTAGTCAAACTGTCAATATAATTATGTAAGAGATCTTGTTTATCTTTGTCAGCAGGTTTACCATTTTCAATTACAGAAGGCCCAATAATCATAGTAGATTCAGACACAGAAGTGGCACGTGGATATTTAATTGTATATACTCGTTTAGTTCTTTCAAAATCCGTAAATATTACTATAGCGTTTTTACATCTACTAATATTATCTAACAAATTAAAATAACACTCAATTGCGTCTTGTGCTGACTGTAAATCATCTTTCCCATACCCAGACCTAATATTAGATGGAGTTTTGTCAGCACTAACAAGCTCCCATTTTGATGGAGTTTGGAAAATAAAACATAACTTAGTTGCTCCTTTATTGTTAGTCATTAAATCTATATACGATTGTACTTCACTATCATCTATACCTCCTAATATATAAATTAATACAGTGTCATTTAGTCCGCTAATACGTCTTGCGCTAACTAAACCACTTGTCTCTTTATCAATATTAGTATCACTACTAATAACTGGTTCCATATTTACTGCTCCGTTTAATGAACCACATATTAGTCTAGGACGTGGTTTATTCCTGTTTATATTACTAATGTTTTTGCTTAAGTATGCCAACGCCCATATATCATCACAATCGTTTTTAGCAAAATCACCATCAATAATAATTGTTGATATTATTCCTAGATCCCTTGTAATACAATTTCTTTCTATATTTGAATTTGTAGCTAACATATTACTAAATATGTTGCTATGCATTAATAACTCCGATTTTTCAGGAAAATCCATTACAAAAAATTTATTTGATGATGTACTACCTTCTTGTGTGGGTATTGCTTTTTGTCCCCTACGTCCTCCCCCTATAAATACTATTCCAGTTTTATATTTTTTATACGTTTTTTTGCTCCTTATAATTCGGGATTTTCTCATTTTTTTATGGTTTTTTAATGTTTTTTTTGTTTTATGTCCATTGCGATAGCGCCTAGATTTATGTTTCATTATATATTATAATTATATTGATCTCTCAAAAATAGTTTAATTAATAGTTAAAAATTTGTTTATAAATAATATTTAAAATATTATTTACTAATACTATATATTATTAACATATGCCGTATATATTAGAAGTTCAAAAGTTTGACTGGCGTGAAAAAAGCGAGCATGTTGGTTATATGAATAAAATTTTCAACACTAAACAAGAAGCAAGTGATTATTATGATAAATTTAATCCACATATGCGTTCTTTACGCGCACATAATTCTTGGTGTAGTGATTGGGATCCCAACTCTTATTTAATGTATATTGTGAGAGAAAGATTTTATGAATATTTAAAAATACCATCTTTTGAAGATGCTCAAAAAACAATAGCTAATCTCTAATAAAATTCTCTCAAAAATAATAAAATTAATTGTTTAAAAAATTGTTTATTAATTATTTAATTACTAAACTATACTAAAAGCAAGTGTCTTATATTAACTATTACTATGAAAGTGCTAGTATTTGATACTGAAACCACTGGTCTACCAGAAAAGGGTGCTTCTATATATGACAAATCTAAATGGCCGCACATTATACAATTAAGTTATATTTTATATGATACTTCTAATAATAGTGCGCTAATAAAAAATAACTATATTAAGATTGATGAATCAATTATTATTTCACCAGAAAGTTTCAACATTCATAACATAAGTAGAGAGATTTTAGATTGTCAAGGCATAAATATTGTAGACGCATTAAAAGAATTCAACGTCTATTTGAAAGACTGTGATATCGTTGTTGGGCATAATATTTCGTTTGATAAGCGTCTAATTTTTGTAGAATGTTTCAGGCACAATATAAAACAATATTTTACGCAATTTAATAAGCAAGGTCAAATAGTAAAGCCAGAGTTTTGCACTATGAAAAACACAACAGATTTTTGTAAATTAGAGAGAGTAAGCAAGGCCAATCAAGTTTATAATAAAAATCCAAAACTAAGCGAATTATATAGTTTATTGTTTCCTGATGAGCCATTACCGGCGGCTCAACACAATTCTCTTATTGATGTAGCAATGACCTTGCGCTGCTATATGAAATACGTTCATAGCTTTGATATAAAAGAAAGTAATAATACACTAAAGCAATTCTTTTAAAACATTATTAATATAATTAATATTATAATTATATATATATTATGAAGAAACATTATACTAAGAAAGGTTATACTAAGAAAATAGCAAAAAAAATAAAAAAACAAAACACCTATTTCGGTTTAGGAGGTGCTCAGTTCTTTCCAATTAATCTTAGTTATTGGAACACTTTTTTTAGTGATGAAGAAGAAGCCCAACTTATTGCTTTTAAAAATCAGTTACAAGCTATGATTCCACCCGTTGGTGGTCATAATATTGCCAATAATAATATATGTACGGCTATGAAAGAAACACTTCCAACTTATTATGTTCCAGACAAAGCTGAAATAAAAGTAGTTAGAGGCACAACAGTATATGAAAATGAGCCCAAGTTTTATTACTATAATACTATTTTATGTGCCGCGTTTATATTATTTGCACTATTAGCTAATAAAATGGAAAATCAACGTAATTGTAACTACAAATTACTTTTTAAAGGTGGAAAAGCCATTCAATTGGTTTTAAGAACAATATTAAGTGCATGTGAGCCGACTAGTTATGGACATAGTGTTTTAAGTAATTTACACAGAAGTTCTGATATTGATGTGTTACTTATACCTAAACCAACTAGTATATATAATACAGAAGAAGTGGAAACATTAGCAATTAATATTTCCGAACTAATAAAATGGTTTTTAGATAGTGATAGTACAACTATATCATTTTTGACTCCAGATGATAAAAGAAATAAAAATAAAACTATTTGTAAACTTGCTGTTATTTTTGATACTATACCTTATCCTTTTTCAGACATTGATTTTGGTATTATTCCACCCCTATTTGCGCCGTCTTTCTCATCATCAGCATTACATCAATATAGAACTACTATATTTGGGTTAGATGTTTTATTTGAATGTCAAAGTATTACAAATTTATTAGATGAGAAAATATACTATTATGGTTATTATAGTATATTAACAGACAATTTATTAAAAGCAAGGGTTAAAACAGGAGAAAATCAAAAATTAATAGAGGAATATGACTATTTTTTGATAAAATTTAAAAAGGCAATTATTAGTTTAAATAATGGACTACATCTTTCCCTAAATAATAGTTTAACTAAAGAAGAATTATTAGAAGAAAATATTAATTATTTTCTTGACAAGCTTCTAAACTATTACCCATTAATTATATTGGACAATTTGAAAAAGATTTTTAAGGATGTATATGCTGTTGGAGCTGAAAAAATAACAAAACTAGTGCTTAGTAAAACGACAGGACAAAAACCTCTTGTGCCGCCTGAACCTACTAAATATTCTAAATCTCCCACTCCTATAGACTATATTGACCCTACACTGCTCTATGAGATGCCTCATCAAATGCCTCCATTGCCTCCTAATAGTGCTATGCATAGTGCGTCTAGCATGCCTCATAATAGTGCTATATATGGTGCACTGCCTATGTCAATGCAACAACAGCAATGGCAACAACAGCAATGGCAACAACAGCAATGGCAATTGCAACAATGGCAATTGCAACAATGGCAACAATGGCAATGGCAACAAGAACAAGAACGACTACGGCTACATGCTGAATGGGAACTACAGCAACAACAAACACAACAACAAACACAACAACAAGCGCAACAACAAACACCACGTTCTAAAGGTAAAAGTAGAAAAAAAATAACTAATTATTAGTCTTAAAATATTATATTATAATATAATATATTATAATATATTATAATATATTATAATGGACGCCTTGAACCAAGATTACTTAACAAAAGAAGAATTAGAAGCAATGAAATATCCACATTTACTTGTAATGGACAAGAACTATTCGTTTAAAACAAGTAACAAAACTAGAAGCACAAGTATGAAAAAAGACGCAATAATTAAAAGATTATTAAAACATGGAGTTAAAAGAAGCAAATTTGGTTCAGAACTTGGTGCTTATTTAAAATACGAATTAGAACATCCAATAGCAAAATCGCTACCATCAGGAACCTTTTTACCACCTTATTTAGTAGGAGAAATATATAGTATGAAAGAAGAGCTTGAAGACAGAGATTATGAAATGGCTTTTATTAAAAATCTATTTGAACCAACAGTAAGACCACAAAACTTTGGAGCATTTTTTAATTTTACTATTGGTGGTTACATTGTTCGACTGCATATGGATGGTGATGATGCACGATTTAATGCGCATGTCGAAAATTTATATAGTCCAGACTTTTTTATTAAAGATTATAATTATTTAGTACAACGATTTGGACTAAATGCCAAGAAATTACAAGAAAAAGGAGCATATAGAGACACGTTAGGTCATCGTTCAGGACGTTATGGGCCCCAACCACCGTTTACACATACAATTCCTAATCGGGCAATATATGCTAGCTATGCTGAGTTTAAACGCTTACATATTGATAAATTTTTTTATGAGCATGTATTAGCAGCTTATTCAATGATTATAGTTATTGGTGATGTGTTAGCAACTATATTTAATTATTGGAATACTAATTATGTTCCTAAGTATCCGCAAGCTAATGCAAATACAATATTAGAAACACGTTATTTACCGGGGCCTCAAAATAAACCTGTTAATGTATTAAAAGTTTATATTAAGGAATTAAATAAACTGTTGTTAAAATTGCGTGGTTACAAAATATTATTAAATCCTAATATAATAAATAAGTTAAATAGTAGACTGGATACACTAAATGAGTATTTAGTTGAACCTGATGCTAGTATAGCGAACCAAGCAAACGCAAAATTTAGCATTAGAATTTTAGATAATGGACCCGTTCTTCCTAAAAAGCAACGGTCATATAGCCCTCGCAAAAAATCAAAATCTACAACACAAAAACGAGTAAAATCAATTTAAATTTATTTTTACTTATTATAAATTTATTACTATCTTATTTTTATCTTATGTTTATCTTATTTTTATCTTATGTTTATCTTATTTTTATCTTATGTTTATCTTATTTTTATCTTATTATTATATTATAGCCATTATAATATAATATAATAATATGGCTGCCGAGAGTCAAGATTACTTAACAAAAGAAGAATTAGAAGCAATTGATTATCAACATTTATTTACTATGGATAAGATGTATTCGTTTAAAACAAAGAGTAAAACTAGAAGCACGCGAAAAACAAAAGATGCCATTATTCAAAGATTATTAAAACATAGAGTTACAAGAAGTAAATATAAATCAGAACTAGGTTCTTATTTAAAATATGAATTAGAGCACCCAATAGCAAAAGCGTTACCTTCAGGGATCTCTATACCGCCTTATTTAGTTAGTAAAATATATACTATGAAAAAAGAAATTGAAGACAGAGAATATGAAATTGAGTTTCTTAAACCACTATTTGAAGCAAGTGAGCCACCTAAATACTATTATGGAGCATTTTTTAATTTACTTTTTAATGAACGCCGAGTTTCTTTGACTAATATAAGCCCGTCAGAGAATAATGCCGTTTTTTATAAACATTTTAATAATTTATATTCGCCTGATTATTTTATTAAAGATTATGGCTATTTAGTACAAAGATTTGGACTAAATGCTGACAAATTGAGAGAAAAAAGGCAATATATAGACACTAAGGGAATAGAATCAGGGCGTTATGGAGATCCAAATCCTAGTAAAATTCCTAATGCGGCAATTTTTGATAGTTATGCGCAATTTAAAGAAAAATATATAGCTAAATTTTTTAAGACACATGTTCTAGCAGCATATACGATGATTATTATTATTAATACTATGTTACAAAAAGTAGAAGATTATAGAACTAGTCACGTTGCTAGTCTAGGCTCCTTATGTAAACGCATTACACGATGCTTTACACGCTCACGAAAGGGGCTTGTATATCCAGAAGATGAAGCATATACATTAATGCGTGAGCGTTATGAGAGATATTTACCAGGCAATGCAAATATACCAATAAATGTATTAAAAGTTTATATTAGTGGTTTAAATAAAATGCTATTGCTATTACGTGGATATAAAATAATATTAAATCCTAAAATAATAAAAGAATTAAATAAGAGATTGACAAGTATAAATGACTATTTGGCGCCACGCGACGCTAGCATAGTCGGTCAACCAAATGCACAATTTAAGGAACGAGTGTTAGAAAGTGAGTTAGAGTTTTCTAAAAAGCCCCGTTCCTATACTCCGCGTAAAAAATTAAAATTAAAATCAAAATTAAATAATACAACACAAAAACGAGCAAAATCTGTTTAAAACTTAGTTATTTTTTAAATCTATTATATTAAAAAAATTGAATATAATTTTGCGTGAAATTGAGAGATTATAATATTAATATTGAATTTAAAATGAGCACCAGTTTTAACATTCAAAAATATCGTAAAGATATATTGTCAAATATGCTTGCAAATCTTAAATTATCGGGTAAAGAAATGTTTGATTTAATTATGATGGAAAACACAGAAGTAGTAGATGAACGAAGACAAGGGTGGATTTACGAAAGTCTTTGTCTAATTCTTATTGCTATAAAGTGTGTTCAAGGTTTAAATTATAGTGAAATACTTGAAGGACAGTTACAAAATTTAATTCCAGTAAAAAATATTAATGTGTTGTTAAAACTAGCTATTGATGGTGGAGGTAACAATATTGTCGATTTAACTATTAAACAAGGTTGTACAACTATTCCATTTTCAATTAAATATAGAAAAAAACATAGTGAAACTGATGTATCAAAAATAGACAACACAATAGCAAAGCAAAAATTAGCAAAAGACTACAAAATTGGTTTGTTTGTTAAAAATAAAGCAGTTGTTATTAATCATAAATACCATAATAAGCTAAATATTGATAAACAGTTACACGATAAAATTATTGAAAATGGACTACTATTTGATGAAGACGATATTATTAAAGCATTAAGTGTATTTATTGAGAGATTTTCAAATAATGTATTAAGTATTAATGACTTTATTGAATTCATAAATACTGAATATTTACTATCACCAAAACAACAATTAACAAAAAAATTACATCAGCAAATTACATTGTTAAAATTTATTAAGTCATTTTCAGAAAATAAAAAAATGTTCTGTCTTGCTCATAAACCGAGAAGTGGTAAAAGCATTTCGTTATTACTAATTTGTAAGTTTCTATTAGAAAAAGGTTACAAAAAAATTCTTATTATGACCTCTGTTCCAGCAACTATAAATAGTTTCATTAACGATTTAGAAACGTGGATTGATTTCAAAAATATTAATTATAAGACACAAGAACAGCTTAATAGCATTGATGAATCATTTAATGGTATTGTATTTTGCAGTGTTCAATATCTTAAAACAGATGGCAAAAATAAAGCAGATGATAAAAAGAAGAAGGAATTATTAAAAAAGTTGGGATTTGATGCTATTATTACAGACGAGTCGCATCAAGGGTCATCAACAGACAAAACAAAAGCGGACATTTTGGATGTGAATAGTGATGTCGAAGAAATTTGCAAAAACATTAAATTAAATATATTTGCGTCAGGGACAGCTAATAAAACAAAACAATATTATAAAATTCCTAGTTCTCAAGTATATGAATGGGAGATAGAAGATGAAGCATATATGAAAGAACTAATGAACACAAATTTGAGTGAAGAAAATAGAAATAATATTATTAGTACTATGGTTGCACGTCACGGAAATACATTTATAGTATGCTTAGTAAATGAGACTTTAAACAAGGATTATTCTAAACATCCTACTCAAGTATTAATGAAGCATTCAATTCCTCAAACACTGGTAAATAAGATAAATGCTTATAATATAGAACATAAAACTAATTATGGTTTTAGTTGTGCATCATTATTAGCATTAAGAGAAACTATTAATAAAAAAAAGCATGTTGAATATACAGACGAATTTGATATATGTAAAACTAGCGATGGAATAGAAATATTGAAAGATTATTTTGACTACTTAATTTCATCTGATAAAATGAGAAATTCAATTATGAAACAAATTGAACATACACAATCAAGTCGCGGCTCACGAAAATCAACAATTGCAAATCCATTATTATTTATTATGTATTTACCTACTCATACAGGAAACAGTACAATCGGATTATTACAAAAAGCATTAATTAAGTTCCTTAAGGAACATAATTTGTGGAGTGATTATAATATTGAGTTTTCAAATGGTTGCGAGGATTCTGGAAATATTAAAGAAGAATATAATAGCTATTTGGAAACAATTATGAATAATACAAAAAAAGAGAAAAAAAAGGGATGTATTTTATTGTTGGGAGGGAAAGGTGGTGTTGGTATTACATATAAATATTGCGATGTCACATTTTCATTAGATGATGGGCACAATTTAGACAACCAAAATCAGCGATATTCACGAGCTTTAACAGAAGCAGATGGTAAAACCATTGGAATAAATGTTGATATGAATATTCAAAGAACTTATTTATATTTGCTTACTTTAATCCAAAAACATAAAAATAATACAAAAACACAAAAAACAAGAGCTGAAATATTATGTTATTTATTAGAACATAATATATTCTTATTTAATCCTCAAGAAATTAATAATGGAGCTATGAAATCAATCGACATAATGTCTTATTATCAAAAAGAAGCTGAAGCTATGATGAAAGAAGTTGATGATACGCATATTTTGGAAGATATAAAATGCGATGATGAGTTGCGTAGTATTATAAAAGATAATTTTCAAAATAAGAATTGTGAAAAACGAGAGATTAATAAAGAGCTTGAAGGAGAAAATAAAGATTGTCCTAAAGGTGAACCAACTAAAACAGAGATTGATGGTCAAGACAAGAAAAGCGATAAAAATGATGATGATGATGATGATGATGAAATCAAAAAAAAGGAAGAAGAAATAAAACTTGAACGTTTGATTAATCAAACATACGAGTTATGTAAAACTTTCTTATTTCCTTTATTAGCATTGTTATCGAGGTCATATAACATATATAGCTTTGTAGAAATACTTGTAAATGAAAAAACAAAAGAGTTAGTTATTAATATTTTAAAAAATAGAAAAATTGAAATTAATAAAAATAATTATACTATGTTTGTAAATATAATGACAAATATTATTGAAAAGAATGGAGAAATTGTTGATAACATCCGTGAAATTTATAATAGAAATAATTGTAGTCCGTTAAAGTTGCGACAACTCATTGCAAAACATTTTATTCCAACAGCAAATGAGAAAAAAGACAATGCTGAAGTTCCAACACCTGTTAAATTAGTAGATGAAATGTTAGATACTATTCCACTAGAGTTTTGGAGCAGTCCAAATAAGGTTTTCGAACCTTGCTGTGGAAAAGGTAATTTTGTATTAGGTATATTTGATAGATTTTATAAAGGTCTAGAAGCAAAATATCCTAATAATATTGAAAGATGTAAAGTAATTATGACGCAATGTATTTATTATGCTGATTTAACAACATTAAATGTATTTATTACAACAGAATTGTTAAAATGCCACGTGCAAACCTACTGTAGATTAGATGAATTAGATTATCATTTTAATGCATATACAGGAGATACTTTAAAACTTGATATAAAAAAACAATGGAACATTACTGCATTTAATGCTGTTATTGGTAATCCTCCATATCAAAATGTTAATAATAATAAAGGTTCTGGTAATACATTATGGAATTTATTTGTTGAAAAATCATTAAATATATGGTTAATTGAAAAAGGATTATTATTATTTGTTCATCCAAGAGGATGGAGACAAATAAATAGTAAGGTTGGTATTTTTATGAAAAAAAGACAAATTATATATCTAAATATGAATTCTATTACTAAAGGTTTAGAAACCTTTAGATGTGCAACTGATTATGATTATTATTTAATAGAAAATATTGATGTTTATAAAGAAACTAATATTGATGATTATGAAAACAAAAAATACAAATTTATGATTAATAAAGAATATAAATTTATACCAAATCATAGCTTAAATGAAGTATTTAGTTTAATTGATATTGTAGAAGATAACGGATTTATAAATGATCAATCATCATATGAACCTCGTAAAAAATGGATGTCTAAAAGTAATACTAGTGAATTTAAATATCCCTGCGTATATAGTATTAATTCTAAAAATGAAATATCTAAAAAATGGTCCAGTCGTAATGATAATGGTCATTTTAATATAACAAAGTTTATATTCTCAAATGGAAATGGCTACTATAAAGATGTTAATGGTGATTATGGACTTACTCAGTGGGCTTATGCTATTAAATGTAACAAAGAAGATATAGACAGTGTTGAAAAAGCATTTAATAGTAATAAATTTAATAATATTATAGATGCTATAAATTTAACATCAAATAAGTATAATTATAATATAATTAAATTATTCAAAAAAGATTTTTGGAAGGAGTTTATTTAAATTTTAATGTTTGTTTAATATATTATAATATTTTTTTAAGCAAAAATATTATATATGTTATACTAATATATAGCTATGCCTTTAAAAAAGGCATATTTAACAAGAAAAAAGACAAAAGCAAATGCTAAAGTAAATGTTAAAGCAAAAGGAAAAGCATACATAGTCCCTTTTTTGCTTAAACAAAAATTAGCCACTCTTACTAATAAACAAAAACAAGCTACATTAAAAAATATATTTTCATATTTACCTAGACAAAGTGTTGAAGATGTTATAACACAAAACGAATTGGCGCTAAAAGAATTGGCAGAACAACCAAAACAACCATTTCAAATAACACCATTACCCATTTATAATTATCCGTTTCAACAAACTGTGCCTAGAGGTTACCAATATAACTATCCATTAGTAAAAGTAATGGGCACGCATACAGAAACAGACTTAGTAGATAGCATATATAGTTTAAAAAAAGATGTTGAACTTGTAGACTACCCTAAGCACTTTTTACAAACATTATTTGCCAACTTTTTGAAAATTACTAAGCGGCGAAGAAGTTATGACTATATTTTGTCACGTATACCTGATTATGAACTACAACAAGTATTAACTACACGCAAATTTTTTATAATAGATTTTGATTTTTTGAGTAATGCTTTAGAGCTAACTGGGCAAAAATTAACAACTCGTGGAAGCTACACCGGAACTTCTAACTATAGCAAAGGCATCGCAAATGTTTTTCCAAGCAAAACAAAAAAATTTAAATCCTATAATGCGTTTATAACTAAAAAAATCAAGAATATTATTTTTGACCCTCTTATAAATGCGTATAAAGCATATTGGGCAATAAAGCATACTACAAAAATAATGATTACTTATTATAGCACTCTTAGTGGGCGACAACCAGATCCACGCCCTTATCCTAACATTAGACATTTTCCTATTGAACACGACGAACCTAATTTAAAAGGAGAATTACAACGCTTTAGAGATGTATGGCATAATACAGAAGTAGGACAGCAAAAATATAAAAATGAATTATGGGATTTTGCGCATTATAATTTTTATCAAGAACAACCCGAAGATGAACCGCTCAATATTCCTGAAGTAACAAATGTTCATGTATATGACGTATTAACATACTATATTTTAGAATTAAACCGGTCACTCGAATATTTAGCCACTTATAGAATTAGCGTTGTTAGAGAACTATTAGATGCCATAAATGCTGATTTGTTATATATAGATAGCAAAATTGACATTTTATATGGTAGAGGTTTAATCCGATCTGTTGCTCCACAAAATAGTGTGTTTGATGAGCATAGACCATACTTTAGAATTAGTATTCCTGATTTACCATAAGTACTAATAATCTAAATATTTTTTTCTAAAAAAGTTTATTATAACATTGTTATAATAAATATTAAAAGTTATTAATTTTGTAAGCAGAGTCATCAATAGGTATTTCTGTTTTTGTAACTGGATAAGTTTCACTTATATCTTTATCACCAATTTCACTACTTGTTTCACTACTTGTTTCACTACTTGTTTCACTACTTGTTTCACTACTTGTTTCACTAGTTGTTTTATCTGCGTCATGTATTATCTTTTTTGTCATAGTAGCCAGGGCTACTCCTTTATCAACATCATCTATATTAATAGGCTCAGATCGAAAGTCAAATGTTGAAACTTTACTTACAATAGTATTTGGATCAATTATAACCGAGAATGATGGAACTGAACCTAATCTCAATTTCTCCTCAAAATACTTAAATTGTTTAGCAAAATACTTAAATTGTTTAGCAAAATACTTAATTGGTTTGGGCTTTTCGAGCATGTCGCTAAAAGTACGTAATGGATAGATCCATTCGGCTGTAGCTTCAGATTTATGAAACTTAATGCTAATTGTTGGAAGTAATATATCTGCAATTTTTTGTGGATCATAATGACTATAAAGTAAATGACTAAATGATTTGCTTAAAGTAGTAACAACAGTGCTTTCATTACTCGGAATATCTTTTTGAAAATCTAACAGATTTGTAGTTGAGGCTAAGCGTTCATCTTTTTTTTTGTATGGCCAATCTGTAATAAATGTAAGAATACGAGCTGATATGGTCTTATTATAAGATGCGGTCGTGTTATACATTAGATATACTACATTTTTTAGTATTAATTCTGCCAAGAACTTAGGAATAAATAGTAATAATGCATTTATAAAAATTATAAGAGGCTTTATAATAGTATATAATCGCTTTATATTGGGTGGGGTGCCTCCTGCCTGCATTTTTACCTTCCACTCTGGTCTACTCTTGGCATCATATGGATTAATATCTAGTTCGTTCCTTCGTTCTTTCCTGTCATCTTTCTCCTCTAGTGCCCTTGTCGCGCGACGCACATTCCATTCTTCTGACATTCTCCTCTGCCTAGCCCTCAACCTCTCCACCGCCGCTTCATCATCAGCCTTCTTCGCAGCATCCCTTGCCGCAGCATCCCTTGCCGCAGCATCCCTTGCCGCAGCATCCCTTGCCGCAGCATCCCTTGCCACATCATCCCTTGCCACAGCATCCTTTGCGGTAGCATCCCTTGCCTCATGTGCCTCCACTATCTTAATATCCTCTTTACTCATCCCTTTAAATGCTTCCACCTTGACCATACTTGCTTCCCTCAAAGTCTCCTGCGCCTGCTCTAATGTCGCCTTTGCCTGTATCACATGATGAGCTGCGGCCTGAGCCTGTCCAACGAAGTCGTTCTGCATTCCCTGATTCCGTTCATCCGCTTCTGCCCTTATTGCCTGTTGTAGATTTGTCCATGCCGCCGCCTCCGCCGCCCTTGCCCGCTTCTCATCTTTTATCGCAGTGATCGCCACTCTCACTGCCGCCCCCGCTCCCGCCCCTGCCTCCGCCGCCGTTACAAGCATTGCCGCCACCGTCGCCGCTGCCCTATCCTCCGCTGCCCTCGCCGCTGCTGCCGCCAATGCCAACGCATTGTACCCCGTAGAAGGATGGTCATCATCCCAACTCCTATTCTCCTGCTCCTTCTGCTTTTCATACCGTTTATTTTCCCACCTGGCAAAAATTAACAATAAAAGCAAGGCACCAGCAAGACAACCAGTTGGAATCCCTATAGCTTCTATCGTTCCAAAACCACCAGATTGCATTTTTCTGGTTCTTATTCTTGATTTTATTCTTGATCTTATTCTTGATCTTATTCTTGATCTTATTCTTGATTTTATTTTTTTACTAATTTTAGTTCTTATTATAGGTTTGCTTTTATGTCTATGACTATGACTATGTCTATAACTGTATCTATATGTTTTCTTATGGTTTCTTAGATTTTTTTTAGAAATATTATATGGCATATATTATATATTATATATTATTACATTCCTTTAAGAGTAAAAAATTATTCCATTTATACTATTTTAAATTTCTTTATAAAAAAGTTTATTATAACATTATATATATAATATGGCATTAAGACAACCCCCTATTTTAATAAATCCTATAAATAGGGCAAAACCTAGACCATCACGAGACCCACATTCAACATTACGTCATAGATACAACTATGGATTAATGTATAAAGACATATGGGAACCAGATTTATTTGGGCAAATTTATAGCGCTAAACAGCATATGGAATATGCCGACGCGTTAGATTTTATTAAAACTATTATGAGAGAGTTTGTTGAGCAAAGAGAAGATAGATCGAGAGACAGAATTATGGAAAGTATCCGAATAATTGTCTTTAAAACAGACTTGCTTGCTGATACTTTTTTTGTAATAGATTATGGTTCTTTAATGAATAAATTTAAATTAAATAGAGACGGAGATTTGCCCAGAAAAGCATCTAAAATTCATGCTCTTATAAATGATGTGTTATTGCCTTCTTATAAAGCAGTAATATGTATTCAAGATGTTTTAAAGATTATGATAAAAATATTATTATATGCTAGAAATAGACTAGGAGCTACCATACAAGAACCAGTAACATCTGTGTTAGATATTATAATAGATGAAGACTTAATAGAAGAAATAGCAAATGAGGACGACACACGCACATTTAATGAAGTATGGGAACATGATGAGTGTGCTAAACATACTCCGGAAGATATTTCTATTACTCCACTAATGGTAATAGAATATTATGTGCATAAATTAAATAAATTAATAGTCAAATTACATTACTATAAAATTAGTATAAATGAAACACATATAAACTCTATAAATCCAGGTTTAATGTTTTTAAATAGTAATCTAAAACAAATATATAAGTATGACCCGCAATGGCTAATAGTTGTTGAAAATATGAAAAAAACGCGGTCTTTTACGCTAAAGAAAAGTAAAAGTGGTTCAGCTAAACGCGGACGTTCAATATAAAAACTTAGTGCTAAAGGTTTTATCTATAAAGCATTTCATAATTAATATTATTTAAAAAGTATTTAAAGCCATTTAAATAATATATTAAACTATTTTATAAAAAATTTACATTCTTTTGTATGAACTTTTGCACGCGGAACTACTCATGGCGTCTTTGAAAGACATGTTGTTATCCTTGGCAAACTTTTTAACGTGACCTATCCATTTGCCTGCGGTCCGTTTCTTTGAACCTCTTCTAGCTTTTCTGGAGCCTTTTCTGGAGCCTTTTCTGGAGCCGCGACGGCTTCTACGTCTTCTGCCACCTTCCTGATTTTCTTCGGTTTTGCGTGATGTCAAGAGTTCTAGCATTTTATATATAATCTAAATATTTTAAATTTAAAGAAATTAAATTAAATTAAATTAAATTAAATTAAACTAAATTAAATTAAATTAAACTAAATTAAATTAAATTAAATTAAATTAATTTAATTTAAATTAAATATATTAAAACTAGATTTAAAGTACTAAATAAACTAATAATATAAACACAATTCTCTCTAATTGAACATTCTATTCTTCATTATTTATTGTACTAGCTTTGCTATTTGAAGATGACTCACAATCATTAATATAGTTGGCACAATTTGTTAAACAATTGTCCACTTTTTTTGCAACAGCTTTAAACTTATTAATTAGTAATGTTAGTTTTGCGACTATTATTGAATCATTTATGTATGTTATTTTCAAATTTTCTAAACCTTTTAACGCATTTACTAAAGCAGCATAAATAGTTTCACATTCTTCGCTGTGGTCTCCATTTATTAAAAATTCGGCTGTCTTTTCTATAGTCCCAGTTAAGTTTTCTAAATAAGTGATTGTGGTTTCTCTATTATAATTATAATAATATCGTGTGAAAGCTGAAGTATATTTACAACTATCTACAGCTAATCGTGTTGATCCAATCAAATTTATTACAGACAGCTTATCGTTTTCATTTAATTGTCTAATTACTTCTAAATCTAATAACACAGTGTCAATATTCATAATTATATTATAATTATAATTTACAATTATAAAAAAAAGTATTCTAAAACTTATTTGTAAAGTTTAAGTAGCAGCATTTTTACAAAACACTATTACTTTTATAACCATAACTCGTAATTATTTAAATAATAGTCTACTAAAGCTATTTTTTGTGAATAATTAGAACGACAATAATTACTACAAAATGAATGATTATATCCTCTATATATATTCATATTTTTGTTAATATTATTAGAACAATACTTACAACTATATAATAGTAATGGACTAGTTGCTAAAGTATTTATACTTGTACTAATACAAGTATTTGTATTTGGTATAGTATTGCTATAATAACTAATAACAGACTCTAGTGAGCTATTAGAGCTATTAGAGCTAACTGGTGTAATACACATATTTGTACTATATAGTATTTTATAAAATATATAAATTATAAAATATAAAATGCAATATTCAACTTTTTTAATGCTTTTATAGCTAGCGCTATTTTGACACATTTTTACCTTTGTAGTTCAATATGTCATATATTTTGGAGGTAGTTGGAAATTCATCTTCGCCATATATATCTTGTAACAATAACCATTCAAATAGCCCACCTATATAGACATACAAGTTTGTAAATCCCAGTTTATAAAGCTGATTATATTTTTCAATTACTTTATTATCAGTACAATTCTCTCCATATATTAAAATAATAATAGTTTTATTTTTCTTTAAATAGCTATTTAAAATCTCCTCTTCTTGTGATGCTGTTATTGTATTTTTGATTAAACAATCTTGCTTAGAATAAGCTAATGTATTAATTAACAATAGTTTATCGTTTTTAAAATTACAATAATTTTGAACGTATTCAAAATTGACTTTATTTATACTGTAATTAACGCCCATAGTAACTAATTAATTAATAAAATATTAGTTTTATATTTTATTAATTTTAACATATTAATTTTAACATATTAATTAAATACCAACGTTGTGCTTATAAATTCTTTTTGTATAATTTTAGAAGCATTTGAGGAAAGCTCTTCGCGTTTTTTTCGTGTTTTATTTAAATTATTTATTACAGATGTGTCTGAAGCACTTGAGCTAGTTGAACTAGTCGAAGTATATGAGTCAGAACTTTCAATTGATGTATTTGAATTAATAGATGTATTTTTTACTTTTGCTGAACTATTTCTTAAATTCATATCATTTTCAATTGTGCTATAATTATTTTCAATATATTCTAATATTTTATTTTCAATAGTCCATTTAAAAAAATTAAGCTGTCCTAATGTGGTTTGGACGCACATAGTATCTTTATATGGAACATTTATTCTATCCCATCTGCAAAAAGGATCGAATTTTTTCTTACTATACGCTTTAAGCTTCAATTTATAATCATTATAAACTTTGAATCGTTCGTTGGTTTCCGCGTTCTCAATAACACAATAATTTTTTTTTGAATAGTTTGTTACAAACCAATCCACTATACGTAGAGAGATTTTAGAGGTGCCGTTAATAATACTTATCATTTTATCAAAATATTCTGTGTTTTTGTAAAAAAGCAATAGCTTATTTAGTAATATATCATTTTGTGTATCAAAATTTTGGACCATTTATTAGTAATAAACCAATACTATTTAAGTATTAATTTATTAAATTATTTTTTATAGTCTATTATATTAGTCTATTATATTAGTCTATTATAATAGACTATTATATTATGAAATTATTAATAATTGATAGTGCTAAAGGCGGACAAACTTTTATACATTCAATTAGAGCAATTAAACATTTAGATTTTAAATTAGTTAAGTTAGCTGTTTCTAATTTGTCTAAAATTACTAAACAAAGTTTGCGAGATTATACATTACAACTTTTAATTACTAATTTACACTCACAGCAAGCTTTGAAAAAGTATGACCTATGTATTATTATGTGTATTAGTGCGTCATCTTCTATTTTTGATATATTAATTAAACACAATTTTATAATAGCTAATACATTAATTATTGAACCAATTATTCCAATGTGTTTATATATTAAAAAACATAATTATAAAACACTATTAATACTATCGTCATCGCTAACACATAAAATAGGATGGATTAGCAAGCTCTTAAAAGGTCAATCAGTTAATATAGCCTATGCTAGCTTAAATTTAGTAGAAAATGAAATAACAAATAGTGTTAAAGTAATTGAAGCATTAAGTAAGCTAATAGGTTATAAAGCATTTATTGCCAAATGCGATGGAATTGTAATAGGGTGTAGTAGTTATAGTTTAATTAAACCTATTATAGCACGCGAACTTAAGTCAAGCTATAATTTTAATGGAAAGCTAGTAGATTCGAGTGTTATTACATTTGATTATTATAAATCGCTATTTAGTAATAATTAACATTAGTTAACGTTAGACAATGTTTATATTATATTATAATATATTATATATGTCATCAAACAGTTCACACAAAAAATCGCAGGGCAGATCGCAGGGCAGATCGCGGGGCAGAACGCGAGGCAGAACGCGGAGCAGATCGCGGAGCAGGTCTTCGAGTAGTTCTTCAAGTATATCGTCACCTAGTTCGTCTAGTATGTTATATATGTTACCAGAACCATTATCTAGCCGTATGTTAAATTATAAAAACAGAAGACTGACTCTTAAAAATAATAGAGGAGAAGTATGTAAAGCTCCAGATTTTAAGGTAAATGATGATGACGATGGTTATACTTTATATTCAGATGGTTCAATTTCTATTAAAGACAACCTAGTATATGGAAATATTATAGATAATACAGGTACAGTGCTTTATAGTCTTCCTCAACCAACTGGTCCATATTCAAAAACATCAGACCACAAATTTATAATGGTACAATTAAATCTTGATGGCCTTGGTGGACCTTTTAAAATAGGTAGTGCTAATACAAGTTGGGTAGCTGATGTAGGTCCAGAAATACCAATTGGCAGTGAAGCTTTCTTATTGAAAAGACAAGCAGGTCCCGATAGAAGGGAGTATTTTAAAAATTCAATAGCAACAATAGTCCACCATTTTATTGAAAAACGCATGGATGCCTTTTTTATTCAAGAAACGAATGATAACCCTCGTGTTTCAACGAGTGATAGAACAAAAGTAACATTGAATTCAGATGGTAATTTTGAAGGGGGGTACCAATCAATCATTGAATCTCTTGCTGTTGCGGCTGCGGCTGATGCAGCTGCAACAGCCACTGCTGCCGCGGTCGCTGCCGTTGCTGGTTCTACAATTAATGCTCCTGCTCTCATCGCTGCTGCTGCTGCTAACGCAAATAACACTACATTTATTGAAGAAGAAAGAAATATTCCAATAGGAACTGATGGGTCATATTATTCAAGAGGCACATTTGGAGACTATAGCTATGTGGCTTTTTCTGTTAGAGGCAATTATGGCACTTACCCAACAGTTCTAACAATATGGAACCATAATAGATTAGGGAAATTTGTTGCCTGTTATGGTGAAGATATGGGAAAAAGTTTTAGAGGAGTATACGGCACTATTGAGCCAAAGAATTATGGGCGCCCTATTTTATGTGTTCATACAGAACATGGGGTAAATTTAGTTAATATACAAGCCCCAAATGAACCAAACTTGGTAAAATCAAGCCTATATATTGCTATAAAAATGTTCTTGAGTGAAGCACAAATAAAAATAGAAGTGAAGGCGAGATCAAAAAAAATAAAAGTTATATGGAATCCAAAACTAATAGTTTTAGGAGGCGACTTTAATGATGCAAAAAAAAGTATAAGACAAATAACAATTAATGATTATCAGGGTAAATCACAAGCTTGTCTACATTATATAGGTGAAGCTCCATTAACTTGTTGCGCTGAAACTCGTTATAATACATTAAATAATTATCCCTTGGGGGGTGATTATATTTTAGCTAATAATCCTAGAACTCCTATAACTATATTATATGAATATTTTCGTTATTAGGGTTAGGGACTAAATAACTCTATTATATTCTATTATTTTCTAATATTTTCTATTATTTTATTTTATATATATATAAATATGAGTAAAAGTTTTTGTAGAAAAACACGCCATCGTTGCTATTCTGATAAAAGATGTTATAGAAAATCATCGTGGAAAAGAACAAATAAAATCAAAAGATGTAGAACAGGAACAAGAAAATGTAGAGACAATAAATGTCATATGAAAAAAATCAAATATGCTCAAAACTATTAAGTCAAACTTTTGATATAAAGTATAATATTTAGTAAATTAATATAAAAACTAATTATTATATTTTAATGATGGACGAAACTCTATATAAAGCGCGCATTGTTGCTTTAGCTACTAACCTAATTGCGCATAGCTATGTTTATGTAACTATTAATAAACAGTCAAATAAAGTTGTCTTATATATTAAAAATAATGAAAATTATAACGATTTAAATGATGATGATAAATATAATGTAATGCTTTATTTAGAGCGCTACTATGTTAACTTGTATACGCATTAAACATAATAAGCCTCTCGTCCACGTTCACGCACTATATATGCCATTCTTTCATCATCCCATCCAGGTTTTGGTCTAAGCAATTCAGCATAGTTAACTCTTGGACGAGGGATAAATCTTGGGCGTGGACTTTCGTTTTGTAGTTGTTGTAACGCGTATTGGTTAGCCATAATAGCTCGTTCAGTATAATCTCTTTCCAAATATAATGCTAAAAGCGTAGGGTCTATAGTTGGTCTAGCACCACTACGAGTTCGTCGCGATGGACCATTAATGCCTGACATTTCTAAACGTTTTATTTCTGCTTTTTGTTCGGCTAAAATTCTTGTATTTAAGGCAAGTGCGTTAGTTAGGCGATTTTTATATTCTGTTTTTGCTGAAGGTATATGCGACATTATTTGTGATACAACCGATGGCTCTCCGGGATCAGCAAATTCTTGACCGTATGTTCTTAAATGGACATCATTTAATATTTTGCCAAGATAATTAGCTACTACTTTTTTCATACCCTTAGCTTTCATTTTTCTAGATTTTTGTTTTCTTCTTAAATGCTTTTTAACTCCTTTTGTTTTTGCCATAGTTGTATATATAAAAGTATTATTATTATTTGAAAAAAATAATAATAGTTTTACATTATTTACAATTTACACATTATAAAACCAATCACTAAAATAAAATTTGTCATAAGGAGTTGATCCATTAGTAATTAAATTGTTTGCATTATAGCATCTATCGTAGTCGTTAGAACCACCATCAACACTATAAAATAATAAATGACTTGTTAAATCACAACTTAACAGGTCAATATAGCCCATTCCTCCATATTTATAACCAATAGTGAATACATTAGTTTGTCCTTGGCTACATAGATTTTTATATCTTGTTAATGCTTCTTCAACGCTCATAATAGTCCATGGTCCATAATAAATTTCCTTTTTTTGGTTGCCTAACAACTCATATAACAATTTAATATTATGATTCAACCCCTCTGGAAGGTCTACATTAATAAATAATTTATTGTATTGTTGGAAAGGTTGCGCACTTTTATCATTTCTAAAAAACGGCTCATTTGATGATACATAATCATTTGATGAAATTGACGCAGTTTTTAAGCGTTCAAGTAGTTTGTTAATAAGTGCTGTTTTTTTAGCAATAGTATTTATAATACTATTAGTATTAGTATTAGTATTAGTATTAGTATTGGTATTAGTATTAGAGGTCATGGTTATATAAAGAGTTATATGTTATTAAAGCTACTCAATTTTTTTAATAATGTTCATTTGTTTTGAGAACTTAAACTTTGTACTATTTTTTCGGCGTCGTTGTAAATTACACTTTAAACAACATATAATAGTATTTGCATTGCTATGTTCATCATAATTATTTAGCCTATCTAAAGTCCATTGACTTTCTTCTCTCACATTTTTAAATAAAATATGTGTATTGGCATTACAATAATAACACTTCATAGAACAAGACACTAACTTTTCAATAATATTTTCTAATGTAATAAAATTATTAAGCTCATGATAATGTTTTTTTATATCTTGTTGCTTATATGAAGATAGCTTTTTTTTTAATGCTTGTAAAAAATGTTGCTTCTCATAATTTAAATTAGTATTTTCACCATAACTATTACATAGTTCCTCATATAGAGCATTAATACAATCTAATTGTTTATCATAATTGTCATAATAGATTAACATATTAATACTTTGTTCTTGTAGCTCTATATAAGATTTTTTAGTTTCTTTTATAACATTGTTATAAAGTGATTTAACATTAGTACTAATATCATATGAATTTTTGTAGTCATTATATTTTATACTGTTATTTAATAGTATATGTTTGTTCATAAATTTATAATAATATTACAATAATATATTATTAATATATAAAATTAAAACGTTAAACTTATTATAATGATGAGTTTTCAAAATGGAGAACAGCTATTGCAAGATTTGAGTGCTACTAATTTAAATGTAAATTTAAATGAACATGTTATAGAAAAACCACCTAACGTGGACCAAGGCAATAAAAAAGATAAATCTAATAATTGTAAAGAACTGCAAAATATTGCTTATAAAACAAAGCGATTTAATGGAACCGAAATCGTTCCGCTTATTGTAAATACAAATAATAGCACATTATCAAATTTTTTAAACAATGAAACTATCGCAAATGAAAAGGAGAACTGGTGTAAATTAGACAAAACGCAAAAAGTGAAAAAGTTAGTAAATTATGTTGAACATTTAGAAAATAAATATACTTTATCAGGCGAAGAAAGTAATAAATGTAAAAATTATTTGATTAAATGTTTAGAGCGCAAAGCATTAAGCAAGGCAAAAGATGTAAACTATGATAAAATAGGAGGCACAATATTAGATATACCCCATTTATTATTTGATATAACTGCGCGCTCGTTTTTATTAAGAAAAGATGATAAACATGTTTCTACTGTAAAAAGTTTACCATTAGACAAAAAATTAAAGGTAAAAACAATAAAAATACATGAAAATGGGGCTTAAATAAATTGTGTAACTTGTTTAAATACTAATTTAAATACTAATTTAAATACTAATTTAAATTAAAATATAACTATTTAGATTAGTATTTAAACAATTTAAATAGTTATAAAATTGAATATTAAATACTATATACTAATTATTTATAAGAACTAAATAGTAAATAGTAAATAGTTATGACATCAAAATATATTCTCTTTACTAACTACTTAATTACTAAATATAATATAGGATCACTTATTGATTTAGTAGATCCATTAATTTGTGCTAATTATCAAGACCTATTAGCAAATATTAGCGACACTATGCTAGAATTTATTAATACTAATTTAATGCAACTTATATATAATGATTTATATGATGAAGTACAGGAAACAACATATAATATATATTATATACAATTTATAGAAGAGCCTAATGCTCGTAGACTATTTAATATTAATGAAATTGCGGCAAAAGATTTGCTATATAAAAGTATTAAAATATGCCAAAAGCTAGTATTTAAATTTTATATACCTCGTCGTTCATATGCTAATACACATATTATTAAAGACTCTTGTAATCAATCAATAAACTTAACAATTAACTTTAATAAAATTAAACTACAACTTAACTATTTGAAGAATATTGTGCAAGCAGAACAACGAAGCGACGAATGGTATATTTTTAGACGTTCTACATTAACAGCTTCTAATATATATAAAATATTTCAAAGTGACTATAGTCAATCACAGTTGATTGTTGAAAAATCAGAACCAATTGATGTTAATAAATTTAAGGTAACAAACTTAAGCTCTCCATTACATTGGGGACAAAAATATGAGCCTGTTTCGTTATTATATTATGAACATATTAATAATACAAAAGTAAGTCAATTTGGTTGTATTCCACATGCTAAATATAGCTATATTGCGGCGTCTCCTGATGGTATAATTTGTGATGAGTCGAGCGAATTATATGGACGAATGATTGAAATTAAAAATGTTGTATCGCGAGAAATCAACTCTATTCCAAAAATGGAATATTGGATTCAAATGCAATTACAAATGGAAGTATGTAATTTAAATGAATGTGATTTTTTAGAAACAAAATTTACTGAATATTTAAGTGAAGAAGAATATTTAGAAGATGTGTCGTCTAATTGTTATCGTGGTTTTATTATGCAGTTTTATAATAATGGTGAAGTATATTATGAGTATCCACCATTTACATTAAATGCTATACATAGCAATGAATATGTGAGTTGGACTAATGCACAACTAATTAAAAATAGTTCTAAAAACTATGTTTCCAATATATATTGGAAATTAGAGGTGGTAAGCTGTATTTTAGTATTGCGCAATAATTTATGGTTTAAAAATGCGCTACCTTATATAGAAATATTTTGGAATAATTTGGTTGTGGAGCGCGATTCGGGTGCATATAAAGAACGATTAAGCGCAAAGCAAAAGTTAAAGCGTGAACATGACAAAATAGTTAGTGATTTTCCGTCTAGTGGATGCTTACTAAAATGATTTGTGAAGCTTGTTTAGCTTGCAACAAAATTAAAATATATATTATTTTTATTTAAAATTAAATTAACTAACTTAATTAAGACGTTATGAAACACAATAATAAAATTTCAGACTTTGATATGCATGTAATTAAGCGTAATGGAAAAAAAGAAGCAATATCATTTGACAAAATATTAAAACGCATTAAGTCACTAGGAAAAACCTTTAATTTACAAAATATTTTATATGCTCAATTAGCGATGAAAGTTATTGATCAACTATATGATAATATTCAAACTTCTAAAATTGACGAATTAACAGCCGAACAATGTGCGTCAATGTCGTCGCTTCATCTTGATTATGGGAAATTAGCAAGCGCAATTGTAGTATCAAATTTACATAAAAATACTAAAGCTTGTTATTACGAAACAGTAAAAACATTATATGACTATATTGATGTAAATAACAACAGTTTTAGACTAATAGCTAGCAATATTATGACATTAGTAGAAACACATAAAGACCTTATTAATTCTATGCTTAATTATGATCGTGATCATTTTTTTGACTATTTTGGGTTTAAAACTTTGGAGCGGGCATATTTAATGCGGTGTAATAAAGTAATTGTTGAAAGACCACAACATATGTTTATGCGGACAGCATTAACAATTCATGGTTCAAATATGGATAAAGTTAAAGAAACATATGATTATATGTCGCAAAAATATTTTATTCATGCTACACCAACGCTTTTTAATGCCGGAACACCGCGACCGCAACTAAGTTCGTGCTTTTTATTAGCAATTGAAGACGATTCAATTGATGGCATATTTAATACATTAAAAGAGTGTGCGCAAATTTCAAAATGGTCTGGTGGTATTGGACTACATGTCCATAATATTCGCGCAAATAGTTCATATATTAGAGGAACAAACGGAACATCAAATGGGCTAATTCCTATGTTAGGTGTATTTAACAAAACCGCACGCTATGTAGATCAGGGCGGAAAACGAAATGGCAGTTTTGCGATTTACTTAGAGCCGCATCATCCAGACATTGAAGCTTTTTTGGAGTTAAAGAAAAATCATGGAGAAGAAGAAAGCAAGTGTCGCGACCTTTTTTATGGATTATGGATTAGCGACCTTTTTATGGAACGAGTGATGGGTAATAAAATGTGGAGCTTATTTTGCCCTGATAAGTGCCCTGGTTTATGTGATTGTTATGGTGATGACTATAATCAACTATATATAAAATATGAGTCAGAACAGCGTTATAATAAACAAATTTTGGCACGCGACCTATGGATTAAAATCTTAGACTCACAAATGGAAACTGGAACGCCATATATTTGTTATAAAGACGCAGCAAATAAAAAGTCAAACCAGCAAAATCTTGGAACAATTAAGAGCTCAAATTTATGTACCGAAATTATTGAATATTCGGACTCAAACGAAACTGCCGTATGTAATTTAGGATCATTGGGGCTACCTATGTTTGTTAATAGCGACAAAACATTTGATTATGACAAACTATATCGGGTAGTACAAGTATTAGTAAATAACTTAAATAATATAATTGATATTAACTATTATCCAACACCAAAAACGCTGCGTTCAAATTTTAAACACAGGCCTATTGGTATTGGAATTCAGGGCTTGGCAGATGTGTTTTTTAAGATGGACTTAGCATTTACATCGGATAAAGCAAAAGAAGTAAATATTAAAATATTTGAAACAATTTATTATGCATCATTAGAAAAGAGTATGACACTTTCAAAAGACCGCTATGATTCAATGTTAAAATTACACGGCTATTATAAAGCTGGACACTGGTCTTTTAGCACAGATTGTGAAGAGTGCCGGGATTATAAAATTCATAATACTATACATGGTACTATTATTTTAGAATTGCTTAATTTATGTTGTCCTATTAAAGCTGAATTAACTAAATTGGGAATGGGAAGCGCTAACAATCAAAGTTCAAATAAAAAATATTTAGGTGCATATAGCTCTTTTGTTGGTTCTCCAATAAGCAACGGACAATTTCAATTTGATTTATGGAATGTGAAACCAATAGAGGGGCGCTATGATTGGACTACATTAAAAAATAATATTATGGAATACGGAACACGAAATAGTTTATTAGTTGCGCCTATGCCAACAGCAAGTACAAGTCAAATTTTAGGAAATAATGAGTGTTTTGAGCCTATTACAAGTAATATATATAGTAGAAAAACTCTGGCCGGGGATTTTATATTAGTAAATAAATATTTGGTGGAAGATTTATTGAAACTTGGCTTATGGAATGAGGAATTAAAAAACACTATTATTGCAAATAAAGGATCTGTTAGCCATATTAAAGTATTGTCACAAGAGTTAAAAGATAAATATAAAACAGTATGGGAAATGCCAATGAAAGAAATAATTAATATGGCTCGCGATAGAGGTGTATATATTTGTCAATCTCAAAGTTTAAACTTGTGGATTGAAGACCCGGATTCTAAAATACTTACAAATATGCATTTTTATAGTTGGAAAGCGGGATTAAAAACTGGAATTTATTATTTGCGCCGAAAGGCTAAACATCAAGCTCAACAATTTACGATTGAGCCAGAAAGTAAAAAAGTTGCACAAAGTGATGATAAAGATAAAGATGGAGAAAAAGAATGCGAACTAAAATCAAAGACAGAAGAGTGTTTAATGTGTAGTGGATAATAAAATTAACATTTTATACAGATAAATATATTATATATTATATAATATATAATATATAATATATAATATGGCAACATTAAATTCAATAGATGATGCAACTGGAGTATCTCCAATACCTCAAGTATCTGGAGTATCTGGAGTATCTGGAGTATCTGGAGTATCTGGAGCTTTAGCTAGTAAGGACCTAGTAGTTACATTAGATTACACTAGTAAAACATTAGACTCGACGAAGGAACCACCGCCATTTAGTAGCATTATATATACCATGTTTACCAAAAACAAGCCTGCCATAACAAAAGCGCAATATTCTATAAAAAGTATTAAAGATCTTGAACAGTTTCTTATTGATAATACAAATAGCTTTCAAGCCTTTACATCTACAAATCCTGATGGTACTACTAATGGGTTTGATGAAGCGGCCTTGCGAAAGCTGATTTTTACAGGAATAGGAACACAAATAGGTATTTTCATTGGCCAAATAATGGATAAGCTTAAAGCCAATATTAATTCTATTGCTAAAGCTGAGAAGCCTGGTAAAGCTGCTAAAGGTGCTACAGGTGATAAAAATGAAGGACTTGGTGCTGCTGATGATGCTCAGGCTGCCAAAGAGAAGTTTGCTGGTTTATCAAATTTTGACTATAATAACGATGAACATATTGCTATTGCAAAAAAAATAGATGCTAGTGTTGAATTAAAATATACTGATACCCTAACTAAAACAGGTGTAGAGAGAACCGTAACTGTTAAACTTTCAGAGTTATGTGATAATATAAAAAAGTGTAAAACTACATTAGAAAGTGTCTTTAACCCTCAAGTCGAATTAATTCAATCACAGTCTCAATTTATAAAGTGTTTTTTGGGAAATATTCTAGAACACAAAGTTATGAATGTTCCAAATGCCAGAGCATTATTTGAAACACTTACTCCAACAGAGCAATGTAATATTAGTGAAGACATTAAGAATAATTTAAAAAAAAATGGTAGTAATTGGGAAAGATTGAATAAATACCCTTGCTTAAAAAAAGATGAGTATAGTTGGAAAAAATATTGTTATATATGTAATAGCTTTGTTACTGATGTTAATAAGCAAACTCCTTCACTGCACTGTGAACATGTATTATATGTTGTACAAGCTTGTTCTGTTGATTGTTTAATACAAAAATATAATAGAGACGAGCTTATTAGTATTTCTCAAAAGCCTGGTACTCTTAGTGAAACAGAATGGTTATCACTAATATCACATATATTATCATATTTAGGAGCAGACCAATGTTGTAATATACTTAAAACTGATACAGCATTCATAGATATATTCGATTTGTTGGGTCAAGATGCGCACTTTAGTGCTAAGGCCGTAGTATCTGAGAAAAACATTAAAGAAGTTTTAGACAAAATTCGTAGTAATGCAATGAAGATCGATAGTAGCTTAGATTGTCGTAATTTACAAGTTAATAAGAATCCTACTACCACGTCAAATTGTAATAACGAATCTAGCACCAACTGGAAGCATCCTAAATCATGGACAACCTTAGATATAAACGAACATTGTGCTAGAATAGCAACAGACTGGTTACAGCCTTTGTGTGATGTTTTGAATTCTAAATTTGAGCGTAAATCAGGCATACCAGATAATATATATTATAGCATACAGGGACTTACACGACTGTTTATGAAAATGCTTCTTATTATAGGCTTAGAGGTATCTTTACCTCAAGTTATTTGTTGTTTATTAGCTGGTGGCGGAATAAGAGTACCAGCAAGGCTATCAACAAAATATGCTAGAACTGAGATAGATACTTTGCTAACCGAAACCGGTAATAATAAACCTAAAGCATATGAAACAGGCTTGGTTATAGATATTTATATAGCGGATGCTTTTGGTAAAGAACAAAATGTAGTCTTATTAATCAGAAAAACAAAACGCTATTTAGAGAATCTTGGAAAAAAAGTTAGAGCATCAAGTAGAGTATCAAGTAGAGTAGGAAGTAAAACCACTACACCCATTGACTCTCCTTTGCCCCAGTCCGCAACGGCAGAAGATGATGTTGTCCAGGCGGGGACAATGGTGTTTGATAACGCACCGCCAGCACCACCGCCCTCGTTGCTGCCCTCACCGCAAGCACAACCGCAAGCACAACCGCAAGCACAACCGCAAGCACAACCGCAAGCACCGCAAGCACTTACGTCCACGACAGAGCCCGAGACAGCGCTGCCCGACTTGATGGCGGACAACATGACGCCGGGCGCACCACCGCAGCTCTCACCAGTAGCCAAACTCACGTCGTTACAAACCTTAATGTATGGATTAACTGAGGAAAATGATGGGACGAATTTTACACTTGCAATATATAAGCAATGTTTTAATATTATTATTGTAAATATTAGTGGCGATGTATTCGATAATGAAAACACCGAACGCTCTAGAACAAATTCGAACAAGACACAAGGCGGGTTCAAAACAATAGTAGGGACATCATCGGGAATGTCCCCTATGAAAGGCAAACTACGCTATTATTTACATAATCTTGCAACTATGCTTTATGGTCTAAGACGTTACATTCCTAAAATACAAAAAATAAGTGAAGGTAAAATCTCGCTTGGTTATGGTTTTACAAGTGAAATAAAAGAATTTAAAACTTTATGTAAGAGCTATATTGCAGTTGAATTTATGTATATATTAACATATAATTTATATCATCAAAAAATAAGTCTTGCTGAACAAAACTCCGAAACCGATAAACCTCAAGCAGTTGAAATACTACAAAGTTGTATTTCTAACTATAATAAAAAGTATATAGCATTTATAATTGAATGGTTTTTTTATTCATCTATTTATATAATAGATAGATTTGATATAAACCTTTTGACTGGATATGAGGCAGAGGAAGAAGAAGAAACAAGCGAACGTGAAAGTTCTATATCAGAAACATTAGGATACGTGTATCTTGGTGTTTATCAATATTTACAAATAAACTATAAGCAAGACTTGACAACGGCTCTAGGGATTATTGAAACCGAAATACAACAAATTAGTAATGCTAATATTGCCGATACTGTGGGCAAAGTGTCAACCCTATTTAACCAATATATTGAAACCCTATGTAAAGATGATAAGTTTACCAAATTAATACGTGTAAAAGAATATGTAGGCACAAAAAACGCAAGGGCACAACCCTTATTATGGGTTCATCCGTTTGATAATGCAAACTCTGCTAATTCTGATGAGACAGCACCAGTTCCTGTTCCTGCTAATTCTGATGAAACATCACCAGTTCCTGTTCCTGTTGATTCTGCCGATACAGCACCTACTGGGGTTGGGGGAGGTATAGTAAGAGCAAAGTCTTCAAGACGTAGTATTACAACTCTAAAACACACTATGAGAGGTATAGCAAGAGCAAAGTCTTCAAGGCGTAGTAATAGTATAAATCGAACTAAGACAACTGGAAAACGCTATGGGAGAACGAGAACAATAAAGGCTGCAAATCCCAAATACAGAGTTAATTATGATCCAAATCGTATTAAATATATAGTTCATAATATAGTTCATAAAATTGAAGACTTAGAAAATGCAGTATATAATTTCAGAGCTTATGATATTGGTTATGATATTATTAATGATGGACTTATTACGTTAATTTATAGGAATAAATATAAGGAACAACAAAACCATTTAGATCGGATACAAAAGGTAAAAGCCGTTATAAATATTAATAAAGCAGCGCGGGCAGAATATGCGTTAACTAACTTGCTTGGGTATACTAAAGAATATGCAAAAAGTAGGGTTCAAGCTATTTTACATAATGATAACAGAGCAGTTTATGTTAATGAAATACTAACCAAAATAGGAGAAAAATTAACTACTAATATTTACAAAAAAATAGAACCAAATCGTAAAAAACCATTGCTTACACTTAGACGTTCAATATCCCAAACTGCTTTATCCAGTCCTGAACAAATAGGCACAAAAAGGCCTAGGCCAACAACTAAAAGAGCGCCTTTAATTGTTATTCCTACTAACAAATCTTATAAACGAGAACGAGAACGAGACGCAAAATACAAGAATAAAAGTTTTATGTCTAGATTACTTGGACCAAAGAGACCAAAGAATTCAGTTGCCGTATTAGTATCATCACAAATACCAGCTTCAAAAAAACGTGCTGCCTCTAGACGTTTTGATACAAGTCCAATAACACGTTCAAGAAAACTTTCAAGACTAAGTTCAAGGTAACTATAAATATATATACCACTATCTATACGTAAAATTACAAAATATAGCGTTATATTTAGTAATTAGCAATTACTATTAATAGTTAACAGCTTAAAATACAAATTACTATGTTTTTTAAATAATATTTTATATACAAATATTATTTAAAACTTATTAGTTATGTAATTAGTATATATAACATGACTGATGTAAATAATTTAACACAAGCTTTAAATATTCTTAATATAGCTCCTCCTGTAGTTGAAGAATGTATGATATGTAGGGATGAGTTGGAATGTACACAATGTTATACTTTACCAGAATGCAATCATAGATACCATACTAATTGTTTAATTAGTTGGTTTAGAAATGGCGACCCGCGTTGTCCTTATTGTGGAAATAAAGGTGTTAATAATAAAAGCATTGATATTACAGACCGATTTACTAATAGATATTATGCTTTAAAGTATAAAACACAAACACTAATCGATATAAAAAGATACGTTTTTTCAAAAAAATATGATACTAATAAACGATGCCTTGAAATACGTAAACAGTTTGATAAAATTAAAGTATTGGAAGAAAATTACAAAAATGAAAATTTAAAATTGAGAGAATTGAAACAATCACTCAAAGAAACTCCTGCTTTATACAATGAAGCAAAAAAAAATATAAATTGTTATAGAACTAAGAGATGGAAAATAACTAAACAAATAAGAGATGAAAAATTTAAAATAGTAAATAATAGCTATATTATTCCATTAATAATACCGATGTGCGTTGAAGTATAAATTAAACTTGATATACAAGTTTAACCTTTAATAGTATGTATTCTCTCATTTTTATTAGCGCTAACATTATTTTTATAATGTAAATGTTTGCAATTTGTATATAATATATATTCTTGAATGAGAGAATTTTTGACTACTTTAATTTTTTCTTTAAGTTCTTTTATTTTATCTTTTTCTGCGCGTTGATCCGATTTTGTTGTATGTAACTCTTCTTCTAAGTCATTAATGTTTTTTAATAGACTATTTAATGCGTCATTAAAAGCGGTTGCTTCTTCTTTAGATAAATTGGCTTTTGTGTCTTTATATTGTTGCTTTTGTTGCTTATAATCGGCTTTACTTGTTTTAATTCTAGTTTTGAGAGATTCTATAAGTGATTCTGCTTCTTTAGACAGGCTGCCAAATTTGGTTTCTAAATAGACCGCATCTCTCAAATCTTCATTTTCAACACTTCTCATTAATATTGGAACATGAATCATAATAGGTTGAGCAAATTGTGTGGGGTCTTTTTCTCTATTTAAATAACTAATATAGCCCGATAGTTTATTGGCAATGTGCTTTACACCTTTTTCACTTAATACATTATGTGAATCCATAAATTGTTGTTTAAATTCTTCTTTGTGTGTAGTGATTTTATCGGAGTCGTGTGTCATAAATAAGTTTGTTAATGAAAATAGTTCTAATGGGCTATTTGTAAAAGGAGTTGCGGTCATTAACAATAGCTTACAAGATTCATGCTTTGATACATTATAACTAGTCCTTATTAACTCTTCCATAATTGTTGTATTTGGTCGTTCGCTGGCTTTTAAATCACCACCATATAATTTGTGTGCTTCATCAATAATAATAAGTGTTTTTTTTAATATGTCTTCTTTACCATTGCGTTGAAGTAATATATCATAGATTTTGTTTTTTTTAGCTAACAAATTACTAAATTGTTTATAAGACATAGGTTCAAGCCAATTTTTTGATAATAATTGTTTGCGCTTGGCAATATCTGTTGGCATAATTAGTCCTTTATTAATTTTATCTAATATTACTAAATGACATACTTGATCAAACATATTTTTCCATACATCACTTTTTAGTGTTGTTCTTGTAACCCATAATATGCTATAATCATCGTTGTCAAAACTGCTTGTCGCAGTTGCTATACCAGTACATGTTTTACCTGTTCCTACTGAATGCCATAATAATAGCCCTTTAAATGGAGAAGAAGGAGTAAAATAGTGCGTTATAAATTTTTGTGTAGGATTAAGAGAGATAACATTTGCTTGACCATTAGGATTAGCTATACAATTGTTTTTTATTTCCATTTTTTCCCATTTAAAATCCTTATGCGCATATGCATTTTTGATATAATCTCTCATATTTATGAAATCAAACTTTTTTAATGGGCTATGGTTTTGTATTGTGTTTGAACTTGCGCTTCGACTTGAACTTATACTTGCGCTTAGGTTTGGACTCGGGCTTAGGCTTGGACTTGGACTTATATTTGACCCAATAATTGAGTTAGGACTTACGCTAACAATAGCATTATTTTTCTCTCCACTATATAAAAGAATTGGATAATTTGTTTTACTAACTTCCTCTGACTTAGCATAAAGGTCCTCATCAAATGTGAGTTCTAAACTATCTAAGTCTGATTTTACATCTTTTTTATTTTTAGCGCCTTCTATAATTGATGGAATTTTTGTATAACGCAGACTCCATTCACTATTTAATTGAGTGCAAAAGTTGTTTGTATTATCTTTAAGATAGTTACAGAAAAAGGCGCGTCTATTTAATGTGTTTGATTTTAATAATTTTTCTGGATGTTTATATTTAGTATATACATATTTCATAAAACCAACACTTACAGGAATATCGTATGTTGGTTTTTTTCCGCATTTTCCTAAACATTTTATATTGTCTATTTTGAAAAACTTGGATTGCATATTTTGATTTCTTGATTTTGTTCCACCCATTAAAAATAATTTGTCTTCCATAAATTCACTATTTAAATCAGGAAAATTGTGTAAATTTTTTGTTAATTCATAATCAACCGCAAATACTGGCGCTAAACTATATAATTGTTCTGATAATTTATTCATAGCCTTATCAAATTCACTATAATTCATTGTTGCATCATTATATTTTTCTATATCTTTAAATAATAAAACATCTTCGTCGTTTTCATTTGCGCTTTTAATATAGTTTTCCATCATAAATTTGCTAGTATATAGTGTATTACGCATTAGTTCGGGAACAGTTAAATAATAATTATACACATATAACGGCCAACCAATATTGTCTTGAAACTCTAAACCTTTTTGGCCACATGTTCTTGTTGCGCGTCCAATTGTTTGCTTTAAATCGGCAATTGTTAATGATGGTTCAAAAATATGGACGTATTTTACATCAAATAAATCTATGCCTTCTTTAAATCCACTATCTAATATTATTAACCTTATATTTTTTCCATGTATATTATTTGGACGCTCATTATACGTTTTTAGCAACTCTTTTTTTATTTTTTCGTTAAAAGTTGTTCCATAAATCGTATTAGAAGATAATAAGGCAAAATTATTATAATTTGAATTTGCTATATTTAAATAGAGTTTAGGAGCTAATTGTGATGGAATTTTCTTAGAGCTAATTATATTAGTGTAGCCATTTGCTGCTAGCGCTGAGGCAATTATTTTTGCGCCGGCACCCCCATCTTTAACATCGGAAAATATAAAATGCTTAAACTTTTGGCCGTGATTTTTCTGGTCTTGACTATCTAACGCTAATAATGTGTTTAATAATTGAATCATTTTTGGTGAAGCATCGTTAATGTCTTTGTTATATTGAAGTGGATCAAAAACCGATTTGTCAAATTTATGATGATTTGCTATTTTGCTAAAATTAGCTACTTTACGCATACATCTAAAAATTTGTGCACGATTCTTTTTAGTTACTTTTGACGAATTACTTTTAATAGGGCTTGCTTGATTAGTTTTATTTGTTTTATTTGTTTTATTTGTTTTATTCTTGCTTTCACAAAAACTATTAGCTTTATAACAGTCTAAAATTGTGTTAAATTCGTCTTTAGGCATTGTTCCACCTTTATCTGGGTGATTTTTCTTAAACCATTTCATAGTTATTGATTTATCATTTAATTTGTGCTTACACATTAATTTTTTACATGACATACTTATTATAATTAGTTAATATAATAAGTATTGCAAAAACATAATTACATATTTGTTAAAATCTAAAATCTAAAATCCAAAATCCAAAATAGTTTTATTTTTCTATTTTTATTAATGCTATAAAATTTCTAAATATAAAATCATATTCTTCTTCTATTTTAGTATGATGGTCTAAGTTGTCAATAATAGTCCATTTAATAATATAATAATGTTCTAATAATTTAGCACATTTTTGTTGAAATTCTAAATTATAAATTTCATCTTTATTTCCACTATAAAAAAAAATCGGAACAGCACTATGCGTGTTTAAATTTATATATTTATACATATAAAGTGATTTAATACAAAATAAACCACCTAATGTATGTGGTAAAAACTTTAATATATTAAATAATAATGTTCCGCCTTGTGAAACTCCTATTATAAACAACTTTTTATAACTTTTTAAAATAGAAGCTTCCTCATTTATAATAGTTATTATTTTTTTTGTTTGATCAATAAAGTCTTGTGTATTTATTTTATCTAATTTATTTACGTTGTTGTAACAAGTATAATAATTATACCATGACTTAACATTATATTGTTTATTGTTTGGATAGTCTATATCCATGGTCAAAGACTCTGGTAAAACAAATTTAATAGAGTTTGTTAAAGCACTATCATATTTTTTAAAATAGTCTATATAGTCATCAAAATATGAACTAGTATTACACATAGGATGTAACATAATAAATGTATATTTGTGTTTTTTTGCGCTTTTTGCGCTATAAATAGCAATAGTCATAATAATAGTTAATATAATATTTATAGCGCAAAAAGAGAAAAAAAAGTATAACATGGAGTTAACATCAGTAGGTGTATTAGACACGTGTGCATGGTCGCTGCTTTTTAATAGCACACATACCTTTGGGCATCTTGTTAAGAATAACAGGCTTAGTCTTTTCTGTCTTACGCCACCATGACATAACTCGCCAAACTTCGCCTTCACATGCTAGCAGTTGTGCTTCATCATTATTCTTGGACTTACGCGGCAACACATACAACGGAATGGGAACACCATTAATCATAGCATCTTTGATAACTGCAGCCTTAGTATTCCACATTTCCCGTTCGGAAACGTCCATTGCTCTCCAACGCTTTTGACAAATGCCTTGCTCGCGTGTATGAGTGCAAAACAAGTTATAGCCAGTTGGATAGCGCACCTGCTTAACTACTTTTGCCTCTGTAAAAGTAGAATCAACAATATCAACAATATCAACAGACATCATAGCCTTTGTCTTTGTCTTTGCCTTTGCCTTTGTCTTTTTTCCAGGCTATGTGATTTAACAATGTAAAATCACTTCAATTTTTTAAAACTATAACAAATTAATTTAACAAATTAATTTAAAGAAATAATTATATTTATTTATTATAAAATGTCATATAAAATTATAGTAGCAAGGTATAATGAAAATATTAATTGGTTAAGTAGTGAAATGTCTAATTGTATTATATATAATAAAGGTGACAAATTAGATATTGAAAATGAAATATTTTTAGAAAATGTTGGAAGAGAGAGTGATACTTATTTACATTATATAATTACAAATTATTATAATTTACCCGATGTAGTAGTTTTTACACAAGCAAACATAGCAGATCATAAAGGTAGTAATGATATTAATTATTTAATAAATATTAAAAATGAAGCATTAGTTAATTCAAAATCCCGAAATTTTATGATACATTATGATATAGGACAAAACATATATTGGGATCACAATTGGAATTCTAAAACTCACACTTGTTGGTCAGAATTTGCTTATAAAAATAATAAGCAAATAACATTTTTAGAATGGTTCATAACCAATATAGATTTAAATTATCCAAATCCAATATATATATATCAAAATGCTATATTTGCTGTTAAAAAAGAAAATATAATAAATAAACCAATTGAATATTATAAAAAATTAATATTAGAAGTAAAATATCATAATAATCCAATTGAAGCACATTTTTTCGAACGTGCTTGGTATTATGTATTTGACACACCCATTAGTGTGCACACCACGAACCACAGCCGTACATCAATTTGTCAGTTACGGTTCGGAATATAATATTGAAACAGTCTTTGGTAATATATTACTAAAAAATAGACACTTTTTAACTCGAAACCACGAAAACTTACAAAAAAATAGAACTAATCTAATTAAATAGCTTGAATATAATATTATAAAATTAAAAAAATAATATAGATGACAAAACATAAGACTGATAATTGTAAATTTTCAACTTTTTATAAGTTGTTCTGAATTATTTTAACTAATTGTATAATAATACTATTATCTTCTACAGTGTTGTTCCAATTATTATGCCAATGATAACAAAAACTACCATTGAAAAAATTATCAAAATTATATTGTTTGTCTGTATTTTTAAAAAAATTATCAAAATTACATCTCTCAATGTTATATGGGTTGTCTATCCAGTTAGCATCAAACCAACTGCACGGTAAAACCAACATATCTAATGGTAAATTATATGTAAGTTGTGCTTCTTGAAATCCCCATCCACGATTGCGCTCAATAATAAATTCAATATTTTTTTTCATTTTTAATGATTTAGGTTCTAGCGATATATATATTGCGCCATTTGGATAATATTGATTTTCCCATTGATAAACACATATTTCATTTTCAAAGTTTGAAAATATAGGGTCAAAATTTCTTAATATAAAACAATCTAAATCAAACCATACACCCCCATAGTTATATAACAATAGATATCTAACAACATCTGAATAAAAAGATAATGATTTATTATAATAAAAATTATTCTTAATAAAGTCCGTATTAGTTTTTTCACTAATTAATGAAAAATATCTAATTTGTGCATATTTTTCTATTTCTGTGTTATATTTATTAGGGATGTTATTTTCTAACCATAATATAATTTTATGTTTATTTCTATATACATTAAAATAATAGCATGATAGTATAGAATATAAATGTTTTTCATTCAAATTACCATGCCAATAACAATGAAATATAACTGGTTTATTATAATTTCCTTGTAAATTAATGGCAATATTTATTGTTTCTGCATAGTCAGTTTTAATAGTTAATAACTTCATATATGTATATATATTTTATATATCTTTTATATATCTTTTATATATATTTTATATATATTTTATATATATTTTATATATCTTTTATATTTAAAATATATATAATTACAAGGGTCTACTTGAACAGTGTTGTTGTGTAATTGCTGACATTAGCATTAATGTGTAGAAAAAATTGAAACATATTAAATATTTTATATTATAAAACTATAATATAAAATAATAAATAATGACTGAAGTATATATAACATCTCAAATGCACAATACTAACTCTAGTATTCCAACTGTTTCTGAAGCTAATCAAGAAGAACATGACGCTTATACTAAATTTATGACTAGTGGTGAAGAAAGAAAAACATTTGTATATAAAGATTACAATTTTACATTAGAGCGTATTTGGAGTAATTCTAAATATAGAAATATTAGACTAATTACAAAGTCTAATGAATTTTTAATATCAGATAATAAACAAGAATTACTTAGTACGTTAAGTTATATGACAAAAATGAGGAATAAAAAACTTAATGTTACTTATAATTAGTATTTACGACTACTACGTGTTGTGCGACCACTAGATGATAATAGTCTTCCAAGATCTAACATAGGGGCATCTAGTTTTGATAATGCTCGTCTAATGCGGGACTGTTTTTTTTTCTTTGAGGCTTTGACTTTCCGTCTTGTATTATGTCCTCTAAATAATGCTTGTATTTTGGTAGCAACCCTATTTTTTTTACGTTTGCTATTTAGTGATAACGGTGACGCATTAAACGAATCCATTAGTGTTTTTGTGGCATTAAATGTAGATAGTCTTCCAGAAAAATTTGGAGGTGATGGCATTTATAATATAGTATAATATTAAAAAATTATAAAATTATGCTAAATAACATTTTATAATTTAAAAAATTATAAATCTAATTTACTTTGACAACTTTTTTTTAGCTTTAGCCAGCCATGACGCATATATATGTGGTTTTTCATGCTTTAACTCAATAAACAATTCACCAATCATATATTCAATACGTTCTTGATCTATGTCGCGCCCCATGTCTATAATAGCTTGTTTTGCCTTTGATTTATTAGCTTTGCCAAAGAGCCGCTCTGCTTCGTCTTCTATTTGTTTATTAGTTAATACTTGTTGTTGTTGTTTTTTGGCTGTAAATTGTCGTCGCGTTCTGCGTCCTCTAAAAGCTGATTGAATTTTGGTAGCAACTCTATTTTTTTTACTTTTGCTATTTAATGATAACGGTGACGCATTAAATGAATCCATTAGTGTTTTTGATGCATTAAATGTAGATAGTCTACCAGAAAAATTTGGGGGTGATGGCATTTATAATACAGCATAATATTTTATTCTTTATTTATTTTATGCTAAATAATAACCCATTAACTATTCAGATACAGGATTAATTGTTGCGTTTTTGTTTTGTTGTGTCAACTTCTTTTTTGCCTTGGCAATCCACTTTGCATGTTCCTTGTTGCTTAGGTCGCGCCATAAATGATAGACCATAGTATCAATATTATCTTCATCAACATCGCGAGCCATGTCATCGAGTCTTTTTGCTGCCTTTGCTCTAGCAGCTCTACTTTTACAAAAAAGATGCTCAGCTTGTGTTTCGAGTTTTTTTGCTTCTAATTTTTGCCGCGTAGCATGTGCTCTATAAGTTCTCTGAATCTTAGTAGCTTTTCTATTTTTTAGACTTTTATTACTTGTAGTGCGTTGCGGTAAGATTTGTAATGCAGATAGACTTCTAGATAATCTGTTAATAAAATTTGATAAACTTAATGGTGATGGCATTTATAATATTATAATAATATATTATAAAAATTTATCTAATAAAGTTAAATATTAAAAATTATTTACTAAACTGGTAAATAAGGAGAAAAAAATATTGAATATAACAGTTTATATTAATTTATAGTGTAATAAAATCATACACTTTTCTTGTTACTTCGTCATAAAAATTATTGTCTATAAACTGGCTTGTATTTGTTTCTTCGTTTCCATTAATCACTAGCACTAACCCTTCTTCAATAGCAGTTGGGTTATTTAACCATATATCGTGATAATGATGACAATCTTTTAAATATTGGAGCGGTATAGTTTCTCCCAAGCGACCCCGCTGTTGCACACGCAAATCACAAATCTCAGGACACGTTCTAATATAAACTATTTTTAAATCTTGAAAAATAGTTTGAAACTCTTTAAACAAATTTAAATAAATTATATATTCAATAAGACTCATTTTTTTAGCATCATATAGAATTTTTGCAAATACCAATTTGTCTGTATAAACGGAGCGCTCACTAATAATAATGTCATAATCTCCTTTTAGCGCTTCCTTCAATAATGACATACGACTTGTATATGCCATTATTTGAAACGCAAAACTGTAGCGCTCATTATTTTCATAAAAGTGCGTAATAATACTTTTTCCGTTGGCATCTCCAATTGATTCCCAACTTGAAACTGGTTCTTGTAAAAAGCAGATTTTACAAGTATTGCCTTTTGAAGCGCAATAATTAGCCAGATTTTTTTCCAAATAACGCATAATGCTTGATTTTCCAGAACCAATATTTCCATCAATAGAGAGTATAAGTGGTGCCATTGCAAATGATTATAAGTTTTTATATTTATTTGTTTAATAATATTTTTCAATAGTTTTCAATTTTTTTTATAGTATTAATAAAATATTAAACTTATTTACGTAACCAATCTTCTGCTAACAATTTTGCGCCGTCACTATAATAAAATTTAATTAAGTTTCGTAATTGGTGAGTTGGTTCGCTATTTAAACGTTCATCTGATAAATCTTGGTCTCTTTTAGTAATTTTTTCCCAACTAATTCTAAATTTCTGTAAATTCTTTATTAACTCTGTGCGCGTCATTGAACTTATTGGTTTGGTTAGTGGTTCATACATTCCCTTATAATTAGTAATTGGTTTACTGATTCTATGTTGTATGAGTTTTGTTGCTTTTTTTTGTTGACCTTTATCTAATAAATTATAAATTAATTCTAAATCATTACTTTCGATTGTTGAACTGCTCAATCTAAATAAACCTTGAGCCATTGCTTCTTTTGAACCTCTTGTTGTTACATTATATTTTTTAAGTAGTTGTCTTAATTTATCTACTGAAATGGTGTTTTTTTTTGCTTTTTTTGTCTGATTGTTTTTTTGATTTTTTTTTGTTTTTTGTAATTTATTTTCATTTACTTTAGACCACCGCTTACTATTTTTTGTTTGTATTATTATCCACATATTGCCATCATTACCGCGTTTCTTTGTTCCTAATGTAAAGTTGTTTGCACTTTCTGATGGTGCTTGTCTTGTTATCATTATATATTTTATATATTATTTTATATATTATTTTATATAATATAGAAAAAGAAATTTAAAGAAAACATATTAGCAAATAATTATGAAACAATAGCATTTAAATAGTTATTACTCAAAATTATTAATTAAGATTAGTAAAATGGAGTTTATTATTAGAGAGAAAATTATTCCTTTTACAAATATAAACTTAGCCTTATTTATTTTATGTTATTTTAAACCATATAACAATTATATGGATTATAATTATTTATATAGTATAAGTTATTGTTGGAATTATTTGATTTTTTTCACATTTAATGGAGCTTATTTACTAGATAATACAACTTTTAAGAGAATGGCTATTAGAAAAAGACTTTCGCTCCCTATTTTTCATATTGGAAATATGATTTTACATAATTTACCATTTTTATATGTAAACATTTATATACCTAATAGCGTTACATTATATCATTCCTGTATGGCATGTTTAACTAATTTAGCATGGTGTTATTGGGCAACATACGGCACATTTGATATTGCCTATGTTTATGTTTCAATAGAAAAAGAAAAACAAATTAAGTTATATTTAGCAAACATAAGTTCTATATTATATGCTCCGCTTGCCTATAATATTAATAGCTATATACAAACACAAATTATATAATATAGCGAAACAATATAAAGACATTAGCATTAATAATAGTAATAGACATTTGTCTATTAATTTTTAAGCATTGGTGCCCGAGTGGTCTAAGGGGTGCGACTCAAGTTCGCATGGCTTCGGCCTCGTGGGTTCGAACCCCACCCAATGTATAGTTATTTTATAAAATAGTTAGGTGCTATTTTATAAAAAAAATATGAGTTTTTTGAATTTTTGTTTTTATAATTTTATAATTTTATAATTTTATATTTTTGTATATAGTTTTTGTATTTAAAAGAATGCCGGTCTTACGCTTGTTTGACGCCTTAACCGTGGTGGTTCATTAGAACGACTAGTTGGTGGTGGTGTAGTTGGTTGGTATGATTGGCTACGCTCTACTTGTGTAAACGCGGTTGGCGCACAACTCCTTTGCCTATTTACAACATTACCAAGAGACCTATATACTGCTCGACATTCATCCTTTGTTTCACTATAATTAATAGCATGACCTTCTTCAATTCCGATTTTAGATGCTTCTAAAATTGCGTCTTGATTTGCTCCTAAATACATTAGCTCAATGTTATATGATTCTTGTGCACTAGTAATTAGCTTTTTTAACGTTTGTGCGTTAAATTTTTTACTGCAATTTTCACAACCATCAGTAGCTACATAAATCAAACACTTAGTATAACTGTTTGGTTCATGTAGTTTCTTTTCCATAAAATAAGTAAGACTTGAACCAATCGCGTCGTATAAAGCGGTTTGACCACGAGGAACAAATTGTCTTAGTTCAAGAGGCCGCACATCTTCAATATTTAATGACCTAATTAGCATACGCTCTTCGTGGTCAAATAACTTAATTGATACATTTACACGCTCACCCGGCTTTAAATCTTGTCTAATAATGTCTAATGTTGAATTAATACCACCAACAGTATCTGCTTCTTTGCCAGACATAGAACCCGACCGGTCAATAATAGCAACAACTTCTTGAATGAATGACGCCATAATAGTAGTGTTTTAATATAATTTATTAAATTATATTTAAATCAATTTTTTTTTATATATGTTTTGTATGCTATTGTTTATATTGTTTACTATTGTTATTGAAAAACATGATTTACATTAAATAAAATTGATTACTAATTTATTATTATTACTAATCAATATATACTATAAAATGCTAAAGCAGCAAATGCTTATTGAAAAAACTAATTATGAACCGCATCTTAATATTGAACTATTAACAGGAGCATATATAGAAAATAAATTTAAAAACATATGTGCGCGAACTATTTGTGATGCTTATGCTAATGAAATTTTAATAATTGAATACTTGAAATATAGGAAGGCATTAGAACCTCAAACATTTAGTGATCTAACATTTACTATTGATTTGCCATTTGTTCAAGATTATATTGAACATATAAAACAAGTTAGCATGACGTGTGAAGACATTCCTGTAATAACTTATGTATATAATACATTATTGCGCGAACCAGGAGATAAGGAACTATGTCCGGACGATAAAGCATCGCTAATCCTTGATAAAATACACTGCTTCTTTGATATTGATGAGGCCAAACTTGCAAATGAATTAATAGAAGTAATTAGTACAATTTATTATAATAAATTGTGGTAAAGCATAAAGCATAAAACATAAAGCATAAATCAAGTTGCTTAAAAAATTGATAATATAAATTTTTTTACTTATTTTATAATAAATAATAAAATTATAAAAAACAAATGATTAATGATTATTATGCTAATGATGTTTACAATCAATTATTGAAAAACAGTTGTAATTTTATTAATAAAAGTTGCTTAGATATTGGAACAAGAAATGGAGCAAATTGTGAAAATTTAGTAAAAGTTGGTGCATCAAGTGTATTAGGTATTGATATAGATTCTTCACGATTTCACGAGATGTGGGCAAATAAAAAAATCACACTTTTAAAGCAAGATTTATTAACAATGGATAATTCTAAACAATTTGGTGTAATTACATGCTTTTTATGGAATATGCCTTATTTACAATATAATAATGTAATGGTTAAAATTAAAGCACTCTTAAATCCTGGTGGATTAGTGTATATAGGTATTGTTGATAAAGTATATAAGTATGACCCGTCAGGCCCAAAAAGTGTAAATATTCTTGAATTATTAAAAAAACATTTTAATAATACAAGAATTTTAGATACTAAGTCTAGTCAATGGCTAATAGAAGCCAAAAATCCATTTTATTAAAACTTTACTATTTTTGATAAATATAACCAAAAGAATAGTCCAATAAATGCTTTTGCTAATAAATCAAGCATATTATAACCAATCATTTTTGTTGTTTCATTTGTCTGATAAAAGACACCATATAAAGACCATAATCCTAAATATAGCCAAAATATCATTTTAGATTGCTTTGTTACTTTAGAACCAGTCAGAAATAGTTTCCAAATAGTTCCATAGGTTAAAAAGAAGAATATAAAACCTATAAAATTTGCTAATGTTCTATTTAATAAGTTGATTTCTCCAACATATCCAAAACCCAACATTAAAAAGTTGAAAAATAGGACCAATGCAAATGAAAAAAAATGGACGTCTACTTTATTTTCATAACCCAAAACGAGAGATAATACTAATAACATTAATGGTGTGCTAATTACCCAATCAGAATAGCGCATATCATTTATTTTCTCTATTAGTAGTTTATGTTCAGAGTCTGGACTAGTTAATGGAGCAGTGTCTTTTTCTGCTGTTTTTTTTATTTCATTTGTTATTTGCGTTTTTTGTGTTAGCTGTGTTTTTTGTGTAATTTGTGTTTCTTGTGTTAATACACTTTTTTCTTCTGATTTATCTAATAGTTCTATAAATACTCCATAAAAATAACCAGCAATAATTGATATACAAGTTTCTAAATTCATAATATGGCGAATTTGTGGAATAGGGTTTCGTAATGCCTCAATAAATGTAATTACTCCTGTAGTAATTAAAAATACATATGTAAAATAAAAACTATTTTTAACACTAATTATTTGCATTAGAACTAATACTAATATAGTAAAATAATATTATTATTTAAATAATATTATTATTATAAAATTTGTCTTATTTGACTTATTTGTCTTATTTGTCTTATTTGACTTATTTGATTTATTTGACTTTAATTTAATTGGAATATGCTAAGCCACCCATACCCGACATAATACGAAGAACGTTGTAGTTAACCGCATATACGCGAACTTTGGCAGTATTTACACCCTGAACTGTAGCGTTCGACAATACTAATTGGAGAGTAGCATTATCAATGCGCGAGAAATTGCAGGTGCCAGATGGCTGATGCTCTTCAGGTCTTAGAGCAAACGAATACACATTAATGCCGGTGTCTGGTGCACGGGTGTGGTGCTGGAATGGCTGAACGAGGTCAAAATAGGTGCCTTCACGCTCCGAAAAGCGATCCTGACCGTTAAGCTGTAATTTGGCAACTACAACTGGATTTTCACCCCAGCAATGCATGTCTAACGCAGTTTCAGCTAAAACAAAGGTTCCGGCATCAGATACACCCGAGTCTTCAATATTATTTTCTCCTAGTGGTCCACGCGCCTGTGTACCTGGTAGAGCTCCAGCAATTAGACCACCAGTATTGGTTACCCCAAGATCTATTCTTACACCTGCAGCATTTGTAACACTTACAGGTGTTCCACTAATAGATGCTGGTTTAATCTGATTTGCCCACATGTCTTCAAAAGCACCTGAAGTATTAATAAATTCGTTAGTTCCACTAATTGTTGTCTTTGAACCAAACGCATGAACCGCATTTGGCAAGGCATCTAAAGCATCGGTGTAATTGAATGGTTGAGCTCCCAATAATGTATTTAGCGCAGAACCAGCAACTAATGACGCACAATAGTCGACGTTGGCATCTGGCTGAACGACCCAGATTAATTCTTTGCATGGATGATTCAAATTTAATTTAATTTTATTGGACGATGAACCAACCGACTCATCGCCAGTGAACTGTAACTGTTCAATTAAATATTCGTGTGGATTTTGCGCCATACGTCTGCGTTCATCGGTATCTAAGAAAATGTAATCAACAAATAGCGAAGCAGCGGCTAATGATTGTTTGTATGCATTAGTAATTTTTGTGCCTTGTCCATCTAAACTAGATACAGCCCACAAGCACTCTTCAATGTTGCGAATGTCTAAATTGATTTTAACTTCGTGATATTGTAGCGCAATTAAAGGTAGAGCTAAGCCGGGATTGCGGCAATACCAGAATTGTAGAGGAATGTATAAAGTGGTTTCTGGTAGCGCTTTGCGTGGAGCGCAAACTTGGCGCACACCATCAGCCGAGCAAGGGCCATCAACCGCCGCAAATGTAGGGTCGCATACATATGTTAATTGTGTGGTATTGCCAATCATCTTGTAATAACCACGCTCTTGTTCCTTGGACAAAGTGAGCTGATTCCAAATGTGCATCCAGTCACCATATTGACGGTCAATGCGCTGACCACCGATTTCAACTTCAACTTGTGAAATTAGCTGCTCGCCTGGGAAATCTAACCATCTAGCATATACATTGTCTTTGGGTTCAGATAATGATTGACCAATTTCGGGAAGAGTTAATTGTAAATATGTGCGATAAGCCAAATCACCGTTTCTTGAAATAGTGCAAGTAACACGGCGACCAAAATCCGCTTGTCCGTTAAATGTTTGTTCAATGGACTCCATCGCAAAATTAGTGTGACGTCTGTATGTGACCTTCCAGAAAGTAATTTGGGGATTACCTGTTAAATATACATCTTGAGCGCCATAGGCGACTAATTGCATTAAACCACCAGCCATTTTTTTATAATATTCCTAAAGAAAAAAAATTTTTACAATTAATTTAATTATTAATTAATTAATTTAATTATTAATTAATTATTAAATATTAATAATCAATAAATATTATTCAATATATTGTAATATAATAATAAACATTATAATATACTAATATTATAAGTAGCTATGAAAAAAGCAAATATTATTAAAACAACATTGGATAGTAAGCATAATGAAATAAGTAATTCGTTTAAACAAAATGAGGAAGTAATTATTCCTAAATATTTAAAAATTATAGAAAAGCTGGAATCGTTATTACAAAATTCTAATAATAGTCTTAAAAATCAAACTCTAATTGAAAATATAAAAAAATATAAGAATTTAATCCATTCTCTTGAGAGAAAAAAGAATGAATATTATTTAAATAATTCAAAATATATATTTGATTACTTTGAAAATAAAAAAAATATTTCTAATTCTAATAGTGATTTAATAACAACTAATCCAAACAAAAATGATATAATACACAAATTTTTTTCTACATCACATAATGACGAATATAATGGAACTAATTCTAATTCTAATGCTAGTGCTAGTTCTAATGCTAATGCTAACAATAGCACAAAAAATTCAATTGATAAATATTTTAACAATATTGATTATTTATATTTAAATTATGACAATTTTATATATCCTTCTGATATTTGTAGTGTGTGTAATAGAGGTGAAATGGTTTATGTGGAGTCTGATGGCATATCGGTTTGTAATAATTGCTCTAATATTATTAAAAATTTAATTGAAATCGATAAACCATCATATAAAGAACCACCTAAAGAAGTTTCTTTTTATGCTTATAAACGAATTAATCATTTAAAGGAAATATTGGCACAATTTCAGGCAAAAGAAAGCACAAATATTCCTGATGAAGTGTTTGAAAATATTAAATATAAAATCAAGAAAGAACGCATTAGCATTAATGAGCTAACAAATAATAAAACAAAGGAAATTTTGAAGAATTTAGGTTATAATAAATATTATGAACACATACCATTTATTAAAGATAAATTAGGTATAAAACCACCAATAATGAGTTCCGAATTGGAAGAAACATTATGTAATCTATTTATTGAATTACAAAAACCATATTCTAAATATTGCCCAAAAGAGCGCGTTAATTTTTTGAATTATTATTATACACTTTATAAATTATGTGAATTATTAAATGAAACGCATTTTTTGCCCTATTTTCCTATGTTAAAAGACAGAGAAAAGCGTGTAGAACAAGACCAAATATGGAAAAAGATTTGTTTAGATTTGGGTTGGAACTTCATTCCTACACCATAGACTTGCACTAGCAATAGTAATAGTTATTCATCAAATTCACTTACACTTAATAGGTTGGAAAAAATATTTATTATATCTAAATAATAAGCTAATGATGCTGATATAAAATCCCCACCATAATCGCGCTGTAATATACTATTTGTGTCATATACAATGTAAACAGAAAATAACATTAAAGAACATATTACTAATATTTTATAAAGAAAAGAAGATTGAATAATAAAAAACTGAACTATGCTTATAATCAGTAAAAATAATAGGGCAAAAAACAAAGTTAGACCAAACATATAACCTAATCTAATATTGCTTGCTATTAGTGCTACTCCAAACGCAAACATTGAAACAAAAATGCTAATTGTTCCTATATATGCTGTTTTTATTGTATTAGGATCATAAAGTGACTTTCTGTATCCTACAATTATTCCAAACGCGCAAGAAAAGAGAGAAAATAAAATAAATTTTAACTCTGGCGGCATAGTAATAAGCGCTAGAATTAGAATTAATATAAAGGCAGTTATATATGCGGCAATAAGTTTAGGGTTGAATGTTTTAGTATCTTCATCTTTTTCTATATCAAAATTTTCACTTACATAATAAGTAATGTAAAGCTGAATTACTAAAGTTATTAAAATTAATGCAAAAAAACTCTTTTTTTCGTATATTAACTTAAATAATTGTGTTATATCTGTTTTTTGCTTAATGTTTCTATTTTTTTTTAACACATTTGATTTGTTGAGAGCCATGCTTATATACTATTATAATATTTTATAATATATTATAATAGTATTATATTATAATATATTATAATATATTATAATATATATATATTTATGCCTTCTCAAACGCGTAGGTCATCGCGACTAAGAAGTTCAGCGGCTAAAAAAATACAAAAACGGTTTAGAAGTAGGAAGAAACAAAGGTCAAAAGCAAGTCGTAAAATTCAATCAAGAGTTAGGGGAAAACAAACTAGAAAAGTAATAAATAGAGAAAAAAATACTAGTACAACAGTTAATGATTGTCCAATATGTTTTGAACCTTTGACTGAAGATGTTCGTATTGCATTACCTTGTGGACATAGATTTCATAAAGACTGTATAAGGCGTTCACTGACTAGCACACGTGGAAGATGTCCAAAGTGTAGGACAGTAATAACTAATATAAATTATCCTTCTAATGAACGACAAATAGTACCACTACCACCACGACCAAATATATTAGATCCAATACAACGAAGACAACTATTAGATTTAGAACCGCTACAACTAATACAACACCTAATAGTACGCAATCAAGAACTAGATGTTATAGAACAAAGTATAGAACGACTGAGAGAATTACTGCCTGATGCGCCAGAAATTCCAGATATAACTTATGAACAGGCAGTAGTTAATGAAGTAAATGCAAATGATACTGAGACTACTTTAAGAAGTCTTTATAGTGAAGCATATACTATTTATACTAACTATGAAAGTTTTAACACACAAGATAGACCAAGTACTAACGATGAAATAGCGGAACAACACATTGATGCTGTTTTTAATAGAACTGCTAATTTATTAGAAGTTGCAAGTTATGATGCGATTAATGCATTACGAATTTCAAACGCTATTGGTTCGCTAACGCTTATTGGTTAATCTTACTAATGTTATGTTTTATAGTAATTCTTTAATACTACAAAAATATTAAATTATTATATTATATACTATTTTTATATTATATAATATATTATACTATAATATATATATGCCTTCTCAAACACGTAGTTCATCGCGTTTAAGAAGCTCGGCGGCTAAAAAAATTCAAAAACGGTTTAGGGGAAAACACACTAGAAAACAAGTAAATAAACTAAAAGCAAGTCGTAAAATTCAATCAAGAGTTAGGGGAAGACAAACTAGAAAAGTAATAAATAGAGAAAAAAATACTAGGACAACAATTAATGATTGTCCAATATGTTTTGAACCTCTGACTAATGATGTTCGTATTGCTTTACCTTGTGGACATAGATTTCACACAGACTGTATAAGACAATCATTGACTAGTACAAGTGGAAGATGTCCAAAATGTAGGACAGTTGTAACTAATATAAATTATCCTTCTATACAACAAATACAAGCACAAGCACAAGCACAAGCACAAGCACAAGCACAAGCACAAGCACAAGCACAAGCACAAACATACTCAATATTAGACCCAACACAACGAAGACAATATATAGCACAACGTATGCAAGAAATTGAAATGCTAGAACAACGATTAGCACAACTACCTGACCCAAGAGAAATGCCAAATATAACTTTGAATCAAGCGTTACGTATTCAATATAATGTACGCCAAATTGTAGATGAAATACGAAGACTATTTTATGAAGCTTCTGAAAATTATCAAAACTATAGAGATGTTAGAACAAATGGATCACTAGACCAAGATGTTACTAATATGTATTATATAACGCTTGATTTATTACATCGTGCGCAAGTGCTTAGGAATAATGCTACACAAATGGTAGATGAGCTTACAACTGATGATTTTCCAGAGATTTGGTAATGTATTACTATTTTTATAAATTTTTACATAATCTTTTACATAATCTTATATATTATATTATAATATATTATATTATGGAATTTGAAACTGCTTTACAAAGACGTAGCTCATCGCGACTAAGAAGCTCGGCAGCTAAGAAAATTCAAAAGCGATTTAGAGGTAAAAAAACTAGAAAACAAGTAAATAAACTAAAATCAAGTCGTAAAATTCAGGCAAGAGTTCGGGGAAAGCAAACTAGAAAAGTAATAAATAGAGAAAAAAATACTAGTACAACAATTAATGATTGTCCAATATGTTTTGAACCTCTGACTGAACATGTTCGTATTGCTTTACCTTGTGGACATAGATTTCATGCACACTGTATAAGACAATCATTAACTAGCACACGTGGAACATGTCCAAAATGTCGCGCAGTAATAACTAATATAAATTATCCTTCTGTAGAAGAACAAGAACAAGAACAAGAAATACAAGAACTACAACCACTAATATTAGATCCAATATTACGAAGACAACATATATTAGAACGTATGCACGAAATAGAATTATGGGAACGCGAAATTGAAGTACTAAGACCACAAGTACCCGACCCTCCAGAAATTCCAAATATACCTTTTAATGATGCGTTAAGTAATCAATATAGCGCAGACCAAACCGAATATTATGTACGTAGACTCTATAATGAAGCTTCTTATAATTACAATAACTATAGAAGTTTAAACATAAATGATGAAACACTGGAACAAGATGTTAGTAATATGTTTTTTATAACTTCTGAATTATTAACACGCGCACGAGACAATGCGCGTAACGCTACTAGAATTTGCAACCATATTGGAGATATAGAGTTTGCGGAATATATGTAGTAATAATATTTTTATTGTCTTATATTATTTTATAATATAATATAATATAATATAATATAATATAATATAATATAATATAATATGCCTCGTACAAGACGCCGTTCATCCTCAATAGTAAGAAGTGCCGCTACGCGAATTCAAAAACGCGTTAGAGGTAAACAAACAAGAAAAAAAACAAGCGCTCTTATGAGAGATAAGATAGATAAGAGAAATTTAGAAATAGCTAATAGAAATTCAGAAATAGATAAGGAATGCGCAATATGTCTTGCTGAAGTGCAATCAACTGACCCTATTACATCTTTACCATGCGGTCATAGATTTCATACTGAATGTATAATGCGCACTCTACAGGCAGGTATTGCTGTTTGTCCGTTATGTAGAAGTGTAATACCTAATAATGATTACGCACATTTAGCTAATCCAATTATGACATATGAAGAGGCGCTGCTTGCTAGAAATCGCGCACAAGCAGAGCGTAGATTAGCAACACAAGCATATACTAATGCAGTGGCAAGGACAAGCGAATACGAACGCTCTAATAGGAATAGGAATCGAAGACTAAGAGGTGTAAACTCACCAACTTATGTTAGATTACTTCAAGCTGAAGAAACTGCCGATGCTGAAGTAAGATACACACAAGCGAATATAGACCGTTATATGGATACTATTAGGCGGCTTAGCTAATTAAAAAATGAATATTATATTATTATTATGTTGCTATAAGTTAATAATAATACAATATAATTAAATGACTAATACGCAAAAAAATAAAAAAAAGTATGATACCAAAAATTATGATACCAAAAATTATGATTTAGTAATAATTGGTGGAGGCATAGCAGGTCTTTATACTTTATATAAATTGTCTAAACAGTTTACTAATCTAAAAATATTATTATTAGAATCTGGAGAGCGTTATGGTGGGCGAATATATTCTTATAAAGAAACTATAGATGGCGAAGAATATGTAATGGATTTAGGAGCAGGCCGCTTGGGCCATCATCATAAACTTATAAATACTTTGATTAGCGAACTTGGTCTAAAATCTAAAATTGTAAATATACCAAATACTAAAACATATATAGAAGTAACAGAAAACAACAAAGCGCACGAAAAAACGCAATACAAAGACTCCATTATGGCTAAATTATACAAATTTTTTCTTAGTCCACTGGTTTCCAAATTAGGCAAGACAGCATTGCAAAAGTTTTATTTATATGAATTACTTACAAAATATATGTGTGCTTCATTCTCTCAAAAAGTGGCTTCTGTTTTTGAATATTCTTCAGATTTAAATGAATTAAATGCTTATGATGCAATTGGCTATTTTAAATATGATTATAATAAAGAATCTACTTTTTTTACATTAAATGGGGGATTAGGACAAATTATAGACCATTTATTGCTGGCTATAAAACAAACACAGGGTTATAAGCGCAAATATATTAGTATATGTAATCTCTCACACGTTGAAAATGTAACTTATAATACTAATAACAATTTATTTAGTATATGTGTTTCCAATTATAAAAATTCAACTAAAACAACATACTATTGTGACCATTTAATATGTGCTATACCTAAACAGAGTTTAGAAAGTTTAACAATTTTTAAACCGTTGTTGAGAGATTTAGACTCAATAAATCCAATTAATTTGGTGCGTATTTTTGAAGTTTATAAAACGGAAAATGGAGAATCGTGGTTTAAAAATATTAAAAAAACAATTACAAATAGTAAAGTTCAATTTGTAATCCCTATTAATTCTAATAATGGATTAATTATGTCGAGCTATAGCGATTGTGCTAATGCTAGATTTTGGAATAATTTATTGGCTAAAAAAGGGCTTGATTATGTTAAGCAAACACTTAATAGCACATTAAATCTAGTGTTTAGCGTATATAACATAAGTGTTCCACCCAGTAAATACATAAAACTGTATTTTTGGGACGCTGGTGTTGCCAATTGGAAGAAAAATGTTGATTCGGATTATTTAAGTTATAAATTAATAAATCCCTTGCCAAATGTTTATATTATTGGAGAGAACTATTCTAAATATCAGGCGTGGTGCGAAGGCGCATTAATGACATCTGAAAATTGTATTGCTAAACTCACTCCTATTTTAGAACACACTAAGACTAAGACTAAGACTAAGACTAAGACTAAGACTAAGACTAAGACTAAGACTAAGACATTAAAACATACACGCAAACTGGGAACAAATAAGTTAGGCACTAATAAAATTAATGCTAATAAAATAGGTGGAGTTAATAAAAAGAAAGCGTTTACACTTGCTGAAATCAAAAAGCACAATAAAAAGGGGGATGCATGGACGCTAATTGAAAATAAGGTTTATAATATTACTTCATGGATTCCAAAACATCCCGGAGGAGAGATTATTATGCAAGCCGTCGGCAAAGACGCAACGCAACTTTTTAATTCACGTGGTCATCCTAGTTATGTAAAAAAAACAATTTTACCAAAATATTATATTGGGACTCTTAAAAAATAATAGCTTATTATATATTAAAAATTATATATTATAATATATATTATACTATATAAAATGACCCTATTTAGCTTATTACATTTACCAATGAAATATGTTAATATAATGCATATATTAATTATTGGTGCGTCATTAGTATATATTAGTTATTATCAAAGTAAAACACCATTTTGGATTTATTATATGTTAATAGTGTTAAGTTTAGGCATAGTGTTATTTGTTCCAATTCCCAATTTAGATCTAACTAATTTTAGAAATGTACTTTATATAGCTCATTATATACTATTTATTCCAGGGTTTATAGCAGTAGCATATTTTGGATTGCATAATAAGCTAACTAAAGATAGTTATGTTGCATTAGGATTTATTGGAACATTTGTTATAATGTATCATTTATATAAACTATTATTTCGCATAATGTAAGCATATATTATATTATAATTTTTAATATATTATTATTATATTATGTTAATATAATATGACTAGTATTAATCAAAATACTATTAGAACTCCTAGAATGCGTTTAAGATCCGCAACTCAAAGACAAAATACACCAAGTGCATTAGCACGACGAACACAGGCTTTAGAAACGCGAAGAACTATTTTAGGAAATACTATTAGAGAACTAGAAGCCGATTTAAGACAACAACGCGGAGCACTAGATGCGAAAACAATTGAAGTCGACCAAGCAAGAATACGCAGAGATGATGAACACGACCGCTATGAAAGGTTGAGAACAGAACGTGATAATTTAAGATATACACTTCTTACGAATTTTAATCAGTCCGACTTAGGAATGGAATATAAGGAACTTAAGAGATGGTGGTATGAGCACGTAAATAATGAAGATGAAAACACGGAAGACGCAAATTATTATGATAATCGTAAAGCAAGATTTGATCAAGTTAGTGCTCTTTTTGATGAGCTAATGGATACAGGTCTTGCTCCTATTATAGAACAAAAAGCACTAGCGCGAGAAACATACAGATTAGCAAGTGAACATCATTATAGTTTATATCAACAACAACGCTATATAATAGGGGTTGTACGCAACCTTGAGCGGAAACTTAAAATAGCGCTTATTCGTGACAGACTGTTAAATCAAGCGCGCGGTAAAAGACAATGCAAATCTAAAAAAAAGGGCAAAAAAGGCAAAAACACTAGAAAAAGAAGACCATAAAAACTATAAAAATCAAATCTATAGTATATTATATTTTATAATACTATATTATACTATATTTTATATATGAGTGAAACAAGAGTATCATCGCGACCACACCAACCAAGTTTAGCCTATAGAAGACGCAGACTATTTAGAGAAATAACAAAAATTAGAACTATAATAGCTAACTTAGACAATGACATAAGTAGATTTAATGAGCGAGCAACAATAGCAAATAGCACGGCTGCTAGTGCTAGAGAACGGATACGCTATTTAACTCGAGAAATAACGCGACGTAATCAAGAAGAAACAGAGGGTAATTTTGGAAATGAGTATGCTAGGTCACTACGCCATTATAATGATTATACTAGAACAAATCCCACTGATGTTGAAGGTATAAGAAGTCGTTATACTGAGGCAACTCGTCTTCATAGTACTACTAATGCTGCTATTCAAGAAAATATTAGACCACTAAGACTAGAAGCACAGTCAATGTTACGAACCTTAACTAGAGCACAAAAAAAGTATAAAACTTTAAATGAGGATATAGCAACATTAACGCAACAAAAATACGATTTACAAAACGAACTTGATGAAATGAATAGCGAATATTTAACCTTAACTATAAATGAAAATGTTGCACGCGGTAAAAAACAGCATCGTTGTACATATAAAAAAAGAAAAAGAGGGCAAAAACACTAAAAAATGATTTATTAACTTATTATTATAATATAATATAATATATTATAATAAGTTATGTCTGATAGTAGTGAAGAATCACCACAGAGAAGACAACAAAGACCAATAACAACACTAAGAAGAGCAACTGAACTACAACAAACTGCTCTAGCTAATAGAAGGCGCACACTATTTAAAAAAATAGAAAAATTAGGAACTAAATTAGCTAAATTAAATAACAAAATAAGTAGTCTTACTCAAGAATTAACATTAGTA